ATATCCTCCTCGGTAACTTCTCTATCGTCCAATAATACTGATGCTGTAAGAAACCCTAATGCAAATGCATATAAGGCAACCATAATGATTATTGAAATTTGATCTTTTTCTTGACTATTCATAACTACCAACTATTACCAACATCCTCTAGCTCTTGCTCTTCTTACCGCTTCTCTGTCCCTTTGCATTTCTTCTCTCCAACCACATCTGGTCTCAGCATATGCAATACCTTTATCCCATTCAAGAATATATTGATGTTGTCTCGCTAGCTGTTCAACATACTCCTTATTTCTCGGGGTACCATCACTTTCTCTCATCATTCTTACGAAATCAGCAGATACCATTACTTGATAGCTTTTTTAATAACCATGATGGAATCATTTTCTGAAATAATCGTTTCGATCTCAATTACTCGGTTTTGATTTTTGTGAACCATAACAATAGCTCCGGTATGCTTACCTTCTCTATATGTTAGTCCTTTCACCTCATTATCCAAAACACCAACTTTAACATATGAACCACCACCAATAGATACGTCGTAGATTTTTAGACCTTTAAGTTCCGGTGGTAAACCTGATTCATTTCCTTCTATTTTGTTTCGTGTAACTCCCTCTTTTTCGCAGGAAATTAATAAGCTTAAAGATAAGCCCAATAAAAATACAAATGCTTTTTTCATAATTTAATTTTAATATTTATTATTAATCAATGAATAGATTTTCCAAATAGTGACACATCTCACCAAGTGGATGTGCTTGGCCTTCAACAAAACCAAGACTTGTTAAGAAATTATCATTTTCCTTTTTGTACATTTCAAACATTCTTGATTTAGTCATCTTAGAATATTGAACATTGGCAATTCGATCTGCAAGTTTAACAAAGACTGCACCTGGCGTATTTCTGATACCCCCGTAATATTTGTCGTTTGCTCGTTCCTTACGATTCTTTCCTTTTTCGTTAGATACTGCATAGATGATATCAGCTGGAGTGTGACCAAGAACCTCTCTTACGTCATTATATGAAACCCTCGTATCTTCTATTAAATCGTGGCCATGTGCAGCCAGGATAATATCATCCCGGAATGATGTTTCACCATCATTTGAATCAGGTACCAAATGAATAAAATCTTTAGCCGCTTGTGCTACCATTCTTAGATGAAATTCATACGGCAAATACTCATCATACCAGTGATTGGTTTTTCTGTGCTGTTCTATGCACCATTCAATTTTTTCCATGACCTTATCCTTTAAGTTGTTTCTGAGTGTCTCTTTCTATGTCCCTATTTTTTATAGTCTCCCTCTTATCGTAAAGTTTTTTACCCCTTCCTAGAGCTATTTCCATTTTAAGCATAGCCTTATCAGTTTCGAAGATTCTGTACGGAACTATTGACATGTTCTTAACCAGATCTTTTTCAAATTTGGTTAGTTCTCTTTTCTTCAGTAGAAGTTTTCGATCTCTTTTTGCTTCGTGTGAATAATGCGAATCCATTTGCGTGATGCTTAGATTCTTGATGTATAACTCTCCATTATTAAAATAACAGTACGAATCCGAAAAATCAACTCTTGAGTCCCTTATAGACTTAACCTCGGATCCCATCAATTGAATACCTGCAACTAAGGTTCTTATAAATTCATATTCGAATTTAGCTTTTCGGTTTACAATATTTACGTGTTTTTTTGCCATTTTAACTTTGATAAGATATAGTATTTAATCTTATATGGCAAATATAATAAATGGTTACGATATAAAAAAATAAATTCAGTGGGGTTCAGATTTATTTTTATAAAGGATTTTCGCTAATCTTTTTTTCCCATTTCCAAGCTGAGGCTAATGCATCTTCTAGTGATAATTCGGTTTTCCATCCCAAAACTGTGTTGGCTTTCCCTGTATCTGCGTAAGCTTCTGTGATATCACCCTCACGGCGTCCTACAATTTGGTAATTTAATTTTTGCTCAGTCACTTTTTCAAACGCCTGGATCACTTCCAATACCGAACTTCCTTTTCCAGTACCTAAATTAAAAATCTCTACATTTTCAATATTTTGATGATGCAACAATCGTTGAAGTGCCACAACATGTGCTTTGGCTAAATCGACTACATGAATATAATCTCTAACCGCGGTTCCGTCTGTTGTGGGATAGTCGTTTCCAAATACTGATAACCTTTCACGAATTCCAATGGCTGTTTGTGTAATAAATGGTACTAAATTTTGAGGAACCCCCAGTGGCAATTCTCCAATTTCTGCTGATTCATGAGCGCCAATCGGATTGAAATAACGCAACAATATAGCATTGATAGCACCAACTTTTGCCACATCGGTTATGATTTCTTCCCCAATTTGCTTGGTGTTTCCATAGGGTGATAAAGCTACCTGTGTTGGTGCATCTTCAGTAATAGGCATTTTTTCAGATTGACCGTATACCGTGCAAGACGAACTAAAAATAAAATGTGCAGCAGGTTTTTTCTGTAATTCTTGCAACAAGTAGATCAATGGGTTGATGTTGTTTTCGTAATACAACAACGGATTTTCTACACTTTCGCCCACTGCTTTTGAAGCGGCAAAATGAATAACACCGGAGATTTCTTCGTATTTTTTGAAGAGATTTTGAACCGAACTTTTATCTCGCAAATCGATGTTTTCAAATACTGGTTTTGTTCCGGTGATTCGTTCAATTCCATTTAAAACTTCAAGTGAAGAATTGGATAAATTATCAACAGCGATAACTTCAAATCCTTCATTTTGTAAAGCTACAACGGTATGTGAACCTATAAATCCCAAACCGCCTGTTACAAGTATTTTCATATTATTTTATTTATTATTTACCGAGGAATATATTGAATCTTATATGGCAAATATGATAAATTGTTACAGTATAAAAAATAAATCCGAGAGGATTCTCGGATTCTAATATTTTAATTTTTCTTTGGTCTCGATGTATTTTAATATCCCATCGTAGTATTCCTGAGATATCGGGCTATCCAGAGTAAATATTAGTCTCTGTACGTTTCCGTTCGGTCCGAATCTCCATTCTATGCCAGTTTTTAGTTCCTTGGATATAATTGATCTAAATTCGTCAATGTAATATGATATCCTATTTGATATTGAACCATCAAGAGATCTCGGCCAGTATTCCATTATAAATTCTTCTGGATCTTCTATAGCAACGAAGTCTGAATCCATGCCTTTATCCGAAAAGAATTTCAGTATCCTGGATCTATTATAATCAATAAGGAGAGCTAATCTTTCAGTACCTTCCTCTTCCTCTGTTGATTCAAAAACTTTATAATCCTTGATATTTTTCATTATATGAGATAGAAAGAATTTTTAACGTTAAGAAAAGCTTTTATTGAGTCTATCGACTTCTTGTTTATTTCTATTTTACCGTCAGGAAATATCTCCTTAACCCCATGAAGCCATTTATCTTTGGCTTTCTCTGGTAGGTTGTTGAAATCGTCCATTAGATTTGGATGTTCTTCCAGAATAGTTATTATAAGCTGAGCAAATATATTATCGTCGATATCTTCCACAGCATCACCTGTTTCCCTTATCTCTTCCAGCATTTTATTATAGATTTCTCTAACCTTATCCTCCATGTATGCTTTAACCCCGGGTATCTTCTTTATATCCGATGGTATTACTATTCTGATATCTTTTAGAAATTCGAATGCCTCATCCAGACCCTTATTTACGACAGCAAGTAGATCACTATAATCTTTTGCATTATACTGGAAAGATATTCTGTGTCTGTTGTTCCAATTCTTAACCTCCTCCATTATTAGTGATCCTGGTTTAATGTCGGGATTCTCACTAAATTCTATTGTTATATAAAAAGATCCTGCCATATAATCGGGAATCAAATTAACCTCCAGTAAATCCTCAAGTGATGTAAAATTGTTTTTTATATTACTTGGCTTCATTAATGGTATAATGATCCTTAATTTTTTATCCGGCTGCTGATATAAAATTGCTCCTCTAGAGGAATATGAATTTTGACTATTGTATGCGGGTTGACCACTACTAAAATATTTATTCTTGTTCCATTCTGAAAGTCCAGTATCGGTCTCAAGTTTGGTAATGATATCCGGAGTGATTTCAATCATGGTATCACCCGAGGAATTCTCGGTAAGCCAGCTGTTAAATTTTTTAGTAGTCATTCACTATATATCTTCCACTTCAGCGGTACCTTCTGATGTTTCACCATCACGAATTTCTTCTGGTTCCTCGTTCGATATAACGATTTCAGATACTATGGAAGTTACTGGATTTGAAATTTCAGATTTTATTGTCTGATCGGATTTCTTGGTGTGATATTTTATCAATTTAGTATATAGACATTCTATTTCCTCCATTGACAAGTTGCTCTTCTTCCCATTTATATCCACTGTACATGCAACCACATTATTTTCGATATATCCTTTTGCTGAATCGATTCGATCAAAACTTCTTGAAAATGGACCATCCTCATCAAATATCCTATTTGTATAATAACATGTATGATATGACAAAAGTTTTTTAACAGATTCAAAGCTTAAATTGAATTCAAGTTTTCTGTCCTGTGCACTTTGGTATATTTTAATCATTTTTCTAGCAACCTCAAGATCGCTTATATCATCCGCGATATTTTTGATAGCCACTGGTTTTTTTGGTTTTCTGTTATTCTGTACTGGTTTTCTGTTTTTAGCAGGTTCTTTCTCTAAAGACATATTTTTAAATTTTAATTTTTTAATATATAAATCATGAAATCCATAATTTATATTCTCTTTTTTATTCCCGTATATTTATCAGCACAGATACAAATAGATCAAGCTGGTGATTTCTGGGATAAGGACGTTCGTAAAGCATTAGATAAAATAAATACCATAGATACATCATATTATAACCTTATAGACAAAAGCTGCTATAAGATTTCCTTTTGGAATGGTGGTTATTCAACTAATTTAGTAGAAACTAACGGTAAAGGAGTAATATTTATATCAGCTTCCGATATGAAGATAGGTGATATTAATAACATATGCTCCGTTCTGGTCCATGAATCCATGCATTTAAAAATTAAGATGCTCGGCGTAAAAATGGATGTAAATATAGAGGAAATACTCTGTTATAAATATGAGCTTGAATTCCTTTATAAAATACCTAACGTTGATGAATATCTAATAAAACACGCAAAAACCCAAATAGAGAAAAGAATAGGCAATAGATAATTTATTTGTATTGTAAGCTTTTTAAAGCTAATTCAATAGCTTCGTCGATAGCCTCTTGACGAGTCCGGTATAAATACCACTCATCCTGTTTTATTTCTTCCCAGTTACCGAAATCAGAATAAGACCAAACGGAGAAACAATATTTTGGTTCCGCTGTTTTATCAATTTCAATTTCAATTTCAATTGATTTATACGATGATAACCAGTATCTAACAACCTCCTGTGAAGGTCTAGGAATAAGGGAATCCTGCCATTTTTCAAATTCAATTATAGCTGGATCAATCTCAGGATTATGTGTAAATTCGGAATTATTCGGATACTGAAGCTCCGATTCAAAAACCATATCGCCTTCTGAATCTGATTCCCAATTATAATTAGCAACACTTCTATTAAAGCCATTAGCTTTAAGAAGAATTCCTATCCTCTCGTTAACTAATGGCTCCTTTATTTTATTTCTCCCCATTATTTCTCTTTTAATAGGAATTTATTGGAGATAGCTTTGAAGCTAATCTTTCTATCAAGACTTCTGATAACGACTCCCTCTCTATCGAAATCCGGATTTAAAACTGATTTTGCGTCAGCATATTCCAATAGATCATCAACTGTATTAGGAAGAAGAAAATTACGATCTAAGATAGGCACAGTTTCCAATCCCATTGATTTTATTAAGCCCTCAAATTCATCCAGTCCTAGATATTCCTGTGTATCGATATTGAATGCATTAAAGAATCTAACGGTGTGACCTTTTATTTTATATGGATTTCCCTGAATTCCTTCGCCAATCAACTCCCCTTGGATAGCATAGTTGGCATCTTGTTTTGCCATCCAATCTCCAAGTTGTAGATGCTGAGCAACTTTCCAGAAGGAATTTTCCTGCTTAGGTCGTTCAACACCATCCTGACACATTACCATTTCACCTTCAACGAATGCTTCAGGCTCAGCCAATTCTAGATTTCTAGAACACACACCAAATACGCCATCCTTGAAATAGAATGTTGCAGAGCTTCCGTCCAATTTCTCAGTAACGTAGAATTGAGTAGCTGATTGTATTTTCCACCCAAAATATTCATTAGTTAGATTTTGAACCCTTTCCTCGTCGGTCTTACGAATGAATGATGGGAAGTAACCTTTAACCTTACCTGCAAGCTGAGCTGGGATTGGTGGATCGTACTTGACTATCCCTAAAATCTCAGTAACATCAGCTCCCTCTTCTATAACAAGTGCATCGTCATAAGGTCCAAGTTGTAATTGATCTCCCCATGGTTGCTGGCTGATACCAACAGTCATTTCCTCCTCGCCATTTAAAACTGATAATGGCAATATAAGACCCTGACTAACTTGACCTCTCAATCTAATTGTTTTAAGGCGGAATCCTTCTTGACCATCCATCTTTTTAAACGAGCTCTTTCTGAGAAATTCAAATTCTTCTTTAATTGGGAGAAATGAATCAATCTCGCAATAAATGCAAAGATCTCCCGGCTGATATTCACCTTTTTTTGTGATAACCTTCCATGAATTAATAACTGCAATTTCTATTGCATCCGCTCCCTCTATTGGGAGTATTTCTCTAACTTTCTGTACTGATGCTAATTTTCTTTCCATATTCTATTTACTTTTCCAAGGTTCTTTTTCGTTTTCCCAATAGTAGACATAGTCTCTCTTACCGTCCAGGTATTCCTGTAAATGCGAGATTGCAATTTTCATTCTCTCAATCGTTTCCTCCACCTGAGGTATCAGTTCTTCTTTATTCATAGCACCAACCCATACTTTGTTTCTCCTTGGTTGATATTGATTGACGTATATCTCATCGGGATCTTCGTCATCCGGCATTATCTGCAGGATATAATTCATACTTCCCTCAAATGTCAGTTTGCTCTCATCTACTTTCATCATATTCAAAATTAAGTTCTATTAATCTTTTTACTTTTGCTGTCTCCTGCTTTATAACAAGATGCTGGAATCTTTCATAGAATCTGACATCCTCACATTCAAATTCATGGATGAACCACCCATGCTTTTGTAATTCCATTATATCATGCTCTGTAAACCATGCATATAGGTCTTCCTGCGATTCAACGGCAGATAACCACCCAACCAGGGATTCATCAAATTCCATTTCCAGACCATTGTTTAGACAGAATTTGAACTTGTCGTGGATTAATCCGGTGAAATCACCATTAAATGCATACCAAAGTCCTTGTAATGTCTCATGATGACACACTCTATAGTAACTCTTCATATATTAATATTTTTAACAAATATAGGTTAATCTTTCGGGAAGAAAAAATATTATGATATATAATTCATGGATAAATTAAAAAAACTTTATAACTATTTAAAGAAGGACAGAAAGAAAAAAATACTCTTTCTAACAACCTCCAATCGATGGGAAGGTGACGATGAATTACCCAAATCTTCCATAATAGCACAGGAGCTTTTAAAAAAACTAGGCCCTAATAATACTGAATTGATTAATGTTGCAAAGTTAAAAATATTTCCTTGTGAAGGAAACGTATCCACTAAAAGAGGAAATACCTGTGGTTTGAAGGAAGCTATGCTAAAGGATAAATCTAAGAATCCAACAGGTAATATTAGATGTTGGGCTTCCTTAAATAACAAATCGGATGAACTATATAAAGTAGCAAATGCTATTTTTGAGGCAGATATAATTATTTTCTTTGGATCCATCAGATGGGGAAAAATGAATTCAATTTACACTGAATTAATTGAAAGATTAACATGGATTGAAAGCAGACATTCAACATTAGGAGAATCTAATTTAATTAAAAACAAAGAAACCGGCGTTGTAGCTACCGGACATAACTGGAATGGAGCGGAAGCCATAAAACTTGAAAAACAGGTCCTTGAATTCTTCGGATTTAAAACACCAGATGTGCTATCATTCAATTGGCAATGGACAACTGATAAATATGACGAAACAAAGAAAGGTTACTTGGAAGACTTTGGTGATTTTCTTAGGGATTTTAATTTTGTTGAAACCCTAAATGAGTCGATTATGAGATTTAAGGAATGGATAAAATTATAATAGAAATAGCAAGATATGAAATTACCAAAGAAATATTTGACAACAAATCCCAATGTCATGAAGAAGGAGATTAAGAAACATGCCGATAAAAAGGATGATGACGATTCTGCTTATGGTCCATGGGATGCTGACTATAAAAGTAGAAAAGCTGGAAAGGGTAAACCTGTTCCTACCAAAGCATCTAAATATACAAAAAAGTATAAAGAAATGTTTGGTGAGAACGAGGAATTCGAATCTAAGAATATTATAGAATTCGACAGCTTTAAAATTCCATCTGATATATTTGAAGATATTGTTATTGAAAATGCTGATATAACCGAGGAAGTTCTTCTCGAGAAATCCATGGGAAAAAATAGTCCGATATATAAAGCTCTGAAAAAGAAATCTGATAAGACAGGATTTCCATTAGGTATACTTAGAGAGGTCTGGTCTAGAGGATATGCTGCATGGAAAACCGGCCATATTCCAGGAACAACACCACAGCAATGGGCCATGGCAAGAGTTAATTCTTTCCTCACTGGTGGTAGAACAACAGAAATGAGTGATAAGGCTCTATATCAGAGAGCAAAAAAGGAGAAGAAGTCAACTGATTAGTATGAAATTCCATCAATTTATAAATGAATCTAGTGTTACCTCCATTTCCGTAAGTGAAGTGGTTAATAAGAAATTTGTGGATCTCGCAATATCTGATACTTATAATGATGAATCTCTAAGATATGAATATTCAGCGGAGGAGGGAATTTCGGATGATGATATCGACGAGGATGATTTTAGAAATTGGGTGGAATATGAATTTGAGGCTCTTGCTGAAAATTTTATAGACAGATTAAAAAGAGAACTTGTTAATAACGGAAAGATTAGGATCTGGAGAGCAATGACCGTTAATAAGGAATGGGAATCTAGATTACCCTCGCAGGTAAAACACCTCGGGATTTATTGGTCCTGGGATAAATCATCGGCTGAACCTCATTGGGGATATAGCAACGAAATGCCATTTACCGCAATAATGGAAGCTGAAGTTGATGAAACTGCTGTAGATTGGTTACCTACAATAAGACTTAATATAGAACCTGTTTCTTACGAGGAAAAGGAGATAAGGCTAGTCAAGGGAGCTAAAGTAAACCTAATCTCAATAAAAATAGACGACGAAGAAATAGATCTGTCTGATCTATCAGGAGATCGTTTTATAGCTTAATTTATATTACTTCTCGGTTAATTTTTTAAATTGTTCGAAAGACCAATTTAGATAATCATATCCAGCCTGTGCATTTAATGTGGGATCAAGTGGTGGATTTTTACCTTTATATTTGGTTGGATTTATTCTTTTTAATTGAGCCCATGCCGGGCCACCGATTTGAAATAATCCAGTATAGGATTTATTTGTGGATGGATTTGGATTAAATCTTGATTCCTTATATGCCACAGTGGTTAAAAAATCTCTGGATAGTTTGGGACTTTTAATTTTTTGTATAGCATCCTTAACCTTTCGGTTACTTTCTGATTTTATTTCGGATAACGCTGATTTCTTATAGTTATCCCATGTTCCTTTTTGGTAATCGAGAAAAGCTCTAACAGCAACTATATCATTTCCTCTAAGTACCTTAGTATATCTAACATCCGATGCTGGCATGTTATTTAGTAATTTATTTCTTAGAGCTGCTGTTAATTTTTCCTTTCCCTCTAATATTTTAACCAGTGATGCAGCTCCAGATGGACCCTGCTGGTGTGGTAAATAAAACATATGCTCGCCATATAGGGGACTTTTTTCAACCTTCTTCTTGTTGGTAAGAACTTTCTTTTGTTCAGGTTTTCTATAAACCTTATTAAAAATTCCCCTTAATTTATCAAAGATGTCATCAAAGATGTCTTCGTTTAATTTTTCCCAGTCAGGATGAAATTCCTGAAATTCTCTTATGTGTTTTAGCATAAGCTATATATCACATTTAATTAATCTTATTTTCTAAGATAATTAACTATTTCCTGTAATTTCTCAGAATCATCTGGATTAAATATAAATTCATGGAAAGCACCTTGTCTTGATGTGTGTCCAAAAATATATTTTATACCATATTTAACTCTTTCCCAAAATCTTAGTTTATTTAGATGCATATGAACATAGATCATCGGATATTTATTACCGTTATCGAATTCATCCTCGCCATAGTAAACCACCATCTGGTGCTCAGTTGAATGGCAATCACAGATAAAAATTTCTTTAGTGTTTATTAGTTCCATATTTTTTATTTTTTAGATTATTATTCCTCTTCGTCGTCCCAATCGAAGTTATCTTCATCGGAATCATATTCAAATTCACAGCAAGGCCATTGCCGACCTTTATCATCTATATGGGTCCAACTAGTTTTTTCCTCGTCTAACCATTTCCAATCTACCCCTTCGATTCCATCTTCAGCATTTGGAGTAAATCCAGCTGGTGGATGGTAGTGTTCCGGTTTTGTTGAGTATTCGTTGCATGAACATCCACGGGGAACACAATCATCACACGAGAATGAATTACCTCCACCTGAATATCCCGGCATATAAAGCCATTTCGCAGGTTTACCGCAATCACAATAATGTTTAGCCATTCTTTTTATTATTTTCTGGTATTCTGTCAAAGTAGCACTTCTCTATCACCGGTGAATACGTTCCATTATTAAATTGGTAGTAATAAGATTCAGGATTTTCTATTTTTACTATAAAAAATCCTGAATCCTTTACATGATTCCAATCTTTTAGCTTAACTGGTATCATCTAAACTCCTTCGAATATGGATGAAGCTATAGCAACTCCAATTATGAACATAGCTACAAATATCAATATTGCAGTAGCTATGCCCGATATTTTATCCCGTCTCCGATCCATTATTTCTTTGATCTTATTACCTCGTCAATGATACCATATTCCAATGCAGCATTAGAACTAAGCCAGAAATCTCTCGTTGCGTCCTGTCTGATTTGTTCCTTATCCTTCCCACAGTAATCACCAAGTAATTCAAGAAGCACCTCATTGTATTCTTTCCATTGGATCATATCAATTTCAGCATCTTGTATGTTACCATTAAATCCTCCACTTGATTGATGAAGCATAACCTTACTGAATCTCAATGAGCTTCTTTTACCCTTTGTACCAGCTCCAAGTAAAATTGATCCCATCGAAGCTGCCATTCCAGTATTAACTGTTGCGATATCAGATTTTACATACTCCATCACATCAACCATACTAAGTCCAGATTTAACTGAACCGCCTGGGCTATCAATGTGCATGATTATATCTCTAGTATCAACAGAATCTAAAAACATTAATTGTGCCTGTACAATGGTTGACATATTATCATTTACTGGTCCTGCAACCCAAAGTAATCTGTCCATCATCAATCTGGAGAAAATGTCCATTTGGGTGGCTCTTAATTCTCTTTCTTCCAGAATATATGGAGTTAATGAGGCTTCAACTTGTTTTTGGTAGTAGTGCATATTCATCGAGCTGATGTTGTGATCGCTCATTGCATATCTACTGAATTCTCCTTTCGTGTTCATGTTATTTTTATTTAAGATTCTGTTTGAAATTTATTGAAGCTCTCCAGGTAGCTTGAGATGTTTTTTCCTCCCGCTGGATTCATGGAATGTACGATAAATGGCGGAAGATATTCTCCATAGTCCATGCAGTATTCACAAAGCCATTTAGCACAATCTAACCCGGTCTTTTCTTTGAATTCTTCGTATTTCTTATTATATTCCTCCGTACCCTCGTACATCTCCTTAGAGTAGTGTTCGTCTGCAAGATCATGATCGAAAGATATGAATCCGGGAATACCTCTTTCTGTTATGGTAGAAATAAATTCGTCATAGTTTTTAACTATTACCCATTCCCACTTGGAGTATATTCCTTCATTCCCTTTCATGTATGATATGCAATCATAAGGGTGTCTGACGTCGTCCAAAAATAAATTGTACTTCATTTTATTTAATTTTTATAAAAGCATCGCCATTATTGACAAGACTATTGATTAGTAGATATTGCGATAGTGGATATTTATGTCTTCCCTTGCAAATATCAATTGAATTTAATATTGTTCCTGCGGTTATTCTTTTTTTATATAGCGATTTATTAAATTCCAATCTATATTCACGATTTTTACCCAAGATTGATTTGTTAATATCCTCCAGCATTCGAGTCATATTTTCTTTGCTCGCCATCAGGTGTGTATATCCTGAATAGATGGTAACTATCGTATCGTCGATTTCTTTAAATAATGATCTCCTCATGTCTTCTTTCTGCTCTGGGGTAATTCCGTAGAGCTGATTAAATCCTCCTGGTATTGCTATCTCAATCTTCATTAATCACCCTTTCTGAACCAGTTTATCATCCCGTCCCACAAAGCATCCCCGTGATTTATTCTACTCGACATCGACTCATATTCCAAATCGAGTAAATCTTCATCAATGTCATCCTCATCAATCTCTGAATCACTCATAACAACCGGATTTTTCCTCTCATTATAAAGCTTCCACCATTTATTAGGTCCTATGCCGGTGGTATAATCTGGTACTACTGATATTTCTCCAGGCTCCGAGTATTCATTAACAGATACCGTAGCTGGCATTCCATGGTACCATATTTTTCTACCATTTTCCTCCTGTGGGTTTAAAAAATTAAATGGGTGCTCCATGATCTTAACGATCATAACAGGAACCTTAGCCATCGCATATTCTAAATCCCTACTGCCGAAAGATATAACCTGCTTACCATTAGCGTAAATCCTACAGTGACCGCTATTTCTAATATCCCAATCACCATATTTATGCTTTGCGTAATTCTTTTGCTTGTATTTTACTTCCCAGCAAATTCTATGAACACCTTTATCTACGAATGGTACTAATTCGGATTCCTCATCTCCGTCTTCTTTGAAATTTAACCACCATGTCTTGGGAGTTCCGTTCCATTCTCCATTTTTGTGCTCATAACCGGATATATCCCAAACCTGATATGGTTTATCGTTTATAAGGATCTCGAATGCTCTCCTTACCCCGTAGTCCCTACCATTCTCGTGGATGTCGGAATACTTCTTTTTTGCCTGACTTAACGTTAATCTTTCCATGATTATAATGCTATATTAAATCTTTCTTTCATTGCAATCATAGTTTCATCTGGTACATTATGAACATTTACTCCATTATGTCTATTTTCTACCACAATTGAGAATACCATATACCCGTAAGTTTCTGCCATTTCATAATATGCTTTCATTTCCCATTCTTGTGTGAATGTATTAGAAACTACAACATCCTTACCATATGACATTATATGTTCAACATTTCTTCTGCACCATTCGTGAGCAGCTTTAACATTTTCTGGTTTCCAGTTATAAACACCATCTTCACCTACATGATACATGTCGGCTTCAAAATGGCTAGCATTGGCAAATGATTTTGCTAATGTAGATTTTCCTGATCCAGGAAGACCTCTTAAGAGTATTAATTTCTTTTCCATTACTCAAATACTATTCCTTCTTTTTCCACATATTCTCTAAATGCTTTTTCTGCAGCATCTCTTGTTGGATAATATCCTATGATCTCGTCATGAGTAATTGGATCATTAACACCAAATTTTTCTCCTCCGATTGTATCGAAGATAAACGTGTCTAAAATTTCTTTTGTTATCATGTTTGTTTAATAATTCTTAGTTAGTAATTATTTTTTATTTCGAGCTATGATAGCTTAATAAATCCATAGTATGCCATAATTAATAGGATAACTGAAACCAATGATATCAGCGATGGTAGCTTTAATCCCAGCCATCCGATTATTTTATTACCCCCGTTCATTTTTGCAACCAACATAAATATAACTGCTGGTAATGCGCATACTGCTGCTAACATAGCTAATTTTTCCATTTACTTTTATTTTATATTACTCCTCAGTGTGGTGATCCTTGGGTAAGCTTAGATGTCTCACCGGTCTTTTTTCAACCAATTTCAGTATTTCATTAAGACTGTAAGGTTCCATACCGTTACCGTCTACTCCGATATCCATTGCCTGACCTTCATGTAATTTTAAATGAGGCGGTAAATGAACATGCCCATGTAGGTGTGGAACTTTCTTATTCATGCCATCCCAACTTGCTATAGGAAAGTGACAACATACAAATTGGTATTTTTTAGTTTCCTTTCCCTCTGGACGGCGGATGTCAATTACGTCATAGCTAGATACCTTTCTGAAGTATCCCTGAACGCCCTCCTTATTATTTCTAATGTGGTGATCGTGGTTACCAAGAAACAAGTAGATGTTTTTGCAGTTAATTCTATTTCGGAATTCTATGATAGATTCAAATCCACCAAAACTCCAATCACCAAGATGTACTAATACATCATTTTCACCAACCTTCTGATTAATCTCAGAAACTATCCGATCATTCATCTCCCCCAGCGAATTGAATTTTCGTGTACCTCTACCCTCCGGCCAATTTGATGTTGCACTACATATATTTGAGTGATTGTAATGTGTGTCGGAGGTAAAAAATATTTGCTGATTTTTTTCTAATATTATTTTCATTTTATTTAATTATTTTTAATCCATTTGGAATCTGTTTTAGTTTCCTCTCTGTTCCAGAATGGCTTTTGATACTTGGGTCTTAGTAATTTCCATACATGTTTTGAATGGTCTTTACCATCCCAGATGGAAAAACATATGGCTCTAATAGCCGGTTCAACGTTGCATTTAGCTAGGTGATCAGCAAACTCCTTTTTGGTTGGTTGCGGGTCTCTGTCGTTATATTTGCCATATCTAAAATAATCGTGTATCTTTCCTGCTCTTTCCTCTATGGCATATTTATGATATTGTAGATTGCTTATCGTTGATTTAACCCATTTGTCAAATTCATCAGGTACCCTTTCAAGCAGGATGTTTATATCCTTGCCTTCCTTTAAAGTCTCCCATATATCCACATTAGAGAAGTTGGTCAGCAATCTGTGTAATCTCACATATTCATTGAACTTTATTTTCATTCTAAAGTACGGTTGAAATAAGAGTACAAATCCTTCCTCGTTTTTAGTGTCCTTCTCTTTTAAAGATTTATAAAGATCTTCTCCGAAAGAAAAATGTTGTTCACATTTAACTATATCTTTCTTCTTGATTCCACTACCCTTGAAGATAGACAATGACGTGGTCCAGTGTTGTTCTACTCCATCTATCGAGGTGCTCAGAAAAACTATTTTATCCTTGCCCTTATAGTCAACGACTATTCTATTTTCGGGGTAAATTATTTCAACTATATAGGTTACATGAGTCATGAAAATCTGATCGAAGTTTTTGTATTTCTCCTTTAATATCTCCATTCCTCTCTTTGCTTGCTCGGAAGTAAAAGATCCTTTGGTAGCTAAATGCCATTCATTCTCATAGTAAAAAAGTAAGCCAAGTGATCCATCAACCTTCTCCTGCACATAAACATAGTCACCCTTCAATGGAACCTTATCCACGACTTCTTCGTAATTAAAGAATTTAGGAAAGGCAGAAGCAACAACGTAGCCTTTGTTATCTATTATTGTTCCCCTCATTGATAATGTTATATCATCCCAATTGTTATCATATTGGACTTCTCTGGAATAATTATAGACAGCTATAGGAAGTGTAGGATGTGCGTTTTTCTCGAGTAATCCTCTTTCCACGTAATCATTTAATATTTTTATGTCGTATCTCATTGATGTCTTATAGTATGAAAAGTGTTAATTTATTCCGTTCATTATTTAAAATTTTCTTTACAAAAATCGGTTATCGAATTCCATTTATCCTCGACCAGCATTTCCTGTTCATATTGAAGTCCGGGATCCGATCCGGGATCGTCATATTCTTCCCATAAATTTATCATCGAGCTCAGAGTATTTTTCTCATATTCCCAATCATCTATAAGATTTTTAAGATCCCTTATCATTCCTTCATGGTTCATATTGGAATAGATATTTATGGTTTATTTTTTAACTAGGATTAGATCATTTGAGAAGTATTCGCATACCATGCATTCTTCGCCATATGGGCTGAAGTGAAGCTGCCCATCCTTCATATAAACTCTATGTTCACCAGCCATCTGTACGTCAACCATATCGCCATCTTTTATTTCGTCATCGAATTTATCCCTACAAACGACATACTCGTTACCAGATGGTTTCTCTTTCAATTTCTCCTCTATATAGTGAGCTATATCAACGATTGAATTTGAATCAATCCAATTGTAACCTATCCCGTTAAAAGTAACAGAGAAATCTCCATCGCTCCAGTCGTATACAGCTTTATCAAATTTTTCTATTTGTATGGTTTCTTTATCTAATTCGGAAAGCATATTCTTTAGTACACTCGATGTATTCGCTCCCATCCTAGGTTTCGATTTTTTTCCAAAGTATACCGATCCCTTGTGATTGGCGCATCTTAAAATAAGTGAAAGATCCGAATAATCAGATACCTTCTGATAATTGTCCAGTATATAAATTTTAGCTGCTGATATGACATCAGAAAATTCTCTATTCAGTTGGAGATAAATTTCATTGAAATTCTTCTCCTTATATTTTTTGGATTTTCTTATTCCTTCCAGAACTGCATTCTCTGATTTTGATAGGTCTACTAACATGGATTTTTATTAATTTATGTAAAGATAAAAAAAAATCACGGATAATAAAAATATTCCGTGATTTTAATAATATAATTTATGTATTTTATTTAGAACCTCTTTAGAACATATAGTTTCTTACTAGCCCTTGTATATGCGGTATATTTGATTCTGTTTCTTTCGACGATATTAAAATTCATATTAATGTCATCATCCAGAACAAATGTCGTGTTATATGTACTCCCCTGCGATTTGTGTGCGGTGATCGAATAAGCATATGATACATCAGCATACCTTCTAAGAAATCCATAATATCTAATCCATGACTTATTTCTGCCCTTGGTCTGTATTGCTTTGATTTTCAATATGTTAGCGATCTTCTGAAATTCATACTCGCTATCTTCATGAAGTATCTCTATTCTATATTTAATTAAATCATCGTCATCGTCAATTAAACTAACCACAGTGTCATAATATTTCAATGTCACCTTCATCGTATCGTCATCAGGATTTTCACTAATGATTAGACTTAGTTCCTCACTGTCCACACTGAAACTCTCCACTGTAAATTCCTCATTAGTGTTAAGTATAACTGCATCATCCTGTATAACTGGATTGTTTGCTATCAGCTTCTCACCATTAAGTATCTTGGATGTTTCTGATTCCTCACCATATATTGCTTTCCTGATGATTCCATTCATCGTGGATACCGTTTTATTTCTCCATGCTATTATCTTAGCATATTCGGAGTCTTTAACGAACTCATCGGTTACAAAGTACTCCTTCAGCTTTTCTGAAAATCCCTTTCTAGTCTCAGGTAAATTAAGGTTAAGATATTCTATACCCTCGCCAATTTCATTTACCTTAGTTTCATTCCCAGTGTTGATCTTGTCATTGTAGATATCCTCTCTAATAAGAACTGAGGTGTCGATAATTGGATTATCTTCCTTCTGTCTCATTATTTGTTTAAGTTGGAGAGTCTTAATTCTATACGAATCAGCTAATTCGTCTCTGAAAGGTATGCAATCATGTCTTCCAACAGGTGGAATCTGAGCTGGATCACCCATGCAGATAATCTTAATTTTTTCTCGATATTTTAAGATCTCGTGAAATAGATCATCGTTAAGCATAGAAACCTCATCTATTATAAGAAGCTTGACCGAATTAATCTGTGGTTTAAAGTCTCCCTGATTCACAAACTCCTGCTGACCGTCTTTTGTTATTCTTTCGGTTAGTCCTAGTAATTTATGGATCGTTTGGAAGGTTACTCTCGAATTTCGAAGTCCACTGGTTTTTTTAATTACTCTTACCGATTTATTAGTTGGTCCGGTAACACCTATCTTATACCAATTATGTGTTGGGTGTATAACCTCTAGAGCGTATTTTATAAGTATGCTAATACAAAACGTTTTACCCGTGCCAGCCCATCCTTTAAGCACGTATACGCTATCATCTTCTCTGTCATATAGATAATCACGCAATTGTTCGAAAGCGGCTCTCTGGTCACCGTTTAATATGTCTATATCGACTACTGGTTTTTTCTTTGTCTTAGCCATTTCTCAATAATTAGATAAGAATGTTTTGTATGCACATTACCAAACAATCCTCTATAGTTTTAATACCGTCCCTGCAGTACTGCCCACCAAATCCACCCTGAACAGCATAAGATCCGGAATCATCTGTTACCGCTACGTAGAAGTCGCCGGATTCCTGTCTAGCTATATTTATATTATGATTTTGGTATCTACAATTGAGATCATTCTCCGTATGGTAGCTGATCATATTTTTTCTTATGATCCTTGGCTTACCGTCAACGATTACTTTTATCATTTTTATGTATTGTATTAGTTATGGAAAATAAAGAGCTGTTGGATTATCTTTATGAACATCCATGCTCGGGTGGAATCCTTTGAATTTTTGCAAATTGAAAGGTCTGGTTATAATATGAACACCGTTCTTGGTTGGTATTATATCCAATCTAGGTTCCTTTTTGGTTTCGTTCTGAAGATCTGTCAAAAGAGATATCATGGAATCCAATTTTTCTCCCAGTGATCCTCCTGATAATAGGGTTTCTCTGTCAAGTACATCGCCATCCCAATCTTTCCAATCGATATCAACTATCCAGCTTTTATCAGGGTCCGAATGGAATTCGCCCGTACAGGATGCATATGCGCTCTTTACTGCACGATGATTTTCAGATGTAATATGGTCTACCACTCTCTTTAAAGTCTGCATAGCGACCTTCTTAGCATCTCTAGAATTAAGTCTGAAGTATGCTCTAGCGTTCTCCGAATCACATTGATCTATAATCCTTGGTTTTAGCTTATCGAATTGATCCAGATCATAGATATAGTAATCAGCAATGTGCACCATGTCCTTACCAAGATCTGGATTATCCTTTCTTCTCTTCAGCACCTGAAGAAAATAGAAAGAGTCCTTATCCCGGAATTTTAAAAGATCCCTTATGATGTCGAAGTTGTTTACCACTATATTATTGTTTTTTCAGTTCCTCTATTAGTCCCTTTAGGAATTCATTCTCTCCTCTAAGAAGATCGTTTACGTGATCTGGTGCATTGAAGTTGTCAATACATTCCTCATTCGTTTCGATTCGGATTTCAATTTTTCTGATGATTGCTTCCATGTTTTTTTTATTTTTTGTAAATATATTAAATTAATTCGAATAACCTCTGATTAAGTGTGCATTTTTTTATCAACTAACCCGCATAGGAATTCGGAGATTAGATCTGCTTCAGGATTTCTCCATGCGTGATGTAGATAAACATCCGCATCCTTATGATAATGATAGTCATTTCTATCCAAATGTTCCTGAGCAGCCTTAGCAGTTAGAAACGAGTTAGTGTAAACTGGTTCCATTGAATATGAACATTCTTTTAGATCCTCGCAGTTATCCTCAATCCAATCCCTAAGATCGTATGCATCATCCCAAAGCTCATCGAGATTGTCTGGCTCATCTACACCATTATTGTCAAGATAATCTTTTAAATCATCAAGTGTTTCTACCACTGTATAATCACCATTGCTATCAACCCAGCATGGGATGTTGCCATTTAGATCCCAGTCATAATTTCTTTTCCAATCCCTAATCTGAAACAAGTGTGGCATTCTGGTACACCTTGGATCTTGGGTGGTCATCTCGGTTGCAAGTTCAATTAACTTTGCGTACATCTCCTCGCTAACCTCTATTGTTTTAGTTTTCGCCATTTTTATTAAATTTACTTAATTTTACTAATATAAAGAAGGGAATTATAATATAATAGAATTCCAATTGGTCATAGCTAATATTTGCGAAATGTGAAAGAGCAAACCCTAAATAAGCGGGTGCAAGTAAATCTAAAATTCTCTTCATATTTTTTTATTTCTATTTATAACCTTTATATCTTTTTGGATTCTTGTATGGCATGAACTTACCCATCATTACAAAAAAGTCCTGATATTCTTCTATTTTTTCGTTTCTTTTTTTGACTTCCAGTATAATATGATCTATTGCATAGATTAGCAATTCCTCTCTTTCCTCAGGAGTTATATTTCTAAGAGATCTTGGCAGCTCCTTATTATTCTTTATTGCTTCGTATAGCTTATTAGCCCTGGTAATTTTTGAATTTGATAATGCCATTATGCTAATCTAAAGTTCTTTAAAAATTCTCTTAAGAATACAATTCTACGAGCCTCCTGTTCCGATTCATCAAATTTCATAATCCAATTCCAATATTCAGTGGCTTCTGGAGTTCCGTCAACATAAAATGTTCCATTATAATCTGGCCAAATCTTTTTGTTAAAGACCCTGTCATCAACTAAGAAAACTACTGCAGTTAACTGGTCACCCAAATCTGGCTCAAAGAAACTACGAAATTGAACGCCCTCATCTGACAATAATTGTCTGTGGTTATTTAAGGAACCAATATGGTTATCGTTCTCATCATATCGAGTGTTTGTTGTTCCTCCGTCTAAAATGATAAAAGTTTTGTCTTCGTTTGCCCATTTCTGGTATTCTGGGGTAGTTCCAAATTCCAAGCCATACTCAACAACGGCATGTCCAAATTGGATACCTTGCTGAATTGGCGAGATGTTATATGGTACTAATCCATACATTCTGTAAGTTCTATTTTCCATTCATTTCTATTTTGTCTTAGTAATTCTTTTATTGATGCATTTGTAAGATTGCCTTTACCAACAGTATTTTACATATTCAATTTCAAATTTATCCCACACTCTATAAACTGCTTCAACAAATGGAATCGACCACTCATCGCCTTCTTCGGTTACCCAATGAATTTTAATGTCCATTCGTTCATCACAATCATTCCGAACTATTGTGTCGTTTGTAACATCTGACTGAAAATATTCCAACCAAATATGCCATAGGTCTTTATATTCACCACCAACTAATTTATGGTAATCTCTGAAGTATTGTTCTTCAATACACATCTCTTTACAGATTTCTCTTTGGATATCATCCCAATCATAAAATTCTACAGTATGCTTTTCCACCTTAGTCTGATTTAATTAGTTCTTGTTTGATATCAAATTTTAATTGCTTTGCTCTTTCTAAACTAATAAAACAATCCTCGGATGGTATGTAGCAAGTTGATGATTCAAAATAATTCCAAATATGCATCTCCCAACACGCATTACTTTTATCTTTAAACTCATCTCTACATTTTTTAAAATCCTGTGGTGATTTTAGTTGAATTGCTTTCATCTTATTCTGATTTACTTAGTTCATTAAGTTTATTTAATTGTTCCTCGGTAAATCTAAAACCAAGAGCATTTTCAATATTATCAATTGAGGTAGTCCACGTTTTAATAATTTTACCTCCTCCCCATGGTTTATTCCCACATACCCTTGTGTCATTCATGTAGATAGAATTTCCTTCTACACCATTGACTAGGTCTATTTTAATTCTTGCTGTATTTTCCATCTTATTTTATTTTAGCAACCCTATAAGGTGATAGAATTGTCATCTTTGATCCATCCGAATTATAATACCAGATTGAATCGTTATTATATCCATGTATCGTATCAGTATAAGCAATAACGTCAACAAGCTCCTCCGTTAGATTAGACTCCTGCCAATCTATGTGCTTTTCTATACGCATTACTCTCTTCCCGTAGATTTTGTATTTGTAATCTTTACTATTACATGAAATCACAGAAATCATAATAGCTACTGCATATAAACCTTTCATTTTCATAAAATTAATTTTTAATTAATATCCCAACATATATCGGTCATAAACTCATCGGTCTCCCCGATATCACAAATCAACAATTCCTTGTGCTTATTAGAAAAATCTAGACCCTCCTCTGGATTATCCCTTCCCCATAAAGTTTCTTGGTCATAATGATTAAGCTTAGCTAATCTAACCAATTCTTTATAATCCTTGTCCCGGAGATGACCTTTCAGAGGCATTATTCTACCAACGCAGCTACTCCAATTTAGCTTTCTGCCATTGTAAGTGATCCAATAATAATCCATATCATCGGATCCAACAGCAACAAGTCTTTCTATATTGTGGCTACACGTAATGACAAATTGTCCCTTAAGTGAATCAAACTCAGCTAATATTAGTTTTCTATTGCTATCCATGTTCTATTTAGTTTCGACTTTACCATATGTTTCAATCCAAACCTTTGCACCACAGGATAGAGGTTTGTCTGGTGCATAAACTATCTTTGCAGCAGGTAATCCATCCTGTCCATAGATAACTGCCTCATTGGTATAATCGTTGGACTTATATGTCTTACAGGTTAGAACTGGTCTATTCTCACCCTTTGAGTTGGCCTTTATGTTGTGCTGATTTACGTGTATGATTGTTTTCATTATCTATTTTTCTTGATATACCTTACATTTTTTTATCCATGTCGGATCAAAATTATGTGGCCAGTTTGCCCAACCCATGTCCCAACCATGAGAATCCACGTCGACAGTCTTTTTTGGTATTTCGCTCACCGTGGATGGGTAGTTGCATTTTGAATGTGCATCACCAATTAGCTTTTCCCTGTGGACGCAAGCATAACAATTATGTTTTTTCATATTGCTGTTTTTATAAAGATTCTAGAATAAGAAACCCCGCATCATTAACGAGTGGTTGTTCTTTTTTGTTATTTGAAAATATTTGACCGTCACCACGATTATCTAGATCCGAGACAACTTCCGATTGGAATTGTACATAGATCCCATTCTTTCTTATTATCGAGTTCCTTAACAAGATAAACTCAGTATCTAAAAGCTCTTCTGAAACTTTATTAACACCCAGATAATGTCCCTGTGCAAGTGCACGACCAAGATCATCTGATGTGAATAGTTTGGTGTCGTCTGCGAGAGATTCAGATAGCGATCTATTGTCGCTGAATAGATCTTCGCAATTATTTGGATCTAATTTTAAAACTTCTTCCAGCGTAAAGTAAATTGACTCGCTGGTACATGCTAAAATCCGGGATTTGCTAACGGGTCTTGATTCGTAAAGAACGTAATCCTTACCCTCAGAGACTAAAATTCCATCCATCATAATTTATTCTTTTTTATAAAGATAATAAATTAATTCGGATTAAAAAAATAAATTTGTGTAATTTTTAGAATCTCCCCAATACGGATCAACTGGATGTATTCTATCCTTGCTGTATATTGAGAAATGCGAGGTAAAGTGGTAACCATGATTAACATGGACTGATGGATTTTCTGATCTCCACTCTAGTATCTGACACTGAGGTTCAACCAATCCGCTATTTGTTAATATTGCATTTGGTAATATTGATTCAAAGTGTGATATTGCTTCTTCGAATCTCATCGTAATTTGAGATAGCGGCTTGTCGTCCTGATTTCTTTCCTGCCACCCATCTTTACATAAGCCCATGTAATTCATATTACATAACATTTGGCCTTTTTCGAAATCTGGGTAATCAAAACATCCCTCTGAATATAAACAATCATGCTCAAGGAAGCTAACATAATCATATTCACCTGCTGATCTTGCAGTATATAAGGTTTGTAATATTTGAATCGTCTGTGTTAAATGTGAAGAAACCTTATACCAACTTGGCGATTCGGGAAACGGATTATCTTCGATTCTCTCCCATAGACAGGTAAAGACGTCAGCAACCCCAGCGGATGCTATTTTTATTCTCTCCAATGATTTTTTTATTGTTGGATAAGTCTGCTGATCCTTGTTATTTGAATAAAATATACCTAATTTTCTATTTACCGATTTGGGTATAGAACAAGCTGTTCCCTCGTTCCATGACTGACTGTGCAATTGGTCGCCATCAGACCATTCTATATCCAATGTTTTCAGAACTCCTGGTTTAGGATCACCGCAGATATCATTATTTGCTCTTATAACAAGTTTCCCATTATTAACTCTGGATTTTATTATTTCTGTTATATCCAGATCCCCGTATGTTGCTTTTAGTATTATCATCAATATTTTTAGATGTATATTAAAAAAAATTCCGGACTGGCCGGAATTTTTTTAAAAATCTTCAAACGATATAAGATTTTGTAATTTGTTGCTATCCTCGCTAAGCTTCTGATTGGGTTGCATTGCTGGTGAATTCTGTATGAATTTAGCAATACCTAATGTTTTCGAAGCTGCTCTTTCGTGATATGCTTTATGCGGAAATGCTCCGCAGTGGGAGCATTCCTTTTCTGGATCTGCTATGGCCTTTCCGCAACCAGAGCAAACATCCTCTCTTTTTCTTTCTAATATATCCATATTCTACTATATTATACGTATCTAAGTGCTCTAGAAACATTAATAAGTCTCTTAGTAAGATCATCCATGTCCTCATATCTAGTAGTAAGTTCAACTAGATCTTGTAATTCGTCGTTTTCTGCTATTGCACCCTTAAGATCCATTGATCCTTTTTTAAGAAGGAATTTAAGAAGAAGTGCCAAAGCATTATCATGGATTTGTGTATTCTCTTCCCCTGGATCAATAAAGACACTTGCCTCAAGGGTCTCAGAAGCTTCCGTGAAATATTCACAAAGTAAAGAATTTAATTCCTCTGTAATAGCGATTTTTTCTGCTCCTTTAGTTCTTACAGCGTAACTAGGAATTAATAATTTTTCCTTCTCATATTTATTAGTCTTAGCTCTTTTGAATGTTCTTTTAAAGATTGCAATAAATACGGATCCAAAAATTTCATTATCCTGTATGTTACATTTTACTGAATTGTCACCAGTTCTAAAATTAATACCATTCAGTGGCATTCTATTAGAGTTGTTTACTCTCCATACCTCGTAGGATCCGGTAAAAAGATTTCCAGCAAGTTCATTCTTTCTAACCCCGATTATTTTAGCGAGCGTCTCTCCGTATATCTCACCCACTCTCTGTGTTGCTCTCGAGTAAAATCTATATTTTGGAGAAATTTGATCAACTTTGTTTATAACGGTTCTGTCCGATCTGCTACCCTTACCTACTAGTCCAAGATCACTAAGATTTTGAATTGTTGGTAGTGCTTCAATTGCGGTTACATCAAGATCCGATAATTCGTGACCTCCAATTGTCTCCTTCATTCTACCCATTATCTCCTGCATACTAAGCTCAGATCCTACCGGAACCAGCTCATTGAAATTTAGGTTGGGTATATCCTTCTTAGGTATAATAGCTGCAGGTATATTGTTTCTAATGATTCTTAGTAAAAGAGCTCTTAGACATTTTTCTGGAGTGTCAAATTTAGAAAGATTATATCTTTCAACCCCTGCCTTACTTGATAGGTATTCATAACAGAATTCGCCGTCTTCATTTTCCCATATTTCTACGTCTGCCATTGGTCCGCCAGTTCTAGTAAGAACTAATGCTCTTCTTCCTCTAGCAAAAACATCAACACCTATAGCTTTTAGATCCTTACCTTCTTTGGTGTTATTAAATGCATCGTACATGGATTGTGTATATTCATTAAGATTATACCATTCTCTCCTTGCCTCGTCTATTACACCTTCTTGGTTTAAAAAATTATCTTCCATTTTGTTTTTATATTGTTATGATTACATTCTTTTTCTAACGTTCTCAATAACGTCTTTCTTGTTTGATATGATACCTTCCATAGCATCTCTATCTTTTGGTTTAAGATTAATAGATCCAGTTTTACTTAATTCTAATAATATACCCATATCTTCTATACCTCTTTTAACCGCAGCCTCAATTTCTTCCATATCAGCTTTAGTATAATCTTCTCCGATGATGGTATCAAAAACTTTCCAAGTAGCATCGGTATAGATACCATTTCCTTTGAAGATTTTCATAAATTGAGATTTAGATAAACCTTTATCGGTAAAGATAATTTCTGATACGATTCCTGCGATATTTTCCCAGTCTTCCTGTGGCATTGAACCTGCTAAGAAACCTTTACTCATAGTTATTAAAGATTCTATGATCTTCTTAGGTTCCAAATTAGATCCGTCCTTATAATAATGTTCAAGAGCTAGCTTGATATCAACCTCTCTACTAAAAGCTTTTTCAACAGAATCAACTAATTCTGCAGGATACCCAAGTCCTTTTAATGCAGACTGATATGTTTTAAATGTATTACCGTTAGCGTCTCTAAGTCTGCTATTTGGTCTGGTTGCATCAGTATGAACTGTTCCATCAGCATTTATAGTGATCCCTATTAAACTTAATGGATCAGTTACTGGTGCATTTGAATTAATTATATTAAACTGCACTCTACCACCTCCATAACTCCAGAATGTTGAATCTGTTCTGATACACCAGTTTGTATCTGCACATACCGCTCTTTGTGCTTCCGGTGTTCTTGCTGACATTACAATGTAACCGTTTTTAGCATATAATATACCTACTTGTGGTCCCAATGATTTTAATTTACCTAGAAGTTTATCCTCCGACTGTCCCCAGCTTTCAGTAAATTCTAATGCATCTTTAATAAGATCTTTAAAAGCTTTTTTCTCATCCGAATATTCAGGATATGTTCTTGTATCATCATACTTTTTCATGTTCTTAGAGAAAGACTTCCAAGCATTAGCTACTCCGTCCTCACTCTTAGCATCAGGAAGAGATTTTAATTTATTTGATATGGCTGTTAATTCCTCAATCTGATTATCTGTTGCTGATGAAAATGCTTTTTTCATTCTTGGAGTTAATTCATTATAGAAATCTTTAACTTTTCTTTTTCTTTCAAAATTTCTAAGTTCATCACCAAGCAATTCATAACCAGGTCTGATATCTTCATCATCCTTTTTAACAACATATTTAGCATAGTCCTCTACAGACATTGGTAATTCGTTAATTTGACCCTTATATTTCTGAAGATTGTCCAGAATCTCCTTTAATTCGTCCATCTGAGCTTTCTGATCCATTCTAAATTTAAGAAATGCTAACGTATATCCGGGTGATTTCTGAAGCATGTCCCTAATCTCGGTAAAAACTCTGGCAGAAAGTACTGCCTTTTTCTCTTCTGCATCGATTTCCGATGGCTTAATTCCTTTTTTATCTGCATATTGCTTGATTAAATAATCCTTAGCAGCTTGTACATTCTCTATTAAGGGTTCTGCAACATCGAAAAAAGTTGGGAAACTTCTATTTGTCATAATATCTATAATTTATCTTTTGATATATATTCAAATCAAAAACATAAAAAAATGAGACTATACACAAAGATCGACGAGTTTTTAGCTGCTCAACCAGCTACTAAGCCTGGACAACCAGCTACTAAACCTGGTACTGCTCCCGGAACTAGACCAACTCCGTCAAGACCTAGTCCTATAAGAAGGGATAAACCATCAACAGAACCTGCACCTAAAGCAAAATTAAAGGATGTTATGGAAAGATTCAATGCGGAACTTAGAAAATCTAAAGCTCCGATAAAATTTAATCTGTCAAAATTAAAAACTAAATACAATGATTAAATCATTTAAAGAAAAATTAGAAGAAGCCTCGTTACAAGGAAACCCAGGCATACCTGGTGAAGGTGGTAAACCTGGATCTTATCTTTCCGATGTTGAAGCAAGAGCAGCCGAAAGAAATGCTGAATTGCAAAGAAGACACGGTAGAGAAATACCTCAGTTCATGGGATTAGTATCTAGAGCTAAACAGATTCAGAGAGGACATGAAGCAGAATTAGAGGCACTTGCTGAAAGAGCTATCAGAACAATGTATGGTGATATCCTGGAAGAGGTCGAATTAAAGATCAAGTTTCCTAAAAATGACGAAATCAAGAAGTCAATGGAAAACGTTCCTTCCGAACCACCTGAAATGCCACAGCTTAAAGAACTTAAAGATGCTGGAATAATTTCAGAAATACACAAAAGAAAGATTGCTAATAACATCACACAGGGTGAGGCCAAAAATACCAAATTAATGCTAAATCTACCGGAGGTTTCTCAGGGATTGATTCAGATACTTGGTGCTGAGGTTGGTAACGAATACAAGGAGCTACTTAATAAAATAACAGAAATCGCTGGATTCTTTGACTGGGCTATTCCGATGGATGTTCAGAAAGAGATGTGGGAAAGAGACAAATCTGGATTTGCTGGTTCTGTTAAGGTACAATGGGAAACTCCAGAAGATTCTAAAGGTAACGAAGACCTCGCTCAGGATATTTTAGACCAATTAATGAATGATGATGAAATTCCTGCTGAAGAAACTGAAGAATTATTCGATCAAACTAAGCCAACTATCTATGCATTGGGTACTGACTTTGCTATGCTTCTTCATGAAACAGTTAAAGGTATCTATGAATTGATAGCAGCTAATGCTATTCCTGATGATGAGGAAGAATCTGAAATAATCATAACCAACACCGATTCACTTGCAGATGAGATCGAAGATCTTAGATATGGTCCAGAAATTGCAGCTGATCTTAGAGATTTTATCAACGGATTCCCAGAGGTTGATAAAATAACGAATCTAAGAGAACATGTTTTTGGAAAAATGATGCTCATGGAAGCATCTGAATTTCTTGATCTAGTTCTTAGAATATTATCTGGTGAGACGTCAGCTAAAAAAGATATGCAGGATATAATTGATGAAGTAGCTAAAGAAATTAGTGACTATGAATTAGATGCAGCTGGTATAGACAGAAACGATGATGACGAGGACGAAGAGGATTATAAAGAAGCACCAGCAAGAGCTGCTGAACCTGAAGAGGACGAGGATGTAGATTATTCACAGCTTGCTAAGAGAGACATCGAAAAGCTTATAGATAAGGCATTGGATGATAGGGACTTTGAGAAAGTTAAGGAACTTTCTAAATATATCAACGAGTCTAAGCAAAAAGAATTATTCGAAAGAGTACATAAGGAAGAAGGATATCCAGGATAATAGGGAACAATATTAAATTTCTGGAGTAGATATATAATAAATAATAAAAATAAAAACAATAATATAATGGAAAATAAACCAGTATTCGAGAGCTTTAGCGAGTTCTTAAAATTTGCTATTAATGAAGGATTAAAAGTAAGCGATTTCACTGAACTTAAAACAGCATTAGCTGCTGAAGGTCTGGATGCTAAAGGAAGAAAGGCATTAGGTGCTATCGAGGAAGTAATTAATCAGGGTAATTATTCACAAGCAATACCTTTGGGTCGTATTAGTAGCTGTCTATCAGATATGACAAGAACCGATGCAACTGAGATTTCTAGCATCGATTTCGATCTACAAGAATTTGAATATAAGAATCTTTTGGGTGGTTCAGTTCTTGATGGATCGGGTAAAAGAATAGGGTTTGCCCAATATTTAGCCAAATTAAACCTAAAAAATATTGGTGGATTTAAGGATCCATATTACGATAGCGGTAAAAAGAAATTCACATCAGGTGAGAAAAATGATGGTGATTTCCTTTCGGGATCAGGTCCAGTTAATCAATACCTTATTGTAGATAATCAAGCTAAACTTGACGCTAAAGTGTGGAGATATGATAGTCCAGTTAAGAATCAATTATTAAAGACACCATCTGGATTCGTTAGCGAGCCACAGCCTGCCGATAGAAAAGGTTCATCAGATGTATCTGTACAATACTATTTCTATTACCCTGTTAAGATCGTTCCACAAGGTGGTGTTGAATATGAATCTAGGGAGATTATACAGTTCGTAAGACAAAAAACAACAACTGCAGAAACATTAAAACCTATCGTTATTCAGGATGATAACACTCTTTTTGATGTTAATAAATCAGTTCTTAAAGAAGAAGGTAAAGCTGCAATATTAGCAGCACTAGGTAACGTTGCTTCAGCTAATAGTATTACTGTTACTGGTGGTGCATCACAAGAAGGTGATAAAGCTAGAAACGAAGCACTTTGTAAAGAAAGAGCTCAAGCGGTTGCTGATTATATTAAATCAACTACCTCTTTCAAGGCTGCTGATGTTAAGGTTTCTGATAAATTAGACATTCAACCAAAAGCAAGTACTGAAGACAGAAAGACCTGGAGAAGAGTTACACTTAATGTTGAGGGTGAATATTTAGCACCAGTTGATAAAACAACTCCTGAATTAGTTTATATGGCATCTGAAGATTCAAACAAGGCTGATAAAATCATTATAGCTCAGGCAGTAATTCAATTAAATTCTAGCGTTATAGCTTAATCGTAACATAAAAAACAAAAAAACCCTAGATAATATTTTATCTAGGGTTTTTTGTTTTTATATGGATTCTAATTTGTAGTTTCCATTGACTTATTAAATTCTGCATTCATTCTTTCGTCCGTGTCTACTGGATCTAAATATCCCATTGCAAAAACTAAGTAGTAAGAGCCTTTTATTGTTACAATTGTGAAGTAATATGAATCATAACCCGCTTCAATATTTGCTGGATCATTTAATATCTTAGAGATTCGTGAAGCATATGTTTTTTCAACCAATTCAATACCATATTTTTCCGGATTAATATTCCCATTACCTTCACTATCTGCGGTGTAGCTAAATATATTGTGACTAGGTGCTTTAGATCTACTATATGGCGTATCTGCTTCCCCGAATTTTTTTACTTTCACGTGGGTATAGCATCCTTCCTTAAATCTATCTAGCTTTGTAAGATTTTTACCTGATGCACTAACTGTGCTATCTACGAATTTAATTAATTCTTTTTCAAATGCTGTTTCTTTAGATTGAGCATTTACCTGTGCAGTTGTTACCGATGCGATAATTAAAACTGCGATTGCGATTAACTTTTTCATATCTCTTAATTGTTTTTGTTTTTAAATACATTACAAATATAAGACCACAACTCGGGATAAAAAAATTTTATTGATTTTTTATTGATTTTTTTTATCCCTACCGGATTAAATACATTTTAATGCATCTACATCAGTAAAAATAAAAGACGTCACTAAAAGCTTTTATTTTAGCTTATACTAATACTGTGTTCGTAGTAATTCTACAACATCCCATGCATCTTCCAAAGCATTATGAGTAACTGCTCCATCTATCTTAGCTCTCTGCTTACATTGATTTAATGAAGGCAATGAATCATCCTCGATCCAATTGGTAAATAATATCGATGGATCAATAATTCTTTGCTTAATTCTGAATATTTGTTTCCATCTCGGAAGTTTCTCGATAAACAATTTATCAAATGTACCAAAGTTTTTACCTGCTACATTTAGAGAGACAGGATTCATGTTAGATTTTAATACCGGATATGACTTGCCGTTAATGATTCTAAAATGCTCACCAGTTTGCGCATGGCTCCATCCGCTGGTATCTTCCTTTTTAACCATTCCATTATCATACAGGAATCTAAATAGGGCATCAGCAACATCGCTTTCATTTAAAAATTGCATACCGGTCATATGAACCAAATCATTCTTTTCATCCAGTGATTCTGCCTCCTGATAATGAACTATAGCCTCGATGAGATCCTTATTCATATTGATAGCAAATGGGGATCCAGTGATTTCTTCCCTTTTAATTGCAACGTGGAATTTTGGGATGTCCTCAAATGGAAGCTTGTTGTTTGTATCCTCTACAATAACTCCGATTGATAGGATTTCATTTTTTTCCGGATTAAGTCCGGTGGTCTCGATGTCTATTGATAAGTATTTCATATTATTTATATTCGATATATTATCTTTGTTCCTTTAGTTTTTTAAAAATTGAAATCTGTCGGGGTGTCATTTTATATACTGGGACGAATTCCCACATACATTCGGCACAATTAGTAACGTGCATTCCTTCCACTTTAACAGAGAATATATTATGACCAGTAATCTCAACCTGTGCAACAACATCCTCCGGATCCTCATAATCACCACCGGTCATGTTGTTATTGGAGGCTTTAACTGTCTCCGTAACCCACTCTGCATATTTCACTCTCAGTGAATCAGGAATTTCAGATTCCTCACCATATTGATACATCGGATATTCAACATTATTACAACTGGAAATAGCAATAACCAGGATCAATAAAGGCATTATTTTTTTCATACGTCTTTTTATTTTCATGCAAATGTAATTTATGATTACGGAACAAAAAAATGTACGTATTTTTTTTGGTTATGGGAATATATAAAATAAAAAACCAAAACTAATATGTTATTAAAGAATGGGTCTAAAGGAGAAGACGTAAAAAAACTCCAAGCTAAATTAGGATTAGCTGCTGATGGAGCTTTCGGTCCGGGTACTGAAGCTAAGGTTAAAGCATGGCAAGCAGCTAATGGATTAACTGCTGATGGCGTTGTTGGTGATGGAACATGGACTAAATTATTTGGTGCTGCTCCAGTTGCTGCTGCTCCAGTTGCTATACCTGCTTCTGATTTTAAATTGGCAGCTCTTAAAGGTCATATTCCTGATGCAGTTATTGCACAAATTCCTGCTACTGCTTCAAAATTTGGGATTAGTAATGTACTAAGACTTGCTCACTTTTTAGCTCAGTGTGGTCATGAATCTGGCGGATTTAAAGCAGTTAGTGAAAACCTTAACTACTCTGCGGATGGTCTTAAAAAGATTTTTCCAAAATATTTCCCAGGTACACTTAATGAATCTTATGCAAGACAACCTGAAAAGATTGCTGCAAGAGTTTATGGTGGAAGAATGGGTAACGGTGACGAAGCTTCTAAAGAAGGTTTTAAATTTAGAGGTAGAGGTTATATCCAATTAACAGGTAAAGCTAATTACACTTCATTCGATAAATTCGTTGATGATGATATCTTAGCAAATCCAGATTTAGTTTCAACTAAATATCCATTGGCTTCTGCAGCTTGGTTCTTCAACAACAATAAACTTTGGTCTATTTGTGATCAAGGAGCTACTGATGCTGTTGTTACCTCAGTTACTAAAAGAGTTAATGGAGGTACAATTGGCTTAGCTGATAGAATTAAGCACTTCAAAGAGTATTATTCTCTTTTAAAATAATTTGAATAACAAATAACACCAAAAGGCTCGGTTATCCCCGGGCCTTTTTACTTATTATAATATATAATTTTCAAATATCTAAAATATTAAGAATATGGAAGCAAAAGAAACAAATGGCAATTCGAATATATCAGGATTCGCCGACGTATTTCTATCTAAACTAAAAGAACAATCATTTACCATAGTACTCATGATAGGTGTTATTTGGTATCAAGGTAGAATGATGGAAGAGCGAGTAGCATATTGGCAGAAATTATATGAAGAGCAGAAAGCCTATATTGAACAGACTAACAAGGAGGATAAATCCATTATGCTAGACAGGATTAAATATCTGGAGGACCAGAGGGACAAGTATGCTGAGGATGCAATAAACGAATTAAAATAAAAATAAAAAATAAATTATGTCAACAGAAACAAACACAAATTTTGAAAACAATCAATCGGCTGAAACCCACTCAGATGGAACTTCAGGCGGTGCATCGATTGATACTACAACAACTGCATCTGCAGGAGTATCAACAGGAGATGAAAATGCCTCAATCGGTATTGAAGCATCTGTTAAAACCGGAACTGAAGCATCTGTTGAGGGTGGTTTAGATGGTAATAACGTTTATGTGGAAGCAAGTTATTCAGATACGACTGAAGCTCATATTACAGTAGATGGTCAAGCTAATGCTGAAGGATTTGGTGCTAGTGGTACAGTAGATGCTTATGTTAAAACAGGAAACGAAGCTGAACTTGAAGTAAGAGCAGGTGATGAAGGTGTAGTAGCAAATGGAAGCGTATCAGCGGGATCAGCGGCTGGTGTAGATGGAGAAGGAACATTAGATTTAAGAGAAGGTTCAGTTACAGCCGGTGCAGGAGTATCAGTTGGTGAACAAGTTGGAATCGGTGGAGGTGGCGAAGCTACTTATGTTGATGGAGTTGCAACAATCGGAGTTAGCGGTGAAGTAGCAGTACTACTTGGTGTTGATGTTGACCTAAGCGTTAGTATTGATACAAATCAAATAGCAGAAGATGCCGCTGCAGCACAAAAATTAGCTGAAGAACAAGCTGCAGAAGCAAAAAGATTAGCTGATGAGGCTGATAGGGTATTAGCAGAACAAGCTGCAGAAGCTCAAAGAGAAACTGAAAGATTAGCTAGAGAAGCTCAGGAAGAATTTGACAGACAAGCTAGAGCTGCTCAGGAAGAAGCTGATGCTGCAGCCAGAGAAACCGAGAGATTAGCAAGAGAAGCTGATAATGCATTTAAAGACGCAGGAAACCAAATAGATAAAGGATTCAAGAAAGCTTTTAAATGGTAATCTATGTCAGAAGTAATTACTCTTACAAAAACTGAATATCTTATAGGCCATTTACAAGAGGATCTAAATCCCCTCGTAGAAATGATATTATCAAACCATAAAGAGGGGAGAAACATGTCAAAGGATATTACTAATATAAGGTATGAGGATATCAGAATAAATTTTACACCACAGGTACAGGGGATAGTACAAGTCCTCTGTAACGAGTGGTTTTCTTCGTTTGGAGAGGAAATAGAACTTTGTTGGCAAAATCAGGAGGGTCAGGATCCAAATTCCGCATTCTGGGCTGTTATCCACAATCACAATGAATCTACAAATCTGCATTCCCACGAGACACAGGATAACTATGAGGGAGGAGCTCACGTAAGTGCTGCTATTTGGATTCAGGTTCCCAAAGACAGTGGAAATCTAGTATTTCAATATCAGATTAACCCATACAGAACATGTCATAAAGAGATTGTAGCTGAAGCCGGTAAATTTGCGATGTTTGATAGCACCCTGCCGCATTACGTCACAAAGAATTTCAGCAATGAACAACGTATTGTAATCAGTATGAATTTTAGGAGAAAGAGTTAAAAAACTTTATATCAAAAAAATATATAGATAAAATTCAAAAAATATTAACCCGTAATGGCAAAGGCAAAAACACAATCAGCAGTTTCGTTTGTTAAAAAAACAAACACATCTTGTGACAGACACTCTAAGAGCGGTACTTCCAAAAATAAGAGCTCCAAGAATTATAAGAAAGCTTATAAAGGTCAGGGAAGGTAATTAAATGCCGGATACAAAAAAGGACACTAATATTAGTGTCCTTTTTATTTGATATTTGAAAATATTAAGCTTCCGCTAAAATCTCTTTGATTTTTGTATCCATAGCAGATTTAGTTTGCATTCCCGATACTCGATGTACCTCAACACCATCTTTAAGGTAAACCAAGGTTGGTATATTTCTAACGGAGTATTTCTGAGCAACTTCCTGATGTTCATCAACATTAAGCTTAGTAATAACTACACCACTATCATTTCCTTCCGGATATTCACTTTTTAAGCTCTCGAAAGCTGGAGCCATTGCTTTACATGGTCCACACCATTCAGCATAAAAATCAATTACTTCTAATTTCATATTTATTAATTTAGTTTAGCGAGTCTTTTTGCATCCTCTATATCTTTTACTCCGAATTTCTGAGCTTGTTTCAAATAAACATCATCCAAAAAATCATCCGGATTCTTAGTAACGATGCTATTCCAATCATTATATTGGGTTGTATATTTCCATATATTTTCAGTGGTAGATAATTCTGGATTTAATTTAGTTTTATATAGATATCCCCCAACAGATCCTCCAGTTCTATCAGATCCATGTGCACAATGTATTAGTGTGTTTCCCTTGGATAATAATTCATTTATCTTATCCTGATCTTCCGTTGGCGAGAGCTTATAGAAATCGCATCCTATTTCTTTGCATAATTCCATCTCTTTTTCTATTGAAACTGATCTCTGAAGAGGTAGATGTTTACCATCCTTCCCATCATCATTTAACCTAATTACGTTTTTAACGTTATATTTAGTATAAACGTTCCTCATGATATCAAGAGGAAACTGAGCACTCCTGTAATTAGTTTTTTTACCGTCCGGGATTATATGGAAATTATATTTTTCTGCAATTCTAGGATCTATCTTTTCTGGATCAGCACCGAGACCTAGTGGTAGAAATGTTTCGTCAGTTTCAATATCCTTGTTAACCTCTCCTGATTTAATTCTATTTTCTCTCTTTGGTGCAACGTTTGATCTAAGCGTTGGATTTTCTGAATCTAGAATATTTATGGATACCTGAAATCCTGGTTTGAAATCCTTACCTGTAATTTCATACCATCTTGACTGGTCGTCTCTCTTAGCTAACCAATGATCATTAACAACCTTATATTTATATGGATCACCCTTTCTTACAATTATCTCTGAATCTGTCAGTGTCGGGGTTTCCAAAATTGAATTATTTACACTCTCCTGTATAGCAAGGTCTAAATTCTTACCGATCTCCTTAATTGCTTGAGTTTCACTATGTGCCTTTGCAGATGTTGGTGAATATCCAACTGGCGGTTCTATTACCGTTGCTCCCTCTTTAGAGAAAAGCTCATAATAAGCTTTCACTTTGGCAGCAGTAACATTCTTGTTATTCCCCCATCCCCAAGATCCCTGTACCACAAAGAATTTGGCTTCTGGGAATGCCCTTCTTAGCTCTATAAATAGACCTCTCACGTCATCCCTGATACTAAATCCGCTATTAGTACCAATTTTTATTACTACATTCTTGATGGATTGTGTTGTTGGAAATTTAGCAACAGCTTTTTTAAGCCATTCTGTATTAACACCGGATTTCCATAAGTTAGCTTCAGATCCAACCGGACCTAAAATATCCACATCAATAGAATTCTTAGCAATTAGCGGGGTTAGAGAATCTCCAATTATAATATTTTGTAAATTAGAAGATTGCGATTCGTACAGTTTTGAAAACTGATTAAAATTATATACTTTTTCCATGCAGTATATATCAGTTTATTTAATTACAGTTCGCTCAAAAGCATCATTTCTTTATCCCAGGCACCCAAAATTTGCCAATAAAATCCAAATGGACTCTGTACTAATAAAATAGGATCCCTTTTTTCATATGCTTTTCTAAATTTATCAGGTTCAGCAATAACATAGAATACTGGCTTCTTTTTACAAAGCTTCATCATATTATCAGTGTAGCTTTTCATGGTCTGTATAGCATCATCTGGAAATTCTGGGACAAATAGATCCGAAGTGTTCATGACTACATCATACTTTTCTAGTAAGACATCAATCTTCTCGTCAGTAGTGTTTTGAAAACCGTTGAAAAAAGCGTGGAATTTGTCATACTTCTTACGGTTTTCTAGTCTTTCGATTAGAGCTTCTACTTCTCTGCGTGAATACTTTTGAGTGATCAAATCTCTCTTGTATTTAAGAACTTCGATTTTGTCATCTAGATTAGCCATAGTCCAAGGAGTTGGTATAGTTTCCAATTCACCCAAGATATCAATTGGCTTCATTGCTATTTTCTTAGATACAGGTTCGGAGTCTTTGCTATCATCACTAGATAAGGATGATCCGACGGTCAGAAATGTATTTATTCCGGTTCCGCCTCTGTATCCGGAGCTGTAATTTTTAAAGTCAAACAGGAAAGTTTCGTCTAGTCCATCATTCGATGAAGGCGTACCAAAAAGAGCATTTTCTTCTTTCAATGCTCGATTGAGTCTCAAGACTCTTTTTAAAAATTTAATCATTATTTATTATTATTTAGTTAAAAAATTATTTATTTTTTCTTTAATTCCCAATTGTTTAATTCCTTCAGTCGATCTTGGTGTTAGAACAAAGTTTTCTAACCCATATCCACCGTTTGCTCCTGGACTCATATTAAGATCGTCGATAGCAACCCAATGTGTTATATCGGGATTTTTTTCAAGATACTCCTGGATCTCCAATATTCTCTTTTTTTCCAACCACCATTTCCACACAAACAGGTCGTTGGCATTTGGATCAAATTCATCCAAATTTGGTGTAATTGCAATGGGTCTTTTAATAATACCCTGTGCTTCATAGTAATCACCAAGCTCCTCTAGTGTTGCATGAAGTTTCCAATCCGAGCTCACAACAATTTCAGCACCGGTCTCCTGAAGTATCTCATTTAGAATCTTGATTGCTTTTTTATCAAAATCATCAAAACGGATTTCGACTGGTGCATCTTTTAAATTTGGACTACTCTCAGGATTAGCCGATCTATATTTAGACCACTTTTTCGTTCTGCCTCCCCAATTATTATGAAGACATATTACTCCGTCATTATCCAGGAACAAAATTTTCATAACATTTAATATTAATATAGGTCCTCGGAGAATAATCTATCTCCTCTGATTTCATTGTGATCCATAACTTGATCTTCTCTAATCGCAATTTCCAGTGCTTCCTCACGTCCAACAAATCTATTTGTATTCGTTAGGAATCCCTGCTCATGTTCTCCAACACCATCTTCAGCATTTTCAACACTTCTTAGTCCGGTTAGACAGCTCATGGTCCACATAGCCTGTCCGTGCCTATGCCCTAACACCACCAAACCTCTATCGCAATTCTTTGGTAGAACTTGTGGAATTTCTTTTTTCAGAGTAATGTCTTTGTACCAGATCGCAGCACATAGAATATATTCTCTGGATTTTTTATTCTTAACCGGCTCATCAATGACAGGGATGGTTTCACTAAATTCTATTCTAGCAACCCATTTGCATCCAGATTGATTCTGCGTTAAATCAAAAGGATCTACCTGTCTTCCTAATGGATTAATCTTTAAGTGGTAGAATGAAACTTCCTTGCCCTCCAATTCCAATAATCTATGATCTGACTTGTCTGAATCAATAAGAACAACGGATCTTATTGATTCCTTTCCAGGACCTCCATAGGTGGTATATTCAATTATCCACCCGTGCTTGTTCCATAATATTCCTTTATTCTTCATCATAGATAAGTATTAACTTTATAAGCCTCGTAATCGTATAGATTAGCCGAGTAATGTGAGTATTTAGGATCAACTAAATAATCTATCACTTTTCCACTATTAATATTTTTGCTCTTCCACTCATATTGTCCCTCAGCATTCAATTCAGGCAAGCTTATCACCTCACATTTAATACCTACCCCGTATTCATATTCATAGTGTATATCACCAATCTTGATGTCTTCCACTATGATATTACCCCTTGTGTGAGTTTTCATATTAGTAATTTATTTGGTCTCAACGATATTATATGTTCCTTCCATTACACCAAGACTTGATTCCTCCTGGAATTTGTAAGTTTCTGCTTTATCTGTTGAATTCATCGGACGTGTTAAATACCAAACTTGAGTTTCTTTCCAAGTGATGGTAACTAATTTTTGTCCTTTGGGTAAATTGATTGTACCTTCTCCGCCCCAAGATTTTACTCGAGCATTTTCTGTGCATGAAGCTAATGTGATAGCTACTAAAGCGATTGCTAATACTTTTTTCATATTTCTATTTTTCTAATTTATTTAACTCCTCATAAAGTCTAGTTCTAAAACTTTCTTCTCCATCGTCTCCGCTTAGCAGCCAATCAACTCTTTGAGCATAGACTTCCGCTATTCTAAGCGCTTTAACGGCATTTTTAAACTCGTTTATGACGTCATCGGGATATTGGTAATGGTTTAGATCCTCCGGGTACTTTTCGTACCAACTAGGATCTCTAAAATCGTCCTTTATCTCCTCCTGAGTCTTAGGTCTTCCGCTTCTTTCAATCTCATGTTCTATCTGATCAGCTATATAGCCTATCTTATATTGATTATAATCAAATGCTCCCCCGCTCATCTCAGATTAATTTGATGAATTACCAAAACCAACGCTCTTCTGACCTTTACCTCTAGGTTTTTTCTTCATCTCCTTAAGATGGTCTATAGCATCGTCATATGCTACATCCAGAAGGAATACTGAAATGAATAGCTCCTTAAGGTGTGACATCGACATTCCATCTGTATCAGAAACCCATCTCTCAATATCAACTTTAGCATCCTCACCAAGTTTTCTTTCCAGATATGCTTTTCTTACCTCATTACTTGGTGGAGCAATATAATATCTTCTATCAAATCTTGATGGACGATTTGTAATACGCTCTTCCAATTTTTCTGGGTAATTAGTTGTTGCAATATAAACAACATTTTCTATCTGTTTAATACCATCCAGCATATTAAGAAGCTGTGAAGTGATGTAGCTGCTTTCTCCTGCGATTGAATCAATATCCTCAATAATAACTACAATCGGTCTGATTGGTTCGATTTGTCTTAATTTAGGGACAAGATCTAAATAACCTCTAACTGTATCCTCGTCTTTTATATTAATAACTAAACCGCTAAGCTCCTCGATGATGTGTTTCATACACAGCTGCAGTATACCTGATTTACCCGCTCCAGGATCTCCATATAAAAGAATTCCTCTTTTGTGCATCAGCTTATATTTAGAATATGTCTCTCTTCTTTCCCAGAAGCTTTTAAGATCATTTAGAATTACTGCAATCTCCTTAGTTGGCAATTCGTATAGCTCATCGGTGTTTATCTGCTGTCTTCTTATCGCCCATTCACCAGATCTGTTATTATATTGGGGTTCATATAATCCAGGCTTTAGAGCTCTGACAGTTTCTGGTGAAGGTAAGAAGCTTCCATCGCCAACTATTGACCATTGATGAAAATTAATTTTTTCCGTCTCCTCCTCCTCATGGGGATGTCTTAATTCATCATCTGATAGGTATCTGTTTTCTAGCATATCTTTCTTTTTTATTATTTTAATCCTTCTGTTGGTTAATATAAGATCTTCTATTATCTTTCTCATTTAATATTTTGGCAAAAGAGCCTTCTTTTTTCTGTCAAGATCAACCTGCGGTATCATAATAATAACCGGATTTGTTCCGTTCCATTCGGGATCAGCATTCCAGACCTTCATCGTATTGATGGAACTTGGATCATTCTCCGCAAGGAAGAGCGTGTCCCTAGATTCGGTTGCATATGCAAAATCAGCAAACTTTACTGGTGCTTGAGGTGTTTCTCTCCTTTGTGAATATGCCACAGTAGAGATAGTGATTAAAAAAATAGTTAGAGTCTTATTCATCTTTCTTTCCTTTGTTTTTATTATCTGTTCCAAAATCCTTAGCAAGGTCTTCCCATATGGATTCACCTTTCTTTGGTTTATTTGTTTTCTTTTTGTTATTCGAATAATTTGTCTCGAGATACTCCCATGTGGATTCGACTGAATGACATATTGGATTCCCATCCTCGTCACTTGCTCCATATCTTATTTCCCCTTCCTCATGGATCTTAACCATCTTACCATCGATCATTTTATAGCATGGAAATAGACTCCAATCTTTCTCTCCAAAGTCACTCTCGTAACAAAACCAACTAAACCAATCATATCCTTCGTCACCATAAACCTCTCTGATCAGTATATCTATTATACGATTTAGATCGTCATTAAAGTCTATCAGATCTATCTTCAATTTATAAGCTGCATCAGATTTTTCTTGCTGTTTTTTGAGTCTTAATATAATCTCTGCAAATCTGGAATATTCCATGTTATCTTTTTATTATTAAAGGGACTTTATAGTTTTTGTTTCGCTTTCCTATTTATTAGTATGCAAATATAATCATTAGATACGGTATAAAAAAATTGGATATATAATAAATGAAGCCAAGTAAGGAATATTTAGATCATATAATAAAAAGGTTGGAAGCCATGAATCCTGGTATCTCAAATTCAAGTTCAGAGGGATCATGTAATTTGGACTATAGTCTTCCTTCATTTGAGGAGCAATTAGGTAGAACCGCGATGGAATATCTAAAAAATAAAAAGGATCATGAAATACTTCCTGATCCGATGTTTCCTGATAGAAATCAATATTAATTTATACTATCCGATATAAATTTAAACAGTGGAGCTATCCATAATCTACCAAGTAGATAACTTATTGAGAATATCACTATCCAAACTATTATTGCCTGCCAATTTAAAGATTTTATAAATTTCATGATTCTTTAGATTAATTCCTCATAATTATATCCCATTTTTATCAGTTGTTTCAGATCACCGTTAATGTAGTGGTACATTGAATTACCATCAGCCATGGAATTTCCTATATAACTAAATCCGGGTAAATCTATTACGTCCTTGCTGTCAATTATTATTATTGGGTGTCGTAGTAATTTGGCCTTTATTTCGCTAGGAACCCCAATATAACTTGAGCAGGAATTTCTAATTCCTATATTACATGACATACTCTTAAATCCGGAGCTACAACTAAAGTTTTTGCGGTCACCAATGGGCATGTCATTAAACTGACCACCTATTGTATTACTCTTAATGAATGTAGGTGTATCATGTTTATGATTTTTTGGTATTTTAGTTTTTATTACGGATGCTATCTCTTCCATCTCTCCGGATGATCCAACTGATTTTTTTTTCTTAAAAATGTCCAGTATCATATTATTTTGTTTTTATAGCAGATTTAACTTCCTCTAATTTATTCAATTGTATATTTGATGGTTTAGCTTCCGAGTTTCTGATACTTTTATAAACATTTTTTATAGCAGAGCCTAATAATTCAGTACCTAATAAAACCAATTTCGTAGTAATATCATAGATAAAAAGATGATTTAATATCGAATCCTTGCTAGACTTATCCTCTACGATTTTGTTATTAGGGCTTTCTGATATTTCCCATCCCTTGTTACCTTTGTAGTATTTTTCGTTTAATCTCACATCGGTACTAAATTTACCGAAATCTGATTTTTTATTACCAGCAGATTTAGTCTTAATCGATTCTCTTATTAATTCCCTTATTTCTTCATTATAATATTTTGCCATCTTTTGTGCCATTGCTTATATTTTTATTTGTTGTGATTTAAGTCTACCAATAACTTCGTCCCAATGAGCTGCATCCAAATTCATGGCTTCTTCAATTTGTCCTTTTTTAGCAAAATGTTTACAGAGCTCCGATAATTCAATTGCTGCTATATAGTTATCCAATTTTGATAATCTACCACTATATGGATTGGAATTTGATGATTTCAAAACAAGCTCCATGGTTTCTTCTACGCTCATATGCTATATTATTTTTAGTTACTTAAGGGTGCTTTAATTGCGGTATGTGATTGATAGTTTTTGATAACAAAATCATCAGATCCCCAGTTTTCCATGCTTCCTAAGATTGTAAGTCCCGAATCATAATCCATGATTTGTAATGTGGGTAATAGATATGGTTCTCTTGTTCTTTTTGGCGTTGAAGTATAATAGTCATTATCAAAATCCGGTAAATCATTTGGATTAAAATATCTTTCCATTCCTGTTTCGTAATTATTATTAAACCAAATATTATATCTCTCCTCATCAGTTAAATCTCGTCCAATCTGTTCCTCTGCTTGTTCAATATGATTTGAATATAAGTGAACATCACCAAGATTTCCAATCAATTCATCAGGAACCATGTTAACTTCCCTAGCAATGATTTCTAATAACAAACCATAAGAAGCAATGTTAAAGGGTAAACCTAAGAATGTATCTACTGAACGTTGATTCCATATTAGAGAGATTGTTCTTTTTGGAATATTTGCATTAGTGTATCTCGTGTCTAATTGGTGTGTCATTGATTGTATTTCCATTCCATTTGGTTTGAAGTCATCAACGGATTTGTTTGGATATGTTTTTCTAAACAATTCACCTCTTTCATTCAAACTCAACTCTCTTGTATAAACTTGAAACCCATAATGACAAGGTGGTAAAACCATTTGGTCTAATTCTCCAACATTCCAAGCATTAACCATTAATCGTCTAGAATCTGGGTTTGTTTTAAGATCGTTAATTAGATTTTGGATTTGGTCTAAATAGATAGGTTTACTGTCATCTGTTAAATCTTGTAATCCTCCCCATTGTCTCCACTGCCTACCATAAATTGGACCTAATTCTCCCCATTCTGCAGCAAATGCTTTATCCATTTTAATCCATTGAATAAATTCTTTTTCTGACATTTTACTATAAGTGGAAGAACCCTCTGCTTTTAATTTATAATTCTTATAAGCATCACCATCCCAAATATGACAATTATTATCAACAAGGAATTTGATGTTTGTATCACCGCGTAAGAACCAAAGTAATTCTGTTACGATTGTTTTCCATGGCATTTTTTTGGTTGTAAGTAAAGGGAATCCTTCTGACATTTTGTGTCTGATTTGTCTTCCGAATACTGAGATTGTTCCAGTTCCGGTTCTATCACCTTTTGTTACCCCATTATCGAGAATATCCTGTAGGAGTTCTTGGTATTGTTTGTCCAACCTATTCATTTCTTATATCTTTTATAGTTTATAATAATTGACCATTTAGGCCAGCTAGAATTAGTTACATTTTCAATTCTTTCGCAGCTAATAAATTCATAGCCACTCTCATCATTAAGAACAGACACAAAATCATAATTTGAATCTTCCACCGAAAATAAAACACGAACATGCTCCTTTATTTTATTTACAATTCCCATATACTTTTCTTTCTTCGTTTAAATCTCTTTAACATCATTTCCCAAATCAGGACTATCACTTGTATCATCCTCTTCATTGACCAATTCTTTTTTGTATTGATACCATAGAGGATTTGGTAATCCACTGTAGTGATCCCATAATTCCTCCTCAACTAGGTTTATTTCACTCATTGACACTATTTTGATCATCCTCTACCCATGTATAAATATCAATCTCTAGTGGATTTGATTTACCTGGAATGTACTCTGGATTATTAACGGTCTTCCATTTCATCCCGCATCTCTTGCATGTACATTTGGTTGGCATCCATCCAAAATTATAGGAATATTTATGTCCACGAATCTTACAAATAGTTTTTTTAATGAACGTCCCCATATTTTTAGGAAGAAGATTCACCACCGCTAAAATACTTTTTGATCATATCCAGTCTATCCTCAGCTTCCGCTAATAACTGTAATGATTCAGTGGCATCCTTTAAAAAATCATTCGCTGTATGATCTCCGATACCAACTGCCTGGTTCTCCAATAAATCTAAAGCCATTAATGCTTTTTCTCTGTCTGCTAATGCCTGAGCTTTTAAGGCTGCTATTACTCTTGTCTTTTTCATATCTACTGATCTTTATTATTTTTTATTTTCATTTTTTCAAAAATACCAGATAACTTTGAGTATTCTTCTCTAATATCTTCAGTTCTGTCTTCTTCCTTGAATCTAACATTCACTATTTTTACTATCTTATTATGGATCTCATCCAATATAGTTTCTGGTCCTTTCCTTCTGGACATGTAATATATTGATTCGTCGGTATATGAATCAAAAGACAGTCTTATTTTAGCTGATCTGGTGTATTTCTCTATAATCTCAATTCCGACATTACGATTTACCCAGGGTCCAATTTTAGGCATTATGTTATATCCCAATGTACCATCATCTTTTGGCGGTGGAGGTGATATACGGACTTTCATCGATCCTGGTATTTCTTCGCATATAAACGAAACGTATCTCTCCATTATTGAATCTTCCATATATCAATTTTTATTTAGCTTCTCGTTAAGGATACCAATTTCATTTTTGAATTTAGCAATCTCCTTTATTAGCGAGATGTTATTATTTTTCTCATTCCTCCAATAATAATAAAATTTATCACATAGAGGCTTTTCTAGAGCTAGCTTTTCCTTATGAATAAATTTTGGCTCCTTTACTGTAGTTACACCAAACTCATTAACGTACATAAGTCCGGCATATTCAGGAACTTCCTCTGGTTTAATAAGTCCCTCGGGTACACAATAATAAAATTTATTAGGTCTAAATTTCCATTCTGTAGGTATGAAATTATGTTCGCTAACACTTTTATTAAGTTCCTTATCCCATCGGTATTTATATTTCTTAACCAGGTATGTACCGTCTTTCAATATAGAATGTTTATCGACTTTTTTAGAGTCATTAAGGAAATCCGCTCTACTTATTTTGATCTCTATCTCATAGCAATATCCAGAATTTCTCTGGACCACCAGAAAATCGCTTTCCCAATTATGTCTAAATAGGTAGAGATTTGAAACAACGAATTTAATGTTACTTATATCAAATCTGCTCTCGAGAAGTTTCTGTATGCTCTTTTCCGAATGCTTTATTTTGGTAGGATTAATCCCACCATCCTCGCATATCGGTTCCGTCAAACCAATTGTAGTAGTGGTTTTCTTCTTTCTTTTCCTCCTCATTTAATTTTTCGTATATTTCCTTATATTCATCATGATTTTGTCCACTGAATATGATCCAAAGCTCCTTCCATTCAGCCTCAGAGATCTCCCTGGTTCTATCATAAACTTTTCTATTATGAATTTTTTCCTCTTCAGTATCCTTATCAACCAATCTACTAAGCCCAGGCTTTCCTTCAACGTCTTCGAATTCCCATGGATGATGTATAATTTCGCCAAGCTCTGCCTCGGCCATCTCTATGTAATTGTCCTCGTTGTAATTTTGAATGATCTGTGAAGCTCTTCTCATGGCATTAACCTTTTTCATTCTAGGTTTATCTATTTCCAATCCTTTCTCTTCGAGATTAACTGACATATGATCCAATGAGATTCTTACAAATTCCAGAGTTGAATGATGGTCCCACCAGTAGTGATTCATCAGTGGTTTTCTAAACCTCCAAACATTCCTGATAAATCTTGGTATATCATAGCGAAATACCGAATACGTTTTATATAATTTACTTTCGTGCCATGTTAACCTCTTAAGGCTCTTTGCAAACGAATCGGAGAAATTTACTTCCATGGTATATTAATTTTAAAATCATATACGGTTTGCTCTAATTAGTTTCACAAAAAAGGCCGAAATCTGATTGATATCGGCCTTTTTTATATTTTTTAAAGATTAAGCTTCTTCTTCCTCCTCTTCGTCATCATCTTCATCTTCATCGTCGTCTTCCTCTTCTTCATCTTCCTTATCATCATCTTCACCCTCGATATTAACGATGATATTATCTACCTCAGGTTCAGCTAGTTCGTCGTCTCCGCTTTCCTCCTCGTGACCTGGATTTTCCATTTCATTTCTAATCCACTCAGCAACTTCCTGAATATCATCTTTAGATGTAGCGATATGATCAGCTGCCCAATCATGCCCATTTTTCAGCATGTTATCAACTTGCTCTGGTTCCATTTTAAGAATCTCATCAATATAATGTTTGATAGATGCAAGATTCTGAAAGAACATATAATGTTGTGGATCACCACCATGTTCTTCTCCATGCTCCTCCTTAATAGAAGGTGCAGCTTTTGATTTTTTAAAATCTTCGAATGAAGCTATTTTATTCATAGGTTTTCTTTTTTTATTATATATCGGTATACCATATTAGTTTCCTAATAAGTAGTCGCTATATTTGAGTTTGGTTGGTTTTATGTTGGGAAAATAGTATTTATACACTTTTTTGGTTTTTTCGACGTATATCGTCTTATAAAATCCGTCGGGAACAGTGGCTCCTGTTGGTAGCTTCTTAGATTTTGCGGTAAATACTAATTCTATTGTCACTGTAACTTTACTGCTTTTAGCTAATTCTCTTTCATATTCTTCAAGGATTCGCCAAACTCCTCTGTTAAGGTATTGATCCTGTAATGCGCAATTGAGGTAACTGAATGTCTTCTTAAGCATGTCTTTGGTACAATTAAAATCAGCAGCGGGTGCTAGATGTCCTTTATCGTACAGATTTTTGACATAATCCAGATTGTCTGAGGTTTTTATACTGTCGTTGGTATAGAAGTCCATACCAGCTCTAGATGCTGTTCCAGTGGGACATAGCACATCATATTTTATGAATCTTGGTTGCTCCAGCTTCTCACTGTAGATAACCTCATAGATATCAGTTTTAACTTTAACCGAATCCCTAAGAACCTGAGAAAATAAAAGATTGGTTGAAAATAATAGGGTTAATAATAATAACGTTTTGGCTTTCATTTAAAATTGTTTTAGCCTATATATCATCAGTATTAACCCTATATTATAATTTTATATTCGGTTGAATAAAAGGGTGCCTTCCGAATTAAATTAATTTATTATTCCATGGATTCTCCGCAGTTTGGACAGAATTTCCATGTTTTCTTTTTCATTCTTGTTCCACAGCCTGTGCAGTATGATCTGATTTCAGATACCTCTACTGGCTTAGTGGATCTTGGTAATATTTGATATTCACTAGTGTATGAGCTGTACAGAGAATAAGATCCGCTATCATTACCAAAAGACTGATCCGATTTACTTCCCTTCTCTACCATACCGGTTTCTAAAGTTCCTGATACATTAGCAGATCCAGCTACAGGAGAGCTATAATAAGCGGTATTCCCTGAGGAAAGAGATGATGTAAAAGATATGTTATTATTAGCGGCAGAGGTCGTGGTAAAAGTTGTACCCGTTGTACCGGATAGTGTTGTACCACAATAAACATTCCCGCCAAAACTTCCACCCCAGCTTCCACCGTACCACGGATTTGTTGGATATTGGGTGAATATTGCAGTCCCGGTATTAATAGAGATCGGATTATTGAATACTGGTATCTCCTTAAAGAACTCAACCTTAACCTTACCATTATTTCTGATTGCAGCCTTTACTTCATCAGACGAATCTACCTCATAGGTTGAAAATAAGAATTTCTTCTTTTCGTCCAGGTATCTATCAAGGAAGTATCTCTGTCCCGGCTTAAGAACTAAGCCAGTGTTGCTAATCAATTTATCATTAAGATAAATTTTAGCTAGGTATTTTTCAGATGTTGGATTAAATAACTCAATCTGAAATTCCTGGTTATCGTCAAGGTAAACCAGATCCTCGTTTGCTCCGTATATTTTTTGTCTATTGCTGGCTACGGCTACCCAAGCTTCAGGAGAATTTAGCCCCTGCATTGTTTTGTTTGTTTTCATTTTACCTTTTTTATTTTTTAAAATCCCATCACTGCTCATTATACATGAACAATTCTAAGGCCACTCTGACCCGGGACACTAAGCACGAAAGGCACCCTTAAATTATATATCCTAATTAAAAAATTAGTTCCATTCATCGTCATCGAAATCCGAACCGTAACCATGGTCATCAAGTTCTTCATTCCATTCTTCATCTTCTCCTAATATTCCTCTATCATTTTCCTTGATAACGTTGATCCATTTCTGACCATCCTTGTACCAAACAGAAGATGTGTGTTGATATTCACTTACCCATTCTATCTTGGAATCGTTTTCCCATCCACCTGGTATAATCGAATCTATATTTTCAATTAAATTACCAAGTTCTTCCTGTACATCAGCATCAAATATTATATCCTCCGCATAAACTTCAAGATAGCTATTAAAATTGATTGAAAGACTATCGTTAAAAATAGATCTAAATGGGGTGTTATCAACACCAAGATCTAAGATATCCTTTATTCCCTCTATTTCACCTTTAGTGAATTTGTTTTTTGATATTAACTCTATAGTTAGTAGATAATTAGATTTCATTTTGTTATTTTTTTAACTATATACCAAAAAAAGTTTTTATTTTTTGAACCTGTCATATGAATTCACGGTTATCATATTCCATTCGGCTTTACCTATAAAGTCTTCCAGTGTTGTTGCATTAGAATAGCTCATTGCAGAACTTAGATAACTTTTGAAGTTATCTGTCCATCCTGATATCGTATATTCAACCTCCTGCACCCTAGTAACTCCCTCACTGGTCTTTAATATAGATTTACCCATAGCGGTCTGTGCCTCCTTGGTACTCATCCCTCTAAAATTTTTAAACATCTTAGCACCGTTTTTAAATAGGTTCTCCGTGTCAACAGAATATTGGTTTACTTTACTATCATAATTGATACTTCTATTACTAAGATAGGTTTCACCGCAACTTTCTAAAGCTTTATTCAGTATTGATCCCAACATAACATAATCAGCACCTAATGCTAGCGCCTTTATAATATCGGAGTAGTTTTTAAATCCACCATCAGCAACAATCTTTGCTGGATTGTCTATGGTGCAGCTTACATCATAGCATTCCTTAATTAGCGATGCCATGGGATAGCCAACTCCAGTCTGGACTGTTGTTAAGCAACCAGCCCCATTACCTATACCAATTCTAATGTAATCAGCTCCAGCTGACGAGAAAAGCCTATAAGTTTCCGGATGTGCTATATTACCAACCATTAATATCATGGAATTTCCATACTGCTCCTTTGCTCTCCTTGTTATATCAAGTAGCTTGTTCATATGTCCATTCGCTATATCAATCAACATGTAAAAAGGACCTCCTTCTATAGAAATTTCTCCAAGAAATATCGATTCAAATTCATCCATTCCCACAGATCTAAATAAATCATGGGATGTTACGATAACATTACCCAGCTTTTCAGTTCTTGGCATTACGACCTTGATACCGTTTCTGAAAAAGAAATCCTTATTTTCACTAGATACTACCGTGTCCATTGGAGCAGTAAATATAGGAAGATATTCATCATCGTATAGAACATTCACCTGCTTTCTGGTACTGATATCAGTTATGATAGCAGGTGAAATTAGGATGTCATTAAAATCAAACTTTGGTTGTTTAGGTTGCATTTCTTAAAGATTATTTTCTTCTCTCAGTTTTCTTTCAGTTTCTTCGTGTTGATCAAGTTCAGATCTTCTCTCATCTGGCATTCTTCTAGCGAACAATCTAAAAGTTTTCTGACCATCTCCAGATTGAAAGATTAAACTAGAATCCGACCTTGCTTTTAGCACGAATGATAATTCTCCAGGTTCAGTCTTGTCATTGCTCCATGCTATAACTATTGGATCTTCCTCGTCGAATTGGCAAACCCACTCGGCTCTATCAAATTCCTCTATACCAAGGATTTCCATCTCCTCAGATTCATCCATTACTGGATCGATAATAACTTCCCCCGTTAGAGGATTGATGTTTACATCTAATTCTTTATTTTCCATGATTTATTAAATAAAATTTTGACAAAATGTTTTTCTGTGATGTTTGGTTATTCCAGTCTCCCTGATGGCCTTAATATGATCAGCTGTTCCATATCCTACATTTCTTGACCATAGATATTTTGGGTACTGTGAATCTAATTCTCTCATCAGCTTGTCCCTATGGACTTTAGCTAATATCGACGCAGCTGAGATACTAAAGATTTTAGAATCACCTTTAATGACGCATTCATAAGGTATTCCCTGATGACCAGGAAATCTATCACCATCAATATAAAGAAAATCTGGCTTATGTGAGCATGCATCAATAGCTCTTTTCATAGCTAAGAATGTGGCTTGTAAAATGTTCATCTGATCTATTTCCTGCGGAGATGCTGCTCCAATACCCCAAGATATTGCATTATCCTTTATTAATAGCTCCAGCTCCTCTCGCTTCTTTAGACTTTTGATAGTTTTACTGTCCTTAATCCGGCTGTCATGAAAATCCGCTGGCAATATAACAGCGGCTGCAACTACAGGTCCACTAAGTCCCCCGCGTCCAACTTCGTCAACCCCCGCAATAAATTTATAACTGCTAATATCCATCATTATTTGAGTTTTATAGTGGTGAATTCACCTTTAATGAAATTTATGTGTTGAGCCTTACCATCAGCATGAACTATAACGTGTGATTGTAACCATCCACTAGGGCCTAGATTATAATTAACTCTAAGTTTGGTTGATGTACCGACAGCTAAAGCACCATCCTTTCTACCGGGTGAGTGGTAGTGACCAACTACTATTTTAGTGTTTAGCTTTCTGAATTGCAGAAGTGAACCTCTGGATCCATTTGATCCTATGTCCCCGTGCTGTCCTAATTCCCATCCATTTATAACGAAGCTATCACTTCGGTCTAATGTTTTGAATGTAGGAAATCTTTTATTTATAAGATGCGGTATAATCCCCTTAGGTGCCTCACCTTTTAATAGCAATGCACTAAATTCCATATATTCTATGGAATTCTTCAGCGTACTTGCTTTTCTCCAATCTGTGTTTTTAAGCCATCTATCTAAGAAATCATCATGGTTACTTCTAACTATAGTAACGTTATATTTCTCGAAATCCTCCAGACCAATTAGCATTGCATCTATTTCCTTTCTTAGAGAATTTGTACCGTCCATTTCTCTATGATACTGTATAAATGGATCGTTTGATTCGTGATGATTTATTGAAAGTCCATCAAAAACATCATGCAAAACTACATTTTCAGGTTCTAAGTTACTAAAAAGCTCCAATGTTTTCTTTATAACTTCCGGATCATGTTGACCGTAGTGTAAATCCCCTAATATCGCTGCTGGTATTTTAGTTATCCTAGTAACCTCACTAATGTTACTATCAGGATTATATTTAACCGAATGATAAAGATCGTGGAAATCACCGTCGTCCGTTGCTGTTACTTGTCTTGCAAAGAATATTTTTGAATCCTTTATCTCAACAACAACAAACCCTAGAGTGTGGTGGAATTCTCCTTTCTTTCCAGATTTTGAATCTGTATAATTTTTAACCGTACATGCTCCAGTGGTCATCATCATCTTCGGAAGATTACCCTCTAGTACAGGAATGGTTTCCATGTGTACCTTTGGAGATCCAAATACGCATGAATTAACTCCGCTCATACCTTGTAGTCCAGTCATTGGATCAACAGCTGTTGGCTGTATCTTCACATCAGACATAATCCACATATGTTTATGAACCTCATGTCTATTCGCATCCAGGAATGGTTCTATTCTAGGGGCCCAAGTATCATATTTCTTATCAGAAAATACTGAAGTTGGATTTTTGTATCTACCCGCTATTACGTGTATATCAGCTCCAATGAAATTAGCATATTCTTCAAGATTTGAAAAGAATACATCATGAACAGGGGTGTCATTTTGAGCCCAAGTTATGATAAATCTTTTTTTCTTCTTATCGAATTTCCTCTCTTTGGCTTTTATGAGTTGTGGTGATTCTTGTATCGATTTTTCTGTGATCCCTAATTTGGAGATCCAACTCTGAACTGTTCTTTCGGATTTTCCAAGATATTGACTTAGTTGCTTCATTCGTTCGTCCCAAGAAGCCTTTCTATTCCAATATATTTCCGAAATTTCAAAGATTTGTTCTGCAGTAAGTTCTGAAAATTTCATTAATCTATTTACTTTTTGTTGGTTATGTTTTATACCACCAACAAAAATAAAGGTTTCAAAAAGAAACCCATAATTACTATTTTTATCCACATTATATGAGGATTATTCCACATATTCACCAGTAGCTCCTACCTGATTATCGATCTCAACCGAATTAAAAAACCATACGAGATATCTACATTTTTCAAACTCTTCAGTTGATTCATAGTAAGCCAGCATTGACTTTTTAAGCAATTCTCTCCTGTAATATATGCGTTCGCTCATAATACTTATGCTACCATATTTTACCATGCTACTAAGGGCATTCTCAAAAATCTGTCTATCTAATTTTTTCTCCATCTTTACTATTAAGTAATATATCCCTTAGATGCTTACATTTTTCATAATCCTCAAAGTATTCAAAAATTCTTATACAATCTACTATCTCATCACTGGATTTTATTACTCCTCTTACTATCAATGAGTATCTTGATAAATTGTCGTCATATTTCTGAATATCTGCCACTTTCATAGGTATCATCCAGTTATTAGTTCAGTGAGATCCAATATTTCCCTGCACTTTTCATACTCCTCTCTATCCTCGCAAACTTTCAGATAATTTTCTAAAAATAAATAAAATTGCTTGTTATCGAGACTAAATGTGATCCCAGAAATAGGTGATTCGTGACTAGATTTGGATAGGAGAGTAAATATTTCTATCCTATCATAATTATCCAATATCGCTTCTTTTACTTTCTCGTAAATCGCATCACCTAGAAGTGATCTACTTTCAGATTTAGAACCAATTATATCTTTAAAAAACCAGGATTCCATAAAAATAGTTTTTAATTAGTGTTATCCAACACCGAATATAACCTTAAGAGCAATAGCAGCTATAGCAGTGAATATAATCCACATTGCTTTATTTATTCCGCTTTGCCATTTCTTAAGATCATTAAGATCAACGTTAAATTGCAAATAGTCCTCATATCTACTTTCCTCTTGTACCCTAAACTTGGTGTTCTCGTTAACCTTAACGATAACACCAGTATCTGGATCAAGTAATTTCTTCTTTATATCAGAAACATCCTCCTTCAAGGATTTTTGATCTAGTCTAAGTCCCTCGACTGCATCCTGTAGGTGTTTTAACTCACCATTAGGCATCGTGGACTTCAATCTAGAAATCTCGTCTAAAATTTGCTTCATCAGAAGTGTCTGACTAATGTTGTTATTTTCCTCCATGATAATCATTTGGTTTTGCCCAATCAAAAGAATATCCTAACTATATATCATGTCGGATATGAAGAAGTGATCTAAATAAAGTTGATATATTATTTTATCTCAGTATTTTATCCTTTGGAAGCTCCAGGACAACATTTGGAAATTCTGAAAGTATCTCAAATGAATCCTCGTTACCGTTCAATCTAAAATAACCATAAAATCCATCCTCAGATTCGCCGAATTTATCATCGATTATTGTAACACCCATTATGGATATTATTTCACATACCTGTATGTGAATCTCAGGATTATCAGTCTTTATAATATATTCAATCAAGGCCTAATTGTTTATTAAGATTGAATTGGTAACTATGTCGGAGTGTATAAGATAGTATTTATCATTATCTATATCCTTAACCACCATGGTGCTAGTATCAGATGCACCAAGAATTTTTAGATTAAGACCTTCGTATGAAAATTCGGATCCTAAGTGATCAACATCTAAACTTGATCTTCTTATAAACTTCATCTGATTTCTTCTAAACATCTTAACGTAATATTCAGCCATCGATTCCGTAGGTTCTTTAATTAGCTTAAAGTATGCTTTTGATGGGTTCATTTCTTGACTCATAATCTATTTTTTATTAAGTGTTTCGGTAAAAATTAAAATTTCTTCTTCTGTTCTTTCCTCCTTTATGTAATCCATAAAAATTCTCATTTTACTTCCATACTCATAATTATTTGGATAGGTTTTTTCTATAGCTCTTAAGCAATCTTTTATACACTTTTCCATATTATTTATTATTCATTTTTAAAACTGTCTTCTCGCTATTAAAACAATGCAGGGAAGTTATGTGCATGGCGAAATATCCGGGTGTAACATTTCCCCACAGATCAGGATTTCTTTCCTTCAATATATCAAGAATCCACATAAGCTTTCTGCAAGCCATATAAACGTCGTCTCTAAAATGCCTAATATAATCACAGGATCTTATATAATAAACCATATGGAAATGATCCCCTCTCCTCATAAATTGATATCCTATGGTGCATGGTACCCTTTCCCCATGTACGGTTCCGGTATCTTCAGGGAACCAAATCGGTAAGAATGCTTGTCTAGTATAAGGTTCTTTTTCCAATAGATTAACAACGTCACCAAGATCGCCATACTTAAATCTGATACCCTCCAAATGTACTGAATCCCCGTCTGGCCCAGAATTTTTCGGCCATATTCTTTCAGGATACGTATGAGAAAATTGTGTGTTTCCGCCGAACTGTTCATTATTCTTCTGAGAAAAGGGCCACCATTCATGAGAGGGTGGAGGATTTAACGGAAGACCACCTACTCTTTCCCTGAAATGGTCATCTGCCCAGGGAAGATTCGGTTTAACCTCGCTTACAAGTTCTTCCAGAGTATGAGGTATAAAAAATTGGAAAGAGTGATTCATCACCTCCCACATATCATCTGGCGAATCTATACCTTGCCATTTCTCTGTTTTTACTGTGTAGCCATAATCTTTCAATCGGTCCTTAGTCCATTTGATTGCTACCGAGGGTTTATAAAAAGTCTTCATTTATTTGGTTTATTAATTCTATCACATTTGGTTGATTATATTTCATAAACAAATAAAAAAAATGTAATTTTTATAAATCTATTACGATGGGATGGTTTAACGGGTCATATCTAAGCGTTACAAAGCTCGCATTAACATAATGAACATCATTTATATTATCAGTACCGAAAGCCTCGTGTATATGCCCAAAAGCGCTAATTTTAAGGTCTTTCAGAGTTTCTATTTTGCTTCTCAATAATGGGCAGCCAACATGCATTCTCTCCCTATATGTAACATCGAGAATACCGAATGGTGGGCCATGAGTTATTAGAACGTTTGTGTCTTCAGGTATAAGATCCCAATGATTCTGTATATCCTCTCTTCTATTAAATGCCCAGTCATAAAACCAAGGGGTTACTGGGCTTCCCCAGAATTTAACGCCTTCTATTTCTACACCACTGTCCTCCAAGTAAATTATTGATTTTCCGTATTCATCCAGTAGATTTTTGGCTGCATCTGGATTTTTCTCAAAAAGAAAATCATGGTTACCCGCGATCATTATCTTATTTTTAAAAGGTAATGAATCATACCAGATAAAAAAATCCTCAACTTCATATCCTCTACCTCTTGATGAGATATCACCACAGTGTACTAGTATGCTGTTATTGTCCTCCAAATATAATGAGTCCAAGTGTGAATCGAGCTCATGATGTTGGGTGTGTGTATCTGATATAAAAATTATTCTCATTCCTGCGATTTGTTATTTTTGATTGATCTTATTAGAAGATCAGCAGTGGAGTAGTTTGTAGCAATCGGTATATTATACACATTACACAATCTTAATAACATTTGTACGTCAACTTCATGTGCATGGGATGTTAATGGATCTATGAAAAATAATATCATATCGATCTTTCCCTCCACAAGTTCAGCTGCAATTTGTGCATCACCTCCTTGAGGTCCTGATTTTTTTAGATCTACATCTAAACCCGCATGTTCTATGTGTGTTCCTGTAGTTCCAGTTGCTACAATTTCAATTTTTGAAAAGAAATCCAGTCGCTTCATTACGAATGCAACCATATCTGCCTTCTTGTTATCGTGTGCTATTACCGCTATTCTCATTCACTGCTTTTTATTTTTATTCTTCTACCGGCATTCCGACCATTATCTCACTATTTTCCTTAATCGATGAATAAACCTCATTAAGAAATATGTTCTCATTAAAGATAGATGCAGATTCCAGTTTTATCATATCCTCCTCGATTCTGGAAAATGCAAGACCCATCAGCTCATCCGAAACACTGCTTCTAAGATCACTATTGAAAAAGAAATGATGATTCGTTATCCTAATGGATTCTGAATCCATTGATATAATATATCTCCGATCCTTCGTATGCAGAAAAAATCTAGAACTCTTAGGTGAATAATATACCCTACTATCGGGTACATTAATGACTGATCTAACAATTCTGATAATCATTCTCTCGTTCTTGCTTCTCCTATGCTTAATCTCCGAGGATCTCCCAGTGGCTATTCTAGAGAATCTAACGAAATTTAGACTCATTCTTTTCTTCAATCTTCTAAGGTTCATATCTTTTTTTTTAATTTATACAAAGTTAAGTAAAAATTACGGGACAAAAAAATAAAATCAAAAAAAATCCCAATCTGAGAAGATTGGGATTTGAATGCTGTATATTTATATTAGCTTAATAATAGATCGTTACCTTTATCTTTTTTAGGTTTTCTACCTCTTTTAGCTCCTGGTTTTGGTTTATTGTCAGTGATCGGAAATTCAGGTTTAGATGCCTTCGCTTTAGGTGTTTTTTTCTTCGGCTTTACTTTTTCTGAGTTCTTATCGATAGTTCCGATATAACCTTTTCCGCCCGATCCTGAAGTTGCTCCAGATGAATTAACATTAGATGATGTTTTTTTAGTTCTGATAGAGGTATCAATTTTTTGATCTTCTTTCTTTTCTTTCCAATTTGTAGCAAAAATAGCTATAACAAATAATAAGATAACTCCAAAGATTGAGATAATAATGTTTTCCATGTATAAATTTATTTTAAAATTATATATCTTTATAAAATAAAGTTTCAATAAAAAAGCCTATTCTCATCGAAAATAGGACATTATTCCAGCCCTTCTATATTAACATGTCTCCAAGTATCTCCACGTTTTATTTTTCTGATCGTTGTTACCGATGTTTGGAAATTCTTAGCTATTTCAGATACCATAATATTATCGGATAGCATAGTTTTTATTTCGCTAATCTGGGATTCTGTTAATTTAACAGTTAATCCAGCTGAACTTGGGAATCTCCCGCTTTCCCATCCCAGAACTATATAATTTTCATATTCGGATGCATCTATCTTTATGCATTCCATAGTTTCTGAATTTTTTATCCATTTTTTTCCAAACTGGGAATTTTTATCACCGGATCCATGAAATTTCTTTGCTTCCTTCATTTTTAAAATCGTTTCGGGTGTATGCGTTCGGTCTTTAAAAGTGTCCAGTCTGTATGTACCATTTTCATAGAGTTCTTTGGCTTTAGCAACTGCCTTTTTTCTTCCCTCTTTTGTACACTCGATGAATCTATTCATATAGACATCATCCTTTAATTTCTCGACGAATGCTTTATTTCCAGCCTGGCAAAAATCCTTCAGATGTTTTTCGTTTATTATTCCTCCTCCACCTCCTGGTTGTAAATTCATACACATCGGATCATTCAATAGATCTTCATTAACTAATACAATCTCTCTGTTTCTTAATGATTCCCTGTCATTGAAATATTCCAAAATCTCCTTAGTGTGTGCTTCCTTGCCATGTCTTCTTATCGAATTTCTTATTCTTTTTCCTCCGCCCATATAACCATCATTTAGTTTATCGGTTGAGTGCATTCCAATATAATATCTTTTGGTTCTGGTGCAAGTTATTTTGTAGATGTAGTGGTATTTATGTTCCTTTCTTGCCATTTCTATACTTTAGTTTAGATTATATATCCAAACTAAAGTACAAAATCGCGTCAGTGGAGCTGTAGGGAATCGAACCCTAGTCTTGCTCAGTTAACCCTAAGGACTCATTCACAGGCTTAGTTTATTTTTCTAAATAAACAAAATTTACGATTCCCTTATTAAATGGTTCGGTTTATCGTGAACTAATCTTCCATTTGAATCACATTAACAGCGCTCCTTAGATTTCTCCGTGGACTGTCGCTTTCGCTCAGGGTTACTGATGCTCATCGATTTGTGGTACTATTAACCCTTTTTCCCGCTTTCAGATTTCTGTTCCTAGGTAACTGAGACCCGACAATTAAGCCGCTACTGCGAACTCAACTTGAGATACGGGAGCACCAAACGAGTTGATCGCTTCCCAAACATTTGTTTTGCCGTTTAAAGCTTTGTATAGGTTATTAAAGAGTTTCCGATACTAACTCTGCCTGCGTCTCAAAGAACTAATGCTGCCAATCAATACCTGGTCAGCCCCATATATTATTTAAAGTACTTGAATCTCTAAATGTTTCACTTCACAAAAATAAATATTTATTGCGAATATTGTTTGATTGGAAGTTAACTATTTATCCAAAGTTAATTCAGTATTTAGAGAAACCGAATTAACTATATGCTTACTTAGTTGAGGTGCTGTCGAAATAAGATTACCAAAAAAGCTTTCCGCTTCCTCATCGTTACCATTTAGATTGCTTTTATATCCCCAAACATGCAAAAATCCTTTCTCGCCAATCTCAGCTAAATCTGAATTAATGAAGGAATCAACTCCGTGCATATAGTTGGTTGGTATATACTCTCCTTTTATTAGAGTACCGACTTTCAAATTCTTTATTTTACAGAATTCATACACGAATCTCTGTTCAGCTAAAAGTATATACGGTACTTTTTCAAATGCTGGATTAACTGAGCTAACACCATACATAAAATCTAGAGCTGCATTTGCGTATTCCTTTGCTAATATAAGATCCTTAATATGGAAAATACATGTATTGAAAGCTTTTTCACCCCATTCAAAAGAATATCTTTCTTTAAAAAATCCATCAGTATCAAGATATTCAGGATCCGGATAAAATTTAATATCTCCGGGAATAATACCCTCATAATGTGTGAAAAATGCATCATAAGCGGAAAGATCTACTTCAAAACGAATTTCTGCATCCAAATCCATCATTACAAACGGCGAATCGCAATTTTTCATTGCTATAAATTTAGCACCAGCCCAAAATATATTCGGATCGAAACCTATATCAGTAAGAGGTAATATCGGATAAACTTTATCGAAGTGGTCAAGAAGTCCTATCTTATCGTAATACGCATATGTTATTTCGTCACAATATAAAACAGGAGACCAGGAATTTGCTTCCCTAGCAAAATATGTACTTCTAATTATTAATGCAATCTCCCATGGTTTTTTAACCGGTGAAGATGCTCCTCTGAATTTTCTGGGTGCATGCCAATCCACATACACTGCCTCAATTTTATTCATTAAAAATATTTAATAATTATACATAAAAAAATGCAATTATTTCAATAAAAATATAATTAATATTGGAATCTCTGAACCTGGTCTATGTTCGTATATTGAAATTCTATTCCGGGAGCCATTATAACTGATATGCCATCGGAGAGATCATATAGGCTTTCAAGGTAACTCTGGACAGCATCATGCTTACTCTTATCTATGCCTAATTGTGCTATTGCATCATTAGTTATATCGTCTATGGAATCGATAAAACTACCACTATCATGGAAATTAAAGTATTTCTCATATTTAGTGATCCAATCTCTAAGCATTGCTTTCTGAGCTTCGTCTAATTCAAGATCATTCTCTAAAAAATCTTCAAATTCTAGTATTTTTTTCATGTGATATATATTTAACTAATTTTAAAATTTAAAAATGGAAACAGAATTTAATCCACAAGAATCTGAATCGCAGGAAACAGAGAACAGATTAAACCAAGAGGAAGGCCAATTAGATGGCGCTGGCTCATGGGACAACGAAGAATCATTTGATGACACAGATCCTTTAGAAGATAACGAAGAGGCTGAAGTTACATCTGATGATGATTCTGATTATACCTCGAACGATGAGGAATCATATGATTCTTCCGAAGAGGATTCAGATTTTACATCTGATGATTCTGAAGAAGACACAGAAGATGATTCCGATGATCAAAAAAATACTCCATCCGTTGATTCGAATAGAGTATTATCATTTGAGGATTTCTTTAGAAATTAATCAGAGGTAGTTTTACCAAGATTTCTTCTAATAAGTATTCTTACATAATGAGAAATTGATACAGGTGCTTCACCTTTTGCCAATGCTTCTTTCGAGATTTTTCTACTTAAATCGGTTAGATCCTCTTTGGAAAGAAGTACCTGTATTTTTTCAGTTTTTTCGTCCTGAGAAGACTCGTGCATAGGTTGTATATCAACACTACCAAACTCTTTTAAATTTTCCATTTATATTATATTATTTTTCAAATTCTATTCCTGCATGGGCTTCACCCTTAGATGATCCTGCACTATATTTATCTTCTAGCTCACCACTTACTACGAAAGCTTTATCTGGATTAACTACTAATCCAAGTTTTCTCATAAATGCTCTATTTGCTAAAAACGGTGTGCTCTTCTCTGTTCTATCAACGGGAGATACCTTTACTTTAGGTACAGTTACATTATTAAAAACTAAATCAATTTCTATAACTGGTCTTGTGTGTACGTCCCTACCAACTTCAGCATCCGAATATTCAATTATTTCATTGACAAATTTTTTCTTACCAACCTGCCAAACTAATTTTCCATCCAGCTCTTCTACTTCGTCTGCATGTAATGTGCAAGATCTAGCACCGTTACCAGTATCAAACTTAGCAACCATTCTACCAATTCCAGGAACTGTTAATGTTTCGAGATATCCTATTTCAAGGTCAGATTGTGACCAGTTGTCTTTGTTTAGTATATAATCAAGAACATCCTCCACAATCGGTTTACCTATAGCTTTAGATATACCCTCAGTACCGGGGGATGAATTAACTTCCAGAATGTAAGGCTTTTTAGTCTTACTATCAATCATAATATCAACTCCACACCAATGACATCCTACTGCATTAGCTGCTCTGCATGCGATATCTACTAGTTCATCGTCTATTTCGTATTTAGAAACGCTTCCACCTAAAGAGTAATTAGTTCTAAAGTCCTTATCAACAGCATCCCTTTTCATAGATCCCAGTATAATACAATTGTCTTTAGTTGGATTTAGTGGATCTATTTTTTTGGTTATTACCTGAATTCTTAAATCAGATTTTGAATCAATTTTCTCCTGTATCAATATCTCATTTGTATCATCAAGTTTTCTGATTGTTTGATATACAGATTTTAAAGATGCATAGGAATCAACTATAGAAACTCCGATTCCTTGTGTTCCTGATAATAATTTCATTATAACCGGGAATTTACCACCAATCTCTTCAAGTGCTCTATCAAGTGCATCCTCGTTGGGTACTAGAGCATATTTAGGAACAGGTAATCCATGCTCTTCCATTATCTTCGATGTAATGAATTTATTTTCGCAAACCTCCATCGATTCCAAGCTATTTACTGTAAAATACCTTGCTTCCTCCAAAGATAGCAATATTTGCTTAGTGTGTGAATTTTCCAATACACCTCTTCGCGGAACAATCACAGTCGAATTTGGATCTATCAGAATCTGTTCTCCGTCCATCTTTATAAGATGTCCGTTATACACGGCTTCCAATACAGCTTCGTTCACATCAACAACGTGACATTCAGCTCCCATTTTTTCACATTCTTCCTTGAATGATTCAGATGTTTTACTACCCTTTACATTCCCAGTAAGAACTATAACCTTTATTCCGTCAGTCTTTGATTCATTCAAGAAAGAAACGAAATTTAATACCTTCTTATTTAATAACATCAATTAATATTAATTATTTTACCATCTATATATCAAGATCAATTAGATCTATAATTGGACTTTCTTAAATTAATTCATTAATCTGCAGGTTGATGAACATCTTGATTTTTATCGAATTTCTAGTCATAATTAGATCATCCACAATATCTTGTTCATTTTCAAGTACAAAAAAATCCAAGAGATCTGATATTCTGGCAATCTTATCCTGTATGGGTATTGGAGTATGTAGGATGTAACTTGGTTTATTACTAAGTATACCTTCCGCCTCGTGGATCATCAGCGTTCTATATTCGTTATAGTAATCATAGAAAATATTATCGTCCACTGGATTAAAATTTATCTCAATGCTATTTTTCTTCTTCATCACCAAAGAGCTTTTTTTCCAATCTGTCCAGATATTCTATAGATTCCTCCGATCCTATAAAGCAATCAGCCTTTCCTACAATCGAATTAAAGAAATCAAGATCATTATCATACTGTTCCCTTCTTTTTTCAAGTACATCCACCTCGGGTAAAAATCTTTTATTAAAGCTCATTAAAATAGTGCGTTTATCATGAATAAATTTGGACTTATCCTATTATATCCCATGACCTCTATGAATCTGTTTATCGGATCGAGTATGGTCTTTGTAAATTGCTCATCATAATCAATAGGTGGAGCAAATTCGTATGGATAAGTTCCCTGCGGGTAAGCAAAAACGTTATTCTCCGATATTGATTTAACTTTAACAAAATAGTAATTTATTTTTTCAGAGCTTCTTATGAGTGAATATTTACTTTTGTATTTTGATGCATTTAGTAAATAATTATGATATCCTGAAGCTCTTACGTGAATCGGGCATCCCTTCGAAACCTCGAATCCGGTAGTATCATTTAATATAAACTTTTCATAATTGTTTATATTAACTGATGCCGATATATTCTTGGGCTCCTGAGTTTTAAATTCCTTCTTGATGGTTTTAAGCTCCTTAACAAATTCTCTTATGTCAAATGACCTACCTTTGGAGAATATAAATTTAGTTAGATATATTAATTTTTCTCTAACGAATGGAGGGGTACCGCCTTTAATCATTTCAACCCCAGTGAACTTGAGTTGTTGAAGTGGATCCATATGAAGTCCAGAATCATATGCTAGGTTCACTACATATTTTTTCTTACCCAAAAATATACCGTTATATGAAAGAGTTTCTAACTCAAAATCCTGATAGTTCGTGGTGTTCCATTTTTTGGAGTAAATATCAAAGCACTTTCTAAGATACTCATTTAATCTATATTCATTGATTTTAATAATAAGATCCTTGTCCTCCCCCTGGTAATCACAGGAATCTACAACCTCCTGAAAGGTCACATAATTCGAATCAGTGTCACCATATACAACCAAGGGTTTTACAACTTTCTTTACCTTAGTAATACCTAATCTCTCGTGTAATTCTGTATCTAGATGCCAATGTTCATGAAAATACTTGTCGAGTATCTTTTCAGAATACTTAATTAAGTCCTGTCCCTGCAGAGTTACTGATTCGGCAACGTCAGTATTGAAGCAAATAAACCAGTTATTACCAATCGCTCCATAGATGGAGTTCATGGTTAACTTGATAGCCTGCTCCTCATTCTTAAGTTCATTCTTAAGTGAGGTAAGTCTCTCTATCTTTTTCTTAATCTCTATTTTTTCTTCTGGACTCATTTATATTATTTTTCTACCAATCCGATTGCTATCGAAGTTGATGATTGTTCAGAGAATAAAACAAATCTGTTCTCATGTACATAAACCTGGCATGTTTCAGCCTCCATGTGTGATAGTTGATTCTTGTACACGTTTGGCTCCACCTTGTTAATTGAGTCATCATGAAATAATATTTCGGATGCACCTATGTTTAACTTATAGTTGAAAGAATCACCTACAGCATGCGCATTCTTATCACTTATCTGGAATGAAAGTATCTCCTCCGAGTTATTTTCCAATCCACATAGTGAAAGTACCGTGGTAAAATCAGATTGGTATATTTTAAAATTAACTAAATAATCTTCCTTACTGTGAACAAGAGAAAGTATCTTATCCTCGATATATGATAATAAATTCAGATCAGCGCATCTTAATTTGATATTAAGTGATGCAGATACTAATTTTACCTCCGTCGCTACGCAAGATCCGTCCACTTGGTCTGTTACAAGTTCCAAAAATACCTCTTCTTCAGGTCTAAAGTGCTTAAATGCATCCATTAATCTGGTAGCATCTATAATACCTATTTTAACTCTGTCTGTCTTTAATCCTTTCCAATCAATATCTCCCTCTAAAACATCCCCTATCTTTACGCTAGAATATTTCATGATTGATTTATCCGGAGTATGAACCTTGGAAAAAACCATATCGTCGGTTATTTCTAATATTACACTCTTGTCTACAGCTTTCAATCTCTTAAGGAAAGCAATTAAATTCGGTATGCTCGTAATTCTTAATTTCATTATTTTATTTATTTAATAGTTCTAGTTCTCTTTTTATTTTAAATTTCGTCCTCTTCCTGCTTAATTTCAATTTCTTCTTCTTCCACCTGGAATATTTCAATACCATTGGATTGTTCAGGTTCAAATAAAGAATTTATGATTTTCTTATGTCTAGTTTTTTCAAGTTTAAGAACTTCCTTACACATAGTCTTATAGATCTTGTCCTGTTCTTTTATTTCTTTTCTGACCTGTATAATTTTTTTCTTAAGTTCAGCTATTTCGTTCTCAGTTTGTTTTATATGTTCAACTGATAATTTAACCAATTCTATTTTACCAAGTCGTGAAGAAATCCACGATTCAAATTCATCCAAAAATTTAATAATCTCGGGATTTGTTCTTTTTTTGGTTATCATAAAATTAAGAAACTTTAATTTTGCCTCTAAGAAAGTAAGCTCTCTAGAATAATCAGATTCGTCTCTTAATAATCTCTTCAGTTTAACCAATTCGAGATGCTCCTTGAAATGATCTAGATATTCTTTCACCGAACCAAATTCCATTACATTCCCGTCCTTAATAAGAATAACGTCCTCCTTAACTATGATCTTACATATCTTGGATACTACCTCACAAACATACTTAAAATTATCGGGTGTGATTCCTCTTAGTGAAACAACCAGCTCACATTTACTCTGTGATCTGTTTTCTATTCTATAATCAAATCCGAGTCTTTCAAGTTTATCGTCCAGTTTATTAATGAAACTATCGTACCTCATCACTGGCGGAAGATCCGCTATGGTAATTGTTTTTTTGTTTGGGTCTGCTACAAACGAGCTTTCTATAAGCCACGTATTTTCTTCACCCATATATTTACTGATCTTCCCAGTAAAGTCCTTGAAGTAAGGTTTTAGTAACTTTGGTGTTCCCTGTAGATATTCGATTATATCCTCAAACTTTCTGGGAAGTATATTACTTCTGTATCCAACTGCAATACCAACCACGTGAGTAAGTAATCCCAATGGGACTTCAGTATGAATCCAATCATGTCCACCCTCCTCATTCTTTTCGTTTAGGTCGGAATTTTTGGAAAGTATATCTTTAATTTTACTGTTGATTCTAACCGATGTATATCTCGGAGCGGCTGGACTTGGATTAACTGGAGATCCAAAATATCCATCTCCTTCCAATATACCATATGCACATCCAAAAGGTCTCGCCAATTTTGAGATGGCACCTGCTAAAGAAGAATCCCCATGGTGATATAATCCGGTTTTAATGACTTCACCAACAAGACCCACAGTTTTATTAAATCGGGAAGGTGAGTTTTCCAGGATCAATCTCTGAACCGGAGTAAGTCCATCATAGAAATTAGGTATACCTCTGCTTTGTAAAACATACAGCGCATATGTTCTGTATTGTGTGTTTATTTGATCAGATATGCTCAAATTCTTATTCATCTTGCTTGTACTTGGTTTTATATGATTTCTAATTTATAGTGCTGCTATGGTCTTTATTTCCACATCTACACTAATTTTAATTTGATTTTCTAAGAAATATAACGAATGATTCGATAATTACTGAAACCCCACTCTGTATAAATGGATATATTATAAAATTGAAATATAATGGCAGTCCAAAAATTTCGTGTATATAGTCATATTTGGTAAGCATACCAAATATGAATAATCCAGTCCAGAAACTAAGGCATCTTATGCAAGAAAAAAGTTTACCTAATAGCGGAATTCTAACTAGCAGCCAATTTCTAATTCTATCAAAAATAGATCCATTAACTATGGTAGTTGCAAAGGTCCATCCTATAAAAAGGAATAATAATATCATTTCCATATTTTAATCTTTAAAGTTTTCTAATGCTTCTATTTGTTCCTCGGTGAGATCCTTAGGAACATTTAGGTTTAATTTAACGAGTATATCACCGCTACCAAATCCATTAAATTCGGGTATTCCCTTTCCAGGTAATCTGAATAGCCTACCAGGAGAAGATCCTGCAGGTATTTTTATTCTCCAATTGGATCCTTTTAAGTTAGGAATTTCAGCTTCTATTCCAACGCAAAGATCCTTAAAAGAAACCTTTTTTTCGTGAATTAGATTTATGCCATCCCTGGTATAAATCGGATGTAAATATTCCTCTACGTTTATTACCAAATCACCTGGGTTGGATGGAGATTTTTCCCAGTCTCCTTTACCGACTATTAAATAAGAGACTCCGGAAATAGATCCCTTCGGTATGTTTACGTCAATCTCCTCTTCTCTCCTTATTGTACCAGAACCAAAGCATGATTTACAATTCGATTTAGACCTTGTTCCCGAGCCATAGCAATATTTACAGTCTTCCTGCATAACAACCTCACCGAATGCATGATGTACAGTTCTATTAACCTTACCTATACCACCACATTCATTACATTTTTGTAGATCCGCATTTTCTGCGCCGGTTCCGGAGCAATCCCTACATTGAGTCTTCCTTGTTATCTTTACTTTTTTGCTAGTTCCCGTCATCATTTCCTCCAGAGTAACAGAAACATAAATGCTAATGTTTCTACCCTTATGTACCCTTGGTTCGCTCTGTCTTTGCTGTGCCGTAAAGAATGATGAAAAATCACCAGTCTGGTATGGATTACTTCCGTCCCAGAATCCACTGAATGGTGGTCTGTCGTGAGACGATCTTTTTGCTGGGTCGGATAATATCTCATAGGCTTCCGATATCTCCTTAAATTTTTCTTCCGCCACCTTATCATTCCCAGTTTTATCTGGGTGGTACTTGATAGCTAATTTACGATATGCCTTTTTTATATCATCCGCTGTAGCATCTTTAGATACATCTAATATTCTATAGTAATCTTTCGTCATCAAATGTTGATCTAAATATATCTTTTATTCTTATCTCGCCGGCTGTTTCCGGATTTGATTCTCTGGTTTTCCACTTCTTCTTCAACTTCTTCCCAAGCTTAACTATTTCCTGGCAAGTTTCGTACTTCTCGTATTTTTCCCAATACTTAAGCATTCTTTCAAGAAATGCATCTATCTGTTCTTCTTTTTCGAAAACATAAAAAATATCACTATTTTGATTTCTTAGTGAAATTAAAAATAGATCTTGTACGGATCTTTCTATATGCTTTCTTAATATAGAATACTGTGGATGTTTATCTATGGGATATCCACTTTCTAGATTATTATCTTCCTCCTTAAACATTACATTCCTCTATTTTCTAATTCCAGTAATACAGTCTTATAATATTCAGGATCAAATAAATCATTCTTCTTATAAACCACGGAGTCAACCAAATCTTTACCGTAAACTTCGATCAGGTAGTCATATTTAACCAATGACTCCATATCTGTATCAACGTTATATTTAATATTTGAATTTTCCTGTGATGCTAGTAGCGATTCGAAATCTTCTATCTCTTGACTATTTTTCATAAAAATTATATTTGATTTAGGTATTTTAATAAAGCCCTTTCTTTCATCTTTACTTCAAACTCTATATCAAAGTTTAATCCGTATGTTTCGGGTGCTTTCCAAATCCAATCAGAATGTGCAACCTCTCTGGCTGTAGAATCCTCGTTTAATCTTCTTGAATCGGAGTAGTGTGTTATTGCTGGTATACCCTCCGGCCATGTGGATAAACAAACAGATAAAGATTGGGCTTCCGTCATATTATCTGGTTTATTACATTCATTGTGTAGATAATCGAAAGTAACAGGTATTCCTATTTTCGAATGGACCATATTAAATAGATCCACCGATGTATACTGGGATTTTTTATCGTCAACTTCCACGACAAGTCTACTCTTAACAGAATCTGGCAATAACGAAAAATTATCACAGAATCTATTAGCTGCGCTTTCCTTATCTGGTTTCGTTGTATTTACGTGGATGTTTATAGGATAATAAACGGATCTATCCAGACCCATCATATCCATTATTTCACCATGCTGCGATAATTCCTTAATTGCTTTTATTACAACGTCTGGTCTTTCAGATGCAAGCACACCATATGGTGATGGGTGAAAAGTTATTCTCTGATCAAATTTCTTAGCAAGATCACCGCATTCCTTAAGAATATCTTTGATCTCCGGATAATCCTTTAATTCGGATATTTCATATTCTGAGCACCACGGGAATATGTCACTGGACATCCTGTACATGAATATAGAATTAGAATGGTTCCATTCAATAATTTTTTTTAGATCTCTGACATTTAAAAGAGCAAGATCAGAAACATAATCTATTCCTCTCTCCAAAAATGTTTTTTTGACCATTCCTCTATTGGTGGTAACTTTCTCCTTGCTTTCAGCTAGAGTCATGTTTATACAGCAGTAACCATACTTTCTATCCATATCTTATTTTTTTTACAAGATTAATAAATTAATGCGGAATGAAAAATTATAATGGGTTACTTAACCATTTTTTCCTTTCTTGCGCGGATTTACCAAAGGCCATCTCCAGATTTTTCTTTGTATGTGTATCCTCCTTCAGCGCTATTATTCTTTTGTTTTTCATTACATAATCCCAGTCATCCATCGAAAGAGAACCAAGTCCCTTAAGGTATCTAACCGCTCCTCCTCTATTGGAAGCTTTCTTAAATTCGTCTAATGAATAATAATATTTCTTAGTTCTATCGCCAACAGTTACCAGAGGGGTTTCAAGGAAATGTATTCTCCCTTGCTTAACCATCCAGGGAAACCAGGAATAGAAAAGATTTATTAACAAGGATGTTATATGTGCTCCGTCTGGATCCTGGTCCGTTGCAATAACAACTTTATCGAATGGACAATTTAATGCGGGACCTTCAGGATCAAGATTTAAGATTTGCATAAGTTCCAAAATCTCCCTGTTATCAGAAAGATCCCCAAGACTTCTGGCATTCTTAATTTTACCTTTAAGCGCATAAACACCATCCTTCTTAGAATCTCTTTTTTGTAAGATTGATCCCATCGCACTTAGTCCCTCAACTATAAATAAATTTTCCGCTTTTCCCGAGGTTGGTGGAAAATATTTATTGGAATGTTTTATCTTAATTGATTTTTTTTCTTTCCTAATTTTTTTTAGTGCTGTATCTTTTTTTCTATCATCTACCGCTTTCTTAATTTTTTTAAAAGTTTCACTTCTAAAAAATTTATTAAGTTGAGAATCAAAGTTTCTTATTATCGTTGGTTCGACTTCCTCTCTCTTGGAAACAAATTTTGTTTTATTCTGATCTCCGAATCTAACTATCTTTGGTGAAAGATTTAATATAAGTAAGCTGTCGTAGAAGTGATGCCCCAATGAATCGTCCAATTCATTGTTTATTTTATCGTATACGATCTTTTGATGTATACCAGTACATATAGCACTATTAACAAAAGAGAATGAGCCGGAGTCCTGTTTCTTCTCCCATATAAGAAGCTCGCCTATCGGAGTTTTTGCTGACCAATCAGGATTTAAACCTGATTGAACTAATTCAGTCTTACCATCCCATATAAATTCTATCTTCAGATTGGATGTTTTTTCTTCCGACTCCAATACTCTCTTTTTCAGACAGAGATATGATTTTATTGTCGAATAGTCCCATTGGGACTTATCAAACACCGATCCATTTGGTATAAAGGTAACTCTAGTACCAGTAGACTTACTCTTCACCTTACTTTTTACATCTGCTTTGGAAGCTATAAAATTTTTCCAAGTTTGCGTATAGGTTTCATTACTGTTTGTAGTTTCAATCTCAAACATTACAGATAAAGCGTTAACCAAACTGACTCCCATACCATTGGTTCCGACAATTGATTCGTCTATTGAATCGTTGTCGAAATTAGAACCAGCTCTAAGCATAGATACCGCAGTTTCTATATTGCTTAATTTACTCTTCTTATTAATAACTGAACCATTAGTAAATCCGTCACCCGAATCGGTTATGGACATCATATTTTCCTTGCTATTAATCTCAACAGTAATCTTCTTCATCGGTGATTGCATTCTCTTGGCCTCATCAACCGAGTTTGCAAAAACCTCATCGAAGAGTTTATACATACCTATGGAGTGCTCCTTGGTGACTGATTTTATAAAGCCATCCCCTATAATAGGAAGCACTTCGTCGCTTTTTTTAACCGAACCGACGTACATAGTCGGTCTCTTAATAATATGCTCGAAATCAGTAAGAACCTCTATTGATTTATTAACTTTGCTCATGTATATGAAATTTACTTTAATTTTATATCACACCTACACAATTTAATTTCAATAAAAATCCCCAATAATAAAAAATTATTGGGGATTTCGTTATATTGTTGATTTTTATTACATTCCCTTAGGAGAGAAGAATATTTCAAATACTTGTCTAGGTTCAATTTCAACAGTGTAATAGTCCATCATTTCTTTACTAGATTCAGCTTTCTTTTTCTTAGATTCTGGGATACCTAAAATATAATCTTTACCTAATTTATTAATAACTCCCTTTACTATAAACTCGGAATCAACAAATATGTTGATTGCATCTGTTTGCTCGTCGTCTTCAGGTCTATCAGATCTCTCCGTTCTACTTCCGTAGATAGCGGTTTTTCTTTGTATTTGTCTTTCTCTTTCAGCTGCTGCATCATCAAGAACATACTTAGGTGCATTTTTACCTTGCGATGGAATCTCAGCTAGAACTACGATTTTTTCAACTTCACCACTTTCCTGATCAGCAATAAATTTATTTAAAACTGATATAATTTCAGGAACTTTAACGACCATAGCTGGTTTAGCACTGGTATTTTTATTGAACTCATCCTCGTTATATACTGGAACTCCTGCTTTTACCTCGGCTTCATCCATAGGAGAATAAGAATCAAATTCTAAAAGATGTTTCATTTTACTTTCTAATTATTTTCTCTATATATCACTATACCTTTCTGCTATCCTGTGCTTTTTGCATCTGTTGCATCATCTGTAGCTTTTTGGATTTTTCCTCCGATCCTTTCTTATAGAAATCCATATTTTTCTTAAGCCTAGCTTGTTCAGCTGGTGCTATATCCTTAAAGAAAGGAGCACTTAAAATAGCTGATGTTTTTTCCATAGCAATTTCTGGGTTACCTATATAATAAGCAGCCAGTGAATATTCATCCAAAAGTCTCCATTGCCAAATTTCAGGCTCAATAAAAAGAATATCCGATGTTCCTTTAGTTTTTATAGCTACATCACCATAAGCAAATGCAACAAGATGTCTTCCCTGATCTCTAAGCTTTCTCATGGTATGGAAAACACACTCTAATCTGGATGGCCTATATTCCCATGCTTTGGAATATAATTCTGAAAGCTCGTTATCTGGTTTACCCTTTTTCTCGCTTATCTTGGCTATCATATATTTGGAATAGTAAACCTCTTCTTCCCATCCACCCATATCTATTCTCTTCTGATATGCTTCTATAGCTTTATCTAGCTGTTCAGAATCTCTATAACTCTGTGCTAAATAAAACATATATCTTTCGTTACCCGGCTCTTTTATCAATGCTTCTTCCAATATCTTGGCATCATTTGAATATTTTTCCTCTAGTGAACCAGCTCTTTTAAGTGGAGAAATATCAGCAATAACGTGGCATCCTCTTATTGGAGACTGCAGAACTTCCTTCTTATCTTCATCAAGAAATAGATACTCATGAAGAACCCCTCGATACACCCAATTCTGGTTTGATCTGACTATCTGTGCTCTGTTATATTGTAGAGCATTTAGTTTATATAGAAGCTGATAGCAATCCGCTTGTGTGTCCAATCCAGCAAATGGATTTACTCCTGGTGTATCAGGAAAAAAAGTATCATCCGCATCGATTATCCATCTATAGTCACACTTATCTTTAGCCAAATTTAAACTTTCAGTTCTATTTACCTCAAAGTTTACCCATGGTCTCTCGTGCAATTCCCCTTCAATACCCAACGAATCCATCGTGGTTTTAATAACTTCCTTCGTCTTGTCAGTTGATCCGGTGTCAACTATTACCCAATATTTTATATAAGGTGCAACAGCCTTCAAACACCTTTCCATGGTGTCTTCCTCGTCTTTCACAATCATAACCAAACATAATGATATTGTTTGCTTCAGATTTGATTTGGGTAGAATGTTCATAGGAACCGACATCTTAATCGGCATAGATTGCTTCTTTTTATTCTTATTGTTTGTCATTGATTATAATTTAGTAGTTATAGTGTCTTAGTTTATTTTTTCTCCCTTTTTCTTGGAAATATTTATTTTCTCAATTTCACCAACGCCATCAAAAAATAGGGTTGCTTTATAATTTGGTTCTATATGAACTATTAATTTATTTTTATCCCTGTTTGCTGATCTTAATTGTATATCATATTTTTTAATGTCGAGATCCTCGCAAATCCAAAAATCAACTCTAAAATAATTTTTATCGTATATTGAATATGATAATGGATCATCCATTATAGTTATCTTGACATCAAATATATGTTTTCCCTTAAAGTCAAATTCAAGGAAGCACCAATTATCTTTTTTACCGGATGATATTATATTCTCCCCCAGATTAACTAAAAATAGGCTTTTCTTCTGATTTAATTCCTTTTTCTTATAGCTAAGATTTTTGGATAATAGCATATTGCTGATGGATGATATTAAATCATCGGAATCACTATATAGGTTTATTAAACATGATATCTCGCTGGTTTCGTAATTTCTTATTTCTCTTATTTCGATATCATTAGAATTCCTTATCATATAAGAAATAAAATCCAGAGAATCTCCAAGTATATTTCTCCTTAGCTTCTCCAGATTTTTATTTTTTTCTAATTTCTCTTTAAGAGATCTAACAAATTTTTCGCTAGTATCTCTCATATAATTATTTTTTTGGCTTTTTAAGTCCTAGTTTTTTAGCTACTGATTTTAAGACTCCTTCTCTCCCGGTGTTAGCATCTATTGTAATTAATTTTCTGCTCTTCTTATAGAAGTCCAACAAAGGTAAAGTTTTATCATTATATTCCTCGAATCTCTTATCTATTATCTCGTCGCTACCATCATCCTTTCTATTTTCCTTCTTAGCTCTTTCTCTAATTCTTTCCTTCGAGATATCCTCCGGCAGATCTAGAAATATGGCATGGTTTAGACCGAGCCCCATTTTTCCCAGGATTGAATCTAATTTTTTTGATTGCTTAAGATTTCTAGGAAATCCGTCAAAAATAATTCCATTGGAAGGATCTAATTTTTTAAGTTCACCTCTTAGCATCTTTACCATCATATCATCAGATATAAAGTTGCCTCCTGATATTATTTTTTTTAATTCCGGATCGTCTGAATTTCTAATAAGATCTCCGGTTGAAATATGATGTATACCATATTCCTTATTTAGTTCCTTTGATAGAGTTCCCTTCCCTGATCCGGGAGCTCCCAAAATAACCAGGATTTTACCCTGATTATCCGGAAGTTCTCTTTCGTTTAAAAATTCGTTAAATGCTTTTATTTTAGATTCCATTAGTTTAATTTATTTTTATGATCCACACATTTCACAATCCTCAGGATTATCTAAGCTGCATGTAATCCCTGCGGTAGCTTCCTCCGCTGCCCTACTTAATTCCTCACTAGACATACCAATTGATGCTGAGATAGATTCTTTTGCTATTTCTCTCTGTTGTGATGCTGCTTCGTTACTTGTTGTGGTCTTAGCCTTAGATAAATCTACACCCAATCCAGCAATTGCATCAACAGCTGATTTTGTTCTTAGATAATACATCCCCGTTTTAAGTCCAATCTTCCATGAATGGAAATGAGCTGCAGTTAATTTAGCAGAATTAACATTCTCTATAAATAAATTAAGTGATTGGGATTGACATATAAATTTACCTCTGTCAGCAGACATATCAATAAGATCTTTCTGTCTTATCTCCCAAACAGTTTTATATGTTTCTCTTATAGATTCAGGGATTTGCGCTATATTCTGAACCGATCCCTTATGTAAAATGATCATATTCTTCATATCTTCTCCCCAAAGATCTAAAGCAATCAGATCTTTAACTAGGTGTTTATTTATAATAACAAATTCACCGCTTAATGTTCTTCTTGTATAGATATTTGATGTAAATGGTTCAAATGCCTCGTTGTTACCCATAATTTGTGCTGTGGATGCTGTTGGCATAGGTGCTAATAACAATGAATTCCTAGCCCCGTTTTTCATAACATCTTTTCTTAGCTTGGTCCAATCCCATCTTCCTGAAAGATCCGAATCGTTGAAGCCCCATAAGTTAAATTGGAATTCACCTTTACTTAATGGAGAGCCATCGAAAGTTTCGTACTTACCATCTTTCTTAGCAAGATCCATGGAAGCTGTCATCGAAGCAAAATAAATTGTTTCAAATATTTCCTCGTTAATTCTTTTAGCCTCAGGTGAGGTAAAAGGAATACCAACAATAGCAAAGAGATCAGCAAGACCCTGAATACCGATACCTATCGGTCTATGTCTCATATTAGATCTTTTTGTTTCCGGTGTCGGGTAATAGTTAACATCTATAACCTTATTAAGATTCATCGTTGTTTGATAAGCAACATCATATAATGCTTTATGATCAACTTCACATTTACCTCTAGCTATTTTGGCTGTTCTGTTATCTGTTGATCTTAAAAATTTATTAACGGGGATGGAAGCCAAATTACAAACAGCCTGTTCGTCCTTATCAGTATATTCAAGAATCTCAGTACAAAGATTAGAACTTTTAATCGTACCTAAATTTTTCTGATTTGATTTTTTATTAGCTGCATCCTTGTACATCATATATGGTGTACCGGTTTCAGTTTGAGCATCGATAATTTTACTCCAAAGCTCTCTAGCTTTCATTACTTTTCTAGCTTTTCCCGAAGTCTCATATTTAACATAGGCATCCTCGAATTCATCACCATATAATTCCCAAAGACCTTGAACATCAGATGGAGAAAACAATGACCATTGTCCATCCTCTTCAACTCTTTTCATAAATAGGTCAGGTGTCCAAAGTGCAAGGAATAAATCTCTAGCTCTAATCTCTTCCTTACCTGTATTTTTTCTAAGATCCAAGAAATCCTCAATATCAGCATGCCATGGCTCCATGTACATAGCAAATGACCCCTTTCTTTTTCCTCCACCCTGATCAACATATCTAGCGGTTTCGTTAAATACCTTAAGCATCGGAACAATACCATTCGATGTACCATTAGTTCCTTTGATATAAGAACCCGTACTTCTAACGTTGTGTATTGCTAATCCGATACCACCTGCATTTTGAGAAATTATAGCAACATCAGTTAATGTTTTATAAATACCAGGTATGGAGTCATCCGACATCATAAGAAGGAAACAAGATGATAGTTGTGGTTTCTTTGTTCCGGCATTAAATAATGTAGGTGTTGCATGTGTCATCATATGATTTGATAACAGCTCATAAGTTTTAAGTGCGTTCTTAATATCATCTCCCCATATTCCTACTGCAACTCTCATATACATATGTTGTGGACTTTCAGCCACCTGACCATACATCTTCAATAAATAACTTTTTTCTAAAGTTTTAAATCCGAAATACTCAAAATCAAAATCTCTCTCGTGTATAATAGCGCCGTCGAATTTCTGCTTGTATTTAATTACGGCATTATACGTTTCATCATTAATTAATCCAGCTGGCTCATTAGTTTCAGGATCTATATAATTATAAAGATCATGTATGGTCTCAGAAAATTTCTTTTTAGTTACCTTATGTAGCCTAGATACTGCAATTCTTGAAGCCAATATCGAATAGTCCGGATGTTTCGGTATTAATGATGCTGCAGTTTCAGCAGCTAGGTTATCAAGCTCTTGTGTTGTTATACCATCATAGATACCTGATATCACCTTCTGAGCGATTTCTGTTGCATCTACATAATCAGGATTTAACCCGTAAGTCATTTTTTTTATTCTATTTGAAACTTTTTCAAATCTCACCGGCTCCTTCGAACCATCTCTCTTAATTACAAGCATTTATTATCTATTATTTTTAATTTTAAAATTCGGCATCAAACCCAAAAGCATCCTCCGATTTATTCATAACACCAGATTTTTGATATTCTCCAACTCTTTTCTCAAAAAAGTTTGTTTTACCCTGCAAAGAAATGTTTGCCATGAAGTCAAATGGATTTTCAGAATTATAGACCTTGGAGCATCCCAATTCAACAAGTAATCTATCAGCAACAAATTCAAGATACTGTTTCATTAAATCCGAATTCATACCAATTAGTCTAACTGGCAACGATTCAGTAATGAATTCCTTTTCTATTTCTAGCGCACTGGTAATAATCTCTTTTATTCTTTCCTCAGAAACCTTATTTGCTAGGTGATTGTTATGTAACATCACAGCAAAATCGCAATGTAAACCTTCGTCTCTAGATATAAGTTCATTAGAGAAAGATAATCCAGGCATCAATCCTCTTTTCTTAAGCCAAAAGATAGAGCAGAAAGATCCGCTAAAAAATATACCCTCAACAGCAGCAAATGCTACTAGTCTTTCCTGAAAGTGTGGGGAATCTATCCATTTTAAAGCCCATTGAGCTTTTTTCTTAACTGCATCAATTGTATCGATAGCTTTGAACAGATGGTCTTTTTCGTCCTTGTCCTGAATGTATGTGTCTATAAGTAGCGAATATGTTTCGGAATGTATATTCTCCATCATTATCTGGAATCCGTAGAAAAATTTAGCCTCCGTATATTGAACCTCGCTAACAAAATTCTCTGCCAAATTTTCATTAACTATACCATCGGATGCCGCAAAGAAAGCTAATACATTCTTAACAAAATATCTTTCATCATCAGTAAGCTTGTTTCTCCAGTCATTTAGATCCTGAGCTAAATCTATCTCTTCGGCAGTCCATATGGAAGCTTCTTGTTGTTTGTACATGTTCCATATGTCATGATGTTCTATAGGGAATAGAACGAATCTATTTGGATTTTCCTGTAATATCGGTTCAGGTAACGAGTATAAATTTTCCATTATTTCTTTTTAGTAATTGTTTTCTTGTCTTCGGATATTCTCCTTGTTTTTTGAAATGTAGTAATTGTAAAGCTCCTCCGCTGTCATGCCTACTGAGATCATAAGATTAAAGATAAAATGTTGGATGTCAACCAATTCCATCTTAAGCTCCTTTTGATCATCATCCGAAAGATCAGAGATTTTCATCTCATAAGCTTTCTTATGATTGCTTTTCCAAGGTTTCCAAACTGCATTTCCTATTGAATTTACACCATCATTAGAAACACCACCTAAAGCATCGTATGCTTCTGAGACCTCATCATCAATAGCTCTGGTATTCCAAAGCCAAAAATCTTTAATCTCACCGAGAGTCATGTTACTGAAATCGTATCCATAAACTCCCTCCTGTGTCCTCTTCTGAAGGGTCATTAATTTATCCAGGTGGTTTGTGGACTTTACGTAGTCATTCTCAACGAGAAGATCTTTGCATTCATTGTCTGTATTTGCCATAATTGTGATTTTTGACTAGGTTTATTGTCTAGATTAGCTCCACCAGGTTTTTATATATCATCTGATTTTTCCTATCCTCACCCAATCTTCGTTAATTTTTATTCTTTATCTAAAACTTTTTTTAGTTGGTCTATTTCCAGCTCCAGCTCAAGCATTCTGTCTTTTGTTTTTCTCCTTCTGGAGTATAGATCTTTAATGATCGTTCTTAGAATTGGATTTTCTTCATCTGATCCAAAATATGCTCCGGATGCAGTTTTCACCCAATCCTCGCTGGGATTTGATAGATTTTTTCCCTTGTATATTTCTGGTGAAATCCCCCATTGAACCATGGCATTAGGGTAAAGTGAAGCAAAATCGTAGCATGCTATCCATTCATGCAGACCCTTGATTGGTTCCTTAACGTATCCTCCAGCAAACTTAACATGAACCTCTTCCTTTCTCTCAACAACAAAAACCTGTTTCCTATCAAGAAATTTTCTAAGCATCATAACTTCCGTTGACCATACTGGTGAAAGACATCTGTTTATCTCCACCCCCGAGATCATCGCAATCTTAAAGAAAGTTTGCATTGTTTTAAGTTTCTGATCTATGTAATGAACAAGTGCGCAATCGACAGCGTTATAGAAAATAAAGTCTTCGAAATTGGATTGGTATAAATCTCTAAGTGTTCCGTTATATTCAACCTTTTTAAATCCTGCTGCTTTTTCAGCAACGTAATCAAGTCTATTACTTTCCTTTATTTTGATTACTCGATCCCATTTTTTGTAGATTTCCAAGTAGTCAAACATAAGTAAGTGCATAGGTAACTGTGCTTTGCCTATTAAATAATTACCAGGTGAAATAATCTTTGGATCTATACCAAGTCTCTTTGCCCTGTTCATTAAATAAGGCCAGTCATATCCGAGCCAGTTCCATCCAGTTATAACTGGCATTTTAGGTCCAAGCTCTCTAAAGAATGTGTACATCATGTCATACTCGCTTTCAAACTGTTTGTATTTAAAAGTCCAGGTATCACCAGTTTTTGCAAAATAGTCGTTGGTTTTCTTGTATATGCTAGCTTGTTGTTCAGGTGTCAATGGATCTAATCCAAGAACTATAATCTTATTCTTATCGGTAGCTATACCTATTGATAAAACACGATTTCTAGCATTTTCTGTATCCAATGCCGCTGCCATGTCTTCAGTTATCTCAACCTCAATATCGACAAAGTATTTCTTAGGCTCTTGAAATTCCCATAATGGCTTAGTTAATTCCTCGGGTGCTTCTATTAATATCTGAGCCATTCGATACTTATCGTATCTTTCAGTCTTAGCTTTTCTTACAGGTAAACCTGTCCAATCAGTCCATTCCTTATCCCTTTTGGGATCATTTGGACCGCACTTTTCCCAATTATATCTTTGATCTTCAGCTATTGGTACATTAAGAAATGCTAATTCGCCTTCTTCTCCGAAATGAGAGACTTTTAAATATGATCCTTTGTTTTCGATATCAATTATCATTCACTATATTTTTCTGGTTCTTTATAATGTTTTATCCTGAAATAAAATTATGTTCCGTACGGATATATAAAATATATGAAAAATATCAAAAACTTTAAAGATTGTGTTAATGAATGGCTGGATGCTCCGGGTAGCGTTGATGTTCCAGGTAACGAATATGCACCAAGAGTAAATTCCAGAAATTATACACCAGCACACCAACCCTTACCGGAAGTGGTGGATGCAATGTACGAAGCTTCGTATTTCCATGAATTTCTAGACAACGAAGGTAAATCAGAGGAATTTAATAATTTCCTATCGGAAGGTAAAAAAACTGGCTCCGATGTAGCTGAATATATCAAAGGGGCATTTAACGAGAAAAGTTCGAAAAAAAATAACTAGCATCCAGTTACATCACTGATATATCTAGCTAATTTTTTATCGGTTGGTGTTATTGAAATATTATTATTAACGAATATTTCCCAGGATTCCCTACCATAAACACCTATACCAGGTAAATCATTAACGTCAGTAAATCCAGATATCCATTTCTGACTTAATTGTATTATTCTCTTTGCCTTTATATTCTGAAATCCGGTACATTTTATGACCGCTGCTAGATCCAAAGGATCACATCCAATAGTAGATATGGGATCTGGAATTAAATCAAATACGGAGCTTAAAATCGGTCTTACCTGTTTATTATTTGTTTGATTCAATAATATGCAACAAACCATAATTTTCCATGGTGAATCCAGATATTCCTCCTGTATTAAAATTTCTCTTTCCATTTAGCAAAAATAGATAAAATCCACGAAATAAAAAAATATTATTATCATATTCATTTGATATATAATTGATATGAACATAAAGCACCTACAAACAGACGAATTCTTTGCCACGCAAACACCCAAGGATTCAATATATCTTCACCACTCCAATGGAGCATATAGACCCGATTGGACTATTAAATCGTGGGATAGACAAGAGACAACAGGTGGTAGCAAGGTTAGAAGCGCAAAATCATATGTTATTGGTGGATTAAGTTCGATGGGAACCTCAGATTTATATAACGGGGAAATATACGAATCATTCGATCCTAAATATTGGTCACACCATCTAGGGATAAAATCTAAAAATAACACCTTCATCAATCAAAAAAGCATAGCTATAGAATTATGCAACTATGGACCACTAATTAGATCCAAAGAGGGCAGATTTTATACCAATAGTAGAGTTGAAATTGACGAAAGTCTAGTAACCACTCTTGATAATCCATTTAGAGGCAATCTATATTATCAAGCATACACGGATTCACAAATAGAATCATTAAGAATACTTATATTGGAACTTAGTAATAAATTCGATATAGATTTATCTAAGGGAATAAAAAAAGAGCTTCTTTCATTATCCGATGCAAATTTAGCGTTCGAAATAAATAAAAAAGCTCTTGAGGGTTATCCTGGAATATGGTCACACTCTAATGTTAGAATGGATCGTGATGATATTTACCCATGTCCCAGATTAATAGAGATGTTAATAAACTTATAATATAGCTTATTATTTTATTGTAATCTTCTTGGAATCTGGATTCTTAATCTTAATCTTAGGAATATCTATAACCAATACACCATTTTTAAAATCAGCTGATATATTATTACTATCAGCGTTATCAGGTAGCGTGAAAAGCCTATCTGATTTTTTAACCCATGTATTACCGTTGATGATTGATATCTTAATAGAATTTTTGTTTGTAGTTTCTATATTAATATCGCTCTTTTCTATACCTGGTAGGGGTAATTTAAGTAACCATCCAAGATCTTCATTATCTGACACCTCGTATTTTTTATCATCAAGTTTCTGATTAAACATTGAGTCCAATATGGAGTCAGTCAGATTATTCGAATTAATAATCGGGAAGATGGTTCTGAATCGGTTTGTGTTCATAATTTATTATTATTTTTTATATAATTATTTCAAAAATCGCTCCATACAAAAAAAGATGACTAAAAGTCACCTTTCTGGTATTTTTATTGTTTACCAATTGACGAAATGTCATTTTTTATTTCTATTAGAAAACTCCAGGTATGATTTTAGTTTCTTCATGACTTTCTTTCTCTTGTTTGCTGCTGCAGTACCCACAGTAAGAGAAGGAAATTTATCACCAGATCCAACGTTATTCGGATTATAAAATCCAGCATTTGTTCCATCGTTAGTTGGTGTTGCCGGATTTCCCATCCCGCCAACATCACCCAGGGTTGCTAATCCACCCCCGTCCATGTCTTCGGATATCTCACAGCCTTTATTTTTTAAATATTCCTTTAGCTGCCATTTTTCGACGCAGTAAGAATTCTCATTCAGCCATTTATTCATGCACTCCATTAAACACTCATAACATGATTCATCGCAACTATTTAGTGCCTCTTCTATCGAATCTTTTTCATCATCCATGCAAACTAAGCATCTTGATTCTCCTATATGTGACTTAAAATCCGGGTAAACCATATTTAATCTAATATTATTTTTATATTATGCGAAAATATTCTGACTATATTTCCCTTCTCGTTTTTAGTTATGTAACCTATTATATCTTGGTAACCATCATATATAGGTTCCTGTATTAGTAATTTTCGATCAAGGTTATCCAATACCCATTTATTAAGTATTTGACTAATCTCCTTCGAATGATCCTTTTTAATATTGCCTAGATTTATACTAGGATCTCCACAGTCGCACATAGTTATCTAAAGTCTTCGTTATCTTCTTTTCTCTTTATATATTGCCATAGGTAATCTAGAGCCTTTTTATAATCTGATGATTTTCTGAATGGTATTATATATTTCTTTATATCGTTACCGTTACCCTGTGGAACATCATCGGATTTTATGGGATTATATCTTCTAACTGTTCCGGATGGATGTATCGTATAAAAAACATCACTGTGACCCTTCTCCCTCTGCTTATGTTTAGTTCTTACGAACTTCATGGTGTTATTAAGAGCCTGCTGGTCAGATGTTTCCTCAGAAAATCCAAGATTTATTAATCTTCTATATTCCTTGGTTCTTCTTACCCTATCAAGATCTAATGACCTCCTTGAATCTACCCTATATTCATCATTGGGATTATAGTCTTTAAAACTCTTGATGTTTCTCATGATCTATATATCTAACTATAATTTGGTCGATTATGCAGTCATCATCGGTGGATTTGGATCGGTCCATTCCGGTGTTGCCAAAATTATTAAAATTTCATCATATGTATAAGGACCTTCCTTTGTATTTAGGTTACTTACACATTCTGGCATTACACCATCCCACTTAACAAATGTCTTTGTTTGGTCCACAGATTTTCTAACCGTATCTGCTGATGTTTCTAAAACTTGAGTGAAATCGATTTCATTCAATTCACTTACATTGAAAATCATAAATTCTCTGTTGTCGTATTCTTGTACTTGTGTTTCCATATTATTATATATTTTTTATTATAAACCAAATCTTGATTTGGCTGCATTATAGTTTTGTGATATTTCTTGTGGGGTTAACGCTCGGTTATATATTCTTGCAATTGGGATATGTCCATTAAAATTATGAGTCCCATCTACAACACTACCACCATAAGTTCCAACATAATAAGTTGCATCGGGTATCGTACCTGTTTGTGGGGTTGACCATATCTCAACACCATTAAGATATGCTCTTGCCATAGTGCCGTCATAAGTACCAACTAAGTAAGACCAAGAATTGTTTGGTATACTACCATTCCAATTAGATACCCTACTATTGTTAGTTTGGTTTGCCCAATGCATTGAGAACGTATTACCGCCATCCGTTGAATCAATGATACCTAAATACATACTATTAGATGAAGATATCGCACCGCCCCTTATCGTTCCTGAAACCGTTAGTTTAGTTGGTTTTATCCAACTTTCGCAAGTAATTGCGGTTGTTGGTTTATTAGAAAATGTAGGTACAACCATATAATCGTCAGTCCCATCAAACACGATACTTCCACCATCTGAACTATTAAATGTGGTTCCGTTTGTTAAGGTACCATTAGTACCATTAGTTGTTAAATCTTTCCATGTAGTTCCTGATCCTGGATAAGACACGAAATTACCAGCATCTAACGCCATAATTAAACCATCCGTTATTATAGGTGAACCATAGTAGTTTTGAGTAGTCTCTGCATCGGTTAATGCCCTATTATAGACCCTAAATTTAGACATCTCTCCTTTCCAGGGAAGTTGTGCTGAACTAAACGCACCTATAGTGTTATATGAACCCAGCGAAACATTCCCAGTAAAAGTATCTGTACCGGATGGAGTCATTATCTGATTGTTTTGTTTTACCACCACCTGACCGTTAGGGTTTAAGATAAAGTGATATAATGCTCTTACGTTTAATATTCCGGCACCTGCTTTATACCATCTAAAAAATGCATTAGAAGTATTGGTGATATCGAAATATCCATAATCACCACCCCAAGGCCAATGTGCCATCATTCCTCTATCAGACCCATTAGGACCTACAAAATTAAACATTCCATTATATTCTTGAGTGGGGTTACATAAAACTTCCACTGTGAATTGATTTGTAATATCATAAGTTGATGATCCATCTGATACGTAGTCATCAGCTCCATCAAATACGATAGACCTAGTTGTGGAGTTAAATGTTGGTCCATTTGCTAATGTACCAACATTTCCATATCCACTCAAATCATTCCACTTCGTACCAGTCGTTGGATATGAAATAGCATTGGACGCATCAAGATTTAACATCAAATTATTTTTTACGATATTAGCGGTGTTAAATCTTGCTAATCCTGCGTTGTAGTTTTGCAATATTTCTGATGATGATAATGCTCTACTATAAACTCTATTGGAATATATATTTCCACCAAATGGTCCAAGCGAAGCTAAATCATAACCGCTACCGCCAACACCGGAAAATGTTTGCGTGCCTGCTGTTTGGTTTGGTGTTAATAATTGACCATCCAAATAAATTTGATTGACGCTTCCCGAATGTCTAAATACTAGATGGTGTATATTACCGTCAGTAAAATTTGGAGAGGTCCACCAGATCCTATTACCTCCGTTACCCTCCCAATACATCCAAAGACTATATCCTGAATCATTAAAATTACAGTTCAGATTACTACCGTAGAAATTCCATAAGTGATTCCTTGTTGTTTTAGTTCCTCTATACCAGGTATCAACAGTAAGCTCATTAGTAAATGTTTGAACGAGATTAGTACTAACAACATCATCAGCTCCATCGAATACTATAGACCCGCCATTCAAGGAACTAAAAGCCGGTCCATTTACAAGGGTTGCATTATTTCCGTTATGTGATATATCATACCAGCCAGTGCCGTTAGTTGGATATGATGGTATAAACCCAGCATCAACATTAAAGACCAAACCATCAGTAATTATTCCTTCGTAATTTTTATTAACACACGCATAATTTGTTTGAGTTGCATACCAGTTTAAACATTGTACTGCTGTAGTGAAACCCTGACCTGATATAATATTGGTGTATGATATTAGCTCAAGATCGCTGTTCGCAGTGTGAAAGCTTATCTTGGATGTTTCATTTACGTTATATGAATAAATGGTGTATCCACCCGACATCGGCGTTACTCCATTATAGTGACCAGATGAACTTGAAGGTCCCTTACCAACGTCACCCACACCAAAAAAGAAATTCCCCTTCTTTAATGACTGTGTATCACCAGTTGTTGAATGTTTTATTGAATTTGGCATTTTTTATTTTATTTAGTTTTATTTAAAAATCGATTATAAAATAACTAAACGATTAATAGCCATTCATATCCCTCAGTGATTCCTAATAATTGATTCTGATCATATGGACCCTCAGCGCTTTCCATGGTGGAAATAAAATCGGGATTTTCAACAGTGGTCCAACTAACGTATGTTTTATCCTGATTTACACTATAAATTAATGTCTCCGGAGTTTGTATAACCTCATTAAAATCAACCTTATCCAATTCGTATACTTTAAAAATTATAGATTTCATCATATTATCACTATTTTACTTCCTCCAATGTTATGTCACCAAATAGCATAATTGGTAGAGGAGATGTTCCACCAGGTACCGCATAATTTATCAAATGCAAAAACATGACATATTTTGTTCCATATCTAAAAGGCAAACCGCTATTTCGGTTTTCCCCAGTAAATACACCACTCTCGTGTGTTCCCCAGCTACCAAAAGGAGCTTCTGTTGGATAGAATACATAATTATATGTTCCACCAGCAACACCATTCATTACTGGTGTACCAGCTGGTGTGGGATAACCTATGTCAGGGAAAGAAACCCAATTATTATTAGAATCAGCAAATCTAAATCTCAATTCACCTCCACCAATATCAGTTATCTCGTTATAATAGAGATCCACATCACCATAACCTATCCTAGTATATTCCCAAGGTTTATTAAATTCTGGATGTGATGGTGGGTACATCATAAAATGTCTGAAGTAATAGGTATTACCTGGACCTACCCATTGATTATTTACACTGGAAACATATGCATATGAATCACCAGCAACCAAATTTCTAGTCAAAGTTGTATTAGCAATTCCCCCACACATTCTCAGATCAATGAACCTGTAGCTTGAATCAAGTGTCATGAATCCGGTATAACCTCCAGAAAGTATATTATCTCCCGGCCCACCCTTAGTGAGAGTCCTATTTTTAACTGTCACCTTATATTTTTTTGTTGTATCAACCTGAACTGGTGTATCACTAGTAAATGTCCCATACTGTGTCTGAGGGAGTTGCAACGAGTAACTATATCCAGGAAGGGTCGTCGTACTATTAGTAGATCCACCAGAATAATTCTGGAGTGCACCTCCTGAAGTTAAAAATTTAAAGTTACCATTGGTATAAAAATTTTGGAATCTTCCCTTTTGCGAATTATAATTCTGGGTTATCTCTGATTGTGTTAGTGATCTATTATAAACTCTAAAAACTGCACATTCCATGATCATATTATATCCTCCACCTCCCCAAGTTGCAATCTTACCGTAGCCGCTATTAAAGTTTCTGTTACCTGATGCTTCACCGGAGTACTGTTGACTTAATGTCTGTGAAACTCCATTAACATATATCTTATTATTTGTATATGCAACATCACTCCTAAATTCAAATATATAATGAGCCCATTCGTTAACGATACCCAATGAGTTAACAGTGGATTGAGATATTCCATAGACATCACCATTCCCAGTATTATACCCAATTGATCCACCCGCAGTATATACGTCGTAATATTGCCATCCCATGAACATCCTATTACTATAATCTGATCCTATTTTACACCACATCTCGACACTGGCGGTACCAGATAGATTCGGTGCATAGAAATCCACACGATCGTCAACACCATCGAAGGTTAAACTTCCACCTCCATCAAACGATGACCCATTTGGGTTAAATGAGATACCATTTACCAATGTTGCATTATTATTACCCGAGCTTATGTCATAGATTGTTGTTCCTGAGGTTGGATATGATACTGAAAAACCAGAATCCAGATTTAATACCATCCCGCTCGTTAATATATTCTCATAATCGAAATTCAGAACAACTCTATCCGATTGCGACGAAAAATAATTAAGACACTGCACCACCGTGGTATATGATGTACCCGCGATTTTATTAGTTAAATCTATTAATTGTGCGTCATTGGAAGCAACATAAATCGATGGTCCATTGGATGTCTTATTTAGATATATCGTATATCCACCATATGTTGGAGTTATACCGTTCCAGAAACCAGTAGATGAGGTTGGTGCGTAATCGACATTATTTATACCAATCAGGATATTTCCCTTCTTAATTGTATTAGATTGCGAGGAGCCGCTATATTTTATTTTATTAGCCATTGTGTGATCTGAACTGCTATATCATATATTACTTAGAGGAAATCCAATCTCTATAATCCTTCAAATTCTGGAGGTTCTTCTTACCTTTGGATTTTTGTTTTGAGTCAGGATCCAAAAATGGCATTATCTTGGCTGGTCCGCCAGGATAGAAATCCGGTATTTTCGGTGATGTTACTATAGCTAGATCCTCGTCAACGTGATCTGGTAGATTTTTATATTTTGTTGATGCATAAGCTTTCAGCTCTTTCTCGGTCATTCTTTTAGAAAGATCTACTATCGCTTTTCTATATTTAGGGTCTATGTCTGCTGGTTTAAGTTCACCTATTCTAACAGCATAAGCCTGCCCCATTAATCTCTGTTGTGCTACACTCGATGATGGCATAATTATTAATTTTTTTACAGACTATATATCAAAAAAAAAGACCTACTTTAAAAATAGGTCTTTTTGTTTTTTATTCCATTCTTTTTGAGTAATGGGCTTAGAATCTAAATCCCAATTGGTATCGGGATTTATTATCCTCTTCTTCTGATTCTTCCAGTCTCCAAACGTCCATATGAATCTGTTATATTGTTTACCAACCGTAACAAATCCGGTATCTCCAGGCTGTATAGCTATTGGTGATTGTGGTGGTGCATAGAAACTAGTTTCTGCAGATTTAGAGGAGTTCTTCTTCATATTTGTCTTTATCGTATATAACCGCTTCGATCAAAGTTTTATTGATCTGGAAGGTTTCAAATCCTCCAACGGTTCCATCCATATACTCAGCAACTTTCTTTTCTACCTCGATGATAGATTCTCCAGCAACTAAGAATTGGGATTTTTTGTACATTGGGTCGCCTGCTTTATTAACTTCACCAGACTCGAAATTTACTTTTACTAAATAGTAACTCATTTGATTTTCTTTTTAGAGATTAAAATTACGCTTTGTTGTTTTTTGCTTCCTGTACTTCAACTCTTAAGTCCTGTGCAAGTTTTTTAAGTTCTTGCATAGCTTGTCTAACTCTAGTACCAGCTGCTCCGTTTCCTTTAGATGCGAATTTTTCAACATCACCTTGTGTTTGCTCGATAAGAGCTTTAATTTGTTCGAATTTTTCCATTTTGTATTTATTTTAATTATTAATTATATAAACTTTTTAATAAATGTTTCCTTATCTGCTAAGAATAACTGAATTCTTATCAGATCCTTCCTGAACTGACCAATTTCCGCCTAATTGTGAAACCGACATAGATTTCATGTATTCCATATATGTACCTTTACCCTCATACTGGAGATTATCTTGAATCTCGTCATATATTCTAGTTACCTTTGAATTAAGCTCCAAGTAATCAGTAACACATTTATAAACATACTCCATTAGCCTAGATAGCTCGTTAGATCCCATCTTAAATTTATTCTTATCTGTCTGTGGGATATCTTCCTTATCTACAGCGATATCCTCTATTACTTCCGGTGAAATTTCATTTAATGTTAGTACACCATACGAATTCTTAGCACCTTCTATATTACCATGATCCGAATATTTCCCGATTATGAGGTGGAATCCTCTAACCTCTTCATTCTCCATATCAAGATTAAAGAAATAATGATATAAATCCCCGTTTTTTTTCATTAGAAATGGGGAAGTACCAAATCCATCAGACTCATTCATATTACTTACAAATTGTCCGAAAGTTGCAATTTTTGTCATTTTATTCTTCGTTATTTTTAATTTCTTTATTAACCTCATCTATGGTTTTCTCATCGCCATATTCATTCAGATAATTAATAACTTCTGTTTTATCCGTTTTTTCAGAATCAGATAATTCATCGTCAGATAAACCTTCATTAACGCCGGTTCCTTTCTTAGAAGAAACTAACTGCTGATAAAACGATGCTACTGATGGGGGAACAAGCTTCTTAAAAGCTACAAAATCCTCCGCATCAATCATATCTCTAACTTCCGATCCGCTGGTGATTCTAGGAGTCTCTATGATCTCTATATCATCAGGAAAATCACCGCCAGCTTTCTTAAGATATTCTGCTTGCTTCTTGTAATCTTCTGTTCTATCATCACCACATCCTATATATTTGGGAAGGTATCCCATCTGTTTAGCTTTACCGTATATAATTCCGAGTAATCCTCGATCTACCATGAAATATCCGGATATAGTTTTAGAATTCTCTCTAACCACTGATTCCATATACTTATCAACTAGATCAGTATCAAATGGAGATTTACCAGATTTATTATGTCCAGGATGAACTACTGCTATTATCGAAGGCAGATTATTCTTTTTAAATAGGTCATTAGCCATCTTAAGATGACCTTTATGGAAAGGTTGAAATCTTCCAACAATTAAATTTACTTTCTGCAATTCTTTGTCTTTCTTTTCGGCTGATTTATCTTTTTCTTCTATTGGTTCAGCATCGGGCTTTTCCTTGGTGTCTATAGTTTCCAATGTTGATATAAAATCATTATAAGAAAAGAAGTGATCGTCCTTATGATCATCATTTTCACTCTCAGACGTAACATAATCAACTTTCTTGGTTGACATATTAGATTTTCTAAAATCAAAAAATGATGGGACTGATTGGGATTCTTGTATTTTTGGGGTCTGTTTTCTATCTACTTCCTTTTGTATATCAGAGACCAGCATATTGAACTGGTTTATTATACCAGCAGTAATTATTCCACCCGCTCTTTTCTTTATTTTTCTAAAAGAATTCAATATTAACTTAAATAATGATTCATATGAATCATCCTGCTCAAGATAGCTAAGTACTCTTCTATCTCTTATTAGTTCCTTGTTTAGTCTGAATTCGTCCTTCTTTAAATAATCAGGTTCCTGAAAATCCGCACCTTTATATTTATAGCCATAGTCGTCTAGGAATTTAGAAAATACATCAGAAACAAACGAAATATACCTCTCATCTTCTGAATCTCCATCGATTCTAAACGAATCAACCCCAGATTCCAATATAAAATTCATAACATCCAGAACAGTAAGTCCCAGAAAATCACTAGGTTTATTTTCAATCTTTAATTTGGTTTTATTTTTTGCCATTTCGGTAAATACTGGATCTACCATCTTTGACACAACAGTCTCACCTTCACCTTTCTCGTCACCAAACTTAAAAACTATTCCTTCTATGGCCTTATCAAGGTCGTCGTTTAATGCGCTTTCCTTGGCTTCCGGATTTAGTACACCTATGATATACCTAACAAAACTCTTAGTCTTATACTCAGATACCAAATCATCGAATGGTGTTCGTAGAAAATCTGATATTTTTTCTTTCTGATCCTCACTAAGATATCCTTGAAAAATAATCGGGGGTCTCTCAACTCCTAAAAGATCTGCCCAGGTATCTAATTTCTCCTTGTCATTTATAAAATTATTGGAAGGCTTAGAGTCCTTAGGACTAACGTAAGACAATATAAGATTATTCTTTGGCATTCTATCGTAAGCAATCTCGACTGGCTTATTATTAGCAAAATATTCCAATCCAAATTTCCATCCTCTTGGGATTTTACTTATTGTGTGTGGACTCAAAGATTCTATATACTGGATAGGCTTCTCATAATATTTCATAAGGGTTCTATCAACCATTGTTATCGGATTTCTCTGATCTCTCTTATAGAATACAAATTTACCATCGTTAGCATCTCTTTCGAAAACAAAAGCAGATCCATCCATTTTTTCATTAACAGTTACATAAGTACTAAAGAGATTATCAATAAACTCTTTTCCTTTCTTATGGTAAATATCATATAAGTGGCTAATTCCAGACATATTTAATTTTAATTTTATCTTTATATTTATATAAGATTAAGCTCTTTTTATTTCGGAGGGCCTCTCTAAATTTGCTCTAGTAATATATTCGAGGAACTTTTCCTCTATTTCGCCAACCTTATCATAAAGTTCAAAACTAGGTGAATCTATAATCTGGTATAACTTTTCGAATGTTTTAACGTCATTGATTGAATAACCTGTACCCAATGCAAAGTCTATAAATTCCTGAGGATCTCTAGTTATAAATCTCTCGCTTCCGCTTATCTTGGCAGCATTCTTTAATCTAGGTTTTAGTTTGCCTCTGTATGATTTAGTATGCCAATATAAACCATCGCTTAATATCAGCACAGGTGAATCATAATCCATAACTTCTCCAGCATCGTTAACATCCAATACCATTCTACGTATTGCTAATATAGCAGCAAGTAACCAGTTTCTATGAGCTGATTTATATTTACTTTCAGATGTTTTGTAGTCAGGTGAATAGTAGATAAACTTTGCCCATTCCATATCAGCAACGGGTATTAAATCAAGCTGTACAATTCCGTTAGTTTGATCACCGTTTATAGGCCATCCTATACTTACTATATTTAGTCCCTTCAAATAATTTATTTCAGGTTCGAATCCCAATTTGCTTGTTAGCTCTTCCGATCCACTTAATATCGAATAAATATATCCAGATACCTCCTTTAGTGGCACATTGAATAAATTAGAATCAAGTCCAAGATCAAGATCACCCGATGTATCATCTGGATTTTTCTTTTTCCCTATGCTTCCAATAACGATGTATTCACCAGCAGATGAATTGGGATTTACACCAATAATCGGCAACAATATGCTCTTTATTGAGGCTAGTGTTTCTTCAAACTCATCCTCCCTTATTCTTCTAGATGTTTTAATAGCGGCACCACCCTCTAATAAAATTACAAAGTTATTAAATGATAGCGTTTTATTGTGCATTGCTTGTCTTTTTATAATACCTCTCCATTATACCATTCATATAATCGGCGTACATTTCCTCTTCCTTATTCTTAGGGTTTGCTGGATCAAAATCCTTCCCGAAGTATTTTTTACCCTTGATCACTCCAGATTTATAGAACTTTTCAGCATCAGCATCGGTAACTTTTTTATCACCAATATTATCCCTTTCCCATTTATTAAGGATTTCAGTCTTTTTAGCTTTTAGTTCGTCCTTAGTAAACTTATTTGAACTTTTCTCCTCTTTACTTGATCCTTTAGGTGTTAAGAAATCTGCAACAGCAGCTCCAGCTCCGGTAATTAATCTAAATACATTAGGAATTAGGTTGGTTGCTCTTCTTGCAGCTTGATATTTGTCATCAGAATCATAATAACTAGAATAGTAATTAGAATCCTTCATATCATCACCAACTCTCGTGTTCATATCTCTAAGCCATCTACTAAATGTAGTCTTCCCTGTGCTGCCCTCGGAGCTAGCTTCGGATACATTGTTAGTAAATTCAGTAAATGATTTCATTATCATAATTAAAATGTTTTCTGTATATATCCCAATGAAAACTAAAGTTTAACTTTGTATATTTTATAATCGAAAGATTCCTTCTTGTATATCTCCATTCTCTCCAGACTATGTTTCATTAAATAATTCAAATAATTTTTGGTACTAAAATCGTCAACGAAATCTATAATATTTACTTTGTCCTTTCCTTCCATTTTACGCATACCCCTACCTAAACTCTGCTTAATTAGAACTTCACTCTTATATGATTCAACAAGAAATATATTATGCAGATTATTGATCGAAATACCGGTAGAGAATGTTCCATAAGTTGCTATAAGGACCTTATTTTCACCCGAGCTCATTCTTGTTTTATATTCCTCTCTTAGAGCTTCATTTGTTCCACCTTCGACGTAGAAAACCTCCTTGTCCGAGTTTTTCTCTCTTAGTAAATTCCATATCTGCTTTCCGTATTCATCCTTAACTGATTGAAATAGTACTAGTGAATTCTTAGAACTTTTACTAATGAAATCAACTATGTAATTAAGTCTTTTTCTGCTTTCTATAACTAACTTTCTTTCTATGTTATAAAACTCATTTCCTTCTATTTTTTTATCCGATGATTTATTCGAATTGTTAAGTTTTATGTCAGCAAGTTTTTGTTTATAGCTATCTTCAAGCCAATCCATAATAACAACCTTTATCGAAACAGGTGTTGCATAGTTATTATCAAAAAGATAGCTTGGCGGGATTTCAACAACAAGTGGACCTAAAAATTGCTGTATTGTCATATAATCAGCGGTTCCTTTCTTTGTCAATGTTCCGGTTAGACCAAATCTCCATCTAGAGTGCATGCAATTTGCAACTATCTTCTTTATGGACATGGAATTCGTATGGTGTGCTTCATCAACAAAAACAACATCAACATCAGCAAAAAATTCTGGTTCCTTCTTCACCAGTGATTGGAAAGTACCCATAATGACATCACAGCCTTCCCTGAGCTTACTTCCTCCACCGATTTGCTGAATCTTAACTCCTAATTTTTCTATTCCATAATCCTCGAAATCGTCGCTCCCTTGAAAAACAAGATTATTATTGGGAACTATCATCATATATTTTTTAATGAGTCCCTTGGATTTCAAATAAGCAAATATCATAAATGATATTAATGTCTTACCTGACGAAGTGGCTACCTCAGAAATAGAATATCTGTATCTTATAATCTTCCAAGCCGTTTCTATCTGATAATCTCTGGGTTTCTTATCGGGATCACCACCTATACCATCCTCAAAAAATTCATTCACCCATGTAGTAAAATCCTCTAGTGTTATGTCCCTTATAATAATCTCCTCTATGCCTTTTATTTGCATCTCGATTTTATACTTCTCACCTATCTCAAGAACCTCTCTCCATAATCCAATAGGAACCTTCCACATATTTCCTTTCTTCTCTATAAAGCATATGTTTCCGTCCCATATCTTCTTCTTAACCAGTGGATGGAAATAGAAGTTATGGATCTTTTGCGTTAGTGATATATCTAGTTGTTTTTTCTCGACCTCGTCCAGGGATTCAATTAATATCATCCATTGTTGGTCTTCTGAAACTTGAAATTTTAACATATAAATTAGTTATTTCTATTTCACCGTAGATCCTCTTAGATAATCCTCCAACGATATTCTTTGGCGAACCCCGTATAGCATGTGATCGGTGGTTTGTATTGTTTGGTCTATGAATTTTCTATGTCCTTCAACCAATTCTATCTTTTCTGATATCTCGCTTAAATCTCCCTCGATCAACACTGTTTTCTCATTAGATCCGTATCTAACATCACTTCTTTCAGAATAATCCTTCATCTTTCTGGATTTTTCAGTTCTGTATTTAGAATTAAGTTTGGATACAATTGATGCCAGTTTATAACTATATTCAAGCAGTACCTGTCTCTGACTAAATAGATCAATCTGAGCCTTAGCTAGAGTCTGTATATCCTTCATTTGTATTGCTATTACTTGGACCTTTTCTCTCCATTCGTTTCTCTCTGTTTCGAAGATTTTATTAAAGTCGCTTTTTTGCTCTGTAGACATATTAGAATAGATTTGTTTTTGTTTTTTGTTTTTTCTTGCCAGATAAATCAACAACTCTTACGTTTTTTGATATCTCGTTTTTACCTTCAGTTTTAGGGTCTGCTATTTTAGGTTCAGAGAATTCTGTATTTACTTCATATAAATCGGACTCTATGACCTTTATTGGAAATTTTATCTTGCTAGTCGATCTTCGAGTAACCTCTTTTTCCCAATCATCGGTGAGATCTATATGTATATTAGAATTATCCATTTATAAAATATCCAAGATCTAAAATGTCATTGGTAAAATAGTTATCAAGCCTTTTAATTTTCTTACCGGTGGTTCTTAAATGTATAACTAAATCATTAAGATCCCATTTTTTATTTTTATTTATATTATTCTCCTCCAGAAATTTACCCCAGTTGAAAACAGTGTGTCCCTTGCTTAGTAGATCCATTGTTTTTTCTATACCTGATTTATCCCAATCATACCAATACCTAACATTGTCAACCTCAAATGGAAATTTGTTTTCTAAAGAACATAAGCCAACCGAATTATTCCAAAAGAAAGAATCCATTGGTCCTTCAAATACTGTTATATCTGAGGAAAAATCCAAATTACCTATCCCAAAAACATGGGATATTGGATCTACAGCTCGTACCTTATCTATGAAATCCTGGTCCGTTACCTTAAGTAATTTTTCATATATTCCACTTAGTTTATATGTAAGATATTTGGCTGATCCCTTAATAGAATTCATATTTCTAACTTGGAGACCTAATATTTTATCATCGGGTGTTAAATTAAAAAGAAATAGTCTTTCCCATTTACTATCCCATGCAAACTTTTTATCTAGCTTCTGGTGTCTCCTTGTAACGTATCTTTGTATACTAGATCCGTACACTTCAACCAATTTCATTTTGGACATAAATGTTTCCCTCGGAATTAATAGATCAGTGATGTCATTATCAAAGAAGTAGCTTATATCAACTTTACCATATACGGTTCTTCTTGTTCCCCTAACTTCCTCTAATACGCTTCTTATTTCATCCCTTTCAGTACCATTTAATTTACCATGTACAGCAAAATCCTTAAAGAAGCTGATAGCATCCTTGAATATTCCACATCCACCATTATAGCATTTATACCCAAGGGTATCTAAATAGAAGTTTCCCCTTTTTTTCTTAGAGTCGTGTGAATCACCACAATACGGACAAGAGAAATTAAGTCGGTTACCCGCCTTATAAACTATTTGTTTATTTGGGTCTCTGGCAAATTCCTTTGCCAATACCGATCTTACTAAATCTTCTATTTTTCCTTGTTGCATAATAAAAAGAAGGGAACAACCCAAGAAGGATGTTCCCTTTTAGTTTTTAATTTATTAAAGGTCTGCGTAAAGATCTTCTAATGAAGAACTACTATTGCTTGAAGGAGCGGAAGATTCAGTTCTTTCAACATGTCCAGCAACTTTAGTTTGAGATACCTCAGCGTATAAATCACCAGATGTAGACTCTTGTTCCATTACTGGAGCTGGAGCTGATTGAGCTGGCGCAGTTCTTGCAGGAGCAGAAGCAACACCACCAACGATCTCGTTAACCAATCTTTGATCAGGAACTGTGTTTCTGATTACACTCATAACTTTCTCAGTCATATCATCATCCCAGTCCTTATAATCAAAACTTGATAAGTTTTTAGGTCCATCGTTTAAATAATCGAGAATTTTTGCCATATCCTCCTGAGATTTTTTCATAGAAACCCCATCGATCTTAATTGCATTTTTTTCACCCACGAATGAGCAAAGATCGTAGTTATTCCATTCACCAACTTTTCTAACACTTAATGCGAATTCTCTACCTTCGAAAAGATCGAAAGGATTACAAGAATCACCGTATTCTGGTTTAAGTTGTGCCTCGATCATATCATTCAATTTTTTACCAAATTTGAAGATCATGATCTTTCCTTCCAATTCAGGTTTGTTTTTATCCTGAACGATTTGAACTAACGAATAGAAATCCTCTTTTCTTGAGAAGCTCTTAGCTAATTCCTGGTCTGCAGCAGAATGTGAATTCTTTAACTTCCAGAACATGTCTTTAAGAATTGATTTCTTACCAACAGTTGATGGACAATCGGCTGAAAATCCGTCTCCTGATACTGGATCATTCAAATACACATAATATTTGTGAACCTTAGATACCGCTGGATCTGCTGGATTAGGCACAAATCTAATTAAAGATTTATAAACTCCATCCTTACCGTTTTCAGGATATGGCTTATAAAATTCCGAATCTTTTGATTCTACTGCGTTTGCTTTCGTTACGAACGCCTCTGCGTCCAAATTGAAAATGTCTAAATTACTCATAATTTTTCTTTTAATTTTAAATTTTACTTTTTTGTTTACTTTTTGTTTCTCTTTATTGATTTTATTTCATTCCCAATTGGCGCTCTATCATATCAATCAGGGAATGTATTATTTTGATATGTAGTTCTTGCGTACGATCCGCATATTTATTTACTGGTGTTAGTATGATATTATCGATAAGGTGGCTAAAAAGCATTCTTACGTCGCTTTCTGGGCGGTCTGATGTGAGTATGACAACCTTCATCCCCATTCTCTTGGCAGTAACCAGAGCACGAGTGATATTATTAGAATTTCCTGAAGTTGTTATACCGAAAAATACGTCGCCTTCGTTTCCAACAGCTTCAATATATCTAGAAAAAATCTGGTCGAAGCCATAATCATTTCCAACACAAGTTATGTGACTAGGATCAGATATGGAAACAGCGGCTAAAGCTTCCCTGTTCTCACGATACCTCCCGCTAAGTTCCTCTGCAAAATGCATAGCATCGCACATGGACCCGCCATTTCCTGCAGAAATTATTTTATTACCGTTACTTAATGATGTGATGATTGTTTCGGCTGCCTCTGTTACGGAGTTTAGATACTCGTCGTTATTAATGAAGTCATTTAGAATGCTAGAGGCTTCCTGTAGATGCGTTTTTAATATTTCCTTTAATTCCATAAAATTCCTTTAATTCTTCCTTTAAATATAAATTAATCCAAGTTGCGTCAACAATATCGTCGATTGGTTTATTAACAACCTTTTTACCGGTTATCCATTCTTCCTTATTGCTTTCTAGTATTCTAGAGAAGATGAATAAATTTGTTTCATCCTCGATATAATTACATAACGCATGGTAAAGTTCGTCCTTCTTAGCATTTCCCTTTACCGCATATTTTTTAATTGATGTTGGTGAGAATACATGAAAGTTATCAACGCCAATATCATTAATTATTCTTTCCCTTAACAGTGCAGTTGCCATTGAAATATCAATTAGCGAATTACCATTAGACGAAAAACTTAAACCCTCCATTGCAACATGGAATGGTTCTTTTCCCATTATAGATATTATAGATTTCCATAGGGTATCAACTATATCTAAGAAATAGGTTATCTTAATTCTTTCTCTTTCCGAATAATTTTCGGGAAGATCCTTTTTTTCTAAGAATATCAATTTGAAAGCATCATCACAACTTAATATGTGATATGGTTTCTTGATGTTCTTAGAAAGGGATTCCTCACTTCTATCTGATCTTGTTATAGATCCCCAGGTGTATTTGCCATCAACCAAACAACAGAAAGCGGGGGAGTTTATAGAAAAGTCTATTCCGACTAAATTCATATATTATATACTAGGAGCGATCTTCTGTCCAGTGCTACCTGTATAATTATAAACTTTGGAAAGTTTATCGAAGCACTTCTTCATCTGATCCTCTGTTAAACAATCAACAATATCGTTTAAAACTCTCTGGTCGTTACCAGAAGCTGCAACTAATAAGTTCTTCATGTGGTCTTTTTCACTGTAAAGTGGCTGACCGTATTTCATTTCGTTAATCTTTTTTAGATCTGTGAATGTCTTCATATCTTGTTTTTATTTATGTATATATCTTAATTCGATTCAAAAACTATATCTATATAGTTAGCTTTGAATCCAACATTAAATGTTGCATCCTGTGCAGCATTTGATGTATAGTTTAATTCAAATTCGGAAAATGAGGTAAGCGTAACCTCCTTAAAAGTAACTGAGACCACTATGTTTCCATCGCTGTCCATGATCCTTATTGGTAAATTCTGTATAAATATTTGTTCGTTTGCAAAATTTAAAAAATGCAGAATCGTGTCCATCATTATAAAATAATTAATGAACCCATCAACCAATCTAAACTGAACACTGAAATCCTTTGAAAATAGTTCCTGAACTGGGGTTGAACTTTTATATGTTATTTTTTTACCTAATGGTCTAACTTGTTCAACTGAATCTATTGACATTCCAGGGAATCCTATTGATTGTATCGTACTATTTACATAATTTTGTATAGTATCATAAGGAATAGGTTGTTTCTTTATATAGGGAAGATATTTATTAATAACCTTCTCCGGAAAGAAGCCCTTAGGAAATACGAAATAAAAACTATTCTGCTTTGAATTTAATAACATTTCTAATCTATATTTTTATTATTGCCCTGAAATTGAAGATATGCTAGCTGGTGAAAGTATACCATCAGCAGCTTTAACAAAATCAGACTTAGTTAAATTAGGATATTTGATATATCCGGGTTTACCTGGATTTAAGAAATATTGCATTACTGTCGAATCAGCCCAACCTATTGCTTTATATCCAGCCATTTCAGCGCTTAAAGCAGAGATCAAAATATTACCCCTCAATGACTGCGATGTATTTGCTCTCGGAGTTGTTATAGCCGAGGCCTGTCCGGATGTAATAAATGCAGGAGGTATGGATTTAACTATTGATCTGGCAGGGGCCAAGGTACCTATTATTCCAGTTCCACTTGTTCCGCTTCCTGACGTTGTTATGATAGGAGCAGGAGCAGCAGTTGGACCCGTTACAAAGTCAGCTTCCCCATCTTTTTTCCAATAACCCCAATACATAACGGAGCTGGTATTACCAACGGTACTGGCTAAGGTAGATCCTCCTATACTTACGCTATTACCCACACTTGATATCGATTGATTCTCGTCTCTCCTTGTTGCGACTACGCTTTCTATTCTCTTCTCCAGAACATTACTGCTTACCCCTGATGAAACCTTTATTGTCTCACTTCCAGTAACAGAACCTGTTGCTGGACTTACTGTGGTACCATTAGTTATAAAAAATCTTCTATCGGTTATCTGTAATATCTGCATGGATATAGATTCATCTATCTTAAATGCTAATTCTCCAGATAATGGATTAGCTATACCTTTATCGTCCAATGATGGTATCTGTATTTTATTACCCTTTGGATTAACAAAAGATAAATTAAATTTACCGGAGCTACTAAGATCTATTGCAACTGGATCTCCAGATGGACCACTTTTAATGAACTTAAATTTATAGAAATTATCAAAAGGAGATATCGCTATGGTTAGTTTTCCCGTACCATATGCTGTACTATTTCCTGCCCCATCAATATTACTCAAAGTATTATCAACGAAATTTAGATTATTTATAGTTGCAGTAACATAATTTTGATCTATAAAAACATTGCTGTATTTAATTATTTCCCTTATCTTATTCTGATTATTATTACCCAATTTAATATCAGCCTGCGAATATATCCTATTATAGATCTTCTGAACCTGTGGAAAATTACTAAGTGATATTGGTGTTATATTAGTTCCCCATTGTGAAGGATTGGATGATGTATATGTTGATATTCTTATTGTTCTATTTTGATTAACATTGTTAACCAGCGACATGGTATATCTCAACGTAAAACTAGCAGCAACACCAGCATTTCTAACTATGGGTCTATAATAATTAGGTAGATCGTATGCGGTAGTTTGTATTGATTGAAATTGTGACGTCTGTATAAAAGCTGCCCCAATTTGTTCAAGAACTTCTATTTCATGACTTATATAGTATGAATTACCAATTGAATTCTGGAAAAGAACAAAGTCCTCTATAAATCCCTCATTATCGGTTGCATAATATTCAAAGAATTGACCCTGGTCAGATTCTTTTATTGTTGCTCCTATATTAGAAAATGGATCCTCCTGCTCTAATGATAAAATAGATATCAGGGAAGAATTATACCTTTGATATCCATTAAAATCAACGGTATTCTGAATTTGCCAAGCGCTTATTCTGATGGGGGAACCGTATATAAATCCTTCTCCACTGGAGCTTATTAGTGATGCGAGTGTCTGTGGTTTAAAAACATTTGATGCAGTTAAATACTTATCACCCATATCTTTTAAATTTGGTACTTTTATTTCAAAATACTTATCATAGATATTAGATCCTATGGTAACTGGGCTAGGATTCAAATAATAGTCCTGCTCCGTTCCTTTTTTTATAAGGATTTGTGAAACCGTAACAAACTCCAAGTTCTGATCCTGGTATTCTATTCCCATTATAATACCATCTATATTATTTAGGTTATAACCGGCCCTAATGTGATATCTAACAGTATCGTAAACAACCTGTATGTTCGATGGAAATGTTATAGGTAGATCAACAGTATTAGTTAATTCATCACTATAGTCATTAAAAGGTATTATCAGATTCGAATCTAAAGTAACAAATGAGCTTTCCCCTATTCTCACCACACTATTCTCCGTGGTATTATGTGTTATTGAATAATCAGATTCGCTATTAAATACCTGCACGTTATTATTCATGTAGTCATTTACCAACTTATCGTACCCCACAGTAACAGGTCCGTTATTAACAAAATATGTCTCCGGGGTTGGTTCATCAGCGTACATATACTCCATTAGGAGGTATGGTGTTATCTGAACAAATTTAGATGTAGTTGTAAATGCCATTTTTTATATTATTTTCCGAATTGTAAGAACTTAGGTGAATATTGTAAACCGATACCTATATAAAACCCAGGTGTTATACCGGAATTTGATCCAGAAAGACCGTATCCCAATTGAGCACCAAACCCAAATTCCTTTCTAGCAGCTTTTAGCGCTTTTCTGGTATCTGGACTATCCGTTATGTCAAATGAATTTATATCATTAAAAGTAAGACCCGGATATGTTGTACTAACCCTCGTCATCATTCTTTTAGTTTTTGGGTCTCTATAGATTCCAGTTGTTATATCTATATTCTGCTCCATTATTAATGAGGTAAGACCTGGTATAACGGATGCTATATACTTGGTAGAATCTGTTGGATCTACACGTATTTCCACAACATATGGAGTCTTACCATCGATTTTTAATTTATTATTCCCTGGCATCTGCGGATTATGTACAAATGTTATTGATTCTGCTCCATTTGGGTCCTTTACAATAGTGGATGCTACATTAATGCTATCTCTAATCTCGGCTATCATATTGATTACTGAGTTTGGAGTATCACCCCTACCATTTGATTTAAGTCCTAGTTGCTGAATTAAATTCTTTTGCTCCGCAGAAAGCTCAGAAGCTTTTAATTCATATGTTGCTTTCTCCTGTATTAAATGACCCATGTCATTTTTGATTGTTCTTACACTATCCAGTGATGCTAGATAATTATTATGCTCTCTCAATGCTTCAGCTTTAGCATTATCTGCTTCGCCACATTGTCTAAGTAATAACAGAACCAATACAACCAGCATAGCTAGCATAAAAAATCTGCTGGTAACTATATTACCAACTTTTGAAACCGTCTCCTTGCTAAAGTACTTCATTTACTAATTCTTCTTTTTTCCATGCTAAATTAATAGCGTCCAATGAACCCTCGCCATATTTAGAAGAAAGTGACTGTGTGAAATCACATTCTCTTTCCCTGCAATCTTCCAATTTGGCAATTAATTCGGAAGATAACTCCTCCAATCTTTTAATCTCTTTTTCTACTCCCACTATCTCCTGGTGAATTTCAACGAAATTTCTGGATAGATTGAGTATTTCTGATTTTTCTTCTGTTGTTAAGCTTATCATATTATATTACATTTATATTTATGGTTCAATTGTTAATGATCTTACTATCTTGTTATGAGATATGATACTATCAATAACATATGTATGAGCATCTTCTATTTCTATTTTTAGTACCTCACCATTTCCAATAGCATGCACTGATTCAAGTATTGAAGTTCCGTTCATCGTTTTTATTTCGGATCCTATTTCAATTTCACTAACAGAAACATAATCTCCCGAACTTAATAAAAATTTATGCGTATCAGAAACAGTTAATATTTTTCCTCCTATATTTACAGAAACTATAGGCTGTATCGTAGTTTCTATATATGAGACTTTATAATAACCCCATTCGTTACTAATTTCATGTATGGTATATATTTCATCCCCGATTTGAAGATCACCAGCAAATATACTTAATTCCGGACTTATCATAATAGGCATATCAGGAGTCGGACATCCACCTCCACCCGGAGAAGATCCACCGCTAGTAGGAACGGTACCCCCAGCAGTTCCACTAGATGGAGGTGGTTCTACACCAACTGAATATAGATTAGTCAGATCTAAATATCCTCCCCTGCCATCGCATGTTTTCCAGAATAACCTGGTATTAGCGTTATTTGCATTAGCGTATGCTAACCAGGTAAGATCAACATATTGACATGTTGTCGAAGGGAATTGGACGTAAACTTTTACCACCGTACCTATACTGGAAATAAATTGACTAAAGTCTACAATAAGACCAAGTATATTTCTACCCGTTGGATTGGTTTCAGTATTATCTAGCATCACTCTAAATGTTCTGGATCTATTATAGGAATATATTGGATATATGCTCTGCGTATAATCGGCTGGAACATATAAATAAACACCGCCGGCCGAAGTATAGGAAAGCGGAGTAACCACTATAACATCAGATTCCCAAAATGTGAGATTTCTTATATCAAAAACATTTGTTAGATTTGCCGTTGAGCCAAAGGTAGCACGATATAAGGTAACATTATTTACATTTATGGTGTTTTGTCTTATTTGCTGTAGTCTTCTGACATGATATGAATATGGACCACCAGTTCCACCAGTGGCTCCTCCCGTTGACCCAAATATAGTTTGCGAAAAATTACCACTTGAAACTGTTCCCTGAGGTTTAGCAGAAAGTATATTACCTCCACCTATACCGGTAAATTCAAATATCGAGTTATTTAAGCTACTTACTTCCAGCTCGATATTACTTCCCGCAAATGCCGTTGTAGGTGTATTATTTAATAAATAAGATCCAGTTGCAGCGGATATTACAATTGAACCAAGATGATCATAAGCTAGCTGATTGAAGACCAAATTTGATGCATTAACATTAAAGAAAGTTCCTGCACCAATCGTGTTATTCGATGCTATAGTAAAATCACCTACACCAGATAAGCTATAATTAAGGGAGGTTGAATTTATTCTGTTACCTGATATATTTAATCTTGAAGTGCCGGTATTTATAGAAGTATCAAGATACGAGCTTATCCTAAATATTCCACCTGATCTGAATTCTAAATCACCCAGAATTCCAGTATTTTTCCAATAGAAAGATGGTCTCGAGTTCGATATAGCACCGGACTTAGAAAATCCCATCACTGGCAAATTTATCTGATCATCAGTAGAAATTAATACCTTGGAGTTGTTTGGATTTATATCAGATATACTCATATCAGAATCACTTATTACCAGGTTGGTATATGCTGCTGATGCACCGACATTATTTAGACCAATGACATATTTATCTGTTACCCCGGCCGGTCCCTGTATAAACTCATAAGATTTAAAGTATAGTGAACTAAAAAGTCTATATCCAGTATCGGTCCAAGAACCGGTTGAGCCCTTCTGATTAACAACTCCGTCCGCAGTATTGGAATCTATCCATAAATCATATTGTTGACTTCCGGCAGGTTGAGCTGATTGGCTATACCATTTACTTGCTCTATTACCAGTAGTTCCGCTAATTCCCTTGAATCCAGCTGGCCCATATATTCCGGTAGCTCCTTTAGCACCCTGGTGACCATTAGGACCAACACCAAAAGAAACTATCTGATCAAAGTTGTAATTAATCTTAGCTAAGGCTTCACTTTTTGAGTCACCTTGAAAAATATATTTAGTATTGAAGTGCATATTTAGGCTGTTGCATTATATGTTGTTAGTACACCACATTGGTTTGTTGTTAATCCACCTCCCCATGCTGAATAATATACTTTGAACCATCTTCTGTTACCCGCAGTTGATCCGGTTCCTTGTATATTAACTATTGTTATGTCTATTGTAGATGCTCCAACCCCATTAGATGCAGATAAATTAATAAATGAATAGTTTGAAGATGGTGTATTATTAGGTGCATCTCCCTGATTATTTGAAGTATTTAGTCCAATGAATTTAAAATTATCGGTACTAGAAGTTCCTGAATTGCCACTATGAACTCTAAAGTTTATCGATTCACCATTTTCCAATAATTTTAGCCACCCACCATTTCCACCAGGTGCTCCACCAGTGGCAGGAGTCCATAAACATAATCCTCTCTGGTTTGCAGTAGATGTTGGTTTTGTTACAACTAAATCCATTCCATTATTCGACCATACATAATTGCCGGTTGACGTTAATGAGATAGAGGGAAGAACTGTAACCCAATCTATCTGTGTTCCTGCAACTACCGATGTCGTTGTTGCAGTTACAGATTGTGCATTCTGTATGGAATTAACTCTTTTATTAAAATAAAATAATCCAGACCCATCTACATAGTTTATAATAGATCCAGATTGAACACTTCTAAATAGATTTATTAGCTTAGTTCCAGTGGATGGATAAACATATCTAATATTTCCAGTATTAGCCGACGCTGAAGCCAACCTCATCGTTGGAATAACACTATTACTTTGGGTAGAAGAATATATCGGGGTTTTAAAAGAAAATAATCCACCTGAGAAACTTATATTACTGGTCGAGAATATGGCTGAACCTGTCGAAAAATTAAATGTAATTCTCGATGTTGCATTTATACCGAATGGTAAAGTACTAGGCGTTGTCATATTGATTCCAGTTGAGGTTAAATTAATACCTGACGAAATGGAAGCAATATATAAATCGGAAGAAGTGTTTATATCGAATCTATATCCACTAAGCAAGCTAAGTCCATAATTTCCTCTTGCTGATGTCGCTCCCTGAGTCCAATAAAATCTGGGTGTTTTTTGTGTAAATGCTAAATTCGAAGAATACTGGTGTTTACTAAACTCCAGTATATTCTTATTCGGATTAAGTCCATCGGTGGATATAACGAATTTACTATACTGCGGATTTGGTATCGCATTAGGGGAACTGGTGCTTGATCCACTTGTTATCTGGACGTCACTAATTACTGTTGTATAACTTAAGGGAAGAGAAGATGATATGTAATAACCCCTTTTAGTACTGTTGCCCGATGATGTTATTACTGGACCATCAACATAAAATAAATCCCTGGATCTTACGTTTATGCCACTCAATGCCCAAGAATTTCCGTTGAACTCGTATATATTATTAAATTCATCAGTGTTCATCCAATAATCTGATAAATATACGTTATTTCCTTGGGGTTGTGTCGGACCAATGTTCCATATACTACCTCTCCTTCCGAGATCCCCGTATGAACCCACCGGGCCAGTAGCTCCCTTATTTCCATCAGGTCCAATTTTACCTATCTTTCCATAAGGGCCTCCACCGAAGTCAATTATACCGGTAAAATTATAATTAATTTTATCAATTATATTATTCTGAGAATCCCCTTCTTCTATTCTAAGTAACTGTAACTCTGTCATATTATTAAATGGTAATTACACTATATATCAAATAGTAAAAGATCCTCCAGATCCGCCATTAATTCCATATGATCTATAAAAAACCGTTATATAATCTCCGGTAACACCTCTAGCTATGGTTAGATCCAATGAGGATGCTATATTAGAAAGTTCAACCAAGCTAGTAATGTTACCGGAGGTAGTTCCCTTTCCTATAAATGTTATTCCGTTACTGGGATATACCAGATCATTGGGACTTACAAGAACATTTATATCTATAGATTCACCTCTATTAATACCACCAGTAGTACCTAATGAATAATCGGATCCTGTATAAATACCAATCCCTATAAATCCACTGGTAGGAACAACTGGGTTTATGACCATAGTGTTACCATCCTGTAGGACCGATGAATCTATCGGAGTTCCTGTCCTGGTTAACATATACCAGTTAGTATTTGCTGTATATGGAGATGTTATAGCACTCGTTACATCAGTGGTAGTATTAGCATATGATATACCTGTTTCAGTTTTCTTGGTTCTAATTTTACCCCTTGTATCTATAAAGAAGTCTCTTTGTCCTCCATTTGATGACTCCAAACTAATATTATAAACGGAATGGGATAGAGTAGAAAAGGTATCTCCAGATCTGGTAGTTCTTAGTGCTGGTGCGGTTCCACCGCTATATAAATAAGTACTAAAAACACCATCAGGTAAGCTTGGATTTAATTGAACCGGAGCTGATATTGAGGATGTACCCCCGGTAATGCTTATATTTGAACTCAGTATACTAAATTGTCCGCTGGGAGCATTAATCTCAAATCCACCAGTGGAGTATATTCCTGATCCGGAGGTAGTACCATAATTAAATGATATTGTACCTGGTGAATTCATTATAAATTCATTGAATTTTATATCAGATCCACCAGATGCTCCTATTATAAATGATCCCCCTGGTATTTCTAATACCAAGCCATCGTCGGTCGGAGTAAAATTATTCCATCTAAATATTGGATGTTGTGAATAGTCAGCTATATTTCCATCCTCAATATTAGTTTTTGAGAATTCCAATATTGGCGAATCATTTACTGTGGTATCAGTCGATAATAAAAATTTAGCTAGATTCTGATTTAAAACCCCAGAACCTGGTGTTTTATCGGCTACTATGACCAGATAATCGGATGGTGTTATCTGATTTAATGATATTGCTGATCCGGTAATACCAGTGGAGAATATGGACCCCGAATTTTTAAATATGGAATCTCCGTCGGATAAGCTATATCCAGTAGGTTGCCATCCCAATGAAGTAAATATATTAATAATACCAGAATCTCTATTAACCCAATAATCACCATAAATAACAGTGTCACCTGGCCCGGAAGGCTGAGAAATATCAATAAACCATCTATTTCCTCTGACTCCTGTATTTCCAGTAGGTCCAGGCTTACCTCTATCACCGATGGCTCCATCACCACCAGTAGGTCCTATCCTACCTTGCGATCCCCCATGTATTTCGATAATCTCATCAAAATTAAGATTTACCTTATCGAACATTTCCGATTGGGAGTCCGAATATTCTAAAGATTGTATATTTATATTTGGCATAATTAAATTTTAATAATTCCTAGGTTAAATAATATTGAATAGTTATAGCTTTTCTCCAGATTATACTCAAAATTATAAATTAAATCCGTATTTCTAGTTAATTTATAATTACTATCGGGATAGTATCCCATTTTAAATCTTTCCGATTGATTTATATCACCTCTAACCTCATAATCAACTATTTGTGATCCGGACGATTGAGAAGTTTTATTAACAAAAAGATCAAATACATTTCCCTGAAATAGAGGGGAAACGTTAAGATCTATATAGTCATTAACATCATCGTCTATTGAATCAGGATTACCCACTCCAAAATCTGATATTATATTGTCTATGAACGTTTGTTTTATACCAGAATTAAGAAGATATCTTCTCAACATCCTATCAAGTCTAATTATACCGCTTATTTTATTAACCAATGGAAAATATTGCCATATAATTTCAGCATTCGGAAATATAGATATATCCAATTTATTATAATCAACACCAGATAGGTAAGGTCCAACATTTCCTATACCAATACCTGAATCAGATGGAGATATATTCTGGACTGGTTTACTATATCCAAGTATTGCGTTATTTATATCATTTATATTTGTTGATCCGGAAGTTCTCGATATCTCTAATGTTATATAGTTACTGAAATCAAAGTTACCCGGGGTTTTCATAATTTTGGAAGCAAGGAAAGATTTATTTTCCTTCATGCTTCTTGTTCCAGCAACCTGATTATATGTGGTTGGGCCATTGAATTGGTCATAGTATCCAGGATCCCAACTTGAAGAGAATATATTGAAATTCTTTTTCCATATTGGAGATTGGCCAACCAATGGATATACCGGACCCTCAGGCAGATCTTTACTCAGACTTAATATATTATTGCCCTTATCAACCTTAGTAAATGGAAGATTTCTAAGAATTCCAAAATATTCTTTATTAGGAGCGAAATTGCAGTTTCTGAATGATAAATCTATACTATTATCACCGCTTATGGTATCGGTCTTATCATAATCAAAATACACAACCTTTCTGAATAAAGGTGAATATCCACCAGAGTATCTCAGTAAGGAGGACGGAAGGTCCTGGTTAGGTTGTATTATATATGATGTCGGAACAGATTCACCTATTGTCTGAGGCCCACCATAAAATTTGGTTGTTCTTGATCCATTACCCTTATATAGCCTGGATGGTTTTTCCATATACAACTCAAATGAATTTAATGATTCTTTTGTTGTTAGTAAAACAGGATCCCAGTAATAAGTTTTATATTTTATATAGGGAGAACTTCCGTTTATTCTGCTTAATATATCAGCAGCTGATGTTCTTTTTAATATGAAATTATAATACTCCTCACCTCCTTCAACTTGAAAGACCGGCTGATTTTTATAAACCGAAGAAGGCCCCACTGGCACTGTGACTGGATCAGATGCAGAGAATTGTATATCAAATGTATATTCCGCGCCACCCGTTGCAATTTTACCAAATTCTATATAGCTAGGTCCAACGCCAATCGGCCAGGGATATGTTGAATTTATGGAATTTACATAGAAACTACCGGCACCTATAGGACTTGGTCCAGCTGTTGCACCTGCAGTATTGGGAGAGAATATTGTGTTTATTTCCTCTCTAAGGTCAGTATCATAATCAGGATTTAATATCGAATTAATTATGCCAGGTACAGCGGTCGTATTTACCACACTACCAGATGATAGCGATAAGTCCAATGCAGCACTTAATTTGATGTCACCTATTTTATAAAATGGTTCGTTATTAACAAGAGGATAATTTAACTTCTCCTTATTACTAAGGGAATATAAAAGTGTATAATCCAATATAGGATCTCCACCGGTCAATCCCGAATAACCAAGCTCCTGTGACTTATAATCGTTAATAAGAACGTAACATACGAACAAAACAAATTTCTGTTGTTCATTCTCTATTATTTCATAAGATACCGGTGATTGTATTGATGTTGAATTCTCATCTACAACCCTAATAATAGCAGAGAATTTATAATCTTCATAACCTCTGTATAATCTAATATATTTATCAAGAGAATCGGCATTTGAATTTGATAAATTTGATCTTTTCTTCAATACAACTTTTATTCCCCTAAATAATGTTTCATAATATCCACTAGATTCATTAAAACTAAAAGGTGTAAATAATTCCTTAGTATATGAACTTAGATCCCTATATTCTGGTGAATAGTCAGAAGGATCCACAGTAAATACGGACGACAGATACAGAGCATCCGCTGGATCAGAGCTTCTAGCCATATCTAGATCAACCATACCTGGTAAATAGCTATTCTGATTTTTCATCTCACTTATCGGAAAATCTCTAGGTGGCTTCTCTAATATTAGCCACTCATGGGTAAGGTATCGGGAATCAGATTCGTTCCTATCTAAACTAGGCGAAAAGTTAGTTGGTGAAAAGGCTGGTGTTGAATTTAATCTATATAAATTTCCTCTAGAGTCCGTTCCTGATGTGTATGCCCATTTATTTATATAAGGAACTATTCTGGAAATATTAGCTCTCGATGTTGTATAGTTTTCCTCCAGGTAATCATATTCACTACTAAGTTTTCCCCTGTTAAATACTTCAAGTTTAGAGGCACTAGAATTCAAAGATGATGGTGTTAATGATTGGATTCCAATAAATCCATTAAACGCATCTAAATCGACGTTATAACCTATGTCCGATCCATAGTTGGTTGTTGAACTATTATATGTAACTGTTGAATATTGGGCTGGAAATACTATGAGATCCTTCTGATCAGGATTTGCACTAGTAAACAATGTAATTCCACCAGTTCCATAAAATATTGAACCCTGATCATATTGTACATTATTATATATTATTTGTCCTCTCTTTACCAAGTAAGGTATACCATTATTTATAGATCCGGTTACTCCTGGCTGTATTTGATAGTACTTATAAGTTTCTGCAGTTGGCGTGTATGAATAATTCGAAGTAAAAAAATCAAAATCGAATTCCTTCATATCAAAGAAGCTGAATACCCCTATATTTAGGTCCACTGATTTATATGAATTGAACGAGTTAGAAGAACCGAGATCAACCTCCGCAAATTCATCCTCTAATATAGCCACTCTGCTATACGTAAAGTTATCAAAACCAGTAACTATATTAGTTTGAGTATCCCTTACTGGCTCGTCGGTATACTTTGAAACCTCCATAACTCTACTTTTACCGGTTTTGGTTACTACAAAATCATTTACGTTAACAAATCCCTCGTACGATGAGCCGAAAATAAGCCTATTTCCGCTATATCTGGTACCCCCAGTAAAGTTAATAGTTCCTGATATCTCGTATGCATCAATGCCATTAATTTTAACATATCCGGGATAAGTGAAGGTGTCGTATTTATTCCATCCCGCAGATATTGGATTGAGATTAAAGTTACCTGATGATGGAGCATTTATAATTGAAGCTGTTGTGTAATAATATCCATCATATTTAACTATATCATTAACCGAATAGGAACTAGTATTGTCCCATATCCCCTTGTATCTAGATTCAAAATCGCTATAATTACCAAATATACTAATCGAATATAAGTCATTACCAAAGGTACCGGAATCTCTAAGTCGTATAACTGAAGAATTAAGATTTACCCCGCTTTCAACAGTAACCTGATCTATATTCTTTATTATATTGGAGAATGAACTAGCAATTTTGGATAAGTCATCACCATAAGCATTAAAATAATGCGTATTACCAGTACTATAAAAAGATCCATCAACCCAGGGTATAATTGCTGATAGATCAGCGGACTCTACCAGATCATATTTTTCGGATCCATCATAAAGTGATCCATTTGGCCAATATAATTTAAAATATATTGGATTCACTAGATCCGATTTTTTCAAGAACTCAACCTCACAATATGCTCTACCTGGAGAATCTGCATTCTTTGCAGGTATACTTGCCACCTTATTACTAGTTCCTGTGAAATTGTGCAGATCCGTTTTTTTATTCTGTATCACTACATTTCCAGATGTTGATCCAGTTGATCCAGTTGCTGAGAATAAACCAGTCGAATAATCATATGGACCATAATTAGGACCGGTTGATCCTCCATAGAATTCGGACCTGCTTAAGCTATAGAAATTGCTATCCTTATCAGTAATATAATATAACTTATTACTATCCAATATATTTGTATCATTCGAACCTGGTAAAAATCCGCTACCATTCTCATAGAATAGCATTATACCTGATTCTGCCGTTATTGGATATGTTGTGCTATCATAATAATAACCAAAACTATTTCTGCTCGGTTTTGGTAGATCGTCATTTCCTTCGATGTTTCTATATTTATAGAAGAAATCTCCATTAAGTCTAAGAGAGGCTAGATCATTTCGGGAAACATAAAATCCCATATATCTATTTATTGTATAGATGTCGGAATCATCATCATCAAATAGAAATTCAAGATTTAATAAATTTGGTGATATAATTCCATTTCTAGAAAATCCCGAAGTTATATAAGACTCAAAATCTATCATCGAATCAGAACTATCACTAGCAAAATAATCGGATAATATCTCACCCTTTCTTGAATATATTCCATCTTTTATAGAAACCCCGTTGAAATACGTATATGAACTCGGACCCCAGCTAACATCAACAGGTGATTTTTTGAATTTCTTATCATTGAAAATAGATCTAATATATTTACCAATCTTGCTATTCTCCGTAAGATCAAATGTTTTTATTGCAGTAGCATTAGGTAATATCTTATTCTTAAATAAAGTCTCCACATCATCCACAAGATCTATATTTGCAAGCTCGTCAAATACTACAACTATACCGCTACCTTCTATTATAGTATAATTTGAATATAAACTAGAACCATTAAATATTTCACCGGCGCTATAATAAACGGGGTTACCTGAAGCGTCGTTACCATAAGATATTCTAAAGGATACTTCACTGTCATAATTCTGAACCAGTTTATATTTAATACCATCCGATATTATCGTTTGATTATCAGAATATGAATAACTTAATGGTCCAGGAACTTTAAATATAACAAAATAGTCTGGTATCTCGCTGTTTATCCACAGAGGTGCAAAATAACTAAAAGATTCATTATAATTCTTATCAGCCAAAGCAGAAGCACCGGATCCATAGAAAAAATCATATTGCTCAGAAAATTGATTCACTGCCTGAAATTCACCTCTAGTAAACCTAGCGGTCTGAAAAATTATATCACTTGCCAATTGGCCTTTATCAAAAAAGTTATAGACATCCAGCGCGAACGGATTTTCGCCGGTTATATTAAAGTTCTTAAATCTGTCATTACTTAATATCCTATTAGCGTCCATCGAGTTAAAAGAAACTGAACCATTAGAACCAACTGTTATTCTTAGATTACCAGTTAATTTTGGGTTAGTTCTTACAACTGAGAATGATGAATTGTAATCAAAAAGTTTAGCCTCGGCCATATTCTATTTATAATTTATTATTATACTGAGGTTAAACCGCTATCAAAATTTGGAGCAACCAACGTGTCATTTTTATACGATCCCGTAATTTGTACATCAAATGAGAATTGATCCTCATTCTTAACTTGTATATCAACACCAATCTTTTTAGTGTATGTTATATTTGAAAGATTACCTGATTTTCTCCATCCTCCGATATAACCTGCTTTATCTACCGGTCTGAATTGGAAAATTAGAGGAACATTTATTGCATTGGAATCACCATTTAATAGCGGCTTAACAGATATCGAAGTTGTACCCTCCACCTGAAGAGATGATGAATTTGTTGGTCCCAGATATAAATATGCGCCACATGAATATTTACCTATAAGGAATTCATCATTCGAATTAAATCCTAATTTATCAGGGTACATTCTATCGTCTCTGGAAGCGGTAGCACCCGCTGCAAATGTTATAGGTTCTCTATATGTTTGTTGAACCCAATAGAAATCCAGACTGGTATCTCCCCAGAAAGTTTGCGTATGTCTAAAAGGTGGATATATCTTGTTCGTAGCCGAATATGGCTTAACGAGATTCTCGTACGTATCAAAAGCAGACTGTGCACCTATTGATATTAAATATGGATGAGCGGTAGATATACAGAATTCCGATATATTACCACCTCCGTTAGGGGTTCCTCCTGTAACAGCTGAGAATGTTCCGTTCCATATATTGGATGCAGTAGCACCAGCAACTGTACTTGGGGTAACGGAAGGTGAGTATGGAATCATCAAAGTTCCATTTTGCGGATAAGTACCGGATATACCGAAGTTAGTTGTACTTAAACCTCCATCATAAGCATACGAAGCACTGAAGTTACTGGAGAAAGATGATCCTAATGATCCACCATTGTATAGCTGCTGATCGTAACCAACCGATTTATATCTAGGATATATGTATTGTGCATATGAATTAGCAGAAGCAAAAGGCGGAGCCTGTCTAAAATAAGCATTATTAACTATTGATGAATCAGCTATTGTTAGAGATGTTATGGAAATAGGACAGTCACCATATCTAAGGTTATCGTCATATCCAGTAGGATATGTTTGAGGTGCTATAGTTGCAGGAGCCTTCTGTGATAAACCACCAGGTATAATCGAGGCAAGTTCCACGGCAGAAGCCTTAGCATTAAATAATTGTATACTATACGTAGAGGATGCTATTTTACCAGCGTCAGTTGTTAAAGGATTACTATAAATATCATTAAAGAATCCAGCAGTTATTTTTACAACTGATCCTCTAGAGACTTTTATTTTATTATTAGATGAATCCACTACATAAACCTCCAATGTTCCTTTTGCCTGAGTTATCTGTGCAGACAATAGAGAAACTTGATTCTGTAATTCGACCAGCTTGTCAAAGAGATTTATAACGCCCCCTGCTGTATTATAAAAACCACTGGAAATTCCTACTGCATCGTGATAATAAGTTTTATCTCCGGAAGTAAACTGTTGGGATAGATGACTAGGTAAACCCTGTGCATCAAGATTTCTTTGAACCTTAACGACAGCAGCATCCTCGTTATTTGTTACCAAGGTATCGGCAATTCCATTAACACTAAGATCATCAGGAAATGTTACAGTAACTGATTCCGAATAATCGGATATTTGCGGATTTTCTGGCCAGCCAGCTTCCGAGATTGAGGATATTTGTATTTCCACCCTCTCGCCTTTGGTTATCGCTATATCCAATTGGTTTATATTCTGTACATCAGAATCGGATGTTATCTCATCAGCCCAAACATAAACTCCCTTATTAGAATCATAAACTTTTTTTCTAATTTCAGTCTTATATTCCGTCCAGTTGGAGAAAGCTGCATTTTTTCTTAGACCATCATTATCAACAAATTCTATCTGATCTGATGGTTGTGCAGCACCGGAATCACTAAGATATCTGTATCTTACTGAGAATTGTATAACCTGTTGTTTACCAGTCTGCGGATCTTCCTTTGGAGCAGGTATTGGCCAAAATCCTCTTACTCTATATTTTGGTGGGGTTACTATCTGCGGCACATCCTTAACAAGCACGCTTACCTCATCAACTAAAGAAGCATATAATTGAACCTTTTTTGTTCTCTCATCGATTAAACTATTAAGATTTGCTCTTATGGATTGTATATTTACACCTCTAGGAGAAGTGCTAATATTGCTTCCAAATATACCAGATCGTCTACCAAAATCACCAGCATCATCTGCTGCTGTTATGAAATTTCTTCCTGAAACAGAGTTATTACCAGCTAATCCTGTATTTAATTCAAGTCTAGCATCATTAATAGCCGAATCTAGAGAGTCAATCTCACTCTTAAGAGAAGTTTTAAGGTTTAATTTATCATCAACAACCTTTATCGAGGTTGATTGTGTTACTTGTCTATTTATTTGTACAACTTTAAAGCTATCCGTAGTAACTAATGGTGCATCAGGTTTTAGTCCCTGAATGGCAGTTATTTTATTTTCTTTAGCAGCTCCAAGAAAAACTTTTCCAAGATCAGCTACCTCATTCAAATAATAATTCTCAAGTGTTACTATTTCGCCATCAGAATTTTTAGTTTGTAGCTCGCTACTCCAAAAAACAACACCGGTTGACCAAGTTGCACTAACTATATTAAAGTTATCATCTATAGTCTTAAAGAAAATTCCCTGTCTCTCATTATAACCCACATTAACCTGTACCAATCTAGCACCAAAATCGGTGGATGATATAGATAGCGATTTTGCGCCTATTTGAATTGGCTGATATCCAGAAACTCTTTTAGCTTGTATTGATGCCTGATCGTTATCTATTGAAGTTATCTCATATAAACTTCCGTCCTGAGTAGCAACCTTATCCTTAACATTTAATGTTTTACCGTCTATAACATTAGTAACGGTGTCAGTATAGTTTAGCTTATCTAATTTATAATTTCTTCTTATTTGCTGTACCGGATTTCCAAATTGATCGTTCCTTGTCGTAGTATCGTCATAGTAACTAAGAACTCCAAAATCACCAATGTATCTTATTGTTCTTAATGGTAATTGTACAATATCCTCATCAACGAAATATCCGATACCATTATCATCTAATAGTTGTATAAATGATTCATACGATAAATCATTTCTACCTTTAAGCTGTAGATCAAAATATTCCTTCTGAGCATCGGTAGTCGTATTAGCAATTATTCGCTTTACCATTATTCTATCAGCATTATCTGATATTTGGCCGGTTACATTTATGTTTATATAAAGTAATGGACTTAGAAAACTTTCAAAAAACCAATTGTCCTTAACAGCAAATGTGCTAGGAACAGTAAGATTGACCAATCTGGATGGTTCCTTTAGTGTATTGACCTTAAATACCTGCGAATATGTTCCATCAGGATTTCTTACCGTCGATGAATTTTCTCCTATGCCGGCAAGTGATTTTATATTATTGTCTATTCTTTGTATCTCACCTCTTAAATAACCATATGATGGTATATTAGCATTCTTTGGTAATCCAGCCTCGTCAAGTACCTCTATGCTTACAGTATCATTTGTTGAAACTGCTGCCTCATTAAGACCATTTAAAATCTCTAATGAATTTTTTTGTAGTCTCAGAAACTGAGCTAATAAAGAACTTATACTATTTTGTGTTCCTGCCATTTCTTTAAGTTATTATTTATACGTTGTTAGTTAAGCTTTTGCCAACTAAATCAACTTGGAATTTTAATGTTTTCTCGTCAATGCAAACTATATCAAAAACTGGTAAATAATCCTGAGATGCAAATATTGCATCATCGAGGGTAATTATATTTGTTGAATAGTCAACATTAGTTGGGTTTGCTAGCGGATATTTTCCTAGTGAGTTAGTTAATATGTTTATATTAAATACTCCAGGATAAACCTCATCACCAAATGATATTCTATATCTTTGTCCAGTTTTCCAGTTTATTACCGAATCTTTCAATCTTATAGTTAAATCGCCGGTTAATGTTAATGGATTACCGTTATTTACATGTTTAAAGTAATTTGAAAAATCAATTAAGACTAATTCATTAAGACCACTTTGTGTTAAAGTGCCCTTACCCAGATTATCTCCGACATTAAAAGTCTGATTTGAATTTTTTACAGTAACCTCATTCGGGACACTTCTATCCAGTAGTATACCATTACCTTGTTTTAATAAATCAAGATTATATGAAATTTCAACACTTGTATTATTATTTATAATTGATCTAACCAGGTCATAGTTTTGATTGATTAGTCCCATTATCGATTGTGTATTATTAAAAAGAGCCTGATTGGCAGCAAAAGATTGTTCCAAATTGGCTATCTTTAAACCTAAATCTATAGAAGTTTGGGAAGATAAAGTTATATTTTCCAAGTTAGTAACTCGGTTACTTAAATCTATAAATTGTGAAGATGCGTTATTCAATGTTGAACTTGCATCCTGTAACACATTCATAGCATCCATAAACATAGATAATGAAAATGGCGAATAATCATTTATTGCCTGTTCCACACCAGTTTGGTCTATATCGGTATCAAATTTAACGTTTATTTTAAATCCATAGGAGTTACCATTTAATTTGGTAACTGGATTCGGTCTATATTTCTGTAATCTAGGAATAAATATATCACCACTCGAAGTATTAACGTCATCCAGGAATAAAACACCATATAAATTGGTAGCTGAATCAGCTAGATTAGCTGGATCATAAACATCATAATATAGCAGAACCGCATTAAATTCAAAATCAGCAGCATCAGCAGTTGAATTAAATTCCTCCAGCGTACTTATATTTGGGTTTGTTAATATTTCCTGATATGAATTTGGATCGAAATCTATACCTATTGAATCAAGTTTACTTCTAACATATGTAAGTGACTGAGAATTATCGGTCTTTGTTAGTATGTAATTGGATGGATCAACAAAAGAGGAATCAGTAAAATATGTATTAGCAGTATCTCTTGGTGAGTACCAATTTCCAGCAACGCTCGATGTTGATAATCCAGTGTCTATATAGCTAGCTGAAGGTGACCCTAAAACATCGTCATCAAAGATTGCTAAATTTGTTAAACCACTAGGATTGGTTTCATCATAGTTTCGTCCAAATAAATATTCATCATTAAGTGGATTAGCTGGATCATTAGACCATTGGTAATCAGGGTAATAATTCTGATCAACTAAATTTTTAAATAAAACATATGGTGTATTACCGTCCTTAGTGGGAACATATACATAAACTTCAGAATAAGTGTTTGTTGAATTCTTTACTGAATTTACTATATCTAAATTACCAATATATTGAACGACCCTATTATATGCAGCACCAGTCATACCATATGCTCCGGTTGTTCCAGGAGATGCATTACCCTCGGTATATCTTTTTTGTGTTACCGGTAAATCATTAACAGTAACAACGGAATTTTGATCCAATGAAGCCGAAACTTCAGTAGATGTGGAGGGTCTAAATCTAATGGCTCCTATTTCTCTAAGCCATTTAAAGAAAATTCTTTCGGATATATTCTGCTTAAGATCTGAGTTATACTCATCGGTGCCAGTTATAGTTGACTCCAGATTTAAACAATAACTCTGAAAACTTTGAGAAAAGTCTATATTAGCATTACCCGTTATTATTTGCTGTGTATTATTTGCCCAATCCAAGAATGCACCATCGGGACCATTAAGTCTTACATAGTTAGTTTCGGAATTTGAGCTATTGTCTATATCAGGTATATTCAATAAGGCAAATTTAGAGAATCTAAATTTATTAACTGAATTATTGAAAGTAAAAGATAAATCCTCAGCAGATGATGAAAAAGTATAGAAAGTACCACCCTGTATTTGTAGGGGTCTTATAAATGGGGTTTTTGCCATTGTTCTATTTTATTTTATTTAATTATAATGTAACGTTGGTACCACTTATAACTATCCAAGATCCATTTTGTGTTGCTTGTCCCTGTCCAACTCTAGGTTCCCACTGAAGAGTAACCGATGATCTGTATGCTGAATTTTGATTCATTACTATACCTCCTGAAGGGTATCCGCCATATAATGCAGCAGTATTAAATCCGGTATAATATTGGGTGGATCCGGTTACACCTGTATGTATATAACCAGTAGCCGATGTTGTATTAACTATGGTTACTCTTGAACCTTGAGGTAATGAAGGTAGTGTTCCACCTACTGGTGAAACCCCATCAACCACTTTAATATAAAATCCGGTTGGGCCACACTCAGCATAAATAACATCCTCCAGTCCAGTTATAGCATATGGTGAATTTACAGTGGATGTTCTACCACCACCGCCAGAGGTATTTGCTGGAAATGCTGTTCCTGCAGTAGCACCACTAGCATATGTAGTGTTCTGACTTACCACATGACCTTGTGTTCCTAGATATACTGCAGAGTTTGCAGTTAATCTACCGTTAAACTCCGATGTTCCGTTAGAAACAAAAGTAGATAAACCACCAAATGTAATATTTGATGCTGCAGTTATAGCTCCAGATGCAGTGAATGTCGTTGTGGTTACACTAGCAAATGATGCTTGTCCAGAGCTATTAACGGATGCAGTTGCAGTCCCTAACGCTGGTAATGATATGGTATCAAATCTACCAATTTTAGCTTGAACTCTTCCAGTAGATGCTGCTGAAAGATCTAGTATCCCGTTTATAGTGTCGATACCAAACACATTAACATAACCATTTATCCAGTTTTGTAATATTAAAAAATTGGAATTTATGGTTATTCTTGAGCCCGATATTGAATCAGAACCTAAAATTTCGTTGATGTTTACAGTTGCCATTTTCTTTTTTTATTTGTTTTTGAACTGAATATATATCATTGTCACAGACAACACTTAAATATGGGAGGACAAAAAATTAAACTCAATAAAAAGGATTTTAAAGATATATCTTTAAGCGCAAAATCCATAAATTATTCCACCCAATTAAAGCAAAATCCATTAAAATTTATAGATGCACAGATAATGACTTCTATTTCCAGCCTTTTAGCTGTTAATAGAAGTCATTATTGTAATATTTATTAATTTATGGAAAATAAAAATAAAATAAAATAAACTCTATGGCTAACAGAAAGAAGAGAATTTCGGATGAAGAATTTTACGACGTGTTTCCGCCGACACAGGTGGCAAATCCATTAAAATTTGATCTACAAAAACTAAGATTGGATTACAAGCATAAAAACGAAAGTCAGAAAAAACTAATAAGCCTGATAAGCGACAATAAAATAACCATAGCAGCTGGACCAGCAGGAACGGGAAAGACTTATTTAGCATGTGCTCAAGCATTAAAATTATTAAAGACCGAGCAGAGATTTAAAAAAATTATTTTAGTAAAAAGTGTAACGGTATTAGAAGGAGAGGAAGTTGGATTTCTTAAAGGAGATTTAAAAGAAAAAATGTTACCCTTTACAATATCATTCCTGGACAACTTCCATAAGTTAATCGGTGAGGGTTTAACTAACATTATGCTAGATCAAAAATTAATAGAGGTTCTACCATTGGCTTTTATTAGAGGGAGGTCCATAGACAATGCTATAATCATCGTAGACGAAGCTCAAAACATAACCAAGAAGAATATGAGGTCCACGATGACTCGTATCGGTACGGATACTAAAATGATCATTACGGGAGACACTAAACAAATTGATATGAAAAACCCCAAGCTTTCGTCTCTTGATCTCGTGGTTAAGTTATTTGACGGGAAACCCGATATAGGAACAATGAGCTTTGGAGTAAATGATATTGTTAGAGATCCTATAGTAAAAATTATAGAGGAAACGTTCGATGAATGGGACGAAAATAACGGATAATGATAAAATGGATGAATAACACCTAAGGGTGTTATTCATTTCTAAATGTCGCATCCGGATTATTCTCTATAACGATACCAGTACCAAAACTTTGGTTAGAATTATTAACATCGAAAATTTCCTGTTGCTGTTTCTCCATATCCTTGGCTAATTTAGCAGCCTCATAGTCTCTACCAGCAAAAGGTTCAGGTTCACCATAATCAAAAGAATCAACTATATCTGGATTATTATCATCAGGTCTTTTCGCCTTATGATCTATAATTTCAATATATCCAGGTTTGGTTACAAAATAAACATTACCTGCTGAATCTTCTACGCTATTGTATATGGTATATTTACCAACTTCGCTAAATGTGTATATGAAATATGGAGTTGCTTTAACATTAAGCAATTCATTTCCTGTTATTGCATCGCTAAGTATCCAGTTATTGTTTTGTTTTCCGTAAATATTAGATGCATAGTTGCTAAATATAACTGTCGAAAGAAGTGGTATTTGCATTCCCTTATCTGTCGAATGTACATCACACCAGGTCCAAGCTCCAGAACCAGCTCTCGATATAATATTACCAAGATTTATACCCAGATTAGGATTATATTGTGGTGATAATAACGAAACCCCTGATGTAGATCCTATATTATAATATCCGCTAGCTCCAGTTGCTCCGTAATTAAATCCGGTAAGAAATATATTATCTGACTGGTCCACAGAAAATGATATGCTATCGCTTTTTTGATTAACGGGTATTAAATTGTTTTTATAATCAGCATCCATCGAAACACTATCAAGGATCTTATTCTTTCCGTTACTTTTTATCATAAAGATATTATCATCAGATGCAAATGAGAGTTCGGAATAAGCTATAAAATACTGACCATTCGAAAGATTCTCCGAATTTAGCAGCTGTATGAAGTTAGATTCAAATCCACTATAAACTACATCGGTTGAAATTGGAACCCCCTGCTCAGTTATTCTAGCAGTTAGTAAATAATTACCCGTCGTACCTGCTACATAATCATTACCAAAATAGCTACCAGATCCACCAAAATTAGTTGTTACGTAATACGTAGATTCGTCATTTGATGCTTTAGGATATTGTCTATATCCAGTGGCTCCACCTATGAATCCACCAGTTACCCCGGTACCGTCGCTATTTAATATTATATAATATGGGATATACACAGAATTTATTCCAGTAAGTCCAATTCCACCAAAATTAAAATTCTGATCTGAGTTACCAGTTATTAAAACAGTATTGTTATCCGGAAGAGATTTTATATCAGATATTTTTCTATTCGCCGAGGTTGGACCTACACCAGGGTATATGCTGTTGGAGGTGGATGTAGTCAATAGGGAAAGATTATCAGACGATAATCTCACATAAGATATCACAGAATCGCTAAGCCAATTCTGTGATATCTCCTGTGTAGACCCTAATATAATATCTGATGTTTCCGGGTAATCATTAGTTCTATTCCATGCATTTTTAAGAGTCGATAGATCTCCAGTCGATGAATTTGGAGTAAAGTATATTCCTGATTCAAGACCAAGATTTATGGAATATCTACTCAACGATACATTGGAGTTCTTAATATCACCTGAATTTATATTTTGTTCATATTTAGCTGGAAAATTTCTGAAATCCAATCCCCTATAAGAGGTTCTAACGTCACGAGAAAATGTACCATTTATACCAAGATCAGTAAAGGTTGATGTGTTACCCAAATCCCTGCCAATTTTAGCAACGAATATCGAATTTGCAGAAACGTCATTATTATTCCAATAGGTCCCTCTAGAATTAACATTTTGTACCAATGGATATGAGGTGTCGGTATATTCATAAAAATATATTCTGAATGGCGTTGAATTAGTGAAAAGGAAAAGACCCGTAGTACCGGATGCATTATAATCATAGGTAACGTTGAATTCTATCGAATTTAGATTTAGCACAGTAACCGAATTAACTCTATAGTTGGCAGCGGATCCGGATGGTCTCAAACGTATGGTATTCGATGTCATAATATCTCCTAATGGTCGGGAAGATGGGACCGTATCAACGTAATTTATTCTTATCTTGGTTATATTCTCCCAGGAATAAGAACTCCCACTCTCAACATCTACCGAAAAAATTCCAGATCCAGGGGGATTTGCTCCATATGTATAATTCCATGTGCTATTAAAAATATCTCCGGTTGATCCATATATCCAGGGATAGTCTCCACCAGTAACACCAGGAACATTTATATTAGTAACACCCGCTGGTGCACCAATTGGACCATTTCTATAAGAATTCTCCGTCTCTAGTGAATCCCATACATATGGTCCACTTTCAATGAATCTATTAAAAATTCCGGAAGCAACTATATAATCACCATCCTCAGATGCCTTTATGTCCTGTATTCTTGTTCGGTATCCTCTAAATGGTAATACTGAATCGACAAATCCAGACTCGTTATACGATGCTATAAAACCCATCTCTCCGTTATCTAAAGAAGAACCCCCTATCAATGAAGTATCTGAAATCCCACCTATCGTAGGGTTTTGATTGGTTAAAGTTGCTAGTTCTGTTTCGTCGTAATAACCAAGGTCCACACTAACATTTCCCTTCAGATATCCTCCAATATAATATTTTATACCATCCTCCGTTTTTATCGTGGTTGATGATGTTATCTGGACAGTTCCAGCAGTAACCCCTAATTGATTAAGCTGAATATCAGATATCCACGATGGAGCGGATATTGATTCACTCAATACTGAATCCTCATAAGTCGGTATTGGATAATTGTCCCAATATTTCTGCTCACCAGCTTTACCATTAGCTATGTCGCTTAGCTTAGTTGTAAGAAATAGATTTCTAGGATCCATACCAGGAAATTTCAATGATGTATAATAATCATCATATATTCTCCATTCCGGATAAACCCATGTGTACTTATCAACCTTAGCCAAAGGTGCAGTTCCACCAGTAGCTGTAAAATATGTAAAATTCCATCCAGTTGCTCCCTCATATTTAGAAGATCCATATACATGAGGAATATCATAATTAAACGAAACAATCTCGTTTAAGCATAAAACCCATAATGAGTTATCATATATTGTTAGGTCCTCTTGGGTTACGTTTTTACCAACTAATTTAATATCAAGTACATTATCATTTGGTATATTTGAATTGCTAGAATCGAATTGTGTGTGTACGGTACCATTAAAATGCCATAGACCACTTCCCTGTCCAAGTTCACCATCACCAAGCGAATAGAATACATGCCCATTTGGTCTTGATATAACTCTCGTAACCGGGCCGGGAGTAGGATAATTCCAAAATTGATCACCATCAAAGAAAGATAATCCCAGAGATGTACCAATCCAGATATTATCATTCTCATCCCTATCCAATGAATATACATAATCAGATATAATGCCGCTGGTTTTTGTATTATAAACCCTAGCCTGTTCTATTATAAGCTCTCCCCCAATTAATTCAGTTGCTTCCAATTCACCCTGGGGAACAGCAAATAGTCCTTCCGCTGTGGCGATATAATAAAAATAATCCTTACCATCAATTCCCTTGGACTTTACGTCATATACATGAGGCCAGGTGTATCCAGGTACAACTTCAAACCAATTATCGATCTTAGTCTGATAACAGAAAAGTCTACCTCCAGTAACCCCATTAATCTCAGTATATCCAGTAGCTCCTGTACCGCCTATACCATTAAGCGGGGTTGAAAAAGCATGTACATAATCGCCATATCTACAAGCACATATGGTTGATATTTCCTGTGGCTCGTTAAAAGTACCAAGATCAGAAAAATTCCAGTTTTCGCCAATTTCGATATTATCCGAATTTATATAGAATACAGCAACCTCATTTAATCCAGGAATAGGCCCTTCCGCAACACCAGTCCATACTTTATCATAAGGATCTATAGATATAGATCTAGTATCTAGAAAATATGGTATTGAACTAGGAACAGCAGAATTTTGGTAATTGTAATACTCCCAAGATGATCCATTGAATCTTCTAAGATCCTGCCCAGATGCCCATACGAAGAAATCGCTGTCCGTATCTATTTGATTTATGCTAATTCCGTAACTTGCCATTTATATCTTTTTAATTATGCTATTGATCCGCCTATTTCCCATCCCTTTTTATAATTAGTATGATTTACTGCATTATTGGGATATCCAACTTTTAACCTCATACCGGTAAATGAACTACCGGTGTCACTTGCAAATGGGTATGTTAATGGGCCGGACGTTAGTCCTAGACCATTTACGTCAGATAGATATGAAGCATCCCATACTATTTCCACTCTGCCTATATAAAGTCCGGTTGCCGAATGTAAAGGATCAGTTATATGAACTGCAATTCCCTGAAAGATGGGAGTATCCGTTACATTCTCGAATGGACAATAGAATCTTGATGCCTCGAATAATATATTATTGGCAAATGTTGTTGAAGATGTTGTTGAATTAAATATACTGGCTAAACCTGAACCAGATCCATATCCTGCATCATTCGCTGTTATTAAAAGAGTATCGGGACTATTTCCAATACCTCCACCGCCACCGGAACTTATCACAACGTTATATGAGCCTATTAGGTTATCACTTCCTTCTCTATAAACATTAACATTAACATTAACATTTATTACAACGCCGAACTTAGTGAAAAATAACCTGGATGAAGGTATAGCTACACCAGGCCTAGTACCAAGGGTTATTGTATATCCACCAGTCCAATCTATGCTATAATATGATGATAAGTACATCTCAGTATTTGCTACAAGATACGATATACCATCAGCATGCTTGGATGATGCAGATAAATAATACTTATTCTCCAAAAATTTATTAATGGCCCCGTTTGTCCATCCCCTTGATGTTTTTAAATTATAGAAAGTTAAGGATGTTCCCGTTGTCGTATAATCAGTTAGATATAAATTATCTTGCAGGGTGGTGTTTATACCTCCAGCTAATATATAGCTACCTGTACTAAATTGTGAATTAGGATTAACGCCAGCTCCCATAATAATAAACGCGTTCTTGTTTATTATTAATCTAAGTCTAATCGGATCCATACTAGTATATACATCGGAACTATTTGGCAAATAATATGCAACCTCGTCAGTTGAATGTGAATATAAATTATTTATAGGTGCATATAAACTGGATGCTTGATCAATCTTTATAACTAAACCAGATCCACCAAGACCTATATCATTAGAAGTGTATGCTGTTACTGATGGTGTATAATAAGGTCCACTAGCAGTTGCCCCATATAAGTCATTATAATAGAATCCCTCAGCAGGTCCCATTTTATAGAATGTAACATTCGTACTTGAGTTTACCACGTTACCCACATTACTAGTAACAGTTAAAGTAGCGGTAGCAACATATGCTGAATTAACAGAGCCTACGTAAGTATTAGCCAGATTATACCAATCCAAGTTTGCATATGTTACATTACTTAAATATATTCCCGATGTTGCACCAAGACCAGGTATGCTCCACACGTATCCGGTCAATCCACTTCCCGCTGTAGCTGAAGAACCATAATAAACTGTATCGTCCATTAAAACATTAACATTAGATGCGGTTACTGCGGCAGATATATTTTCCGGAGTTACAACGATTATATTATTCTTGGTAGTTGTAGCAACAACGGTTGCTGCGTCGGTCACAGTTAAAGATGTGGAATATCCATTTGTATTGACACCATTATAAGTTACTGCGGGTCCATAGGATGTAGCACCGGTTGGTGTTCCACCTTGGAAACTCCAATCTCTTTGCACAACATCACCTATGCTCGTATCATAGTAATAAATGATGTCCCCCTGTTCTATACCTAGTATTACGTCTGCCATTTTCTAATATCTGATTAATGTATATATCAATGCAGTTTAGATCTCATTTCTTTAGCATATAATATGGCCTGTACATAATTATAAGAATTGGCATCGGGACTTATTGTGGATAGATCAGCTTCCCAAGGAGAATTATTTATATAATCTCCTTTATAAAACATCTTCCCGTTCCCATTATCTGTAACTCCGGCATTGTGTAATATTTTATGTTTATTCCATTCTGTTTGCCCCCAGCTAGATCCCCAGCTAAATCCAAGTTCATCAGATAATCTAACCTGACTTCCCCTTTTAAGTCCACACCATAATACCGCCCACATATCTGCGCACCATTTCTGTATTGGGTTGTAAGAAGATAACTGCTCTTCAGATAGAGTTTTCCTCTCCTCCACCTCAGCATCAAGCATATATTTATACAGATTGAGAGCAACGTATTTAACGTCCCTCCAGAATAGGTGATCTATATTTTTCATAAGATATTGCGCACCTCCTGAATTTGGATTGTTAGCTTCAACAAGATCCCTGGAAACTCCAGCTATGTCACACATATCTTCCAAAATTTGCTCGGATTTACTTTTAATATAATCTGATCCTATATAGGAAACCGTGTCACTTAGATACCAGACATCATCATTAATCAATGAATTAAAGTCAGGAAGTTCTCTAAAGATGATATCAGAATCATGATAGAATATATTATCATCTGAAAGACCAGGATATTTAAGAAAATGCTGTTCCAATATATCCGGTCTTAAAATTGGAATATATCCGTAGTTTTCAACCGGAGTTTTCTTGTAGAAAAAAAATCTAACGTATGGGTATTTTTTAGCCAACTCAGATCCCTCTGGTGATATTGACTCATCATAGGCAAATAGAATTTCTATCCAATTGGGATTTATTCCACTTTTCATAAAATTATGGATTAGTACCTCCACTTGCCAATGAAAATAAGGCACATCCGGCTGTGCGCAAATAAAGGTTATTTTTTTGTTTATCATACCCAAATTTTTATAATTATACTCTCCTAATAGTAATAAATTCCATCATGTAATTTATTATTTGTTATGAGTTAATGTATCATTTGCAAAATATAAATTACTGTTATTCACATCAATATCATATACAGTTATTGGTGCATTTACAACAACCAATGAGGTAATTTCAAATTCGTTGTTATCTATATCCAATAACACATCACCAACATTCAATTCGAATGTTGTTCTAATGTACCATACGTCATTTTGCTTAACTACGTGGTTATGGGTGTAGGTTGCAATTAATTTACCGTTATTAATGTTTATTACGGAATCAAATTCATGGATTGATACACCGATCACAGTTGATGTGGAATTTATGTAATCCAATATATCACTGCTCCAATGATACCATTGATCCGGTGCCAGAGGCATTCCTGCCACATCAAGGGATTTCAATACATCGCCAACCTGTATATCCTGTATCAATTTAGTTGTCCCGTTAGATAATGTTATTAATGTGTCAGCAACTAAACATCCAGTACAAAGAGTACATCCGGTAGTAAATGTTGATCCATCCCAATATCTATAGTTTGTTCCATCTCCATAATATCCTGCAGATGCAGGTGTAGTAAGACAATTCTGGTTAAAATCAGAATCTGTCAATACTGTTGCGGTACATATATCATTTGTATCAGCACAAACAGACACAAGCTGCGGATTGTTACAAACTGTGCTAATATTTACACCATAACTAAGATCCATTGGATTACTAGTACAGCAATTAAACAGTGACACGTCCCAGCCAGCGAGTTCGTCACCACCGGTTATTATAATACTGTTTTCTTGAGCACAAACATCAACGGGGTAACCTTCTGATACTATTGTATTCACGGTAAGTCCCGAACAATCAATATATGAGTAATCCGTTGTACCAGTATAAAATTGTGGAGGTGGAGGGGGTCCAGTATAAACCACTGTATAACATACACATAGCACCGGAGGAGTTGTTGTCGTTGTTGTTGTTGATGTTGATGTCGTGGTTGTGGTAGTTATACCTGATACTGACAAATCTATATAATTTGTACACTGTATACTTGTGGACTGAACCCTAATTATAGTTGTTCCATTATAAACCAATGATGTTGTATATCCAGAAACCAATAATGATTTATCAACACCAGTTTCAAATGGGGTAACATATCCATCAAAATCGGAATACAGATCAAATGGTCCTGTTCCAGTTCCCGCAGTGGTTAAAGTTATAGTAGCTGTAGCCATTTTTATATTTTATATTTTATATTTTTTAATATCATTGGATCATTAGCAACATTATTATGCACACGCGGTTCCTTGCTGTTCTAGTGTTATTGTTATAGTTGGTGCTGTTGATAAATCTACCATCGAGAATACTACGAACCCTGCAAACGGATCAAGTAAAAGACAATCTGTATATCCAGTACTTAATGATAGATTTACGGCCGTATACATTGTCACCGCACCAACACTTACTTCTATCTGGGAAAGTCCTGGTATCCCGTATCCGTAACTGCCTACACCGGTTGTGTTTGGTAATACCGGGAATGTTCCTGGACTTACCAGAATAGAATTCGAATTCACCTGCACATCCTCAATAGTTCCGGTATTATCTAGATTATTCATAATAACTTGTCCTATGGGTACCGTTGTTGTTGTTGTTGTCGACGTCGTGGTTGTCGTAGTCGGATAAATCATTACAGCATTACCAGCAAGTAAACAAGGATCTATGGTCGTTGTTGTAGTCGTTGTAGGTGCCGCTGTGGTCGTTGTTGTTGTCGACGTCGTGGTTGTCGTAGTCGTGGTTGTCGTAGTGGTAGGAGCTATTGTTGTCGTCGTTGTCGTAGACGTTGTTGTTATAGGAGTACCTCCAGTGTAACCGAAATTAGGTATCAATACATTACTACCTCCTATTAGTGAAGGCGGAGCTGGGTATGTACTAACAGGGACCGACGCATTAGTAAGATCCAGATTAATAGGACCGGTTATTGTGCTTAATGATCCGGTATCGCTAGGTATAGGTCTATAGTAAAAATTAGTTATATGCGTTTCGCCAGAACTATTTAATTGATCAGCAACTTCTTGTACAGTCATCGAACTTCCAGGACTGGTTAATGTAACACCAACTGGGAACGGGTATGTTGAATTACCAGTACTTACTTTGACGTGGTCACCGGGTAATATTGTATGTAATTCATATCCACCTAACCAATCGTTATTAAATTCGAAATCATACCAGCTATGTGCATATCCATCATTCCAGCTAGTCTCATTAAATATTTGCCAGTCCAGATTTTTAGTTCCCCAAAATCTTAGATTATCATTGGGGTAGATTTCTGAATTTTCAGACCAATAAACATATGTTTCGGAAGGACTTACTCCATTCTCCAGAGTTCCAGATATGGAACTTAGTGATAATGTTCCCGTTACAGTAGCAGATAGCGGAACACCATTCTGATCGGCTCCTAATTCATCAGGAGCATATATTATAATAGAGACAGGATCCGTACTAGGATTCAGACAAGATGCAAAATAGTCCGGGTATGTTCTTAGTGAGTTTATCGAAGAAGTTATTGCATTTGCAGTGTGATATAATGTGTCACCTGCATCAGCACTTCCAATTTCTCTATTATTTACATAGACCTTTATTAAACCAGCTCCAGTAATTTTTTGTGTCGTGTATATAGTTGGATCTATAACATATCTATTTACCGGGGTTGTCTCGAGAACAACACCGTTCCATGAATTTGAAATTACGGAAGGTATAGTAAATACAGTAGGGGAAACTATATTTGCTGTCCATCTACCATCTATTTCAGGTATACTTCCTATTATTGTTAATTCATCACCATCATTTAGTCCATGAGGTGTTATGGTAGATACCGTGGCTGATCCGTATTGACCAGTAAATATCTGAAGTGAATATATCTCATCTATCGCTACAACATTCTGAGATAATAATATCTCACCGGTTGCTCCGACAGGATCTAGATTAGTTTTAACATATAAACTCTGACCCTCTTCGGCTTTATTCCCATACGTAGCAAATTTCAGAATCTCAGAAGGTATTGTTTTTTCTAGAACCTCTATACTATCTCCCTCTGCAGGATATTCCCATATTGATTTATATGAGTCCCATCCTCGATCAACATTATCCCATATATAATTTTCAACCTCTCTGTATCTAGTCCAAGAATCGATATCTATGGTTTTTGGTTGAACCTTGATTATAGAATTCTTAATGACAGTGCTTTTAGCATTAAAGGCATCATATACATTGCACGTAATCTTATAATCTCCGCTGTATGGTAAGAAGTGTGCCATTTTATAAAAGTCCGCTATAGGACCTCTAAAATTGAAATTATAAGGCGATCCTGACTGAGTGGTGGTTTTATCGACTATCCACTCTATCTCCATCGCATTCGAAAAATCTATATTACTCCAAGTTAATAATAAAAATACCTGGGTTGTTGCAAATAGTTCCATCTCACCAAACTGTGTCGTTATGTTGTAAGGTGGATCTAGAAGGACATTATATTGGCCCGTCGAGTAACTAACTCCAACAACTGTACCGAATGATGGGACAGATGGAACCTCAACTCTATCGCCTACCCGATATGCAGGTATCATTATGGAATCCCAGCTAGTATTAAGTTCGTTCCATGTCCAAATATCAGGAAATAGTTCAAGTATTACTGGCATTCCAATAGGAACGTCGTACTGCTGTCCAGTATTTGGATCTATGTATGCAACAGGATCGTATTTATCGTCACCCAATTCTATTATTTTCCCCTCCTGCTTAAGCTTATAGAAATTATCTATAGCACTTAACATCGATTGATTCTGTTGGCTATTATAAATTTGTTGTGAATCTAGCGGATTCACTATGTTTCCTAAATCAGATAATATAGGGGGTAGTATATTAATAGTACCCAGCAATAATGAAGGATTTACCGAAGAATAATAATATACTGGTGAAGTTTGGCTAGGTTCTACGTACCATGTAATTGAATTACCTCCGGTTGCACCATTATTAATTATTCCGAGTGGATCTATCTGTGTTAAATTCGGATCGGTTGTAATTATAAGATCATAACCATAGGTGGAAGTATCGGAAACGCTAAATTCGTATGTTTGACCTATGTATAGGTTTAATATAGGATTAGGTCCAGTAGATCCATTCGGTAGATTTCCACTAAAATAAATGGCACTTCCAGTACCACCTAGAAACTGAACAGTTGAAGAATAATTGTTATTATATGAACTAGGACTTTGTATAGCACCAGCTAATGGTCGTGTGGAAAAGTTTCTTAGATCTTCTAAAAAACCGAAATCCGGATTAGGATAGAAATCAAACTCGAAGCCTGAATCAAAATCGGATCTTCCCATTATATCAGTCCAGGATTTGGTATTATATACACCAAAATAAATACCCTCACCAGTTATATCTATAATTCTGGCGTTTAATGGTAGATAATCCCTCTTCAATCTTTCCTTCAGAGCAAATATTTTAATAAGTACTTCCTCTTGTGTGAATTTAAAAGCGTCCTCTACTATCGGTAAATTAAATTCGTCTTCCTCACCGGTTACTTTATTAAGATCATAATAAAGTCCAAATAGTGACGTTTTTTTGTATGTTCTACTTGGTACTAATGTATCCTCCGATGTAACATCCAGAACATATTCTCCATTTTTATTAGGTCCGTAGGTTTGAGTAAGCTTATATTTACCAGAATTAGGGTTGTCCAATATATCACCAATCTGATATGACATATTATATCCCTGCGATTGCTGTTTATTAATAGCATTTAAAAAATTCTTATTCTGCTGAATAGGCGATTCTACTCTTAGTCCATTATATTTAAGATTTAACCAGTATTCTTTTATTCTAAGATCCTGATAACCAAAAAACTTAAGAGCATTAATAAGACCCTTATAACTACCAATATAAGGAAATATTTCCTCACCAGCTACCATAAGCTCTTTTCTCTTCTCGTTTATCTCTAAGTAATTAGGTAAAGGTTCTGCAGGATCATGATCTCTAAGTATAACTGAATCACTATTATAAAAAGATCTCCCCAGATTTGCTAAAAGCACTTTAAATCTCTCGTCCTCACCTATTATTTGTCCATAGTAATCAACCTCCAATATTTTCTCTGGTGTTCCAGTTGATATATCATCAATTATAAGTTTTCTCTCATAAATATTTTCCGCACCCTCTGGTCCATTTAAGGCAACATTTATTGGGAGTGCACTGGAATCAATGGATGAAGTTGTTGTATTGACGTATCCATTAGAATAGAAATCGTTAGGATCAACATCAACATCAAAAATCATGTTAGGGTAGCTAACTATTAATGGCTCACCATCACCACCATCCAATTGATCAGATATTGAATAAGTGAATATTATTTCCGAAACGTCAGTTTCGCCATAATTATCATTGTACCATCTACTTCTCCATTGTGGTGAAGCAGTAGCTCCTGTTGCGCCGGTATGAGGAAGTCCATATGTAATTTGTGATGTAGTTACGTTATAAAATTCCTGTACAACAAATATTTGCTCGTTCTCGTATAGATTAGCAGATACCGGATCAAAATAAATATTTCCCTTAAAATATCCACCGGGTCTATTTTTATAAGGTGTGGTAAAGTATATCTGATTATCTGGACTGATTATACTTTGTCCAGAATAATAGTCACTAGGTATAGTTATCGTTAATTGGTTACCTAACAGATTAACAGCTGATATTTTTCCTCTGAAGTCATTCTGACCAGCAACAGATCCTTCAAGATATATTTCGGTACCTCTATCTAAGCAATAAACAGCTTCAGTATACCATGAGGTCATATCAAATGCATTAAGATCCTCAGCATTGAATAAGAAATTATAATATGTTGGAAATTCTGTGATATCAAGATCACCAGGATTACTAGCACCCGATATGGATGTACGGTATGTAAATTTGGAATCTAAAGGATTAGCTCCGGTTGGTCCAATATAATCGAAATTTAATGGATTACCCTCCTTATTGAAAAACTTAAGTCTTATATCTGCCATCTTAAATTAAAAAACTCTTTTATTATTTCTATTTACTGTATAATTGAAGAAATTTTTAATCTCCTTCGTTGATTCAATCAATCCATAAACCACTCTCTGAAAATAATTCAATATCCCCTCCTTCACCGGGTCCTTGTATATAACATTAGATAAACTTCTTCTGAGTATTTGATCCTCGTATGCAAACCCATTATATAGATTATCGTTGAAGCTATTCATTACATCATAAATATTTTTATCCGGATCGAAATCATAGTATCTTCTTTCTACTGTAACTTTGGATAATTCTTTCATTATTTTTTTATATTCCTGTACATTCGAACAAGGAGCATATTTATATTCCCCATTTGCATTGGTGATTGTTGCTCTGTAACCAGAACACCCTATGTTATTTGCTCTGATTAGAGCAAGATCCGAAGATTGGTACACGTCTCTATTATTATAGAAAGTTGTATTAGACGTTTTTGGTTTTATTCCAGCAACGGTATAATTTATACTTTTATCCTCGCCCTCGAAAAATGGAGTGTAATTTTGCATTATTTCTTAAAATTTTTAGCTTCCCTGATTAATTATTTGGCTCTTCATAGAGGTGTTTAAATCCATTCTAAAAGATTTAGGAACTATGGATGCTATTGTTACATTGAGTGGACCTGGTTTTCCGTCAACAAAATCCTCTGTGTACGATGTTCCGTTTCTATCTGTCCAACCACCTCTCAAAAGAATCAATTGATTTCTGCCTATAATTATATCACCAAATTGATCCATCCCAATAACCTCGTCCAGTTGTGCCTGCGAGACATTATCCAGATCCTGGATGTTTATTTGATTCTGTTCATTAGCCTGCCCAATAAAGTAGAAAGAAACCGAATCAACGCCAGGTACAGATTCTATTAATGCTATTATGTCAGATTTTGGTATTTTATCTCTTCTTTTCAGATTTAACATATAATCTGAAATTTTCTTTCTCACTGCCTGTCTTATTGTCTCCGGATCTGAGCCTTCAAATATACTTAATATAGCATTTCCAACAAATTTAGTTATTACTGGTTGTACAATTTTAACAACAGTTGTTGCTATCATAGAACCAGAATCCTCTATAAGATTAAGTACTCTTGCCTTTTGTGCATTACTTAGAAAGAAGTCAGAAACAGGAACACTAAAATAATCCTCATTAGATGATATATTTAATGTAACGTCAGGGACTAAATATATGTAAACCACGTTATCGTCGTCAAGGTAATCATCATCAAATGTTGAAAATGCCTGTATCTGAGAAAATATTCCTAATTTATTTAAAAATACCTCGTAGTTATCAGGATTTGCAAAAACAAAAGATCTTGAAGTTTTAGGTGCAACTAGTCTTATTAAATTAAGAGATTCAGGATTATTACCAAATGCTGGATCTATTTCATTATTAACATCTATATAGAGATTAAGATCAACTGATGCTCCGAATAGATCTGTACCCTGATTAGAAAACCTATACGTTAACTGATTATCCTTAGTTGAATTAGCATTACCACTTATTCCATTTGTTTTAAGGTATTCGACTCTTATTCTGGATCCTCTCGGTGGAGCCATACCGAAATTAGAGTTACCAAAATAAACATCAAGCCCTTCTTGTATACCTGTTCTAACTAGATATCCCTTCCCGTTGAGTGGAATGTCATATAACGAATCATATCTTCTCCATTTTTCCTCATTAACATAAACATCAACATAAAACTGATCCAAGAAAGCTCCTGATGTTGAAGGTAAATTATAGCTTTGTAGTGATTGTCCGGTCCCAGTTAAAAGTGCAGTTTCAAAAGTTCCCTGTACTAGCTTTACTCTAAGATTATTTCCTCTGGTAAGAGGTATAGTTACTTCAGGACTACTAAACCTAAGAGAATACGTTTTTCCATTTTCCTGACATCTAATCTGTGTATTGTTTTTTATTATAACTGCTCCTCCACCTACTCCACCTTCTCTTGTATTCCATTTAAGAGAAACTTCACCCTGAGCAGCACTAGCTCTACCAGAGTCATATCCAGCTATTCTGGCTAAGCTTCTAACTGAATAATCCCTAGTTGCTTGGTCTATGTTTAATTCAGTTATGGAATCCTCTATAAAATATAGGATCATCTGCGATAGATTTTGTAGCACAAATAATATCTGTCCCCAAGCTGAAGCAACAGTAAATACGTTTGCTGTCTGATTATATGTTGCCTGCAAAAAATTAAACGTATCACCAAGAAGACCGTTTATTAAAATGTTATTTTTCTTAAAAATGTTCATATCTATTATTATGTTAATCTTAATGTAACCAATGGGCTTAATTTTCCATCCTGAGGTAATTTAAAGTCTAGTGTTGCTATATCCCTTAATGTACCAACATAGAATCTAAGATCATAGCTACCGCCAAGCACTGAAAATAATGGAACATAGACCTTAAGGAAAAGATCTAATTCCTTCCTAATACTAGATTCCGAAAGTTCCAGATTAAATATAAGATCTTCAAGGTTTAATCCAAATTTAGGATCACCTAAAACTTCGCCCTTATTAGTAAGTAGCATCATTTTAAGTTGGCCTATACAAATCTCTATTGGATCTGTGACCTCTATTTGATAAGGATTGTAGTTGGGATCAAGCGGATCTCTATTGTAAATCTCTCTCATGGGAATTTTTTATTTCCCATTATATATCTAGATTAATTCCATTGAAGGAAATACGAAGGAGTGTTCTCACCATTGATCATATCCATGACCTCCTGAAGCTCAGCTTCACCGGTAGATCTTATGTCCGATGTGTTAACTTGTATCCCACCAGGCAGGTTATAATTGAAAACTGATAGCATATTAGCTAATGCAATTTTACATTTAGCTATACAGTATCTAACGAAAAGTTCGTCATCAAAAAGATATTCATCCGGGATTGCAACATATGCTCTAACTGATACATCTATTCCGCCTACTCCAAATCCCTGTGCGGTTTGACCTTTACCTGATCTATTTGGATCCCTACCCATTATGGTTAGAAATTTTGTATTCTTATTAAACTTAAAAGCGTACGTATTTAATAGATAGGCCTGGGCTAAATCAAAATATGAATACATCACCGTTCTATAAACAAGATTATCCCCGACAAAAGGGGAAAGTAATAGTTCAGAACCAAGAAGCTTTGAATCGCTAAAATCTCTATCAGGATTACCAGAAATCCCAGATCCTCCCAATTCTCTAACCTCATATACCGATATGATCGGCTGTGGTAATTTTATCTGTCTGGTTTTTTTAAATTCAGGGTGCTGAAATAGAGAATTAGCAAGAACAAAAACTCTATCCTCCACAGCATATTGATAATTATCATAAAACCAAGCTTTAGCTCTTTTTATAATTCTTTCAGTTTCTGCAGCATTCAAATTATAGGGTAATGCACAACTAAATGATAATGCATCCTGTATCTCCTGTACTAATTCCTCTTGTGTCATTTTAAAAAATTGATTTTTTAGTAATTCATATTACCAAATCTAGGCTTATTGTATGTATCATTAGAATCTTTAAGCCTCTTATCAGATACAAATCTAAGCATTCTCTGATCACTAGGATTTTTAACCTTCATTGTCTCCTTGCTTATCTCAGCATTTTCACCTATTATACCAGCTCTAAGAACTCCACCGTCTATTTTGCAATTTATATTCTTACCCTCGCAATCAATAAAACAATCATTTAGGGTGTTCGTATAGTCCACTATGGTTGATTTAACTTTGGACGAAATAACTTTGGTTCCACTAAAAATATAAGAATCCTCTATGGAGGACTTCTTGATATCGCAGTTATAAATATTGCAATTTTTTATAACTGCATTTTTAATATCGCACATTATAAGGTCAATATCATTTATCCCAAATGCTCCCCTGCTTCTTGCTTCCTTAACTTGATATCTACCATTAGTGGTATCATAATTAAAATAACATGAAGTTATATCGCCTTCAACAATTAGATCGAATATTTTATCTCTTATTATAGGGAAATATGTTTTTATATTTTCGTCCCATCCCTTCAGATCAACGAATACGTGGAAGTCCGGATAATTTTTAAAGAAGAAATCTGGATTACTAAAAGATCTAACAACCTTAGAATATTTACTCATCATCTTTTGTAAAGAAACAAGATCATCCTGGGTATATCCAGTTATTCTTCTGCTTAATAGATCGTACATATAGAGAATTATATAATCTATAATTTCTCTAATATCCTTTATCTTTTTCTGATAATCACGATTACCAAGATATCTAAATTCTATATAACCCTGAGGTATCTTAGTGAAATTAACACCATAATACTTGTCATTAGGAACCTTATACATTTTAGGATCGATCGAAGTTATATTTTCTAGTATAGAAAATCTATTAACTGGGACGATTTTTTTTATTGATTTAGCATAGACATTTTTTTCTCTGTTACCAAATTTTGAATATATCAGTCCTTCATCAAGACCAAGTATAAATTTAAGTTTGTCTATGTTTTCTATTTTATCTTTTATGTCTCTTCTAAATTTATCAAAACTTATAGAAAATTGGAATGCACATCTATCAGTGGTCCATCCATTTTCATCTATCCATTTTAACACCTTTATTAATATTGTTATAGCTTCATTATAAGGTAAAGGTCCTGTTATGAACTCCATCATTTTACTTCCACCTGAGTAGTCTGGCTCTAATTTAAAATTAGAGCCATCCACAGGTATATTTGAATGATATTTTTCTGAAACTACTACTTTTTTCTTAAGGAGTGAAGCAAGCGATTCCGCTGCTTTACCCTTTAGTAGATTTGTATAGAATTCAAATTCGAATCCTATAACGGAAGATTCAAGTGCATTAATTCTATCAAGATGTGTTCTATTATCTGACATCGATTAATTGAGCGAATATTTTTCCGGAAATTACATCAACCTCATATAATGATACCAATAAGGTATCACCAGCTTTGATGTTATTTCCCTTCTTACCCAGTCTATCCTGAGGAACTAAAGCCATTAAACCAAGTTCAGTTATTTCAACTAATGCTCCGTTTTTTCTTTTGTGTTTAACTTTAGCTTCGTAATTATCCAAGCTTCCTTCAGAAATTCCCTTCTCCAAATCTTGCATGATTACATTCTTCTCCAATGGCTGATCCAAAGTAAGAGTAAGCCTATTATTATCTTTTATTTCCTTAACATAAAATTCGATCTCGTTACCAGGAACTAATGTTGTTGAGGAATTGCCATTTTGGAATTCTGTCTTGTGTATCAATCCAGTATAAACACTGTCCCATTCAACAAACACACCGAAATCGCTAGTACCAGTAACATATCCCTTATATTTTTTGGTTAAGTCAAGCTCCTGGATTTTAGAATCCATTATCTTGTTTAGATATTTCTTATAAGAAACTATGAATATGTCTTTTTGGTCAATGTATCCTTCAATCATAACATGTAGTTCTTTTCCTACATATGATTCGAAGTTAGTTATTTTATTAGCAGCTGCTAATGATCCAGGTAGAAAACACTTAATTCCTGATAGATCCACGATATATCCACCCTTATTAACACTCTCTATTCTAACAAGATATGCACTGCTTTCTTTTTTAATTTGTTCAAATAGTTCAACTTTAAGACTCTGTATATAGTGTTCAACAGCTGATCCGATATAACTACCGTTAGATTTTCTAACTCTAACGTTAATGGTTTCACCAGGTACGAAATTTAATCCGCCAATACCAAGCTTAATTGCGTCTTTTCTTTCTTTCTTTAGATCAAGATAGATTGTTTGGCCCGATCCTGTTTGTGCTAAAGCCTCATCTTCCTTAGCGGAGATAATTTTGCAACCATAAACAGCACCATCAATAAGATCTTTCGATCCTTCGTCCAATAGATGATAAGTTGAATGATAAAGATCCGCTAATTCCTGAGCATATGGTTCGTGGCAATAAACCTTTGCACCATCAGGAGATTTAACTTTATGATTAATTGATAGCCCGTTAGGAACGTCCCAGTCGAAATTATCTAATGCTTCTAATTTCATGTTTTTTTTAGTTTAAAAAGTGATAAAAATGTTATTAATTGTACTATATATCTATCTTTAAGTTCCTTTATTATATTTGGAAATTATTAGTAAACTAAAGGTATAAATCCTATCATAGGTATTGGTCCATTTGGTCCGGGTATACCACCTCTATAGATAAATTTAAGTTCCAATAAATGCATCCCAAATGAATATGCTAGAGCTGATGCAACTAGCTTTGCTGCAATCTTCTTTTCCTGCTCCCGAGTGAATTTTTTTCCTGTATTGAAAGCTCTTTTTATATTGTTACCAAGCATGGTTTGACTACCGTAATAAATCGGAACATAAAGACCACCCTGAGGAGGTGAGAATAAAGCAGGAGGAGCACCGGGTTCATTTGTTAGTGGCTGTTGTCCACATGATTTCCAATAATCTAGAACACCCTTAGCCATAACATTGTATGGGTCCTCCGGTTTATCGGGATCTGAACTTTTCCTAGCAGCGTCAGCCAACTCATTTATCCAGCGGATTTTAAGTTCTCTAAATCTATTTTCTTCCCCGTTATATTCAACCGTCTTATTAAAATCACGTCTCTGTTTGATGAATGATAATTGAAATCCGGTGTTGCTACCAAAAATATTAGCATTATTCCGAAAAAATGAGGTATTTTTGAATCCATCTTTGGAAAAAATATTGATGATATCATCAGCATAGCTATACGAATCGTCAAAGCTTCTGTTTATGTCATCAATAGAACTATCAGACAACCCAAATTCTTTCAGCCACTGTTTAAGGTACCCAGCATCATATCTTTTAGAATATGTGAAATGTCTTATAAAACTTGATGTTAGATAAGCTGGTATCTTACCGGGATTACTTAAGTGTTGATCCTGAAAAAGTTCCCTAGATATATTTATAGAGGGTAATTTTCCTGCTATATCAGAGATATTAAGTTTTCTGGTTACCGTACTTGGAATTAATTCTTTTACAAAATTCTTTTCGTAAGTTTTACTGTAATAGGATATTTTTATACTGCTTGTACCTCCCAAATTCTTTGTTGATATTATCTTTCCCTCAATCAAATCACCTTCACCAGGCTTACTGCTATTTAAAGACGCAATATTATCTATATTAGTGTCACCCTTTATATAATTAAATATGTCACTACCGGTCTTTTTTGTTGAATCTGACCACCCATACTGATATCCCTGAGGTGGAGTTGTTGTATATGATGTTTTATCAGATGCAGTGCTAGCTGTCCATATCTCGGTAATTGTCTTATATTTAGCAAATCCTCTAACGATGTCACCAGGTTGGAAATCCCTCTTAGTCTCAATCTTTATAAGTCTAATAACCTCGTCCATTATAAGATTACCCCAATCACTATATGAACCTGTTCTTAATGAATACATCCACTGAAGATATGCTCCAGTTCCATCAAATTGGTGTAATATCTTTCTAGCAATCTCAAGTACTGCTTGTTTTCTATCCTTGGGAAAATTTGGATATTGTGAAAAGAATTGTGAATATGTAAAATCGGGTATTGTTGCTTTATTCTCCTCGGTCCAATCTCTAAAATCTAACTCAACCTGATCAGCAGCTCCTGATATATCCACCGTGGGTGGTTCAACCTCCAGATCTGCATATGCTGGATTTGTTTTCTTCTCTTCAAATGTTAGATCCCCACCTTCATAGAGCATTTTAAATCCCTTCTTAAACCCCTCATACATAATTGCATCCTGTCCCTTAACATGGGTTTGACCAAATGGAGATGCTGCTTTACCAACAGTCGCAGAAATATATTCATTCCTAAGAAAGTCTGCCATCTCATCGTATGACCCGATAGACTGGGATGTTAATTTGCTACTAACATTAGTTATGAATGTTCCCCAATTTGCTGGCATTATTATTTAGTTTTAGATACTTGACTTAGATGTTGTATGTCAACCATGGGAATGATGGGAACACCTGAAGGTCCAACACCAGTAGGGTGCGTGTGCTGATTGAATAGTGATAAAAATTTATTACCAAGAACTAGCTTTTCTACAGCTCCGTCACCCAGCTCTATATTTTCGGATTTAACTATTACTTTTTGTTTACCTCCGCTCTTCTCCATTCTTATCTCATCCTCATTCATTTTCAGAACTATTCTAAGTTTCTCACTGTCCGTACCTGCATTCTGAGTATCTATCTGTATGGAAGCTTCACCCAACTGAAACAATAAACCTTTACTCCTGGTATAAATCATTTTAAGAACGCCGGACTCGGACTCACTATCATACAATAGAGAATGTGTACCCTCATATGAATTCTCAGTCTTCAGCTCCTCCTTAAGAACGGGATCCATCTCCTTGACATAATCATAATAGAGCTTATAATAATTCTCGTTCTCAAAATAAACTGCTACAACAGAATCAATCTTCGGTATGGAAATATTTCCACCACCTCCACCTCCGCCAAAAGAAACCCCAGGTACCTGTTCAGCCCAAGGCAAATCTTCGGTTGGAATCTCATCAAATACCCCAAAAACACTTATTTTTGCTCTACCCTGGTACAGAGGATCCTTATTATCTACTATTTTTCCTAAATAGGTTTTTCTATTTTCCATCTTTTAAAAATCAGAGCTCTTTGGATTGAATCCGTCTATACTAATATTATATTTGGTGTCAGGTTTTAAGTTTCCTAGATTCTCATCCGATGTATCGAAATCCCCGCTAACCGATGGATAAACTTTACCTATATCACCTCTTCTGTATGTTACTTCCGGTCTTGGATAAACTGGTGTTGGTGTTGAATTAAAAGTATTGGAAGGGCTTCTTAATTCACCATTGGATGTTATCTGGGTTTCCGCTGGATATATCGATTGATTAAGTTCAGCATTACTAGGTGGAGCAGTTACATCAGTATAAACTTGGGATTCACCCAGCGATGCTGATTGCTCAACATCATTATAAACTCTCTCGGTATTTCCTAGATTTTGGTCTGGACCGGGTTCCGGATAAACACTATCATTAAATACAGGATACATTCTATCAGGAACACCCAGATCTGATCCAGGTACATTCGCATATGCATCACCGCCAGGAGCTGGATAAACCCTATCAGGAGCACCCAAATCAGATCCAGGAACATTAGCATACACATCACCCTGAGGAGCTGGATAAACTCTATCAGGAACACCTAGATCCTCACCAGGTACACCAGAATACGCATCTCCTTGTGGAGCCGGATAAACTCTACCAGGAACACCCAAATCAGATCCAGGTACACCAGAGTACACGTCACCCTGAGGAGCTGGATAAACTCTATCAGGAGCACCTAAATCCGCACCAGGAACAGCATTATAAACATCACCACCAGGAGCAGGATAAACCCTATCAGGAACACCTAAATCAGATCCAGCAACATTCTCGTAAACGTCACCACCAGGTGCCGGATAAGCTCTCTGTGGCGGACCACCTAATCCTGTAGATTGTGGGGTTGGAAAATCAGTTTTACTTATACCAGCATTAACTCCACCCAAGCTATCCAGGAATTTCTGAGCATTATTAAATGATAGACTGGTTAATATTTCGCCAGGGTTAAAACTATATGCATTACCAAGTGCCAGTTTGTTCAATCCCTGTAAATTTGGTTGTATGAAATTTGCAACACCTTCATTAATTAAATCATTTAATGAATTACTAACAAAATTAGTAAGCAATTGGCTTCCTATAGATAATATGTCATCCTGATCCTTAGGATTTTTCTGAACAGATGATCTAGCACCGTCCCAGCTATCTCCAAGTACAAGAGGTTTCCCATCCTGTCTAATATTTGGATATTGACTTCTAACTCTGACCCTATCTATATGGATTTTAAATTTCTGAGTAACTGCTTCAGCTGATGTTCCTATATTAAGTTCATCCGAAATCGGTGTACTTTCGCTAAAATCAAATTCACAGCCTCTACATTCAAAAACCATAACAGGTTTTATACCAGATTGATCTTGCTGATTCTTTAGAAGAGATAGATCATTATCAAGGCCCGACTGATTTACAACGTTACCAACAAATGAATTAAAAGAACTAGAAGGACTTATATTAGCATTCGGAGCTTTGAAATTCTCGTTCTGTTGTGAATCCACTCCGGTAGAAGCTCCTAAATTAGATCCCGGATTATTACCAGATCCAAGTAATGTTGATAAATTGTCAATAGCTGTTAATGCTGCCGAAGATCCTATAAGTCTTGAAGTCTTGAAGAAATTTCTAACCTCCGAAACGAAAATATACATTCTAAATTTTCTAAGGTTTCTAGGTAGCAATTCTCTCATGTTATCATAATCAAATGTTGCTTGATTATATAAATCAGCCAAAGCAGACATTCTAAGATTTATCGATTCAAGAGTTGATATTTCTAGCATCTTATTAGATGTTCTCTGTGGATTAAATGATCCACCATCGGACTGTGATGCATATCCAGGTCTTTCAACCTGTGCTAATTTATCTAGACCCTGTATGGATTGGATAAACCAAGGTGAATTTGTTACTATATCATTGAGAATTAATTTAAACTGTCTCAACATATCGGATCTTTTTCCACCATAAGCAAAATCAGCTTCTCTTTCCTCGAGATAACTAGTGGCTGAATAAAAAGCTACCTTACCGTCAGCAGATCCAGAAACTGAATCATATTGAGGTTGGCCGAATGGATTTTCTGCAAAATTACTAGCACCAGCTCCGTAGAAATAACTTCTATCCCTGAATAATGGGCTAGGAGGTAGTCCATCATCAGGTCCAACCGGTAAATTACCGAAATCAAATACTATTTTAAACCCAAGATATGTTGGATCTTCATAATTACCCTGTTTTGATAATTTAAAACCTTTTAGAAATAAACTCCTTTGTTGATCTGTTGCTCCGAATGACATTTAAAAAAATTATTTATACTATTTATCCCAACCTTAGAATTGTCCACTTTGTATTGATATCGGGAAAGCTTTAGGTAGTGCTCCAGATGAGTTAGCGGTCCATGCTCTTCTGCTTAGATTTAGCTTTTGTCTAAGACCTCCGCTGGGAGACCAATATATTTCAACCCCAAGAACTACATAATTTCCAGATAGAAATAGGTCTAATGTTGGTGACATAGTTTTATTTGACTCCTTATTTGGCAGATTACCTGTATTTTGTTGTCTTGGACCTCCATCAAATGCATATATCGCAACCGGAACGACTTGTCCTTTTATGACACCAGCAAAATATGAGCTCATCTCTATTTCAAGCGTTAGCTTATTTACATCCAAAATATTTATAATATTCTGCATTTTAGTGTGATAGTAATTCTTATGAACACCACCATATGTTGGATCAACATTAATATTAATTGGACCTAGCCATTCTCTTCTGGTTTCATTCTTGTATTCATTATCCCTTGCTCTACCCTTTTGTAAAATCATACCGGTTTCTATATTCTCCGGAGTTTGTGATTCCATATCATACTTTATGTATTTTTCAGGCGGAGTCTCCACGGTAGTATTCTCATCATAAAATCCAATGGTATTAACATAACCCGAATAATTAGAAACGTTTCCTGATTTCGAGGTTAGAGTATAACCATTTATGAAAAATGGTGTTATACCTGCTCCCATCATGTTAGTTAAAACAAATGGGGTTACAGTAGGAGCCGCTGAGGCAGAACCAGGTATATTTGCATCTGGCTTAATCCCATCAGATGTATAGCCAGGAATAAACATTACATCCTGCTTAGGATCATCCTGGAATGCAAACTGTGTACCAAGATTTACAAAATTTACATTATAATATTGATCAACCCAACAATCGAAAAAACTGGTTTCGTCATCCTTATATGATCTTGTACACACATCGGATATGAAATCATAATATGAATAATTAGGACAAATCCATGTCATCTCATCAACAGTAGCATTTTCATTAGTGGCAAACCCCAAATTAAGTTCCTGTGAAACCTCCAATAATACATCAGAAGATGATTTGTTACTAAACGATTTTATAACAGGAGAATATAATCCAGGTATGTAACATTCAGCAACTATTGAAAATTTAAAATTAATACCATCCGGATCAGAACCAGTCGAAGAATATTTACTAGATACTCCACCATCTACGGATAATATTTTATAGTCCATCCTCATTGGATTATAAAGATCCCCAGGGGATCTAAGATAAACAGACACTATATCTCCATCCTTCGGATAACTAACAGATATAAATAGTGGTTCTATTACATCAAAAGAAAATCTTATTACAGGGAGAAATCCATTCAAGCTAAGATGAAATTTAGTAAGTCCTTTACTTACCGGATATCCATTAATCAAGATATATGGAGATTCTAAACCTATCGAATATTGTGATGTCTCACCAGTATCTCTAAGCTTCTGTACATCCTCCGATCCACCTGATTTATCAACTTTAAGCATCTCATCCAGCTTCATATTATTCAGAGCCAATGAAATTATCTTTATATCGTCAATATTCATAATCGGTTAATATTAATTTGCTGGTTGGGTTAATCCGCCACCTCCGGAATCTGGAGCAAATATTATAAATCCGTCCTTCTTAATTATTGTTCTCTGACTAGGTTGCATAACATTAGGAGGCAAAGCCATCTCTGGTGCATTTTTTATCTTTGCATCCAAAAACTTTTTCCTGCCATCGCTAACCTTGAATTTCTTTTGTTCCTGATTATTTCTAAATACCTGATTAGCATTAGTACTAGTATTAGAAGATGCAGCTGCCTGATTTTTAGCTTTCTTAACATTAAATGTGCTATCTATGGTGCTACTTGTTGGTAGCATCAGAACTCTATTTTGATCTATAGCAAATGGATTACTTATATTATTCAATTTTAACAGTGATCCCATTTTACCCTGATCACCAAATTTGATTGCAGCAATTAAATCGGGTCTCATCTGATAATCATCGCCTACTATGAAAACCTCGCTTATCTTAACATTTACGTTGTCATAAGTTATTGACGCTTTAGTTAAATCCCAAATACCATATTTATTTGTATCTAGATCCGGAGATGGATTAAATATGGATTTATTTTTTGCTATAGTATCTATTAGAAGAAGTCCCATTTTTATTTATTATTTTAAGGCTGAGGTATATTAGGTCCTAGCTGATCAGATAATTCAGTAGTATATGAATTCATATTCAAATAATTATTTACTGTCTGCTCACTAAGAACATTTCCATTAACATCAGCTTGTGAATTATAAGATTGAGCAGATGCTGATGTTTCTAAACTAGATTGATAAAGTCTACCATCACCTCTATTGAATATGCTCTCTATTTCACCGCGTTCTCTATCCCTACCATGCAACATCGTAAATTTTGCCTTTAATGTAGTTGGGAAATCATCGGGTCCCAATGTATCACCAAAAGATATATCAACACTGTCACAAACAAGATTTCCGATCATTGCTATGGGGTTACAGGGATTACCTATTGTTAAATGCCATTCACCAATGGGTGCACCAGTAAGTAAACTAGCAGGTGCCTGCCATTTTTCTATAAAATCGGGTAAAACAGTCAGCTTAAGCAATTTACCAAATCCCTCACCAAATTTACCTGAAAGTTCTTTTATTTTGGAGACGCTTAAACCTTTACCACCTTCAGAGGATTCACTAACTATTCTTTCAAACTCTGCTCTTAGATCCTGTATACCATTTCCGTTTGCACCATTCAGTCCAAATCCACCAGTTTCAGAAGCTCCACCAGCAGCTTCAGTAGCTATTTTTGTGGGATTTGTCAGCTGATCACCATACTCAAGTATAAATTGTAAAGGATCTCTATAGAATGAAGCAAGACCAGCATCACCACCAGGAAATCCTATTGCTGGAAATGATGAATTATATCTTATATCGGGTGTTAAAAAATTACCATAATTTGTTCCTATTGATAACATGTTACCTAGTATATCAAGCATTGCTGCCTTTGTATTAACCTCACCTACCGAAGTTAATTCATATTCAAAATTAACAACCAGAGATTCCCATGTGAATTTAAGACCTGTCTCCCTTACCTGTGTTTGTTTGACAACATCCATAGGTACCCAGATGTATTCGGACAGAAGTCCAGCTGAACCATCCTTTGCTCTATCTCTCAGTCCTCTAACTCTAAGATCATCTATGGAAGTATTATTAGGATCAAATGCTATGGCAGAACCCTCTGCGAATGACGATACGCCCTGAGATAATATATCAGTTCCTGTTGCAGTTCTAGCAGCTGAAGAAAACCATTGGAATGGCAGATCACCAAAGAATCCCTTAGAAAAAGCATCGGATGATTTAATCTCATCCTGAGTTTTTGGTCCCCATTCTAATCCAGTAGTAAATGATATTAGTTCATTTAAACTATTTCCAGTATTACCACCAAACCATGTTACCGCCTGTGCAACAGGCCTTCCTGCGCCTTCCTTTTTATACGAATCTGAATCTTTAATAATAGCAGGTATTGAGAAATTATCTAGTACCGGAGTCGGAAATCTTCTCAGAGTTATCATATAGTTATTAGGTATCGTACCATAATGCTTAGCATATAAAAAATCTTTCCATGAATATGGAGCTGCTAATCCACCTACTATATCTCTTTCGAAACTAGAACTTAATCCTGCTAGAGTGGAGTCAGCACTAGATAGTGAATTCTCCAAACTATTGGTTTGTGATATTAGATATCCCGCTGATGGATTTTTTGATTTTAACGAGGATACTCTCCTGTTATATTGGGCATTTTCAGATCTGTAATATGCATCTATGAAATCGTTTTCATTGCTGCCTAAAGAATAAAAAAGAAATTGTCCATATTTACCTGGATTTCTTTTTGCAGCTTCATAGAACAAACTTCTTGCGGTTGGACCCTTGAAAGGATTATTGGATCCAAGATTGCTTGCTTTTTCTATGAGGTCCTTTGATATACCTCTCTGTTGTTTTTCTACTAAATTTGCTGGGCTACCCATCTATTATACAAATCTTTTTTTAAAGATCTGTGATAGCATACTCGAATTCTTCTGAATATTCTTCTAATAGAATCTCCAAATTTTCTACAAAATTAGGAGATATATTCTTATAGCATACAAGTATACCGTCACACTTTGTACTATATATTCCTTGTATTATTTTCTTGCGAATAGTGTAATTTATAATAAATTCTGATTCCACCGAAAGCTCATCTGTGCTATATCCAAGTTCTCTTATTATCTTTGCTATATCAACAACATAAAAATCAGAGCCATACGTGGATCTTTTTTTAGCTTCCTTGGGAGAATATCTGGATATGTAGAAATTTATCTTCATTTTACTCTCCATCTTTTTCTCCTGTATCTAAATTTTTCCAGTCCTTAGAAGAAAGAAGCGAGGTAAATGCATTATATTCATCCTTGCTATCGTGATAAAAATTAATATTCTCAGAGTTGTCAGAATTACCTGTCCTTTCTCTATCTTTTTTTAATTGATCATTCTTGATTCTCTGCAAATTTAATCTATGTGTATTCTGGCCTTCCTCAATTCTTGATCCAACCGATGTCTTTTTAATCGTATCTAAAAGACCATACTGTCTCAATAATTTTCTTCTCTCTCTTCTATTAGCGCTCATAATATATAAAATTAAATATCTACTGAAAATCCTTTATCCTTACCAAAAACTGAATCGTCCCTATTATATAGGTCCATACCAACAACAAACTTAAAAAGCTTTAGAAATAATGCTGGTATAAAAACATCCTGCGATTTAACAACATCGTTAGCTGGGATAAAAGTAAATTCTGCCATTTTTTCCTGTTTAGAGCCGTCAGTTTCAGCTTCTCCTTTTTTAATATCTGTAACGTTAACAGCAAAGCATGGATATTCTTTTTGTACGAACTTATTGGATGTAACAGTTCCCAGAAAATACCATTTCGAACTATCTTCAACATCATATCCGGATTCCTCTTTTAGCTCCCTTTTAGCTGTAGCTAAATAATCAGGATCTTCATCATCACACGTTCCGGTAATTAAACTCGTAGTATTACCACCTTCTCTAAAAAGATTAGGTTCTTTGATAACCCCTAACATCAGGGGTAAACCTTGATCATCCGAAATGAACGGTAAAATCATAACAGTTTCGACTGTTGAAACTATACCTGCTTTACCCTCCCTTTCAACAACCTTAAATTTGGGAGCTTCGTAGCAAACTTTATCTTTATTTTTCATTGGTGCTATTATTTCTTCTTCTATTTGTTACTATAGGCTCCTTATCTGAATCATTAGATTTGCTTGATGCTGTATAATAGGATTTTCTTATTGATTCGCCTAGCGATCTCTTAATGTCATCTATATTAACATCATCCAAAACAAAATCAACTATTTCCTTCTCAGCATCATCGAATGAAAGACATAGAACACTATATAAATCCTTTGATGGTAAATTTAATTTAAGCTTTATTGAAACCTCAACAGCATTTTTTTTCTGCTTTTTTAATAGCTTATATATCGGTGATTCGTCGAATGATACATTTGGCTGATCCGAATATTGGATCGACGTAACCATCGGTTCTGACTTGGGCCTAGGTAACTCATGATTTACAGTGGGTGGTTCAGGAATTCTAGTATTTGCTGGAAACCATACCATATACTCATCCAGTAAATTCAAATTTATTCTTTTACCGCTATTAAAAAGTATAAAAACATCTTCACCATTTGAATTTATGTTCTTGTATGTCTCAGTTACTGACATATCCTCACCTTTTATCCATTGAAACTCCATTCCGGAGTACTTTGCAATAGCATCTTCCAAAGTTTCCTGACTTATCTCCATTTTTTTCTTTTTATTAGATTTTTTAGAAAAGAGATTTAAAATATTAATCATCTTTATTTTATTTTAGATCTGTTATTGGTATTTGTTTCTATAGTCAGCTCAGTAAATCCAAGGGTTTTATAATATGCGATATGCGATATAAGATCATTTAAAGTTATCCATGATGATTCACCCCTTAATTTTTTACGGGAGTCATAATACCAAACCTCTATAATATTATCCATGATAGGATCAGAATGTCTTCGAATCTCTATTATGCTATATCCTTTAATTTTTTTAATAAATATTACCTGGTTGTATTCAAGGTAAAAATTAAGAGCTAAGTCCATCAGGAATTATAGTCGAAGTAAATACTTTTTGTTTCGTATTATAGATCGGGAGAGATTTCTCGGATTTTTTCGGGAGAAATGTACTCGGCTATTAATTTCTTTATATCCTTCACATATGATATACCTGCTCTCCCGGAGTCAGATATATTAGGATCCTCAGATTTAGAGTCATTTTTAAAATCAGAATTTATAACTTCAAGGTAATGCGAGTATAAATTTTCTCTATCCATATTGCTTTCCAACCCAATAGGTCTTTTTAATAGATATCTGTGATATGGATCATTCTTAATTTTTTTGAAATCCGTTTCTATTTCTTTTTTGCAGATGCCGGAAATATCAGAAATCAAATTTATACCATCATTTGCTGGTGTTATCTCTATTCCCGGTGTCGGTGAGTTTGTATCCAAGTAAAATTTGGTTGTACCTATCATATCGCTGTTACTCCTCTTCTTATATGAAATAAAAATACCGGTGTCCAAAGTTATCTCGTATTCATTATCTGATATCTTCTCAATACTGTTAATTTTAATATCTAGACCAAGCATGTCCAATAAAGTGGATATATCATCGGAAACCCCATCTATAACTCTCTTGTCACCCGAGGAAGTATTGATTCTATATGAATCAAATCCCTCTATAAAGTCTTCCACTATAATTCTATTTTCAGGTCGATTAAACCATTTTGAATCCGGTGATATCGTTAATATGTAGTTATCATCCAATTTTTTTATCTCAATTGCATCCTTGGGTATCCAAATATCACACTCTGTGTCGCCAAAAGACAATAACACGGACGTTCCAGAGTCTTTCCTAATGAATATCTTACCATTTTCATCTTCCTCTGTGGTGCAATCTAATGCAGATATTTCATACCCATCAGTCATATAAGGTTTTATACCGGGTACATTATATTCTTGGCTCGTATCAGATTCTGATAAATTGAATTGTGAAAATTTTACTACTCTATGTCTCATCTTTAAATTATTTTCCGAACTCCACGGTTATTTCAAAATTCTTAGGATCCGTCGAGTTTCTCATATTGATAGATACATTTGTTGGATATGACGGTATTGTATTTTCCTTGGCATCAATTTTAAGCTGACTAAAGTCTATAGTTTTACCAGGTATTAGATCTATATCAAACTCCTTGTCTTCGTTTGGGTGATCGTCAACCATAAACTCAAGCTCAACCGAACTAACACTAAAATTCATTCCCTCTATCCCAGATTTATTAACAACAAGATCAACTGAATAATCAATAAAAACTTTAGCATCAGAAATATCAGCATACTCCTCCGGTCTATCATATATGTCCACGTCAATATACTTTAATTCAACTCCGAATGAGTAATCGTTATATTTAGCACCTTTAGAACTACCAGCGAATGCAGCATAATCATATATTTTAGCCATATTTGAATTTTATTTTAGTTATTGTATATATCATTCGTAACTTTTTATCTAGTCAAATATATAAAATAAGATTCCATTTAAAAGAAATGAAAAATATAAGTCCAATTTGGTTCATAAAAGAACCGATCGATCAGGAGCACAAAGAGTATATCCTACTGGATTATCTAAAAGAGCTCAGTAAAAATTTAAACTCTGGGAATTGCTACTCCACGCTAAGGGAGGTTTCTAGATTACTTAGAATATTAACAAATTTTAAATCAAAAAATTCGGTGGAATTAAAATCATTCAATGGGTGGAAACCCGAGGATAGAGATATTATAGCCAATTTTAAATTTAATGCCCTTGACGAACCAACTCAGGAGAAGATATTAAATATAGTAGATAGCTCATTGGAAACATTATATGAATATTCAGAAATATGTATGGATATACTAAAGGATGAGGAATCAAAGATAAAAATATTTGAGGTTGAAACGGAAATAGAAAAGAATTCTACCAAAAAACCAAATTCAGGAATTCTTATAATTAGAAACATGATAAACGATAAAATCATACCTTATCATTGGCAAGGATCATTAACGATGAAAACCGATGATGGAGACAAGGAAATATGTATATTAAAAAGAATATATTTAAAGAATTCCAAATTTTCTCTAAATTATGAATACATCTATCATGAAATATTGGCTGAGGCTAATCTAGAAAAAAAATCATCTCCGAGTCTATATGTAATTCAGATATATGAAAATTTTGAGGAAAATTCAGAAATATATAGATTAGCAAAAGAAAAATTCATAGAAAAAATATCATAAAAAAGGCTTCGTTTAAAAACGAAGCCTTTTTTTTATACTTATATTAGATTTAAAAATCACTAAGATTTTTTATAAATGAATAGCCTGAATTGTTAGCGGATTCACTAGTATCCATATTAAAAACATTTCCAAATTGCTGAGCATCTACTTCACCTTGCTTTCCGTCCATATCTATTCTATAAGCAGGTACATCTATTTTGGATTTATTACCAAATACAGAATCTGCATATCCAACAAAATCAAAAGCTGGTTCTCTTTTTATTACTGAAAGACCCGTTCTATCACTGGAATCTTTTTGATTGTCCGCTGCGAAAGGTTTATAGGTATCGTCATGTACTTTACCTAAAAATTGTTTATAATCAAGAACCTCTCTTTTTTCTACGTCCTGTACGTTCATATTCTATAATTTTATTTTTTACATAAACCGAAACAAACAATACCGAAGGTCATTTTGGTTATTAAATTGCAAATAGTTTTCATAATTTATTTTATTTTATTTTATTTTATTTTATTTTTTAGCTCCTGCCACAAAACCGTCCCAAATTCCAGATAACGTATCCAATACGCCACCGCCACCATTTTCTTTTTTATCAGAAGTTATGTTTCTTGCAGAAGCCGATGTTGGATAAGCTTTAGAAGCTTTTTGTAAAAATTCACCCTTAAATGCTTCTTTTTCTTTATCGCTTAATGATGAGATAGTTTTTGCTCCTATAGGTTCATCAGAAAATGCGGACATGAAAAATGCTGTTAATTTTTCTTTACCTAATTCACCTTGTAGGGATTCTCTAATAGTTGAGTACATCCATCCGTTAGGTTCCAAACCAAAAGGCTCGATTAGTGAATCCATACCTTTCCTTTGTATATATTCCTGAACAGCCTGAGCTAGTCTAGGTGCTAGAAATTCTGCATTTGCATTTTCACCAGTTATTAAACCTGGCATTTCTTTAAATTCTATTGAATCTACTAATTCCTGTATAATAATAGAAAATTTTGAATTTTCCTTAACCCCTATTTTTTCCATTAGCACTGCTGCTAATTTTTGTTTAAGTGTTTTAATAAATCCAGTTCCTAATGAGGGTATAACCTTACCAAGTATTCCTGAAATATCTATATTCTCATCTAAAGATATAGCATTGCTCTTAAATTGATCTAGTCTAAGTATTCTCTGCATCTTATTTTTTTATTTAAACTATATATCCAATCAGAAAATAATAAACATTCACTAAGCCAGGGAAAGGAAAAGATCCACCGCCTTATATCTGTATGCTATTTTGTCCTGCTTTATTTCAGGATTTTTAAGTGCCTCCTTCTTTCTATCCACGATGGACGTCGGTAAAAGAGGACCGAACGTATCCTTCAGTATTTTTTTATCCTTCCTCCATTCCAAAGGAAGATGCATAGCGAATCTAACTATATCTAGATTTAGGAAAGGACTTCTGAGCTCCAGCGTATGAGCCATTGACATTTTATCGAGTCTTGGTAAATGATAAAAGCTAAGTTCCTCGAATATATCTGATTTTTGTGAATCATACTCATGTATTCTTGAGTATCCGCCAAATAATTCATCCGATCCGTCACCGCTTATAACAATTCTATAATCGGTATTTTTCTTAATAGCCTCAAATAAATGATACTGCGGGATAACAGATCCTAAATCTATCGGACTTTCATTCCATTTAGCGTATATAAGAGCATTTTTATCGCTATCCATAGAATAGTCCAGAAAATTAACAGGAGTGCTTAAATGGCTGCTTAAATCATTAACAAATGGTGTCTCACCATTCTCTATACTAAACCATGTTACATTAGCATTCATCTCCTTAAGTATACCGGCTATGATAGCAGAATCCAATCCACCCGAAACTAATATTGATATTGGATAATTTCTAGATACCAATCTATTCTGAACACTTTCGATCATTTTCGACCATAGCCATTCCATATGGGTATCGTAGTCCGCATCGATAAGTTCTGGAATTGGTAGATTCCAAGATCTATAATATTCATGATAGATATTTTCAAATAACGGAGATCCGATATTATACGAATATATCTTATTAGGTAGCAATCTTTTTATATTCGTATATGGTGTCCGATCATCTTTATTATATCCCCATTTTCTAACGGAGCTTATAAATTTATCGTCTATATCGGAATTGTCCGTATATAATCCCTTCATTTCTGAACAAATCTCACCAAGCTCATTTTTATATAAACATTTCTTACCAAGAGGATCGGTAAAAGTTATTATGTTTCCTGTCTTAGAATCGTATATAACAATGGCCCAAAACCCATCCCATTTAACTATATACGGAAGATACATTGCAATAAAAAATCCCAGCGTACCACCACTTTTAAAATTTCCAAATAAATTGCAGAGGTATTCGGTATCAGATTCAAATAGGCTAGAATCATAATTAAATATTTCACCGTTGAACATGAGATATACTCCCTCCGACATTTCTATTGGTTGACTCCAGTCATCACCATCCAATGTCTGTATAGGTAATCTATGATGGCACATCGTTACGTTACCTACAGTCTCAATAGATTTCTCTATACCTCTATGACTTATTGAATCTAATATTTCTGGATTAGCCTTTGCTCCGGTTGTTAGTAGTATTCCGCACATATTAATTATGTATTATGGTTTTAAATAAAAGATCAAGAGAAGATGTTGATTCTACATCGAATGCATTCTGAAATGTATGAATCTCAGGATTACATATTTCAATAAGTTTTGTCTTAACATAATCGAATGCTATTGATTCAGAATCGCTGCTATCAGCATAATCCCACTGATCTTTATTTCTGTCACCAGTATTTGGATTATTTCCACATATGTGGATTATTGTTATTTCTGAAAGTAGTTCATTGTCCCTTATAAATTCAAGCTGTTTAATTACATCATCCTTACTTATTCTATTTTCTGATAATCCCCAGGATAAAACCGTAAGTATACCTCTGTCATGTATAAAATTACCAATTGATTTGTTGGATAGGTCCTTAGACAGTTGCATTAGCATAAGTTCCTTACCCATAGAGAACGAGTGAGCTTCCCTATTGTTTTTGCTTTCCAAGTCAAGTAAATTAAAATAAGATCCGAAATTGAATTGGAATCTTTCTATTCCAAATTCATCGGCTATGTGATTTGACAGGTAGGTTTTACCGGAGTTTCTGACCCCTTCGAATACATAAATCATTCTTAAAGTTTAGAAGTTATATGCAATTAAAACAATATGATTTCATATATTTTTCTTATAAACACTAAAAACGGCCCAATTTGGACCGTTTTTATAAAATTTAATGGGATTGTTATAGATTAACGTCCACACATTTAAAAGGTTTAAATTGAGGAACCTGTTCAAAGTTAGTAGCATTCATTCTTCTAATATGTGATTTAAGTGAAGGATAAATATCAGCTGCAATATAGAATACGTTTACCCCAAGAACTTTTTTATATTTCGAATCGCTATCTTTCAAATATATTAGCGGAGAAAATCCAGAAAGATCCTCACTAGGACTATTCTTACTATCTGCTAAATTTTTTCCCCATCCCGTACCTATTGAAGATCTTTTAACTAATTTAATATCGCTTCCAACGTAACTTAATATTTCATCCTCAGATAAGCTTTTCTCCATATAGATGGAATCCTTAGCTATTCTTTTAGATGTTGCTTCACCAAGCACATGGTCATGTATCCATTTTATACAACTTATGAATTTCTTTCCGTCAAATGATACGGCATTGGATAGCATTACCATGAAATCATTTACTGCAGTAAAATCTTCAACACCAAGATCCGGTGATTTTTCAGACTTTTGCAAAGCCATATTGAATGCCTTTGTTATATCACCCTTTAAATTATCAAAATCAATAAAAGGGATTCCTTTATTCTGTATTGATGTCTCCATCATTTCATAGCCTGAAGCAAGATCCGAATTTTCTCTTACTTTGATCACAGATTTTATACCATTCCATCTGCTATCGGGTTTAACCATACCAAATGTTTTCCAATTTCTAAGATAATCACTAAGAAAATCAACCGCATCATCATTACCCAATCCTTTTAGCTGTCTTGAATCTGCCCATTTGTTCCAGTTGGCAGGATTTTTAAGTGAAGTAGATGATAATTTGATTGGATATACACCACCAGAGAAAAAGAAATATGAATAATCATCCTTCGTTTTTTCCACCTTATTTACAGCTTTATTCCAAGCACCGATAAATTGAGGTGTGAATGATGCCTTAAGGGAACCGTCAGTTTTAAGAAAATCATCAGACTCAACCTTAAGACTATAGTTTTGCCTTAGAGCTTTAGCAAGTTCCTTAACAGTACCACTAGAATTAGCGGACTTTTTAACTCCAGATCCATCTCCTGATGGTGTTTTTGCCTTGACCTCCTTGTATTGATTACCTAATTCTTTCTCAAATTCAGAATTATTAATTACTATCTTACCTTCGTTTATTGGAGACATAAAGGAATCTATACCAACAAATCCGAAACTACCAAAAGCTGACTCGTTCATCTTTATTCTAGCTGAATCTATCGACTTCTGTATTGCTTTTTTATCTTTTTCCGAAACCCAGTCAGATGCTATTATATCCTCTAATAAATTCTTATCTATCTCACCATTAGCATTCTTATTTCCTGATAGCTTCTGTATGGTTGTGATAACAGACGTTGTAGCAGGACCATATATTCCATTAGGTCCACCTTTAGATCTGATTAATTTTCCAGCCGAAGGTATCCCGTTTGATATAGCATTCTGTATAGCATAAACAAGTCCGCTGCCTTTCATTTTTTTATCAGAGTCTCTATCACCTCTCTTTAAAGGAAATAAAGTTTTATTGAATGTCGACTCCTGAGCATCATAATCATCAACAATTTCCTTATCAGCTAATGTGTACTGTGCTTTTGCTCTTGTTAATAAATCTAATGCCACATTTGTTAACTCTCCGACATCACTATATGTGGTATAAATTTCTTCATCATCCTCTAGTGCTTGTAGGGATCTATTAGCAGTTTGAACTAAAACGTTATTGAATTCGTCCTGAAATTTATTTACTTGCTTCTCCAGTTCATCCAAAGATTTTTTGTCCTTCTCGCCAAATCCAGATCTGGTTGTATCAAGAACCTTTCTTTTCTCGTCAAGATCAATGAAAGTTCTTTTCCAGTCCCTACCATATCCATTCTTTTGATTTTTTCCCTCAGCAGATGAAATAAGATTTGTTAACAATTTTTTTAGCTTCTCTATCCTTCCTCTATATCCAGTAAATATAGATTCATTTATAGAATCACCCAGATATTCGAAAGATTCACTAGTTGCTTTTATTTTTGCTTCATCCTCAGCCTGCTTAGCGATATTATCAAGACTGCTTTGAAGCTTCATAGGAGCTAATTTAAAGCTTTTTAGAATGACCTCGTCCTTACTCTTAGAAATCTCTGAAGCTCTATTTAAAGCTTCAGCAAACTTATTTAATGACTGTAAATAGAGTCTTTTAGCCTCAGCATATTTTGAATTTGAAAGTTCATTATCATCGGAATAATCAACAAGTTTTGCGGTAAGCTCTTTAACACTAGTTGAATTAGATATGTCCGATAATTTAACTCTCATAACATCAGGATTCCTATCTCTTTTAGGAGCTAGATCGAATGTTAATATTTTAAATGTATTAAGAGCATTATCTGCTATTTTATTTAATAATGCATCAACTTTTTCATTTTCCAATATGCCTGAATTATAGCTTTCAAAAAGCATTGAAGCTACTGGATTATTAATATATGGGTTCTTCTTATTCATCATATTTAGTATATATTAGAGGACTCATCCTTTGGTAATTTTTTAATCTCTGCAGATAATTCTTTCATAAGTCCAGAAATCTCAGCATATATTAATGCTTGCTTATCTATACTGGAAACTTCAGAATTAACATCCCCCTCTTTTTTAGAAGCTTTAGCTTCCTTTATATCATCGAATTTTTTTGTTATTTCGAGTTTAATTTCTTGAACTCTACCCTTTCCTTCGATTTCATTCATTTTAAAATCTTTGAAATTAAGCATTCTTTCTAGATATTGTTATTTTAGATCTTAATTCTCTTATATCACTCATGTGCTTCTCTCTGATGTCTTTTAGTTCTTTGGAAGCCTCCTCTTTTGTTAATTGGCCCTTAGATATCAAAGAGTTTATATTTTCTCTTTCCATATCCATCTGAACATATAGCTCATTTCGGTTCTTTATCAGAAGATTTGTCAATTCTCTTCTCTCCTTAGGATCCAGAGATTCTATTTCCTTAGTAAATTCACTAAGTGACATGGCTATGTAAAGATCTAGAGTTGCCTCCGATATACCAGATTTTGAGGTAGTTTTTTGTTGAGCGGTCTGAGTTTTTTTATAAGAACCCTTTAATAGATCACCATACTTTTCCTTGAATTCATCATCCTTTTTCTTTGCTTTTAATACAGAATCCTTGTATTTATTATAAAGGTCTCTAGACAATGTCTCGTCAGCAAGATCTTTGGATCTTTTGTACATGTCTTCAGCTATCTCCGAATCAACTCGTGTCTTATTAACTTCCCAGTATGTTCTAAGTTTAGCATTGTCATTTATTAGGGATTTTACCTTGACCATTATGTGATCTATCTTCTTAACATGTGATTTCTTCATATTAGAAAGCAATTCCTGATTTCTTTGTACGTATCTTTCGATTTTCTTATATTCAGCAGGATCCGATTTGGTCTGATCCTTTTGTAGATCTAGTTTATCCAATTCTATATTAACCTTTTCCCACTCATCAATATACTCTTCCTCGGCAGATCTATATTCAGTTATTAGATTCTCCATCTTATTTAGGGCACCTCCGAAATTGACACTAAACCAATCTTTAACCTTATCAAAGATATTAGCTTCATTCAGCTCATTCCATTCTTTAAATTTAAGAGTCATTATTTATTATTTATTTAGTTTTTTCCTAGCTGAATTTATGATATCAACAGTAACTGTATTACCCCCTGAAAATACTTCACTTATGATCTTCTTAGTACCAGAATTAGCATCGTTACCATCACTTATAACTTGATTTATCTGATTTGCCATCTTAGTAAAATCTGATTCACCTTTAAGACTGTTAGTTATTTCATTCTCTGTTTTACCTAAATTTCTAAATAGTGCTAGAAGATTTGTTTTTGAATCAAGGGATGATGCCAATTCTAAAAGATCCATCTTATATGGATTCACGGATCTAGCACTAATTGGTGTTTTTGATTTGCTTATTTTATCAGATAATCTATTTAGCTTTCTCTCAATGGACGATCTAATATCAGCTATATCTTTTTCCAATTCATTCTTTCTTTGTATAATATCTCTACCTTTTCTGCTGGAGATTTTCTTTTTCTCCTCTCGTGGATCCACTCTTAAATTACCGGTTGATTCATCGTCCGCTTTTTCCTTTTCTACATCCTCCATTTTTGATTTAAGATCCGAACTTTTTTCCTCATATTCAGCTTTGGCAGTTTTTATCTTATCCTCATAATCTTTAAGAACTGATGATTCTTCAGATCTTTCCTTAGCTAATTTATATTCCAATTCAGCAATAGCAATCTCATCCTCAGAATATCCTGCCATAAGATATTCTCTTCTTCTGGCATTACCATCAACTAATTTATTAGCAACTTCTTTGGATTTTTTAATTTTAAGTCTCTGAGCCTTTATATAAGCCTCCATTTCTTTAGCTTTAGCTTCTCTTTCTTTACCAAGTGCAACGACTTTATCATTCTCTTCGGTTTTACTTAATTCGTCAATCTGTGAATTTATTTTATCAACAGCTAATTCGAATTCATTTCTTTTCTCTATTAAATCAAGCTCAAGCTCAAGTATTATCTTTCTAGCCTCGTCCAGCATACTTACTCTGGAAGCTGAACCCAAAAAGAACTTGGATAATGTATTTTTTAGCGAATTCATAATTTGTCCCTCATTAACAGAATGATATGGATCAGCAGTTTCGAGTGATCTAAGTTCAGCAACTAAATCACTTTCGGTTCTTTCCAGAAAATGATCGTATTTTTTATATTCTTCGAATGAAGGTAAATTTTTCATATTGAATTCTTTAATTTTTATAATCTATATATCCCAACAATAAAAAAAACCCTAGGACTAATCCTAGGGTTTTAATATTTAAGTTGGTTAAGATTATGCTAAACCACCAGCAGGTACGTTAACGTATAATGTTAAGTACATAGTTTCAGGTAAGAAACCAGCTTCTACTAAAGCATATCTAGATTTAACTGCGATTTTAGGTGACATAGTACCTTCAGAGATAGTCTGAATTGATTCTGCCATCATGTAAGGCATGAATTTTAATCCTGGCTCATCATCACCACCTTTTCTACCAATTAATACTCTTGTATCGCTGTAGTTCATGTTCTGATCTACGTAAACTGTCATACCAGCAAGAGAACCTACAGGGTATAAAGTACCGTTATTTTGAGTAAGTGTATTAGAGAATGGAGCGAAAGTGAACTGAGAAATATCTTGAAGTGCACTTGCAACTGCAGCATTCGTTACTACGAAATTAGCAGGACCTCTTCTACCTCTATTAGCTACCACGTTAGCACCAGCAAGGATTCTTGAGAATAATCTTCTTTGTAGAGTTGATAAGTTCTCGTAACCTCCTGTAGCTGGACCAGCTGGGATAGGCATAGATTGTGTAGCATCCGATTTGTTAACATAAGCTGAAGTTGTACCAGCAGCACCACCAAGAACTAAGTTCAAGTTAAGGTTTTGGTTTTCAACATTGAAGAATTGGTTATGGTTAGACCAACCTAAAGCGAATGCTCTTGATAAGATGTGTTTGTTAATTGCTTGAGAAACCTCATTAACCAATGCGTTCTCGATCATTGAGATAACGTCGATACCGAATTGTTTGTTAAGATCTTGGATTTGCTCAGTTGTAACTGAAGCAGCAACTTGGAAAGTTTCAGCCTCCACGAATTTAGTGAAAGTAGAAAGACCCATTGAGTTGTAGTAAGTAGACTCACCAACTCCTCTTAACATAGGGTTGTAAGTTTTAGTACCATCTACGTAAGGACCTTGCCAATCTGTAGTGTTGTTGAAACCAGCACCAGAGAAACCTTGGATATGATCTTCTAAAGCTTTAACTAATTGTGCAGAACCTGCAGTAAAAAGAGTTGAAGCTGGAGAACCTCCAGTAACTTGGAAGCTTCCTGAAGCTGTGATAATACCAGCTACGTTGTAACCATCCGTAATGTTTTCAATCTCGTAGATTGGGAAACCATCGATTCTTGATAAACCTACGAATTTAAGTGTTAATACACCTCCATTAGTAACTGTATAAGAAGCACCTACTTGGAATGAACCAGCAGTAGCACCTGTAAGACCTGCAGAAGATCCTTGTGCAACTGGGAATTTAATCATTGTAGGAGCTTTAGCTAATGAATCTCCTGAAGTAGCAGATGTAGCACCAGCAAGTTTACCACCTGAGTATACGTAATCTAAGTAAGATAAGATACCAGTTGGTCCTGACATAGGGATAACAGGAACGATATCAAAACCTACAGTCTTAGCAGCTACCTGAATAGCTAATGGTAATAATGATGGGAATTTGTCACCAGATCCTTGGTTTGCTGTGTTATAGAAACCAGCGTTAGCATTAGAACCTGAGAATGAACCCATTCCTGGGTATGTTGGAGGCGCAACTGCACCCATACCGTTAACAACTCCTAAAGTGTTATAAGCACCTGCAGACTCGTTTAATGAATGATAATGACAATATTTAGTCAACCATCCTTTTTTTCCTTCTTCTGTGATACCAGCTTTGCTCTCGATAATCGGAGACCATGTATCATAGATTTCTTGTTCGTTGATCAATTTCATGATTTGTTTTTATTTTTTATCTTTTTGGAAATTTTTGCTCTAGTGCAGCAGCTATTGAAGCCATATAATCGCTTGAATAACCTTGAGTTGTTGCACTTGGCACTGTTTCTTCGCTCTCGTTCAATTTTTGAACTCCAACTGTTTTAGTTCCAAGTTGTCTTGTAGACCAGAAGTTTTTGATTTGGTAAGGAGAATCTAATCTATAGAAGTTACTCTGAGCAACTATTGATTGCTTGTGTCCTTCATTAAGTGATTCCCAAACTTGTGCAAATTCTTCAGGCATTTCGTCAATAAACTTAAGACCTGTTTTTGTTGTGCTCTCGTTTTCATTAAGAGCTGATTCTTGTGCCTTTTGTGTGTTGGCTGGCGCTTCAAATGATTTTGAAGCTTCGTTTATATTTGATTCAGTTTTTTGTGTTTTAACTGATTCTACCAAACTATCAATTTTGTCTGAAAGGTTATCGTAATTACCTGCAAATCCAGATTCGTTTAAACCTGCTGATGCTGATACTGATGCACTTTCCATTAAATCTTGTCCTACTGCTTTCATATCAGAATTGTTTAAACTTTCTGCTATATATTCACTGTAAGATATAGATCTTTTAACTTTTTCAGCTAAGTATTCAGAATAATCTAAACCTTTGTTTAGATTTTCAGCTAAATAGTCTGAATATTGTATATTCTTATTCAAGTTCTCACCTAAATACTCTGCGTATTCGATACCATCATTTAGTTTCTCTGCAACGTATTCAGTATAAGCAATACCTTTATTTAGGTTTTCTGCTAAATGTTCACTGTAAGAAATACTATTATCTACATTCTCAGCTAAGTATTCAGAATAAGAAATATTTTGATCTACTTTTTCAGCTAAATATTTAGAATATTCTATGTTCTTATCTACACTCTCTGCTACATATTCAGAATAAGATATAGATTTGTCAACATTCTCAGCTAAATATTTAGAATAAGAAATATTTTTATCCAAATTCTCAGCTAAATACTTAGAATAAGTTATGTTTTGATCTAGATTTTCAGCAACGTATTCTCCATACTTAATTGCATTATCCAAGTTTTCAGCTAAGTACTCAGAATATTTTTCCAATTTAGCTACTCTTTCTTCTAATGCTGTAACAACATCCTCATTAGATGTTTTTTCAGATTCTTGAATTGAGTCTCTCTTTTCGTTAATTTCTGCTATAGCCGATTTCATTGAATCCATTTCTTTCTTCAAGAAAATAGAATATTGATTTAGGTCATCAGCAGTAACAAATTCTTTATTCTCCATAAGGATTTCTTTATTTTTTTCTGTTTTTGTTACGAGATTGTTGAATTCTTCGTTATTTTCAACTTTATATATCTTCATTGAAGATTCATTTTTAAGACCGAAAGATTCATTAACACAAGTTAATCCGTTTAGAATTGTATTATTTCTCATTTTATAAACGTCTTCGAAACTAAATCCTGCACTTTCGTATACTCTTTCCAATTGTGCATCCTGAAAACCAGGATCAGCAACTAAATCATATGTAAATATTTTCTTGATCTGAACCTTCTTATCATTGCCAACCGAACCAGCTGCTCTTGATGATATTGAAAGTGGTACTCCGGCATCAACTAATTTTTTAGCTATAATACCTGCTGGCGTATCTAAAAGTCTAACTTTTATTTTAAGTTCTCTCTTATCCTTATCGTATGCAAGATCTTCGATGATATGTGAAATGTTCTTAAGAGAAACGTCGAATTTTTCAGGATGATCTAATTCACCAACTAATCTCTTCTGTGCAATTTTGTCTTTAAGATAGTCCAAATGAGGTAAATATTCATTTTCCTCGTATATTCTATTATTATTGTTTTCCTTTCCGAAAACAGCTGCTATACCTTCCAGAACATAATCATCCTCAGAATCTGTCTTCTTAGATTCAAGTACTCTCTCCTGTCTCTCAAGGATGAAAACTAAATCTTCATTAAGCTTTTGGGTTGTTGGCATTTCTTAATTGTGTTTTTTATGTTATTTATATATCAATTCAAATTCGAATAATTTTAATACTTTCTCAATTATTGATATTTTATTCTACTTTCAACTTCAGTAGCAAATTTTTTAGCTATCTCGAATGCTTCACCATCAGATACTTTAAACTTTCTTACCTTATCACCAAATGGTGCAAATTTATTTTTTATCTTAACCTCTATTATATCTCCTCTTGTATCCAATGATGCCTTAGCATATGATACCGCTTTCCAATTTGCTATGTTCATAATCTCCTTATCCTTATCAGTAAGGAAGGTATCAACCAGATTAATACCACCAGCAAAACTATTATCCCTTATTACAGTTGAATTCTTCTTATCCTTTATGATAACGTCCTTCGGATCAACGGTTATGTAATAATCATCCTTTACTTTCTGATCATCCTGCTTAGGATCCTCATCAGTTAAAGGTTGGGTATTTCTTTTAATTTCTTCTTCCTCGCTAGGCTTAGGTTTAACTTTATCTGCTTCTTTCTTAAATACATAAACTCCTCTTTTAGGTTCATCTATATCTTCGTTAACTGTATTCGTCTCAACATCAATCGGTGAATTAACCTTAGCCTTATAATCATCTGCATTTATCATAAAGTTTCTAAATACACCAACTTTGTATTTTCTAAGTTCGGGATCTGCATATTCTCTCTCGGTAACTACATATACAGCAACCTCTGCTGGAGTACTTGATTGCTCACGACTTAATTCAAGAGTTGTTTTTTCTTTTTTAGAATCAATATCCTTATTCTCGTATATTCCCGCTAATCTACCACTGAAATCATCAAAACTAGTTATCACTGTGGATTCATTAATTAGTTCACCCAGAATAGCAGAATTGTCATGTTCTTCATTCTTTTTTTCTGCTGATCCTTCTATTTCCTCAGAATAGAATATTTTTTGAAGTTCCTCCGGATTTGAATTTTTAAGTTCATCATTTGATACTATTCTACCTGATACGTTTACTACATTTTCTTCATTATCCTTGTAGTAAAATTCATAAGTTTCAGGTGCATTCGGATCAACTACTATTAACTGATCTCCAGCTGACTGGTAAGCAGTTTCAAATTCGCTCCAGTCACAGATACCTTGAAAATTAAACATAGCAGCAATATCATTTATTCCGTCTACGTGAGATATCTTAAAATCAAGATCCTCGTTATCAAAAGTTCTTTGTATAGCTGTACCTATTTGAGCAAGTACACCTTCCTTAGATGATGCCTGGTCATTAACTACATTGCTATTATCCAATGATATCAAAGTTAAATCATGACTTGCAAGTTCCTTTTGGACTTCCTTAGAGTTAATCTGGGTCATTATGAATATTGACTCGCCATTTTTATCTCCTATCTTAATAAGTTCCGCAGTTGTTCTAGTTTCGTTACTGAATAGGAAACTTATACCTGTACCTAAAGCTCCACCAGCTGGTTGTGACCAACATACAGTAATAGGAACACCAACCGGAAGATTGGCTGGATTCATTTCATTTTTTGCAAAAGATTCAACTTCACCATATCTTGGTGCCTGGTTATCACTGTACCAATTCCATGTAGATCCAACAGCATCTATAATCATAAGTACCTCGCCAACAAAAGGTATTGCTCTACTTCCTAGTTTGCTACCTCCTCTCGTTACTCCTTTAGCAAAAGCCTTAATAGCACCACCAACTCCAACTTTACCTAAAGTATAAGCTGCCTTAGCACCTTTAAACCCTCTGGTTACCAAAGCTCTTGTATTTTTTAATGTAGCGATATCTTTAACGCCTCCCCATAGACTTTTAATACCTTTAACTCCACCTGCTCTTATTTTACCCAGAAGAGAAGGAGCAGCGGAAGCTCCTGCGCTAGCTGCATTAGGAGAAAATCCTTGTATCGTTTTAAGTAAAGCTCTAGCAGCTAATCCGCCTCCAGCAATTTTCAAAGCGCTATAAAGAACAAGTCCTACTCCACCAGCAGCAGCTATTACTGCAGCATCCTGTACAACCTTACCTATAACATCCTCAGTTTTCTCGTCGTCCTTTATTGGTCCGCCTGGTAGCATTTCACTAACATCAATGAGTCTTATCTTAGATTTACCGTCAACATCAATATAGCCCGTCATTCTATAGGCTTTCATTGTTTCCATCATGTTTTCACCGTTAGCAGGATCCTCTAATAATAAGAAAACCGCTTTATCGTCACCCTTCTTGATATCCGATGCGGTCATTGAATCAACTATCTTACCTTTACTTTTTAAACTATTATATGCAAAGTGAAATTTTATAGCTTCTTTATACTCCGCACTATCAGCATCACCCTGCTCATCTTCGAAAACCATTTTTTCTCTAGAAAAATCTTCGAATGACAGAACATCAGATTCATTAATATCATTGTATAGTGGTTCTAAGAAGCTGTAGTTTTCTTTCAAATATTCCGAAACAGATCCCTCATATTTACCAAGATCGTTAGATTCAGCCACCCATTTTCTAGGATTCTTTTTTAACCATTTTTGAAAATCTGAAGATAATGCCCACCACTGAAAATCTTCGAATGAAGTACTTTGAGCATTTGGCATATCTAACGGGATTGTCATAAGAGGAAAATTATTTCCTATTTTATATCTAGTTCCTGCTGGTAATAATATTATCATAATCTAATTATTTTTCAGTGTAAATTTTATCATAAGATTTGGAAATCAAATCTATTAATTTTTCTATATATCCAGAATTTCTAAGCTTTTTAAAAACAAGATTACCGATTGCCATTTCTCCGCCCTTAGCAAGCTCTTCTTTTCTCATTTTCTGAATTTTTGATTTTAGTTTAGATGCTCTGTTATATAAAGACTTAGCATTTGATGGCAAAATGTCCGTGGTTATAAGTCTTGTCTGTAATTCCTCTATATCCGAAACTATGGCTGAATATTTTTTCTCCACGTCCATATCGTCAACCTCGGGAAAATTATAAACAGGCTTTCTTATCCAATCATTATTTTTTAAAGAAAACAATGCGGATGCCGTATGTGGTTCATGCTGATCCTGCAGATATAGTTCAACATCATAACCTCTTATTGTTATGTTATGTCTAAGATTCCATACGAATTTAATACCGTCGATTGCGGATTTTAGTATTTTTGGATTATCATCGTCTATGCCATCCATGTTAATAAGAACATGAACATCAAGATCAGAAAAATCAGTGTAGTTAAAATTTGCTAATGATCCAGTTAATTGAATGTCCCTTATTGCTCTATCTCCCAGAATATCTTCAAATTTTGTATAAAAATCTTCCGCTATCCTAATAAGTTTTCTTCTGACTCTCTGGTCAAAAACCCAGGATATCTCACCAGATTTTGTTTTTTTCTGAGTCCAAAAAACTGGATTTAGCACATCATGGTAATATGGACTATTCTCCCTTTCATTAAGAGCAATCCCATTATTATTTAAAAAATCATTAAAATCTAATACTGTATTCACGAAAAAAGCTTTCCTCTATATATCAAGGAAAGCTTTTAAATGTATTAGCTATTTTATATTATATTACGCAAGCATATTATTTTAAATTATCGTTTGTCTAGAAACAAATTTTTTCCATTACTGTCATAACTGCTCTAACATCAGCTTCACAGTATGATTCTATTTTTTCGAAATCCTTATCGATCCAGAAAACATCATTAACCTTAGATCCGTCCATATCACCCTTTGGTGAATCTATACCAAGTGAACAAGTTAAAAGGTCCAGACTCAAGTATTTCTGGTGTGTCCAGCTTCCGAATGCAAATATATCCGATGTGTCCATATAAGGAACTTCCCATGGTTTCTTATCCCATATCTGAAGATTACCGGAAGGATTTATACCATTATAGATCATTCTCTTGCCCAAACAAGGCACGTCGAAACCTTTTATGTTATGTCCGCAAAGTTTCCATCCCTTGGCCATAGCGTTATTAAAAACCTTGTTTGCTTTATTTAATATTTCCCTTTCGTCATTACCAGAGAAGGAAACATATTTTTGATCTCCGTCCTCAGTAAAAGAACCAAATGAAACACAGACAACTCTTGAAAATTCCGGCTCCAAGCCTGCTTTCTGTTTATACACCGATTCGTCAGACTCATTGGCTAATGCAGGATAAGCTCCTCTATAATATTCATCTCTCTTTCTCCAGAGATGATAAAGTCTTGGATTTTCGTCATGTAGGGTTTCTATATTTGGATACAATGCTGCAGTTTCAACATCAAAATATAGGAGATTGTGTATTGCTTCTTTTCTTAACATCTTATTTACATTAAGCTGTAAATTTAATATATTATAACGGAATTAAAAAATTATTTTCCTGATATTTTATTAATTACAACGGGAGGTAAGGATTTTTGATTTTTGATATAATGAATATAGCTATTTTCTCTTTCTGGAGATTCTATTATAATATCGCAGGAAAGACCGAAAGTGGGTATTCTATTTTTTAAATACGCTGATGGATTAGGTGACAATGATACGCCATCTTCATTAATATCAACGGATTCAGAGTGTATAAAAAATGGAACGTGTTCATCTTTCCATGTGGAAGAACTCAAAAACATTGCTTCCCTTATACTTAATCCACCATTATTAAAATGATGAGCTAATGTTCTAAAACATATAGGTATTTTAGTTTCATAATATATTCCAGTAAGTAAATCGGTCACAGAAAATAAACTTGGTTTTTCGTCATTAGTAACGCATAATTTATTTACTGCATTTTTATCTAGTAATTTTATTCTATTACAGAAATTAGACATTGTTTGCTTCCTGTTACCATATGCTGATCCAATTCTAATTATTATCGAAGGATAATCCACACCAATTAAGTCCAGCAGTGCAGAGATTGAATTTATCACTCTTATCGTTGATTCCTTAACACCTTCTAATTGACTGCCCATAAAATATTCTTTTCCTATGAAAAAGGATACCCTAATTGAATTCTTATTTAATATTAAATTTATGGAATCTATTATGGAGGACAATTTAGGATTTTCCTCGTCGCTGACCGTATTAAAAAAATCCTCGTGGAAATCCATCTCATTAAGATCCAAACAAATCATATTGGATCCTATAGAAAAGTTTGTATTTGCAAGGTCTAATATAAGGGTTAATATTTCCTCGTGGGATCTAATATAAAAACTTCCTAGTGCTAGAGCCTTAGGTAAACCTAAATATGAAATATTTGGATTGCTTCCTGATACCATAATCTTTTTATTATTGTACCGTATAAAGCTGTTTTGGTTCCTTATCCACCGGTAGTTTCAAGCCCGAGTTCACTCGCACTATATACCGTTTTTGAATTATATGCTGAAGCAGGTACATCGCTTGCCTTCATTTTAGATACAGTTTCCATGTTTCCATGTTCCCCGCCTGGAGCAAATTTTATAGAATCTGATTTTACCTCTATTACTCTCTCAGTTTCTTTACCCTTATTATAAACTTGTATAAAATACCTATATTGTTTATTATCAGGATTTCTAAATGATCTAACTATCACACCAATTACTTTCTTCTTAGAATCAGAATCTATAGGGCTAGCAATAACTATATCACCTATAGTAAATTGTGAACCCTTCACAGTTGTTTCGATATTAGGATCCTGTCCTACAGATACCGATAAATCGCTAAATGGTTTATAGTTTATTTTAAGAACCCCATTAGCACCTCCATACCCGTAGCTATCACCAAAGGCAGAATCAAATTCGTATATAGATTTTAAGTGTTTCATTAGAGTATGTATCCTTTGTTATTGCTGGTTTTTCTGCACCTTCAGTACATCCCTAATTTTTGAAGCCAATTCATAGTGCTCATTTTCCAGAGCTTTCTTTAGCATTTCTTCTAGCTTACTTTCATCTGAATCCTCACCCGATATACTGGTTATGGAAACTGGTTCCATAGCTAATACTCTCTGTGGGGAATATATAACCTCTAATGTGGAATCTATTATCAAATGATCATCGTAATAATCTTCAGGATCATCCATCTCATCCTTTATCTTATTTAGTTCCTCTAGTGACCATTCAGCATTATTCCAAAAAATCATCCAGTGACTGTATATAAATTCAGATATATCGTTATCGATTACGTGCTTAAGTAAATTTTTAAGCTCGTTTTTTATATCATTTTTGGTTACCCCAGTCAGAAAGGGTTTCCTTTTAAGCCCAGGGATTCCTGAAATTCCCTCTCCGACACCTATTTTAAAGCATTTATTAACCTCAAAAATTGTATCCCAGTCCAGACTCAGAATAACTTTGTCTATTAACTTACTGTTTTTACCCTTCATCTCTTATATATCTTATTTTTGAATACCTAGCTGATCAGCAACATCGGATATCCATTTATTATATCTATCAGGGTAAAAGTTTTTTATATCGGAAAGTTCCCTCTTTGAAACAGAATATTTTTCCCTTATAAAGATCTCTACCTGGTCAAAATTCTTAGTTTCCTTTATTTTATCTTCAGATGATATCTTTTTTGTTTTTGTGTATATCCAATTAGGTGGTTTCGAATATCTGCCAGACAATGTACTTCTCCACCAATCTACTACAGGACCAGGTACTATACGCATTCTATTAAATTGGTTTGCCTGTACCGGAAATTGAATAGCCATAATCCGATTAATCATGAAAAAATTTCTAGACTTATCTATTCTACCCACTTGATCCCACGTTTTATTATTGGTGGAAAATATATTCTTTATTATATCAAAAAGCTGCATAGTTAGTCCAGTATATGTTCAAATGGATCAAAACCTTTAGGTTGGTAACCAGAGGTAATCCACTCGGTTCCCTCTAATATCTTTATCCTGTCTAGTGTTATTGGTTTTCTAAGTAGGGATATACCTCTTTCTATTTCCAAATTACAACCAGAGGCAACAAAATCAGGTATCATTAACTGATTAAGCCACATAAGTTTAAAATTTCTCTCAATGTTTGCTTTTACTTTTTTCCTATTATCCGAGCTATCGACAGATTTCGATGATCTTAGAACCATTCCAGCTAGCCAATCCAGAAAATCTGCAGAATCTAGCATCTGTTTAAAATCCAAAGATTTCCATTCAGAGGATTTGAATGCCTCATGAACCGATTCAGCTTTCTTAGGAGTAAATCCCATAGTTCTTGTACCGCTAAGAGTTTCCCAGACACTAGGTACTGAATCCCCCTTATCACCAACCAGCACTTTATTCAATATGAAGAAGTCACTATCAATTTCCTCTATTTCAACCTTCTTCAGAAAAACCTTAAATGATTCTTTTTCAGGCGAAATAGCAGAAGCCATGTTAAATATACTAACACTCTCGTCCCTATTTAGCCAAGATTCTTTCCATCCCTGGGGAACCGATAGAACATTTTTCTTAGAATTGTTATTCCATACTGCTGTCCATGAGCTGTCAGTATTTCTAGATAACTGATGTAAATCTTTATCACCTGTTATAATAATACAATTTTCACCATTACCATTGAAATAATTACTCCAATACATTAAAAGATCGTCACCCTCTGCACCATCAACTCTGGAAAAAATAAATCCCATCTTCTCCATATGATCTCCAAAAGATTTCATGAGTTCAAAAAATATAGTCCAATCAGTTTCATCATCTCTGACCCTACCTGATTTATATCCACCATCTTCTATCTCAACGTCTTTTCTCCAGCTCCTACTATCAGTAGTAAATATCATTCTCCCACCAGTTGGCAAAAGTTTAAGAGAGGAACACAAATCAGTAGAAACTTTCCTGATAAAAGCACCTTGCTCGCTTTTAGATTTTAATATCTTACCAGGATCAGCTTTCCCGTATCCTCCAAAAACGCCAAACGTCTTATGGAATATGTAATTCCCGTCAACCAATATATTAATCATAGCTTATCCTTTATTTTAATGGAATACTCCACCTTTATTTTCTCCCAAGTTGATTTTATATCAAACAATGGGTCTATAACTCTAAAATCGAAATCATTAAACTCAGCAAAATCCAGGTCATCGGCATCCAATCTCCTTGAGACATCATCAGCATCTCTTCTTCCGGATAATCTTTCTTTCCTTACATCCTCCTGAATATCAAGGTAGATTATGAATGATTCTTTCCTGTCCTCCGGTTCTATCTTCGATATACCTGAAGGGGTCATTATGAAAAGATCAGCAGTATCAAATTCATCCCGTGAAGTTCCATACACCCATCCATTGAATATCACATACTCATAAAAAAGACCCTTAGCTGCGAATTGATGTGCAGCAGAATCTCTTGATATGAAATGGTAATCCTTCCCATCAACCTCACCATCTCTTGGAGGTCTCGTGGTGTGTGATACACAATATCTAAATCCCATATCTTCCAATACTTTTCTAGCATGATCCTTACCAGATCCACCCTTTCCTACCAATATAACTCTTTTCTTCTCCATTTACGCAACTAATTTTTGTATCTGAAATACTAGTGAAAGAAGGGATACCATAGGATCTATGACTTGTATTCTTTGAGCCTGATGCTCAGCAACCAATACCACCACCGCGGGAATTATCTTAATAAGATCCGGCTTATTGTTTATTATCCAATCAATAAACTCCTCACCTAAGGCTGACATAACCTCGTCAACCTTGCCTTGATATTCTCCCACTATAGCCTGATAATTCTTAACTGGATCCTTTGAAGTAACAATAAGAGAATATAATTCCTCATAAGACCATCCAAATTCTTTTATCTTTGCAGAATCTACAACAGTAACACCTTCCAGAGTCCATGTTTGTATTTTGTTTAATGCTGATCTAAAGTCAGGATAATAATTTTTCTGAAATTCCAATATTGAATCTTCGTCAATTGATATATTAAGCTTGGATAATATAAGATTAACTCTTTTTCTCCATTCTTGCTTTAATGCATCATCCTCCTCAGTAGTTACCGGGTTGAAATCAATTACTTCAAATCTACTCTGTATAGCATCGGGAACCTTATTTATATAGTTACAGGTAGCAACAAATCTTGTATTTGTAGCAAACTTTTCTATAGTTCCTCTAAGTGCTTTATAGAATTGGTCCGATGCACCATCGAACTCATCTAAGATTACTATTTTCTTAGATGATTTACCGTCCATTACCGAGATGGTTGAGCAAAAATCAGTTATCTTAACTCTAATAGTTTCAACTGAGCTCTCATCCGAAACATTTATAAATAGGCTAGGATACGGTGAAGCTAATATTTTAGCTAATGTTGTTTTTCCACAGCCGGGAGGTCCGCTTAATAATACATTATGTCCAAGGCCATTCTCAAATATCTTAGAGATTCTGGAAGGCAGAATCATATGTCTTAGTTCTTTCGGTCTAAGTTTTTCTGTCAATAATTCTTTTATCATACTATTTTTATCGCTAATTGGGTAAGTTGTTTCTTAAAATTTCGAGGAAAGATCGTCAGATTCATTTTTATCATATCTAACTTCAACAAGTCTAGGAAGGAATAATGATCTATTATCATGCTTATCCGTTATAACAACATTGTATTGAACAGCAATTATTTTCCCTATATAAGAATCTGGATTGGTGCTAAATAATTTAAGATCATCGTCGCTAAATCCTGAACCAACTTTAACATTTAATGTCTTGGATTTATCTGTGCATATAAATCCTCCTATAAGACCCTCTCTTTTTCCTTCACCAGGATACCATCCACAAATCTCAAGATCACATTCATTAACTTCCTTTATCTTAATCCATGTCTTGGATCTCTTACATTCATAGACCGAATTTGATTTACATATAACGCCTTCCCCGCCAAGTGCTACTATATCATTATAGATTTTAGTAACTTCGGAAACAGAATCTAGTTTCCATAATTGTGCTAATTTTACAGGGGAATCTTCCGGAACATATGATAATATTTTCTCCAGCGTATCTCTTCTGGTTAGGTAATCAATTACACCAGAACCATGGGAAAGAGTTGAGTGCTCTTCAAAATCAAAAACATTGAATAGGAATCCCTCCTCAATATTACTATTAGCGGTGCCTCTAAGTATTTGAGTAACTTTTCCGCTAACTGATTTTCTATTAAGATCAGTTAACTCACCATCAAAAAACCAATCACCCATTATTCCGCTATTTATAATAGCTGTTTTTAATGCGAATGTTATAGCAGGGAAATAACAGGAATCCAGTTCGTTAAATGCTCTAGTGAAATATGAAAATTCGCCATCCTTATATAGAGCTATAACACGGACTCCGTCATATTTTTCTTCACAGTAAACAGAATCCCAAGAAGCCATTACCTTCTCATCGTCGGTTGCTAGCATTAATGAAGGATCAGGTACTAATTCCTTCCCCACAGCTTTATTGATTAATTTTGCTCCAATCCCAATATTCATTCTTTTGGTAATGATCTTCATCAATATCGTTCTAAGTTCCAGATCCTCCTCCTGATTATCCGAAATCCTGGTAGATATTAATAATTGAGCTCTCTCCCTTAAAAGATCGTTAGCAGCTGGAGCTTTTTTTAAGTCCTCTACAAGGCTTTTAAAATCGTTCCATAGATTTTCATTAGGTTCGGATAATACAGCGTTAAATCCTATCCTATGTAGCTTTGTAGTAACAAATGGGTTGAAGCAAACATCAAGAATGTATTCCATTCTATCATTCATTGATTCCCTTATGAGATCTTGCTTAGATTTTTGAGATCCGTTGCCGGTCATTTTTTCTAAACTACAAAAAATTCTAATTTCCTTTATCATCTTATTTATTTTTTCACAAATATAGAAAAAATATACGAATCAAAAAAATTAGAATGTATAAAATTTTGAATTTAAAATATCATTAATATCGACAGCAACAGTTCCTGATTTAGAACAAGCTATGGAAGCAGCTATATTACAAATCGATAATGATTCCCTGATCCCTATATTACTTACCATGCATAATGATAAAATCGATATAACAGTGTCTCCCGCTCCCGAAACATCATATACATCCATTGGATATCCAGGATCATAAACGGATTCATCCTTGTTGATATAGATTAATCCTCTTTCTGATAAGGTTACCAATATTGAATCAATATCATTATCGGATATAAATTTCCTAGCATGCTGCTCTATACTAATTAGATCCAAATTAGAACCATTAAATCCAGTCATGTTAGAAAATTCAGATAGATTTGGCTTGAGTAAGCTACAACCTGAATAACTAGGAATATTTAAAATCTTGGGGTCTGCTATAGCTGGAATACCAGAAATATTACATTTTGATATTATATTAGATATCATAGCTGGTGTCAAAAGACCTTTATTATAATCCTCAATTAAAACGCAATCATAATTAATGTACATCTCGTTAAATCTAGAAATTATAATTTCTTCTGTTAACGAGTCAATATAATTACGGTTTTCGTCATCGACTCTAAATAATTGATGATTTGATCCTGAAATGTATCTTGATTTTAGTGTTGTTCTTCTGGTAGAATCTTCAAAAATAAATGAATTGTCGCTGTATTCAGCTACTAGATTTTTTATAGTATTTCCGTGAATATCATCGCCAACCGTAGTAATTATATCAGCATTACCTCCCATCGATTTTATATTACGTAAAATATTACCAGATCCGCCCAAATAATATTCAGAGCGTATTACATCCAATATAGGGACAGGTGCCTCCGGTGAGATTCTTGTAACGCTACCATGGACATAATGATCCAGCATCACATCGCCAACAATCAATATTCTAACAGATCTAAATTTATCTAATAAATCCAAAATTTAATGAAGATTAAAGATTAATAATTTATAGTGTTACTTCCGGTGCTTCTTCTCCCTCAGCAGGGGCTTCACCCTCAGCAGGTTTTTCACCTCCCGCTTTTTCAGCTAATTTTTCTTCAGCTTCCTTATACTTCTCGTTCATTCTTATTTGATCCGGATTCATACCAAGGAATCTTTGTATTAAAAAGTTCTTATCAAAATATCCTTTCTCCTCCTCGCCTATCTTAACTTTGAGCTCGCCAAGACCATTTATAAATTCGGTTCTTTTTGTGTAATTGGTCATCTCGACCATTTCCTCAAATTCGCTATCCCTATTATAATTAAGTCCTATATTTGCTTTAAAGTTCTTATCTCTGGACAATTCAGGATTATCCAGACACATCTGGATATAGAGTGGCTTCGTTAATATTTCCTGAAAAATTGATCTAAGTCTTCTCAGAAACTTCTCGAATCTAATTTCATCTCTCTCCAATTGATCTATGCTTGTCTGATAATTCCCAGGAGTGCTGTTTCTAGACGCAAATCTAGCGTAGGGTATCTTAGAATCCATTTTAAGCTTATTGAAAAAATAAACCACATTTTCCATTACGTTGAAATCAGGACCACTAGGATTAAGGGATTCTATTTGTGGACTTTGTCCATCCTTTTCGGGAAATAAATAATTCTTGTAGAATTGAATTTTAGGTTTACCGTTTATTGTTAATTCACCAGATGAATCATTGATATTAATGTCCTCCTTGTAGTTTGACATTAATTGACCAAGATTCTGCATTGCTTTTTGCTGTGATTGGGTACCTATAGGTATAATGAATTTTAATCTATATGACGAGTTCATTACGTTCCATATAATTCTGGAATTTTCCATTATTCTAAGAATATTATATGATCTAACTAATCTCTCAACATAGCTAACTCTAGTTATCATATTTCCTTTAGCATAAGAAATATAAATTACCTGCTCGTTGGTCAACTTCCTGGTCATCTGAGGATTCTTTGGATATTGTATCCAAAATTGTTTATGTTCCTCTTCCCCTACCTTTTCGACTATGGGCTGAAGTGAAGTTGGATCCAATTCTTTAAATCCTATCACATTTTTTCCCTTACTGTCATATATTATTTCAAATGCAAGAAATCCATCAATTAAAAACTGCTTAAAATATTGCCATCCTAGTATTGTGTTCTGAAACCCAAATACATTATAAATCTTATTATAATGTTCTGATATCTTATCCTTTACTTTATCCTTAAGATCCAGATTTACGAACGAAGGCTGAGCAAAATAATTTCTATCATCATATACTATGGCTTCATCAGTTATTGTATCTAATATGAACTCTATTTCGCCATTAAGTGAAAATTTTCTAAGATAATTTCTTTTCTCAATATAATCACGGTCAAAATATGCAATATATTTTCTTACCTTAGTGTCCTGATAAGATGATGTCCAATAGAAAGCATCATTTTCTGTAAATCCATTACCATCCTGATTATAGAAAAATCCCTCAGTCTTACCAATAGCCTGAGAATTTTTTACAACCATATCATCGTACTCCATACCAAATTTTGATATGTTTCCAAGATTCTTTAGTATATTACCTAAAGCTGATTGATTCGGTTTTAAAAAGTCTAAAAATCCTGCCATCTTATTATAGTGTTACTTCCGGAGCTTCCTCTTCTCCGCCCTCTTCTTTTTTACCTTCCTCTTTTTTCTTCTCTTTTTCTTTTCTTTCCAATGCTTCTTTATTTGCATCAATATCCTGTTTGGATATTCCAAGAAAAGTCTCTATAAGAAATGCACTAGAAAAATATGGTTTTTCCTCATCACCCATTAATCCAGTCATTGCGACAACTGCTTCCTTCCTTTTATTTATTAAATCCATCTCCTGATTTAACTTGAATGGGTTATCGGAAACATAATCCAATCCAAGCTGACTCTTAAACATAAAATCATCGTCAAGTGATTTATGCTTTTTAACCATTTGTATCCATAAAGGTTTTAATAATATCTCCTGGAATACTGATCTAAGTCTATCTATAAATTTGGCAAATCTAATTTCTTCCTTATCAAGCCCTTCCGCACCATTCGAATATGGTGAAGTTGTTCCGCCGTCTGGATTATGAAATCTGGAGGGAGGAACTTTAGATTCTAAAATATATTTGTCAAAGAAATATGATAAAGGTTGTGGATCATTAAGATTTGGTCCCTCAGTGTTTATAGGCTCTATGGTTGGAGTTCCGTTAACACCGGAAGGCATCAAATAGTTTTTATAAAACTGTATTTTAGGTCTACCGTCGACTGTAAGCTCGCCACTATCATCATTCAATTGGATATCCTCCTTATAGATGCTCATCAGTTCACCCAGAGTTTGCATACCCTTCTGCTGAGATTTGCTTCCTATTGGAATGGTCATCTTAAGTTTAAACGATGCATTCATGACTGACCATATAACCCTAGTATATTCTATAATTCTTAGAATATTATAAGGTCTTATTAATCTCTCTATGTAGCTAACTCTTGATATGCTATTTCCCTTTGCATATGAAATGTATATAATCTGCGGATCATATAATACTCTTTTTCTTTTGGGATCCTGAGGATATTGCGTCCATGTACTAAGATAGCTACCGTCTATTTGTTTCTCAACACTAGGTATAAGTGTAATTGGATCTAGTTCCTTAAATCCGATTATATTTTCACCTTTATTATCATATATTATTTCAAATGAGAGAAATCCATCTACTATAAATTGTCTAAAATATTGCCAAGCTGTTATGTCATCAGAAAATCCCCAAACATCGTAAAGTTTTTTATACGAGTCATATAAATCATCCTTGATTTTTTCATTAACGTCGCTAAGATCTATGAAATCAGGATATGCAAAGAAATTTGATGGATCGTAAGATATTGCTTCGTCACATATGGTATCAAGAACCCATTCAACTTCAGGGTTTAATGAGAATTTTCTAAGATAGTCTCTTTTTCCTTTATAATCCTTGTCAAAATATCCTATGAATTGTCTGGATGATATATCCTGCTTCGCTAAAGTCCATAGCATGCTTTCATCCTCAACGTTGGACTTATTCTTATTAAGAAAAGCAGCCTCAGTAACACCGACAGCCTGTGAATTACGGATGACCATGTCATCGTATTTCATACCAAATGAACTAATTTTTCTTACAGAATCTCTAATTCTCTGTATTACCGGAGTTTGAGAAGGATCATTATTATCTACAAAACCTGCCATTTATTTATAAAGTATATGTTTTATTCTAGTCAAAAGATTAAATTAATTTCGATTGATATTCCTTATATATCGTTTGTAAGCTTAACCCCTCTATGTTACTATCAGTAAGATATGGAATTTTAGCCCAATCTTTATTGGATATTATTCTTGGATTTCTTATAAATTTATATTTAAAACCGAACAGTGAGAAATTATATCCGGTATTCCTTAGTAGATTTTCTAATATTGGCTTTTTTAAATTAACAGGGGTAATTGCACCTCCTGTCTGAAATGATAGATAATTGGATTCTACCTGAGAATAGAATTGGTCATAAAAATTTCCTATTATATCTATTCTTATGCGGGGTGGAACTGTTATAATATCTATTCCTTCTATAATCGTGCCTGAACTTGGATTCTGGTATACATTTGTACATAATATCAATGGTCTTCTATCTATGAATTTTCTGGTCTCACTTAACCTGGTATCAGTTAAGTAATTAAAATTATATATTGTACCCGGTATAAACGGTGGTTTAAATTGTATTATTTCCTTATTAGAAAAGAAGTAATTGTCAGAAAAATATAAATCGGTCTCGGTAAATACGTTTTTACCAATTTCAATGGAATCTCTATATTCCAAAACAAGATTAGAATACATTATTTACTTTTAAATAAAAAATTCTCATCAACAACACCAAATTTATATCCTCTCTTCTCCGCCCATACTTTGGCAGATTTGAATTTTGCCTGATTTGTTATCCAAATCTGCATATTTCTATTATATGATTTAAGTTTTGCTAATGTATTAACCCCCTCATATATGGGTTTCTTCGTTTGATTTTCTGGTTTTATTTCTATTATCCAGTCCTGTTCGGTTTGATCTTCCCTTTGCACCTTTATATAAAAATCAACATTATACTTGTGATCTTTTTTATCAAGAGGGTTATAATAATCTATAGCAACTGGTTCTGAGCTCCACTTTAATATAGAATCATTAGTATCACAGTAGATACAGAATCTATATTCCCACGAAGATCTATAGATGATATTGTGTATATCTCCTATATACTTATCCGGATTTCTTGGTGCATATTTTCCAGATTTATGATCTCCGTTAGGTTTTACTTTCTTTATATCTACCATAATAGATTAAACGTTATACGAATTATCCTCACCAGTTATATAGCTGAAAGGTATTGTTTTAGGATTTTTTGGCGGATGTATTTTTTTCCATCCCTTAGCAAATCCATTTTTAGCTATCTGTGTATAATAAGCAAATGGATTATTTGATTTCTCTGGGTTAAATCTATTCCAATATTTACAAAGATCCTCCATTGCAAATGCCATACAATCCTCCTTATCTTCCGGATCCTTATATGACATTTTTTTAGATATTCCGTTTATCATTAACATAAACATATCTATTGTATCGGGTGTAAGTTGACCCTTACTTTTAGATTCTATTACAGCTGCTAAAAGCTCGCTGTTTTTAACATATTCTTTAGCCATTGTTTGTTATTTGGTTGGTTTATAGTTTTAGTATAAAATAGATAAATGATTTCATAAAAAAAGAATGTAGCTTATGAGCTACATTCTTTAATTATTCTTTATCTTCTTCATCCTCCTCGTTTTCATCAGAGGATTCAATTTCTTTACCGTCAGGAGCTTTACTTAATTTACCATCCGAAGATTGAACGAAAGTCTCGCCTGGTTTATTTTGATTTTCCCCTTTAGGAGCAAAATAAAAGTTACGACTTACTTTTTTTTTAAATCTTCACTAGATTCTTCGTTCATTGATATATTGTAACCATGTAAGCTATCTAGACCTAATTCTATTTTTTCTTCTGTTTCACCTTTAGGAGCTTTAGTAAATCCGTGCATATCAGCAAAATTCTTTAGTATATTTTTTTGCTCCTCTATTGAAAGGTCAGATTTATTAAGATTGTTAGATTCTTTAACTTCTTCCTCACCGTCCTCATCAGATGATTCAGCATTCTTTTCAGCTGCCTGAGATAATGCTTCCTCAAGGTCACTAATTTCATTTATTAGGAAGTCTGAGGTTTTGCCATTGTCTAATAATACTGTATATCTTCCTGATGTACCATCCATAGATATAATTTTTCCAGTCTCACCAGACTCTTTAACTTTTATATAAGAACCGATATTGAATTTTTCATCCTCGAATAGATCTAAGCTTCCGCTCATATTAATATCAAGCTCTATTTTTTCAATTTCAAGATTTATTTGGTTCCATTTTTCTCTTAGCATAACAAGTTCAGACTCAAGCATTCTTTTAGCTGTTTTGATCTGATCTGATTCTCCGTACAATGGACTTGATCCTATTAGGGTATTTATTTTATTTAATTCCTCATCAACTTTAGATATGTTTGAAATGACTTTCTCTCTATCGTTAATCATAACGGATTTAACCTTGCTCTCACCTTCCAAGAATTCTGTTAAACCTTCTGAGATATCGTATCTAAGATAATTTTTAACAACCGAAACTGCTTGTGTTCCAGTTACTTTGTGTATTGAATTCTCATTCATTGAATCATTTATCTTCTGAAGATAAATTTGATCCATCCATTTGAATAAATTAACACCAACACCTTCATATACATTTGAAGTTAAACTTTTAGCAAAGTCTAATTCTACGATGTTACTATAATTAGTATAAAGATTCATTATGTCATTAACCACATCGGATTCATTAACTCCGAAATAAGATCCGGATTCCAATCCAACAATCTTAGCAAGACCACTAGGATCACTAAATTTCAATCTAGTTTTTCCCATATAAGCAGTTACCTCGTCATTTTCTTCAACCAATCTAACTATGCTTTTTCCTAATTTAATAAAGATACCGTTTTCGTTAACTCTAACATGTTTTTTACCGTATGTATAAACTAATGAAAGATATTCTTGTGGCAATGCTGATATTTCTTTATCAGATATTTTTCTTAAACCTTCCTCATTAGCCTCGAATATAAATCCACCAAGGTAAAATAGTGATCTACCATTTTCTAATAAAACTGGAGAATATACCCTTGATACGCTAGATTCACCCTGTATAGTTTCAGGTATTTCAAGTTTTCTTTTATCCTCAGTTTCATTAACATTAAGATAATTTATTAATCCTCTAACCATTGGATTAAAATTCCATTTTGAAATATTCTTAACAAGTAGACCATTAGATTTTTTTTCCGATACTAACCAAGCATTCAACGTTTCGTTCAATTCAGAATAGAATGAAGAGTTACCACTATTCTTTAGAGCTTCCAAAACTTTAGCTACCTCTATTTCTCTGCTCAATGATTCACATTTCTCCTTAACAGATTCAGCAACTTGTGCTACGTCTTTATCCCATGATAAAGATTTAATATCATTTAGGAAATTATGAACTAATGAAAATTCAGGAACTCCTTTATTTTCCAAAAGATTACTGTATTGTTCAACCATAATCTTAGCTTTCGGATAGCTATAAATTGAAGATTCCTTAATAGAATTTAATGCTAATCTTATTCCTAGATTATTTACTTCTTGCGATTTAATAAATGACTTAGCGGTAGAATCCAAATCACTTCCTTCTAATTGCGATAAGCTCTCTAAAAGTGATACGTCTTCTTTTTCTTCTTTCCTAGAGATGTATGATCCTGCATTATTTAAAGATGCATTTTTCAAACCTCCCCAAGATTCCATAAGAGCTGCAGCATTCTTTTTAGAAAGTTCTGCTTCCTCTTTTCTTATCATATCTAAATGGTTTTGCGTATTTGATACGAAGTCTGGAGTTATATTATGTTCATTAATAGATTTAACTAGATCGCTCTCCGAAACTGATCCCCCGTTAAGAAAACTTTCACATAGAGTTCTAACCTCAGGTGATTTAGTTACTTCTTTTAATTTTTTTACTTGGTTTATGAAGTCCATGGTTAAATTTTTTTTTACAGTTTATATATCCATCAAGGGACAAGAAACTTTTACATTATATATTTCATTTTAATAGCGATTTTTAGGATCCTATTAATATTTCTAATCTTATCTCTATATCGGTATGTGGATTACAGAAAGTTATACCGCCGTTATTAAAAGCAGTGCCAGGTTTAGCTAAATTCCACCCCTCGTAAGTTGAATCTGTCGACGAAAGCATCTTTCCACTAAGAACCATTAATTCACCCATATAATTGGTGACACCTTGATATTCCCACGTTATATATTTCTTAGATTCCACTATATTAGCTGGGAATATCGCTTTTACTGCTATAAGATCAACATAGCCATCGGAATTAGCAATATCACCTTGACTTAAAAGAAAACAGCTGGATACTCTTAGTATCGCTCTATTCCTTGCAAATGTATCTACTTTTAATTCGAGGTCATTCATAGGTAAATATACTGGTGGATTATTGGTCTGCCCGTTATCTAATACTAGATTACCGTTATAGAATCTAAATCCTTCGTCTACCAGATATGGGCAAGTTATTGGTTGTGTTGCCATATTAATTAGCTGCTATTACTGTTAGGTTAACACTATAATCCGTTGGATTAGTGAATATAAAACCTCCTTGGGAACTATTAGCATTCCCAGTATGTCCATATGTTGAAAATGGATCAATGTCCCACCCTCTCCATTGAGAACCATCTTTTACCGCACCGGTTAGGATCATTATACTTCCCATAATATTTCTGACATTAGCCTTATAATCCCAGAATAAAATTCTATCGTTATCTTCAGCCTCCGGCAGATAATTTGCCTTAGCGATAAACATTGAAACCTCACCTGTAGTGCCATAAAAAGATCCAGCATCTATATTGACTGATGATCTTGGACCTATTATCATACTCTGTTTCTGATATTCAGAAAAATCCTGCAATGGGTGAAAAAAATCAACCAAATCAAGTTTATTTAATGTTTGTGACTGCTTTGTTACTGTGAGAGCTTCTTTTATAAATCTAATCTCACTAGGATCATTAAATCTCTCAAATGTTGCTTTTACCCTATCAATATCAGAGTAAGTAAGAGCAATATTAGTATATAATGTATCGAATCCTGCAGTAGCACCACCTAGAGGATCGGTAGCAAATTCTGATGAACCACCTATAAATTCGATTGGTCCGGAAGATGCTGCAGATCCTCCGTCGAAATTATCTATGTTTTGGGTTTCTGTATTTGACAAATCTTTATAATTTTTTTACATATTTATCTAAGACTGGTTGGATCCACATGACCATCCTTATATATTAGGTCCTTTAATTCAGATCCGCTCCCTCCAGCGTCAATTGACTTTAAATCTATTTCATTAGAACTATCGACAATGGGTGTTTCCATGATCTCATCAGCCTCTTTAATCTGTACGGAATCCGGTTCGTCTGAATCTACATGAGTATAATTAGTTGTTTCTTTAGCTTCTGGTCTTATATAATCAACCAGTGATTTTATGAATCCTAAAGAAACTAAAGGAAGTATAGCACCGCTTATCAGTGACAAAATTCTTTTTTGATATATTATTTCTTCCTCGACTAAGCCAAATAGCTCGCTCCATTTAGAAAAATCTGAGAGATTCGTATATGCATAATAAGTATTACCCATAGCTTGCATTAAAGTAAGAATAATAAATAGCATCCAAACTATAGTTTTATTCATTTTATCCAGAGCTATTAGCGATGCCAAAGATGCAGCAGCACCTATCTCAAATGCTAACGCCAGAGATATAGCTAACCATTCGGGATTGGATAATCTAAAAAAATCAATAACGTGGATAGTTGATATGATCGAAACTATTAGATATAATGTAACGAAGGTACCAATGATAAACCACTTTATGGTGGATTCTCTTTTATTTTGATTCATTTATCTTTGATTTTATTTCGGATAGTGAAGTTTTTCCTTTATCAAAATCATCTTCATATATCAGGAAATTAAACATTGTCTGATTCATTTCCTCTTTTATCTCCGTATTAGAAGGAGTAATAATAAGTAACGAATCAACTACAGCCTTTGTAGATTTTGAATTTTTCTCAAGTCTATCAATGTCGCTATTAACACCACATTGTCTCAATAATACTAATAGTAGTAAAACCATGTTTATTGACCAAGAATTGTTTTTAATTTTTTCTAACATAACTAATTTATTTTAATTTATTCATTATATATCCACATAAAAAAAGCTAGCAAATGCTAGCTTTTAAAATCTATATATAAATTCTGGATTATCCCAATGTAACACCCTGCATTGCTGCAGCTAGTTGTTTTTCTAGATCTTTAACCTCAGCTACATCAGATTTAGCATCTGATAATGCCATATCTAAAGGTTTATAAAGTCTTATGAAAGATTCTGCACTTTCCTTTCCTGTTCCTTTAGATTTAGAAAGAAAATAGTGACTTGCCTCAAGAGGTAAAGCACCTAGATAGATTACACCGTCTTTGATTCCCTCTTTTTTAATTTTCTGGATAGTTTTATTAACTTGTACAATTCCTAATGCCTCAGTAGAAGTCCATTCTGCATAATCAGCAATAAATTTATCATACTCAGCAAAAAGTTTATCGTCAAAAGAAACTGCATAAACTTTATTTTTTATTTCCTCCTTTTTTTCAGAAATAGAATTCTCCAAAGATTTTACCAATTCATTGTCGATATTAAGACTGCTCATGATAGGATCGTTACTAAAATCGATCTCAGTAGATCCTCCAGGGAATTGATTTTCCATTGCTTCTGATTCTTTCTTGTTCATAATATTATATTTTTATTATTTTAGTTATTATTCTCTATTTGTTTCTAATTTAGATCAAAAATATCTAAATTATTTTCTCTATTTTGGTTTAAATAAGCTCTTAAGGGTTCTCTTAAATCCTTTGCTGGGAATATTCTGGGAGCATCATCAGGTCCAATATGACAAAGGAATCCACTCTCGGTTTCTATCCCCAATTCCTCCTCAAGAATTAATCTATACATGCTTATTTGTATGGAATACTCATTATGGTGGTTTGCATATAGATTAGTAAAAGGTCTTAGTAATTTCTGATATCTCCCCTTAGGGTGGTTATCATCCTTAAATTCACCATTAGTTTTCCAATCACCTATAATAAGAAATATTTTGTCTCTCTTCTTATCGTAGAAAAGAAATGGTTGGTCTATTGTACCAGCTATTCTCCATTTTTTAGAAAATACTCTAAGTTCCGATTTGAGAGGTACCATATGCTTTAGTACCTTATCATAGGCAACCATAAATTTATCTATTCTTTTAGCGTATTCGCTACCATCATTAGGATTTATTGGATTTAAACCGCTCCAAAAATCTTCTATAAACTTATGAACTCTTGTACCTAGGTCATTAGCAACATCAGCCTTATTTTGCCACTCATTAAGAACTACCGATACGTCTACACCTCTTTCCTGAGCTTTTCTTTTCGACCAATATGTTTTATCAAAAGCAGTTTTGAAATTCTTTAAAAATGTGGTGACTGAATCAAACTTTATCCCATCATATCTATAAACATGGATATCCTCATTGAATATAAATTTGGGATCATTGAAAAATTCTAATTTTTTTTCAAGATCCTCCTTGAATTTATCGGTAACCATTTAAAATAGTGATATTATCCAATTTAGATTACAAAGTATCGTTACCACTATAGCTATCTCAAGTATAAACCTGATTAACCAAAGCCAGCTCAAATATCTAAATAAAAACTGATAAACAACAAGATATGACTCCTCATCAGTATCCTTTACTGGTTCGATCCACATTGTAAGTAATTCCTCGAGATTTAAGGCCTTAAGGTAGTCGTTAATATCCTTAGTTTCACTTATAACAAAGGAAGGTCTTGATTCCTTGGGTAAATCAGTAGCATATAAAACCTCAGGAGGTAAATTTATAACCGTGTATATTCTATTAAAAAAATCAAGTCTTAATTTTCTTCTGCTCCAAAGCTGTGCATTCTCTGATTCCTTCTTAATTATTCTGGAATATTCCCTATAGAGAATTATCTCCTTAATTACTTTAATTAATCTTAACATAAAAGCTTTATTTTTTATATCCGCTCATAAGCGTAATGTTTCCGTCTATACTTTTTCTAATTTTACATCTAGCCCTTCTTATTCTGGTAGCTATAGATCTTTTCTTTATGTCGTATTTTTCAGCTATGTCCTTATACTTCATATTATTTATCTCACGATCTATCATTATGTCCCTATATAATTCGGGTAGTGCTCTAATCTCATCCAAAACAGATTCGTATATTACATCCAAGCTTTCACCGTCATTAAAAAAGGTATTTGTTGGATCATCTTCTATCATATAAATTCCTCCAAGATCACCTATTGTATTTTTGGAAGATAGAAATTCAAGTTCGCTGTCACTGTGATTATAATATCTTTTTCTAGATTTCATCAGAAGTAATGATTCATTTCTAGCTATATTATAGCACCATGTCGAAAAATTTCCACGCTCACCGTTATACTGTTCAATTTTTGTCCATATCTTTGTCATGGTGTTTAGAAAAGCATCCTGTGCCAATTCTTGCTCTTTTACAATAAGGAAACAGTGATTGAGTATTCCTGGTCTAAGTCTTTCGAATAATAGGCTAAATGACGAATCAGTTCTAGCTACTATGAAATCTTCTGCTAATTTTTGGATGTTTTTCTCTTTCTTTTGCATGTTTTTATTTGGTCAATTTGATTATTTCTATTCCAGCCTCTGCTAAAAAAGCAATTGATTCGGGTTTCCTATATACTTCGGAAAATAAAACCCGTTTTATTCCGGATTGTATTATTAGTTTGGAGCATTCAAAACATGGTGATAATGTAACATATAGTGTTGAATTATTGGAACTCTGTGTTCCTCTAGCTAACTTTGTTATTGCATTTGCCTCAGCGTGTAAAACATATGGTAAGGTATCATTCGTATCGGATTCACATACATTCGGAAACCCTGATGGCGATCCATTATAGCCATCAGAAATAATTGATTTATTTTTAACAATCAGGCATCCAACCTGCATTCTTTTACAATGTGAATTTTTTGACCAGACTCCGGACATCTCTAAATATATCTCGTCACTTCTATGACTAATTATATCTGATATTTTACCCACAGTGATCTCGTATGATTCCTGTCCATCTACATTTTTTCTTATCCTCCAATTCGGGATATTTAAAAAATCCTGATCCAAAAAATCCAGGTCACTTTTGTAATATTGTTGGTAATTATATGGATCTTTACTTGGTATCAATTTCTGGTATATTAATTTCTTACAAATATAAGAAACTAAATCGATAAAAAAAAATAAAAATGATGTTTATTTTTAGAATTTTCTAGAATCCGGTCTAAATGGTGATTCTAGTGAGGAAACGGTTAACGTACCTTCCAGTGCAGATGCCATTCTTGCTAAAAGTATCTTTATTTCAGCTCCGTCTGCTGCTGTTAATTGACCTCCGTCCATGGAAGATGCTGCAGCGGATGCATCTGATTTTTCTTTTCCTGTAGTTGGGCTAGAAGATTCAGTGGATGGAGTGGCTGATGAAACTGTTGTTGATTTTTTATTATCAGTAGCTTGATTTGTTGGTGCGGAAGGAGAATCACCAGGTGTTCCAGATTTATTCTCTTTTTTTGATAGCTTCACTATATCACTCTTAATGCCACCTGATTCGCCATCACCAGATTTTTTACCCAGTCCCTTAATAGAACTTAATAATCCACCAGCTCCGTCTTCACCAGATTTTTTATTTAAACCTTTAAGAGAATTTAACATTCCACCCGGACCACCGCCATCTTTTTTGGATTTAAAAATATCTGTTATTCCACCTAATCCTAATTCAGAAGCCTTTCCTTTAAGTGCATCCTTATTTTCCTTTAGTAGATCACCACCCTTAGATATTAGATCGGAGAACTTTGATTTCTTATCACCACTCTCAGCTTCATCCTTATCTTTCTTTCCAAAAATCTTAGAAAATAATCCATCCTTTTTTTCCTTCAGTTTGGCTTTATCTTCCTCACTTTTTCCCTTTTTGTCGGTTTTTACTGGAGCTGCTGAAGGGTTCACCAATTCTTCAGCCTTATTATCTACGGGCTTAGATAATTTCTTTAAATCCTCTTGCGTAAATTCAGATGTTGCTTTTCCCTGAAGTCCCGCTAGATACGAATTAAGGTCCTCCTCTAGCCAGCCTGGCTCATCCTCATAATATGAGGGATCCTCAGCAATAAGTTCATTTCTTTTTCTGGATATTTCTTTTTCGCTAGGAGCATCAGATCCTAGTTTTTTTAAAATATCCTGTCTTTCCTTTAAAATGTTATTAGGTATAACAGCAGCTCCAGCCTTTATTTTAACTACTTCGGGTCCTTTTTCTCCAACAAGATAATTACCAGTCTTTTTAACATCACCACCCTCTGCAAAAGCACCTAATATTCCCTTTCCTCCGCCTTTTAATAATCCACCAAGTGATCCTGATATTGTATCCTTAAGAGATCCGATGTCTCCTAATGACCCGGAAATGCCCTTAAGATCTAATCCTTTAGCTCCACCTACAATTCCCTTTAAATCAAGTCCTTTTAATCCCTGAGTTAATCCTTTAAAGTCCAATGATTTTAGATCCTTGGTAAGTCCTTTAAAATCAAGTGCTTTAAGATCACCGGAAAGACCCTTAAAATCAAGTCCTCCGATGCTTTTAGTAAGCTCTGAAAATTCACCCTTCAGACTCTTCAGATCCAATCCCTTTATGCTCTCTGCAACTTTACCAAGATCCTTGGTGCTCTCTGCGCTTTTTTCTTGAGCTGCTACCAATTCGGAAGTACTAGCAGCATTCTTTTTAATGTCGCCAGAAAGTTTATCCACATTTTTAGTGAGATCAAATATGCTCGATATTAATTTCTGGTCTGCCATAATTTATTAATGTATATATTCAATTTTTTATTTAGTAAAGCTAAATAATTGAGTAAGTCCTCCGGCTGCTTGATTTTCCGCATTTTCCAGATCTATAGCCGAATTAAGCTTATCGATCCATATCTGATATTCATAATATGGTATGGATTCTACCCATTCAGGATCTAATCCATGTTCTTTCCATAATCTAAATTTAATATCAAAGAAGTTCTCCAAAGATATCTGAAATAACGAAAAGAGATCTGAGCCCGCTGGGAAAGTTGATATCAGCGGTGACCTCCTCATCACCGCATACTGGGCATTTTTGTTTAACCTCCAAATTAGTGCCTATTCTAATTTTATCGGAAAGTTCATAATATAAGCTGTATTCCTCCTTTGTCCAATAATCAGATTCCCTCATTTTTATCTTGATTGAATCAATTGTTAGATCCCTCCATTCCTTAAATATAAATGGAGCAATTTTTAAAAATCCTTCGTCTATATCTAATCCTTTTATTCCTGAGTTTATTACAAATTCACTGATCTTATTAGAAACCCCTATACTAGGGACAGTCATTTCTATTACCTTATTTATTTTCTTTACATCAAATACAAAGCTTCTAGTTTCTGAATTATAATATGACATTATCTTGGGATCTATGTCATATGAATTAAGAACACCAGTTCTTAATTCTATCCCGTCATTAAAAGGACATTCCGGGGTTTCCTTACATTTTTTATTCGTCCTTAATATTATTGAATTCTCCCCCTTCACAAAGGTTAAATCTCTTATGGCCAATATCAGAAAAAACCTATCCTCCTGCTTGATGTCCAAATAGCTAACCACTCCCTCACCAGGGAAATCCATTCTAAGGCATCTTTCGAGCACGTAGCTTAACTTTTCTTCTATATCCAATCTATCATCTTCGTCGATGGTAGAAAAGTGTCTTATCTCTCTTACTTCAGCAGCACGGATAGCTATTCTAGTTCCATCTGGATAAAATAAACCGCTTGAAGGTAATATGGTAACTGGTACGTTTTTCCATCCGCTATCGAATGAAGGACCGACCGACTGTGCCTTACCCATAGATGTAACCGGATTTTCAATTTTCTCAGTTTTAATAGGTTCGCTAGCTTTATTGAATTCCTCAGTAATTGGCTGCTGTAATGTTCTATTTACAGATTCATCACTCTTGTTGTCATCCTCCACTGGATCATCGTAAACGAATCCACTAGATAATTCTTTTTCCTTTAATATTTGTTCCGGCGATATGTTGTCCATATTTTATATAATTTTATTTATTATATAACCAAACACAGAAAAAGAGGCCAAAATTTGACCTCTTTTTTTAAAATATTATAAAAAAAAGTATTATAGGAATAAATCTTCCCAGTAATCACATATCCAGCTAGCATTAATTGTGTATATTGCTGGTGTTTCATAATCAAGCTCCATCGGGTTTATTGCCTCACTTAAAAAGCAAGAAGGTATTCTAATTCTTCTGAATACATCACCTCTTTTATTAAATATTGATATACTCATGGATCCAACATAATCAGATTTAAGTCCCATTGCTCCAGTTAATGGATTGTATATTAAATCCGACCACTGTCTAAGTATCTTATATACGGTCATTGAATTAGCATCATTTAGATTGACCTCAAATTCCATTGATAATGTCATATCTGTTGTTGATGGTTCACCGCCAGCATATCTTCTGGTAGCAAATTTATAATTTTGCTGTATTGGGTCATTAGCAGTTATATCAACAGCTAAACCTGTGATAGATTTAACTTGCTGAGCTAATATACCCTCACCATTGAATGTAGTTGATGCATCGATTATACCAGCAGGTGGGTTAATAATAACCTCAAACTGGTTAAGATAAACAGGTTCAAAATTGTTTATCGCTGCTCTAGAGTTCGTAAAATGTGGTAATCCTGCCATTTATATTTTTTAATTTTTATAGGAATAAATCTTCCCAATAATCAACCGCCCACTGAAGATCGTCTATTTTATAAAGATCCGTTGAGGTATAGTTAAGATTCATCGGACTTATTGGTTTAGTTATAAAAGCATCCTTACATGTGATTCTTCTGTAAACGTCACCTTGCTTATTGAAAATTGATATTACTATGGTTCCAACATAATCATTTTTAAGACCCATAGCTCCAGTTAATGGGTTGTATATAAGGTCTGACCATTGTCTTAAAGTCTTAAATACATACATCGAATTGTCATCATTAAGATTGACATTGAAGCTTAAACTTAAATCAAGGTATGTTTGGTCTGGTTTAGCACCAGCATAATTTCTTTTAGCAAACTTATATTTCTGAGTAGCCAATCCAGGGTGTTTATCTAAAGATAAACCACTAACTTTAGTTACATGTTGCAATAAAAGATCACCACCAGCTACTGCAGCTGGTGGGATTATAGTAACTTCAAATTGATTCAGGTAAACAGGTTCAAATCTGTTTGTTCCTGAAAGTGAATTTTGAAAATGTGGTAATCCTGCCATAGTTATTAATATTTATCTTTGGTTGGGATATTATGCAAATTGTATAAATCCTCCTGATGCGATTCCGCCAGTTCTAGTAACAGTGATTCTATTAATGAATTTCTGTATACCTCTAGCTGGTTCGATTATGATGTCGATTATTCCCATATTCATATCGATGATTGCAGGGGTATTATTCGAAGCATCCATAACAGTCTGATAAGCATAAATACCTCCACCTGCTCTAACTCCATCTAGGTAGTTATCCACTAATGTTTTTATTTCAAGTCTGATAGAATCGTCATTGAAGTCAAATAGATAATTTGCTAATATTTCCTGTACGTCATTTTCTACGCTGATTAGCAAATCTCTAACGTGAACAAGGTTAAATGCGGAATTAACTTGCTGATATGCAGTTTGGTTACCGAAAATAACTACTCCAATACCTCTTCTTTTTATAATTGGGTTAATACCGAATGGTTCAAGATTTCCTCTATCCTCGTCGGTAAAATCATATTCAACACCAACTATATTACCTCCACTGATAACCCCTCTTTTCTGTCCTGCTATAATTGCATAAGGTTCACCGTTTGCAAATTTTCTTAGGAAGTTATTAGAAACGTAAGCAGAAGGTGGAACCTCCACGTTTCTATTATTTTCTCTTACTGTGATATAAGGAGAATAGAAAGCAGCATACTTAGCTCCTTCGTCCTCACTAGGTAAACTAAATGTATAAGATGGATTCAAAGATAAATTACCACCATCTACAATATAAGCAGTATTTAATCTTGGATATGGGTTAGCCGCTGTAGGTGCATCAGTAAATCTAGGATCCGTACTTGCTCTAAATTGAGCCATTGAAGGAGCGTTTATTAATGCTAATGCCTGTTGTCTAAGCTTAGCCAATCTACTTAATTGGTATTTAGAGTTAGGTAATATTTGACCAGAGAAAGTATCCACGATGTATCTGAATGATATAACGTCCTTAGCAGCCAGTGTTTTAGCTATATTAGTGTCATACATAACATCCAATATTTCAGAAATTCTAGCGTCGCTTCCGTTTGGTCTATGAGATTCGTTCATAGTAAATCCGCTTAGATAACTAAAATCAAAAGATCTTGTAAACTGTGCAATTGATTTGAATTTCTGAACTCTAATTCCTGTTCCTGATGTATAATAAAGTACAGGTCTAGCTGAGGTAACTCTATAAGTTCCTAATGTTGTTGTCATAGCAACAGATGTTATCTTTGCTAATCTGCTTTGTCTGTTACCCGTAGCAGGTTCACATATATCAAGATCAGTAGAAACTACCAAATCTCCTACCGAGAATGGAACGTTACTATTACTATCCAGTGTAACCAAGAATGTGGTAACGTCTATTTTAGTACAATCTACAAATTGGTTAATTGAACCTTCCTGAGAAATTATATCAAAATCTTGTGTTCCTACTGGAAGACCTATATTATTTGAAGCATATGTGCTAGCAAATGCCGGTATGTTTGTAATTGTTTCGTTAGCTCTTGATACATTACTAAATGCTCTGGTATAAACCATATTAAACTGGTCCTTATCAACTGTTGATTCAAAACCTAAGTATCTAAGTGAAGTTCCGTCCGAGCTGGTCCAAGCGATATCTCCATCAGTTATTTCAGCATATTTGTTATCCTGGAAAAGAGCAGAAGCATTATATCCGACAAGCACATTTGATGTTCCAGTAGGTGCTCCCGGTCCTGTAACCCCACTAGGTGTAGCTACGTTGATAATATCAAGATAATCGGAATTACCAAATTGGTAAGCATTAGTATAGAATGAAGGATTACTTCCAGAAGCTCCCGTATTATATGACGTTAAATTAAAAGTAGGTGTAACCGTTATACCCTGTCCTCTATAGAATGATGTATCTAATGGATGAGTCCAGAAAATTCTAAGTGCCCCCGAGATATCTCTGGTACCAGTAACTTTAAGTTTAACTAAATCTGCCTCTGCAAATTGGTTAAGTAATGCGCCAGTTAAACCTCCAGTATATCCAGAAACAACACCCAATATGAATTTCTCGTCATTAGACGATGTTACAGTTAAGAAAGTCTTAAGTGAATTAACATTAGCTGCATTCTGTAAATATCCCGCTGTTGTTCCGTACGTTCCACTAGTTTGTAGATAGTGTAATCCACCATCATATGCATTAGCATCATAAGGTAAGAATGATTGCTGAACGATACCAGCTGTTGCTCCAGAATTTCCGGTTAGTGTATATAGCGTACCCACTTTAGATCCAGTAGTATAAACAGTTGCTCCAGTAGCACTATTAAATCCAGTAGCTCCTGTTACTCCTATTACGTTCTGTGTATAAAGGTAGTCAGAAACAAGAACCTGATCATAACTTAAGAAATTTATTCTTGGAGTAGCTAGATCACTATCACCGGTTAATTCATCGATAAGGTGATTACCTACTAAATCTATTTTAGATCCATTAGCACATATGTCATCGAAAGCTTGTTCATCTATTGCACAAAATAACCCTGTTGAAGGAGTACTGTTATTTATTAATACCTGAATGTATTGAGTAACACCATTAAGATCAACGAAATCAGGTATGATACATCCAGTAACTGAAGTAACTATAGATACATCAGGTTCAGATAGGAAATTATCAATTCTACTTTTTATAAATCCATTATCAGTAAAGTACGTGCTCCATTTAGGATCTAGAGCTAATGCTTGATAATTTGTCCAATCACCATATATTGCGATAACGTCTATGAAATAATCAGCCATATAGTCATATGGATGCATAAAACTAGGAACGTTATCTGCACCATACCAATCAATAGCAAAAATATCATATCCTCTAAGTGGTCTAGACGAATCCGTAGATTTTCTAGTAATTATACTCATAGGTGACTTACCAAGATTTGTTAGATTGAATAGTTTACCCTGATCAGCAACACTTAATGTAGCAAGAAAATAATTTGGATCAGCGAACCAAAATCTCTCCTTGTTATAGTATGATGAATATAACCTACTGGTTACTTCACCGTTATATTCTTCGGTATCAAGTGAATATGACTGATACGTAACTTCATCAGGATTTGCAGTCTCCTCATCATCATTTAATCTTAAAAGATTTAACGCGAAAACAGGACCTGTATTTAAACATGTTAGTATGGATCTTTGGAAAAAAGATCCTTTGTTTTCTAATGATCTATCAACATCTCCAAAGATCGATATCATTGTAGTAACATCCGGTATATAAACCGGAGTATTAAAAGGACCTTTGTTAGAAAATCCAACAACCAGTCTTATCGTTTGTGATGTTAATATAACATTCTGAGATGCGTCAAACTCAAGTGTGTAGACTCCAGATGCTCTGAATTGAGAATAGTCTATTTTTACCTTATTTGCCATTATTTATTAAAGATATTTTTGCTTCTAGACTATATATCAAAAACAAAATGGGAATTATGTGTTATACTATTACATCATGCTATTAAAGTCTCCAAACATTTTACCGTCCTTCGTACTTGGACCTCTTCCGTCTTCTTCTCCAGTTTGTCCATCCTCAAGTTTTTTTATTATGAGATCCTTATATGAATTATCTTCAAGTTCGTCAAATACCTCCCCGACCAATTGGTTAAAGTCATATCCCTCGAATAATCCGGGAAGATTAACCAGTGTCATTGCAACGTCATCGTGTCCACTCTGGCTAGAATATGTGCCTCTGTTATTTAGACCAAAGGTGAAAAGTTCAGGTACCGTCCATTTTTTATCATTTACCAGTATTCTATCGCTTTTTATCAATCCTCTTAGTACCTCGCAATATTTCATTTTATTTTTCTCGTTGTACTTTATACCAACTTTCATGACTCTAGCAGCTTCTGTGTGCTTGGTAAATAAAAACATCTCATCGAAAAAATCCTCCCTCGCCATCAATTTCTCATAAAGCAATTCACCTTTATAATTCATCTCGAGAGCTATTTTAACTCTATCCACAGTAAGGATTTCGCTACATAATAATTGAAGAAGCTTCGTTACCTCTTCTAATTTTATCTCATTATCCCTAAACACACCAACCTGGACAAGGCCGAAAAAATCAGCTTCATCTTCAAACTCTTCTATTTTTTCTATTATAAACTTAGGAAGAGGCGTTACTTTAAATATATTTATAACAGTAAAGTCACCGCTACCGCCACCGCTTAGATCTATTGATATAACAAATTTTTTCCCCGGCTGATTACATTTATCTATATCAAACTTTGGATGCCATAATAGATTCTCGTAATTTACATCACCATAATGAAGAGCACTTAATTCCCTCCATTCATACTCAACCTCGTTTCTTCTAATCTTTTTTAATTCATCTGAACCTAAAAGTAAACTCGAAGAGCTTAAAAATTGATTACCGTACTCCTGATTAAATAATTCCTCGCTTCCAAGGTTACCAATCTCCCTCTTTTTCCATTCATCATCCCTGCCTGGAACTTGCCACCAGTCAACTCTGATCGGATTAAAACTATTTTCCCCCGTTATTGCACCCTGATAAATGTCATAGAACTTATTCATTCCATTTGGGGTCGATGTTATTATTATTCGGGAAACCTTGGATGATGATACGGTCGGGTAAGTCGATCTAAAGAAAGCCTCCATAAAATTAGGATTAATATGGGCAAACTCATCCATGTATAGAAAATGTATGGTAAAACCAATACCTGAAGTTTTAGTTGTGGTTTTAGCTAATACCCTACACCCATTATCAAATCTCATTGTCATAACATTATTGACAACCATACCGGGTTTCATGTAAAAGGGAAGTCCCTTTATAATTGATTTTATCTTATCCATTAATTCCTCCGCAGTGTCACCGACGTTAGCAAGAATCATCGCATTTTTATCGTGATTGAAAAGTAGATACCAAACTAATATAATCGAGGAAGTTATAGATTTACCAACCTGTCGGGGTGCTAAGAATATATTAAATCTATTATTCTGGTATTCTCTAAGAACTGATGATTGGTAATCTCTAAGACGTATATAATCCAATCCGGTGTCAGTCATTACTTTACAATACTTAGCAAAATAACTAACGTCCTCCGCACATTTTTTCATCTCTAATATTTCATCACCGGTATATTCCCAAAGAATATTAGATCTCTTCAGTTCAGGATCCTGGTCATGAAAGGGATTGTCAACCTCTTTATAATCCAATCCATCCTCATCGACTCTTCTTAATAATTCATCAACTCTGGCTGTTGTCCAGTAGGATGTTTCTTGTTGCTCTGCTGCGGGTAAATTACTCATTGATCCAATTATTCTAATATATCGTCCTCAACTGAATAATCCTCCATACCAGAATCTAAATCTTCCTGTATACTTCTAGGATTATTAATATCTATTATCTTTTTCTGTCTAGCATTTACCACCGAATTAGGATCGACTATCTCGGGAGTTAAATCAACAACCTCAGAGCTATTTATAATATCTCTTAAACCCTCCATTATACCTCTAGTTCCTCTGGATCTAATACCATCGCCATTATTCATAGCTGGAGCATAAGATCCATCCGAGGTATATTCTTGGTCCATCACAACACCACTAGAATGTCTTTTTTCGTCCGACTCAATCCTAGTTTTCTTGTAATTTTGTTCCATCTTCTCGAGATATCCCTGGTAATCCTTGGGCATCTGCATGATTTGGGATTGTAATTGTGCAAGAACTTCGAACAGTCTAGGGTGCATGTTACCAAGATCTATTTCCTCTAGTAATTTGGTAATTGCATGTTGAGATGACTTTAGCTGAAACATCATCGCTGATATATTCATGGTGTCCATCTTTTTTTTAAACTCAACATGGGTAGCATCGTTCTTAGATAAATTATCTAAATAAAAATTGGATATTGAATCTAAAAGAGCCTTTGCCTCCGATAATGCAGTGGATTTTTCTGTTGCAAAATCCATAACTTCCGTACTTTTTAATCTTGGCAGATCTTCAGTATCAGCTGCTATATTATCCAATGCTTCCTCCATTATAATGGAATCTAAGCTTTCTTTAATTTTTTCTTCCAGAACTTTTTCCGGTTTTGGTTTTCTTCTTGGCATAATTTATCTATTTCTAGCAAACTTAGGTGCTTTTAATAATGGTTTTGCGTTATCTATTATATGTGCTAATTGTGCATCTCTAACTACATTCTGATTCAGAACTGTAGATTGTGTATCTATATCTATCATATTCTTAAATAATCTAATATTAGTTAAGAATATCGGACCAGTAAATATTTTATATGAATTATCATCGGTACCATAGAACGGACTAGCTGTATCGTTATTTATTACAGATGGAGCATTGAATAATATAGGATCGGTAAACATTCTTACAACCTCGTGAACCTTGTTAAGTTTACTAGTCTGCTCATTAGGATTTACCGGATCATATGACATTTCCCATACATTTGCAGAAATCTGCTTATAAACATTGGAGAAGTTTACAACGATTGAATACCAATCACCGTAAACTGGTGTAAATTGGAGAGGTGAGTTTATTATTGTATCATTCAATCTTATCACTAAACTACCAGTCTCTAAAAACTGGTTACCTGTATCATCCATTACTCCGGAATGAACTATATCCACTCTGAATCCTTTTATCGAATCATCCATATCCTGATATAAACCACTAATCAAATTTCGACTTTGTGCTTTTTGCATTCTCCATATTATGGTGCCTTCGGAAAAAACTGTGGTGTTATTAACAACAGTGAATCTATATTCATCCAAAACTGAGACTACCTGATATCCACCCGAATGATGTTTGTCACCTTTAATAGCTACATATCCATTAGGATTTGATGCGTATGATTGCCAGCTCTCAAGTCTATGTCTTTTAGGGAATGAATTAAAGTATAATAAATCATCGGTAGAATTCTCTAGGGTCAAGTTTATTACAGGATATGGTCTTCTTAATAATTGCTGATTGTCATAGTAATTTCTTATATTAAACCATGTAGTAAATGCTAATTCTGTGGACGAATCGGATTTTGGTAAGAATTTATATCTAATTGCATTTCTATATCTGTCCGGGTCATACCCGAATTCAGAATCATCATTAAATGATGCAGATAAATCATAATAATTATTAGCAACTATGGTCCAGTTATTATTTAGGTCATATTCAATTGTTTGAAGCTCCTTATAGATATATGATCTTATAGGATCTTGAGACAATTGTGTTATTGTGGTTGCGTATTGCTGTGGTTTGGTAGCTTTAGTTTCCTCGTCTCTAGTTTCAGCTCCAAATAGATCGCTTGTTGTTAAAGATATTCCCTCCAGCTCCTCTTTATAAGCTGGGTCCTGAAAATACGTATTACTTTTAGGTGTGTATTTTTTAAGCTCAACCTTAAAGTAAACAGGGGAATTCATAAAATCTCTAAAAAGATATGTAGAATTTATTTCATATATTCTATTTGCAATAGGAAAATAAAGAATATCTCTCTTCCTTGGTTGCGATCCCTTACCAAATATACTCTCGAAATATCTTTTGTCAATCTGTATTTCAAAAGGTTCTTCAAACTGAAGACCGAATGGGTCAAAGTTCATTTTATTGTCAGGAAACTGATTTTGCGGAACCACTATCTTAACACATTTCTCGTCAACTACATTGAATAAAGTATATTCCCTAAGTATAACATCTTTCCCTCGGGCTTGCGGTTGTATTGAATAATAGTTTGCTTCCAGTCCAAAAACATTATTAACCATTAAACTAAGATCCTGATATAAATTTAGAGCACGATTAACAGCATATGGATTAAAAGTAAAATTACAGTTTGAAAATACAACCGGCCTAGATGAAACCTCATTTGTGCAAACTGGTGCTGGTTTATAAATAACAACCTCCGGGGTTGGCCCATAATCTAGGTCCAATTCAAAAGAAACTATAACTATAGTAGGATCTATGGGTTCCTCGGTATTATAGATTATAGTCCCGTCATCATTAATTAGAACCGAGGTAAATCTAAATTCGGGATAGAATTTGTTATTGGGATCTAATGCTATATCAAAGAGAGAGGAAAATTCATTAGTTAGTCCACCTAAAGCAGTACCTACGTTTGTCCATAAAGACCAGCTTTTACCATCTATACTATATCTAAAATCTATTGATATGTCATTCGCATCTAATATAGATCCTGAGTTATTACTATTCGATGCATCTATTATCCATCCATTAAATTTAGTAACATTCTCGAAAGGTTTATCCCATGATAACACCCTATAATTACCTATATAGGTGAAGTTTAATGCACTATCTAATTGTTCTATTCTTAGATCATAGTAAGATGAATCCTCGCACGGTTTGTAAAAGGTTTCCCCGTTTATTGTTACCTGATGATATCCACCACAGCCTATCTGCTGTGATCTAGCCATTGCACCCTCGGGGGTAGAGAATATATTATCAGTTGATGAGCTTTTTACTTTGTCTGTATTCTGTAGTCCATCATGATAATTAAATCTCTGATCCGATAGATTATATTGCTCACCACTGGTATTGTATACAGGAGTGGTTGGCTTTGGAAACTTATCTTCTGGTACGAAACTCATCTTTTTAATTATTTATGTATATATCTAAAAAGAAAATGCTGGACTTATGATCCAGCATTTTCTCAATTTCTAATACTTAGTATTTTTCGTATGATTTTTCCTCGGTAAAAATAGAACCATATTTTAAATTTATATACTTTTTAATTTCTGACCTTTTGTCATTAGTTATATAAACTGATCTAGCCAAAGATATAAATTCCGAGTCAAATATTTTTCTTCTTTCCTTTATTCTTATCCTATCCTCTATCTTCCATAATTCCTCGTTGATTAAAACAAGTCCGGAAAAATCTTCGTAATCAATCAAAAGATCGTTAAATACAATCGAATAGAGGTATTCAAACTCACTGTTTATATTAACAAGTTTATCCCTATCCGATATATTATTTTTCTTAATTTCTAATATTGATAACTTATCAACAATTTCTCCCACAGAAACGTCTATTCGCATAAATTAAAAAGTTTTTCTATTTATCATATTTTTAATACTATCTATTATCTATGTATATAAGGACCTCATTATAATACTCTATAAAATGTTCGTTCCATAGATCCCATTTTATATCAATACCATCTAATGATAATACCTCATATCGATCGAACTCTATTAATATATTATCCCGGAAATCCCTGAATTTTTCTTTATTTTCTTTACTCATTAAATGCCATTCGCCGGCAATCTTCTTTATATTTTTTTTAATAAAGTCAAGATTATCTTTCTTAAAAATCTCATATTCACCGCCCTCACAATCAGTTTTCATGAAATCTATCCTATTCAGACCGTATAATTTAACGAGCTTATCAAAGGTAATGGATTCCATATGTGTTTCTCCTCCAAATAATTGATCATATTCGATAACTCCATTTATATCTGATAATCCCTTATTTATATGAGTAACCGGATTACCTAATGTATTTTTAACTAGTGTAGTAAATTCACTCTCACTAGGTTCTATACAAAATACATGTTTAGGATTTTTCTTTAATATCGAATATGTGAATGGGCCGACGCTAGAACCAACATCCAATACAATATCGGAATGATCAACTTCAAAGAATCTCTCATATATTTTTTGCTCAAATATCTCATTATACATAAGTTTCTTGTGATAATTACCATTAGAACTACCATCGTTCATCCAACCCCAATCAAAATTTGGTATGTGATTTTCCCCAATTAATCTATCTATTTCCTTGGTAACCATATTAGAATTAATTTGTTTTGTACACTCAAACATTCTCTCCGAATTTTTATGTAATGGACACCAATTCCAATCTCCAGCATCTAGCATTTCCGAATTAAAGCATCCGTGGCAAACATCCTCGTTAATAATTCTATATGTGTCGGATGAAGTTTCAGAAAATCTTTCACTAAATCCAGAAATCAAAATGATTGGTAATTTACATGACCAAGCTAGCCAACTTAATCCAGAGCCCAAGCCAATGAAAAATTCACACTCACACAGATCATTTATTACATCCTGTAGATTTCCGCCTTTAAACACATCAACATTTTTTGGATATGCATTATTCATATATCCGTCTCCCTCTCTGGAATATATCATGCATTCATAACCAATCGAATTAAGATGATCAATTACCTCTTGCCATCCGTTAGGATTGTTCCAGTATTTGGCCTGAGCAGTTGAATGAAATCCTATCCCAACTTTTTTCTTTTTTTTCACGTTAGGTAAATTTAAACGAGGCTTTATTTCCTTATATTCGAGACCGAGTATATCAGTGGCTGTCTTCTGTAAAGGTTGTTTTCTAAAGTCGTTTGGAACCTTATTATAATCAATATTTCCGTTACTGTCATAATACCATCCAATATTATATTGGGCATATAAATTATTTACAGTTTCCCCTGGATTGACAAAAGTAATATTGGGATACTGTTCAATGAATAAGTGATTAATGAACGTAGAAACTATCAATTCGCAATTATGAATTTTTCTAAATTCCTCCATGTAAGGTATCCACGCAAGAGTATCACCTAGAGATTTAGATCCAAATGCAATATAAACTCTTCTGTCCCTAAGATCTAATGAATTCTTATATATTATTTCACCATTTTCATATACCGTTGTGTCCCATTTGGTATAATATTTTCTGTTTAATTTCGACCAGCTATTAAAATTTAGGAGATCCGAATGTATAATTTTTCCACCATCAGAGAATTCCACCTTAAATTTATTACTACTACTGCCTCTTAATTCGAAATAGGGCTGACCAACAAAATGTTGTATAAACTCGTAGTCATTTTCTATTTTAGGCTGTGGTGTTATTTCTATCTCCATTACCTTCCTATAGAAATCCAATAATGTCCTACCAAAATTAGAATCATCAGGTACCTGATATTCAATATCAGATTCAAGCATATCAATAAGTCGTCCCGATATTTCTTTTATATCACCCTCTATCGGAGTGATGTATCCATCATACATGTTATAATATTGCGGTAGATTTCTGGCTAATATCTTCATGCCATATCCTATGGCTTCTCTTATAACTAAAGGATTGCATTCCCAGGTAGAATTAAACATCATGGCGTCACATGCTATCATGAATTCATCAACATCGTCACGCTCCCCCCATATCTTAACATTGCTTGGTAGATTCTTTGTTATATCTCCCCAGTAATTTTCGAAATTTGGAGCTAAATTACCTACAAAATGAAAAAATACATCAGGACTAGATGATTCTATGAATCTAGCAATTTCTATTCCCTCTCCCTGATTCTTTCCACTAGTCCATAATCCAACATTGAGAACGTTTTTCTTATTTCTATCAAATCCCAGTTTTTTGATAGAATTCTTCCTATTTTTTATTCTTATATCTGTTTTATTCTCATATGGATATAGATGAAGCTCCTTATATGAGGACTCAGATGCGAATGTTTTTTCCGTATGATGTGGTGAAATTAATGAATATGCATCAGGTTTTAATTTTTTAAATTCTTTCGGATCAAACCAAATATTATGACAGGTTTCAATCATTCTCCAGCTTCTATCATCGGAATATAACATGTTAATTAAATCAGCAGGGATCTTATTAAAACTTTCAAATCCCTCTAATATTTCCTCTGAATGAACTAAATCTATATCATTATCCTTAATTATCTGAATTATCTCATATTTTCTTCTAGTATCGGATGTATCCCCCAGTGTAAAGAAATGATCACTGTCAATCATTTCAAGTATTGAATTTCTTTGGACAACATAGGTATCACTAAATTTGGAGTACTCGACAACAAAGATTTCTATCTCATCACTATATTCATTAAGTTTCTGTATTCTCTTCAGTGCGAACTGAGGCATTCCACCGGTTGATAGATGTGGGGTTAAATATAATAGTTTAATTCTCTTCATATAAATTAATATTATTGTGTGTTATGGATCTTATTTTTTCAGTTATATCTTCGGTTAATCCGTTATATTCAATTATGACAGATATCATGTCATCGCGAGATAATTCAAGATCTATTATATCTCTATCAGCTATTTCGTATATTTTTGTGGTTGAATTAAGGTGGATTTTTAAATCAATATGATTTTTAACACCATAGAAATAAATTTTAATAGAATTATTTTCCATAGCATTTTTAGCTATGAAATACCTAAATTCAGAAAATCCCGAATAATTAAAAAGATCTACTCCATTATGAAAAAGTATATGGTCATCAACATAACAATCATCCACTTTATACGGCAAATCTGAATTCTCCAGGTAGTTTTTTAGCCAGGTTTCAGCAATTCCACAAAATTCAATATATTCATTTATATTTAATCCAGATATAAATGATACTAAGTTTTTCCTATCAAATAGCATAAAATGTAGACTTACCCAATGCTCATGGAAATGATAGAAATTACATTCCGCATCGGATAGTATACCACTCAAAACGGTATCGTCAATTTTTATATCATATATTATATGGTAGAAATATTCATAATCATACGTTAATGCATATTCTGATAATTTTTTTACCTGATGGATATTTGCCCATCCGTAATCAGGTAGACATCTATTCATAATTATTTTCTTCCCTTTACATCGATATTCAGACCAAACCGATACCGATTTAATTGGCCAGTCGATAATCGGATTATCTTTAGTTCTTATATAATAATCGCATAATGAGGAGACCCTATTTGGTATATCAATAGGACTATTAAGCATAACATCCAGACCGAGATTTTTTAGTGTTCTTATATTAGATTCTAATACACTAATCTTTTCCTCATTATCGCAATATGAACTAATCAATATTATTTTATTACCCATCCGGATACTTATTTATTAACAGTGGACATTATTTTATTATAAACACTCATTACGCTTGGATGGCATTCGAAAGTTTTCTTTCCCTCCAGACATCCGACCAACGAAGGTATTCCCTGTATCGTGTTCCATTCTCTTACACCATATTTTATATCAGACGCACATTTCAAATTACATCCACCAGAAACATAATGGTATTTATATTCCTGAGATCCCTTTCTATATGGTGCTCTAAACTTATTATCTATTGAACTGCCTAATTGAATTATTTCAGAATCGGTAGTACCTGCTAAATGTAGAAGACCAGAATCCATAGTAACGAAGCATTCACTTTTTTCAATCAGCCACCACGTCTGAGATAATGATGTTTTGTTCTGTAAATTCATACCCAATTCAATATCAAAATTAAAGGTTGGCTTTTGAACATTGGATCCACCCATTTCGGATGACTCCTTTCCGACAGAAACCACACTTATTCCGCCCGCATTCAAAGCTCTGACTAATAGAATCCATTTTTCTCTATCCCATGTTCTGGATTCCCAGTTTTGTACGGGATGTATAAGAACGTATCTATCGGGAAGTCCCTGTATTTCTTCAAAATCAGAAGGGAAAAAATCCAAAGTAAGTTCCTCCTGATTTAACATGAATCCAAGGCTAATTGCATGGAACTGCCTAATGTCAATAGTATTATGCTTATTGCATATGCCATCGGATTTATAGTTTACATCGAAAGTTCTAAATATTTCGAAATCATCATCCAAATCAAGATCACCAGGAAGATATAGAGAATCAACATATGGATTATTTCTAAATATATCTGTATGATGAGTTATTATAGATATTTTTCTACCATATGAGTAATATAGTTTACGCAAAACTGGCGATACACATAATGTATCGCCAATAGCTCTAGCCTCGCTTATATCTATACAGAGTTTCTTCATAAGGAATTACATATCCTTCGTAAATAATCCAGTCTCAAAATCGAGTTTACCTTTACCGTATTTACCGACTACCTTCTCCTGCAAAGCTTCCTCCCTAGCATATATGTCAGAAGCTTCGTTATGTAAGGATTCTAATTCGTTGTTTATAGCGGAAAGGTCCTTCTCGTAAAAGGATTTCTGTACACTTAATCTACCCACTTTAATTATATTATCCATCAAAACCTCTTTCAGATTTTGAATTTCTAAAATTAGATCTTCAGGTAATTTTAATTCATTTTCCATATTTTTTATTTTTATTGTTTATTTATGCTATCTATAATATCGCTAATATTAAAAATGTCATTCATATCGGAATATGGTATTCTACTGATATCCTCAAATAACATATATTTCTGATAGTAATTATTCGATATATCGTGCTTTTCCGTATGTGGATTAGCAATTATATTATCATGTATATTATAGCCAAAAACTTTGGGATTTGTTCCGATCCAGGCAACTGTTGACGGTAAACCCAGGGAAGATGCTATATGCATCGCAGATGAGTCTATAAGAAGTCTTTTTTCTGAAAGGGTCAGCATAATTGCAATGCTTCTAAAATTATCCAATGCAGAAATTGTGTTATCATATTGAAATTGATCTTCCCTTCTTATATGTACCACGGAATAATCATCTTTATAGTGCTCTATAATATTCTCAATTATTGGTTGCGGAATATCTCGGGTCCAGCTATATTTTAGAGGTTGCTCTATGCTTCCACCATTCGGATGTATAGCCATTATAGGCTTATCTAATTTATAAAACTGCTCATAATATTGTCTTTCAGATTTACTTATAAATAATTCAGGCAGTTCCCCATCATAAGGGACACCACACAAATCGCACCATATCTCGATAAGATGTTTTTTTTCCGTTATAAAATCGGAGGTTGTGTATGGATCGGTAATAAATACTTTAGCTTCCTTGTTGTTAATAAAATCCCTATAAATTGGACCCGCATTTGCGTGGGTAATAATTCTATTAACATTATTATTACCTTTAAAAACATCGGGATATGATGTTACCACTATTATGTTATCTCTAGTATACTGTTTACGTAAAGCTTTTACTACAGCGGTGGACATAAAGCTTTTACCCAATCCACCAGAAACCTCCAATATTATATTCATGTGCTTATTTTTTTGATCCTATCCTGATGAATTTATACCAAATTCTCTCATGCAAAAAATATATAATAGGCTTGAAAACAATCTCTCCCATACCTAGTAATGATGCTAATTCTACCGAAGCTCCTAACATATATGCAGTAATTACAGTTGTCATCGTGCCTAATATTCTATAAGAAAGTGTTTTTAATATGTGTCTTATCATATTAGATCTATTTTCTTTTCTATCTGACTTTTTTAGAATTTCCTGATTAGTTTCCATTATAATTTTCCTTCTTTCCTTAATTCCTCTCTAACCGCAGTTGCTGATATATTGGCTATTTCAGTTGGTGGGATATGTTCGATTATATCGTAACCAACACCTCTACCAAATTCAACTGAGCATATATCTGGAATTATTATGATCTTTGCTAGCCTTTCACTAACTAGATCTCTAATCTCGGAATGTATATTAAGCATAACTTCGTTGGGAGTCCAAGGATTTTTTTCATCTGGCTCAATATCTCTGATTGCAATTAATACCTTCTTACCATCGTTTATAGCTTGTTGAAACATAGCTTTGTGACCTGGATGAAGTGGTTGCCATCTACCAATAAACATAGCATATTGACTATCTTTAGGCTGCAGTGATGATTTTACATGGACTTTTTTTGACCAATTTTCCATAATATTTGTTTTAGTGATTCAGTTTCTGATATTCCAGTAGTGTCAATATCAGTAAAATCTTCAGTAGGTTTTTGATATTCTGCTACATGAAAAGATTCTCTTCCCCTTATTTCAGAAGTATGTATATAAAATTCGACAGCTCCATTTTCGCATTTTAGACTGTCTCTAAGATCTTTATACGGGCTAACCAATGATATTATTATATTGTTATTAACGTCCTGCCTAGATAAGTATTTAGCTATCGAATGAGCTGTCTCTATGTTCTTTCTTCTTCCCGCTTCAGAATAATCCTTATTATTCAGTATTTCCCTCAGATCGTCACCATCTATAACGAAAGATTTATCCAAAGAATTTTTTAAATGATTAGCGAGGGTTGTTTTTCCTGAATGAGGTTGACCGGTTAGTATATAAATTGCCATTATTATAAAAATTAATTATCGATTATTTATTACACATATTCAAAATAATCATAGAACCATCCATAGGTATTCTTGATTGCCTGAGAAAGCTCAAATCCTAATATCTCCTCATAATCATCAGGTAGTCTTTTAAATTCGGTTCTTAATTTATGATCACCGTATATTCCATGAATTAAATCATTTTCATGTGTTACCTGCTCGATTGTTTTAAAATTATGTCCTGGATAATAGTCAATCCCTATATAGTCGTAGAATCTTTTAACCTCTGATTCTGGATCGCTCATAAGGTCCTCGTATCTAATAAAAAGTATATTTTTATCTATTCCCTGATCTATTATATCTCTCAATCTATCAACAGAAACACCAACAGGTACACCATCAGCCCAAATATCTATTCTTTTTCTGAGAGTTGTACCGACCAATTCCGGAACATTCTGCACATGATTCTCGCGATGTGGGTTTTTTCTAAAATTCTTCTCCATTGATGAATATACGGATCTAAGATCCCTAACCATACAGACAACCTTGGGTTCGTGCTGGAGCATATTAAGAAGTCCGTAATTTACTCCCCATTCCCTACTTTTTTCGAGTACAAATGGTTTGTCCGTTATGTCATTAAAATATCCCTGAATTCCTGCCATACAATATCCTATGAAAGCTTTCTTCATGACCTCCGGATCCTGAGCTAAAACAGCTTGCGAATTATTATAAGCGTTCTTGGAGGAAAGCACCATGTCAGCAAGTCCCGAAGTGGGAGTGCAATAGAAATCAGGATTTTGTGCAATTATATTTTGCCAAAGTGTTGATCCAGATCTAGGTAATGATGAGTTGAATATTATTTTTTTCATCAATCGAGATGTTTTTATTATTATACTGCGATTGATGAAAAAAATTTCAAATTATTTATTCTGATTGCGGGGTTTCAGTTCTTTTGGGTTGTGGTGTTTCAGCGCCTTTCCAGAATTTAGTATTCTTATCTTTCCTTGTACCTATAACAAGTACATCATATTCTATATCAAGATTTGCCTTAATTGTTATCTTTGAATACGTGTCGTCTATAACACCATAAGCAATTCCAAATCCATTTTTAGGTGTTATCCAAACTTGAGCGTCTTTATTTAGATATTTGAAATAATCTGGTAAGTCAATTATTGCTTCCCCGTTAACAACTACAATATTAAATCTATAAATATTATCCCCTGCTGTTGGTGATTCAACAAAAGAGTGATTTAATCTCAATTCATCACTTAATTTAGGGTTTGGGTGGTCAATACTAAAAGTACCACCACCAGTTTTAACAATATATTGGACAAATGTTGCGTTATTTTGATTAGCAGTAAGATTACTTCCTAACATATGCACATTATAGCAACCTGCTGTATCATTATTAAAACCACCTCCTATGGAGCTATAACATGAACCACTTCGAATTTTATGATATCTTCCGCCCCCGATAAAAGAATGGCAAGCACCCTGATATATTGCATTCTGCCTTCCACCAGCGATCGAACTAAGACAAGCATAACCAGTGATAATATTTCCATATCCACCTCCAATAAATGATCTTATGGCATCACCATCAATGGCATTATCCTGTCCTCCAACAACTGAGGAGCATCCTGTGTTTTTAGTTACAAAGTTGCCCTTTCCTCCTCCGATAAATTTATGGCTAGCAGAACCAATCTGATTTGAAGCTCCCCCTCCGATTGCTGAATAACCAGCGTCCACGGAATTTTGATATCCTCCTGAAATCACAGCAGCTATACCACAACTACCTATCTCATTTCCACATCCACCACCAATTGTTGCAAGATCTGAATCACCTGCAGCACTATTGGTATTACCTCCACCGATAGTTGCCCTACGACTAGCTATGGAATTATCAAATCCACCACCAATAGTTGAGCAAGCACCAGTTATAAGGTTACATAACCCTCCCGAAATGGTAGCTCTTGGAATACAAACTCTGTTAAGACAACCACCACCAATTGTTGAATAACAGGAGCTAATATAGTTAACAAGGCCTCCACCGATTACTGAATTACAGGATAGGTTAGTTGTTCGATTATAGCAACCTCCACTGATTACTGAAAAAGCAGCTCCTGAAGAATTGCATCTACCGCTTAGGGCTGCACTGTAATTTGCAGTTGCCTGGTTATTCGCACCACATCTAATTGATGAACAAATACCGCCACCTAATACAATAACTGCAGCTGCACCACCACTACTAGTACCTGAAGTACCATTAGTACCTGATGTTCCTGGGCTACCTGGACTACCTGGACTACCGTTAGTACCTGAAGTTCCATTAGTACCTGAGGTTCCGTTAGTACCGTTAGTACCAGATGTTCCTGGGCTACCTGGACTACCTGGACTACCGTTAGTACCTGAAGTTCCATTAGTTCCATTAGTTCCCGATGTTCCAGATGCACCATCTACACCATTGATACCTGATGTTCCATTAGTACCTGAAGTTCCATTAGTACCTGAAGTTCCATTAGTACCTGAAGTTCCATTAGTACCTGATGTCCCATTGGTTCCTGAAGTTCCATTAGTACCGTTAGTACCTGATGTCCCATTAGTTCCTGAAGTTCCATTAGTACCGTTAGTACCTGATGTCCCATTAGTTCCTGAAGTTCCATTAGTTCCGTTAGTACCCGATGTTCCGTTAGTACCCGATGTTCCGTTAGTACCCGATGTTCCGTTAGTACCATTAGTACCTGATGTTCCATTAGTACCGTTTAATCCGCTTACACCCGATGTTCCATTAGTACCTGAAGATCCATTAGTACCGTTAGTACCTGAAGTTCCGTTAGCACCTGAAGTTCCATTGGTTCCGTTGGTTCCTGAAGTTCCATTAGTTCCGTTGGTTCCTGAGGTTCCATTAGTTCCTGAAGTTCCGTTAGTACCTGAAGTTCCATTGGTTCCATTGGTTCCCGAAGTTCCGTTAGTACCTGAAGTTCCATTGGTTCCATTGGTTCCCGAAGTTCCGTTAGTACCCGAGGTTCCATTAGTTCCATTGGTTCCTGAAGTTCCATTGGTTCCTGAAGTTCCATTAGTTCCGTTGGTTCCTGAAGTTCCATTAGTTCCGTTGGTTCCTGAGGTTCCATTAGTTCCTGAAGTTCCGTTAGTACCTGAAGTTCCATTGGTTCCATTGGTTCCTGAAGTTCCATTAGTACCTGATGTTCCATTGGTTCCTGAAGTTCCATTGGTTCCGTTAGTTCCTGAAGTTCCATTGGTTCCTGAAGTTCCATTAGTACCTGAAGTTCCATTAGTACCTGAAGTTCCATTAGTTCCGTTGGTTCCTGATGTTCCATTAGTACCGTTAGTACCTGATGTTCCATTAGTTCCTGAGGATCCATTAGTACCCGATGTTCCGTTGGTTCCATTAGTACCTGATGTTCCATTAGTTCCTGAGGATCCATTAGTACCCGATGTTCCGTTGGTTCCATTAGTACCTGATGTTCCATTGGTTCCTGAGGATCCATTGGTTCCTGAGGATCCATTAGTACCAGATGTTCCATTAGTACCGTTAGTACCTGATGTTCCATTGGTTCCTGAGGATCCATTAGTACCAGATGTTCCATTAGTACCGTTAGTACCTGATGTTCCATTGGTTCCTGAGGATCCATTAGTACCTGATGTTCCGTTGGTTCCATTAGTTCCTGATGTTCCATTAGTACCTGATGTTCCATTAGTACCGTTAGTACCTGAGGATCCATTAGTACCTGATGTTCCATTGGTTCCTGATGTTCCGTCAGTACCATTGGTTCCTGATGTTCCATTGGTTCCTGATGTTCCATTAGTACCTGATGTTCCATTAGTACCGTTAGTACCTGATGTTCCATTGGTTCCTGATGTTCCGTTAGTACCTGAGGATCCATTAGTACCTGATGTTCCATTGGTACCGTTAGTACCCGATGTTCCGTTAGTTCCTGATGTTCCGTTAGTACCTGATGTTCCGTTAGTACCTGAGGTTCCGTTAGTACCGTTAGTACCTGAAGTTCCATTGGCTCCTGATGTTCCGTCAGTACCGTTAGTACCTGAGGATCCATTAGTACCTGAGGTTCCGTTAGTACCTGATGTTCCGTCAGTACCGTTAGTACCCGATGTTCCATTGGTTCCTGAGGATCCATTAGTACCTGAGGTTCCGTTAGTACCGTTAGTACCTGATGTTCCATTGGTTCCTGAGGATCCATTAGTACCTGATGTTCCGTTAGTACCTGATGTTCCATTGGTTCCTGAAGTTCCGTCAGTACCTGAAGTACCATTGGTTCCATTGGTTCCATTGGTTCCTGATGTTCCGTTGGTTCCATTAGTACCTGAAGTTCCATCAGTACCTGAAGTTCCGCCACCAACAACTAATGATCCGGTAATCCAAGTACCTGAACTCTCACCGTGTATGTCTTGCGATGTTGGATTAGAGGTGTAAGCAGTAACCTCGATATAATCAGTAGAACCATTAAAATATACTATAATATCAATTTCTTGACCGTACCCTTCAGTAGTAACAAGTGGAAATTGTTGAATCGCAACTTGTGTACTACCATTTTTTCTAAGTTGGATATTATTTTGCCCTGATACTGTTGACGCAGGATACCACCATACCGAAACTTGAATAATATAATACCCTTCAATGTTTGGTTGGAATTTATTGGATGTTATCCAACCATTAGGGTCAAACTCATCAACAAATGTTACAACTTGGTCACTTCCATTTGTTATTGTTTGAATGGTACCTCCTTTAACTCCTTTAGCAACGTAATTAGATGCTGTTAAATTACCTCCATCAGTCCCTGAAGTTCCGTCAGTACCTGAGGTACCATTGGTTCCGTTTGTTCCTGATGTTCCATTGGTTCCTGATGTTCCATTGGTTCCTGATGTTCCATTGGTTCCGTTTGTACCTGACGTACCATTAGTTCCTGACGTACCATCCGTTCCACTAGTTCCGTTAGTACCTGAAGTTCCATTAGTTCCGTTAGTACCTGATGTTCCATTAGTACCGTTAGTACCTGAAGTTCCATTAGTTCCCGATGTTCCGTCAGTACCGTTAGTACCTGAAGTTCCGTTTGATCCCGATGATCCGTTAGTACCTGAAGTTCCTGATGTACCAGCGATTTGACCAACTGATGTTATTATATATGAATAGTTAGCATTACCTTCAGTATAAAATACAACACTACGACTTGTCGAATCTAAATTATTAAGATAAAGTCTTATCGCCATTCTATCAGTTGTGGATATTGATGTTGTAGGTAATACTATATCAACCTCAAGTAATCCCGGATTAGTTGGGTCAACATAAGGCAATGCACTAACATTAGAAGTTATTGTAGGTCCCATTAAAGACCCCGATGAATCAGCCAATTGGATTTCAACATACCCTTCAACATCAGCGTTTACCGCAGGTAGTAAATAATATAACTTAAATCTTTGTACACCACCAGGTATTATTGAAAATCCTAATTCAGGTGTCATAAAATCTTGAACTAAAGCACCAGTTTGACTACCTGTTAAATTTGTAGTTACCGTTACTTGACCCGTAGATGTTGGATTTAAACTTAATTCTTTGTAACCTGAAACGTCCGAATTAATACTTTCATTGAAAAAATATATTTGACCTGATGATATTCCATCTACGCCGCTAGTTCCAGCTGTTCCTGATGTTCCGTTAGTACCTGAAGATCCGTTAGTACCTGATGTTCCATTAGTTCCATCAGTTCCCGATGTACCGTTAGTACCACTTGTTCCATCGGTACCACTTGTTCCATCGGTACCACTTGTTCCATCAGTACCACTTGTTCCATCAGTACCACTTGTTCCATCAGTACCACTTGTTCCATCAGTACCACTTGTTCCATCAGTACCACTTGTTCCATCAGTTCCTGAGGTTCCATCAGTTCCTGAGGTTCCAGATGTTCCATCAGTTCCTGAGGTTCCATCAGTACCACTTGTTCCAGAAGTTCCATTAGTACCACTTGTTCCAGAAGTTCCATCGGTACCACTTGTTCCATCGGTACCTGAAGTTCCATCAGTACCACTTGTTCCAGAAGTTCCATCAGTACCACTTGTTCCAGAAGTTCCATCAGTACCACTTGTTCCGCTTGTTCCATCAGTACCTGATGTTCCAGAAGTTCCATTGGTACCACTTGTTCCATCAGTACCACTTGTTCCAGAAGTTCCATCGGTACCACTTGTTCCGCTTGTTCCATCAGTACCACTTGTTCCATCAGTACCACTTGTTCCATCAGTACCACTTGTTCCAGAAGTTCCATCGGTACCACTTGTTCCGCTTGTTCCGTCAGTACCACTTGTTCCAGAAGTTCCATCAGTACCTGAAGTTCCGCTTGTTCCATCAGTACCTGAAGTTCCATCAGTACCACTTGTTCCAGAAGTTCCATCAGTACCACTTGTTCCAGAAGTTCCATCGGTACCACTTGTTCCGCTTGTTCCATCGGTACCTGAAGTTCCATCAGTACCACTTGTTCCAGAAGTTCCATCAGTACCACTTGTTCCAGAAGTTCCATCGGTACCACTTGTTCCGCTTGTTCCATCGGTACCTGAAGTTCCATCAGTACCTGAAGTTCCATCAGTACCTGAAGTTCCGCTTGTTCCATCGGTACCTGAAGTTCCATCAGTACCACTTGTTCCAGAAGTTCCATCAGTACCACTTGTTCCAGAAGTTCCATCGGTACCACTTGTTCCGCTTGTTCCATCGGTACCTGAAGTTCCATCAGTACCACTTGTTCCAGAAGTTCCATCGGTACCACTTGTTCCGCTTGTTCCATCGGTACCTGAAGTTCCATCAGTACCTGAAGTTCCATCAGTACCTGAAGTTCCATCAGTACCACTTGTTCCAGAAGTTCCATCAGTACCTGAAGTTCCGCTTGTTCCGTCAGTGCCTGAGGTTCCGCTTGTTCCATCGGTTCCGCTTGTTCCATCGGTACCACTTGTTCCAGAAGTTCCATCAGTACCACTTGTTCCATCAGTACCACTTGTTCCATCAGTACCACTTGTTCCATCAGTACCTGAAGTTCCATCAGTACCGCTTGTTCCAGAGGTTCCGTCAGTACCACTTGTTCCCGAAGTTCCGTCGGTTCCACTTGTTCCATCAGTACCACTTGTTCCATCAGTTCCACTTGTTCCATCAGTTCCACTTGTTCCATCAGTTCCTGAGGTTCCATCAGTTCCTGAGGTTCCAGATGTTCCATCAGTTCCT